CTACCGTGGTTGTTAAGAAAATGAAAACCATGGTTCGTTAAGGAGAGATAAAATGAATCACCACAATAACGATGTTTTGAAAAATGGTGAATTTGGTCAAGTGATGGAGATCCGTGAACTGACTAACCAAGTTCGAAAAGAACTTAATTGTCTTGTTCTAGAACACACACGGGGAAAGAACCGCCAAAACTGCATCTTGGCTCTCCTTTATGATGTAGACCCAGAACTCGCCCACATGTTCTCCGCATCACGTTATGTTCGGGTTAGTGGAGCAATCTATCAAAAAGGAAAATGTAGCGTTGGTTTCATAGCGCAAACGGTTTATGATGAGTTGAAGAATTACGAGAAGTTCCTTAAAAACCCAAGTAAAAACCACAACCCATTCTAAACAGAAAAGCCCCAACCGAAAAGGAAGGGGCTTTAAAAATCAAAAGTCTTCTACTTCCTCACCGCCTTCCTCTTGTTTAAAGGCTTCGCGGCGACCATCGATTGCATCACGGATCTGAATATCATCAGTATCCGAAATAGCAACGGATTTTATTCGACTTTTATAATAACGCTCTAATTCGTCAAGTCCTTTGGGTGTCATTGCTGACATAATTTTACCCAAAAACTTTTCGATACTTACAGCAGGCTTGTCATCACCACCATCGGTGTTTTTTTCTTCTACCTCTTCTTGAAGGCGAAGATAATCAGCAAAGTATATCACAGTTCTATTTCCTTAATTTGATAGTCAAATTGTTCACTTGCATATCTTTCGATGCGAAGCATTGCATGTTTGTACGCATAATTGCGATGCGCATATTTAACCGAACCCGGTTTTGAATTTTTTGTCTCAATACATAGGTTATCTACGATATCCCATAGAGTGGCGATAGTCTTTTCTCCATGTTTTCGAAGAACCCGACCAATACTCTGTAATGTGGTAACCTTAGATTTAAATGGAGACGCGAAAATAACGTGGAATAGCTTTTTGATAGAAATACCTGTCGAGAATATACCAATAGAAGCAACGATGATCATTCCGTCGCTACCCTCTGCAATTTTCTTAAGCTGATCCCGTTCCTCTACGTTAGTATCGCCATTAGCAAAGAATACATTGTCATGTTTTTTGCTAAGGGCCTCATAAAGCTTCTTCCCATGTTCCTTATGCCTAAACAGTATCAAGGTATTCTCTTTCTTTTCTTTGGCTAATTTTAAAGCCAAACGACACACAAAAGCATTTCTCTTTGTATGTTCCTCGATATATTTAATCTCTTGTTGATATTCTATTCCTTTAGTTAATACACAATCTTGTTTAGGATACCGCAAGAACAGGTTATTTATTTTAAGATCTGTTACTTGACCCTCTTCCATAAGTTGTTTAGTACTAACCGGCTTGAATACATCCCCAAACAAACCAACATACGACATAATATTACATTTACCATCTTTCAAAGAACCACTCATACCCCATTTAAACGGGCACTCAGAGAGGTTTGTGATGATATTCTTAATCTCACTACCTACGTTGTGACATTCATCAATCAAAAGAGCCCCAAATTGACGGAACCAATGAACTGGTTGTTTCGATGCACTTTGCCATGTACTAACAAATACTGGTGCCGGGTGATCTTTTGTTTTACCAGCCATAATACCATGAGAAAATTCCCGTCTCATAAACTGATAATCTGCGAAATCGTCCATCATCTGAGTAACAAGGGAGGTTGTTGGAACGATTAGCAATATTTTCCCATCATAATTAGTCATATACCAGTAACAAATAAGAGCTGCTATTAGGGATTTACCGGCAGACGTAGGAAGGTTTAAGATACCCCGGTTATTCTGAATTGCGTAATAAACCGCATCAGCCTGATACCAGTGCGCGGTAATCTTATTTCCCCCAGAATATATATCAATATCAGCCAACCATTTATCAAACTCTTCTCTAGATGTGAAATGGTTAATAGGAGTAAAGTCTTCTTCTTTTTCAAATTCGTATTCGTTTCTAGTGCAATATTTCTCAAGGTTATTGACCAGACCATAAGGGAATTTTCCATCCGGTTGTAGGAGACGGATCCGACCATCCCAACCGCTATATTTAAACTTAGGATTAAATCTAGCACCACCTTCCGTCTCAAATGAATAATACTCTCTCAATTCCATGAATATGTCACGTTCACATTCAATAATAGCATTACTATAGTCGTTGAATTTAACTGATACTTTCATCTCATTCTCTCTTTAAATTTTTCACATATATAATTATTTAGGGCAACACTAAATAAATGTGAGGGAATACCATTTCCTCGTGACGTAGGGAGAAAATAAAATGCTTATAAATAGTAAGCTGTTTAAAGACACCCTACCCGTCCTAACCGTTATTGTGGCGATCTGGGCCTCTATATTTTCATATAATGAATTTATAGCGGATTCCCGCCAAGTAGCTTTTAAAGAGCAAATCACTTCCCACATGGACAAATCTATAGATAACCTAAGAACGGAGATTAAATCTCTCCCAAATAAGGATTCTGTAGAAACTGCTCAACTGCGGGCAATGCTTTATAGTAAGGATCTTATCGATGAGGTTAATAGGGGGAACCGAGTTGAATTGGAGAGACTTGAGAAGCGGATCAGTGAGATGGAAAACGCCAGAGTTGAGAAGAAAACTCAAACAAAACGCGAGGACGGTTAAGTTGTCTAACGTGGGTCATGATGCAATTTGCTCATGGCCTTTTTTCTTTTAAAAAGGGGTTGACTCATGAAACTTGTGTGTAGTATTATCTATCTCGTTGAGACACAAAAGAGGAATTACAATGCTGAATGATCCTTACGAGTTGTTTTTTGATATGGATGGGGTGATGGCTGACTGGTGTCGTGCATTCGATGCTCGTTTTGGTGAGGGTGCAGCAGAACAGTTTGACAGTCTGAACAAAGAAGATAAGAATCTTATCAAAGAAGAACTGGCAAATGGTAATTTCTATCGTCATCTTCCGGTGATGGAAAAGGGGGTTTCTCTGGTTATTGAGATGGTTCGTCGGGGTCGAAAGGTAAGTATCTTAACCAGCGTCGGTCGTCAAAACCCAGAGAACGTAGTTCGCCAGAAGAAAGCTTGGATCTCTTATGTATATCCCGCTGATGTCGCTGCTGTCTTGTTAGAAAACTTCCATTATACCCTGTGTAGTGAAGACAAAGCCGCGTTTGCTCGTCCTAACGTTTGTCTGGTTGATGACCGTGCCAAGAGCCGCAACCCGTTCATCGCTGCTGGTGGTGTTGCTGTTGATATCGCTGACCTTTAAGAGGAATTAATTATGTTGGTAGAAAGTTTGTCTGTTGGTGTTGTTTGTCTTGGTCTGGCATATGGTCTTGACAAGTTTTTAGGAACTGGTATATTTTCTTGGAAAGAGAAAACTCCATCAAAACTGATGCGATCTAACGCAGATCAATATTCAGTAATGAGGAACCAACACCACCAAAAAGGTATGATCGCCAAAAATGTGTTTGGTAAATTTTATGGTGGAAAACACAAAGCTAGGGTAAGTTATACCGAGAAAGAAATTTGTGTTCCACACCCGGTTATTGTTAACTTTATTAACAACCTTTATAAAGAAAGGAAACAAAAATGTGTAACGAAGAATTGCAAGTAAAATACCCAAACATTTATTTTTCGAAGTACTGCACAGGGTCTTATTGGCGAAAAGGGGTTGGTGGTCGAGATGCAGAAGCACTCCCACGAAACAAACCACTTGAGTTCCTTAACGAACAGTGTGGTTTGGTAAATGTAGGTGTTCGATATTTTGTATGTACTTGTTGTGGTACTGCACAAGACGAAGACCAACTTGTTGGTAATGTGTTTGCTGGGAAATATTGCAAAACCTGCTATGACAAAGAGCCACAAATTCGCAAATCTATTGCTGAAAGCAAAAAACCCGGTTTTTACGACTAAATAAAAGGAAATAATATGATTTTTGTAAAATATAACTCTCTTGAGAACCACTATCGTCAAAACGTCATCGACTCTTTTGCAACTTCCGGATATACTGCAAAGGGTGTTGAATGGGTTGCAATGGAAAAGATTCATGGTACTAATTTTCAACTTGCTGTAAATGATGAACATGTACAGGCTGGTCGTCGAACTGATCTTCTTGGTGATTTTGACCAGTTTTATGAAGCAGACCTGATTGTAAAGAAATATCATGATAATGCCCGAAAAGTATACAACTTTGTTAAACAAAAACACCCAGAAGTTGATCAAGTTACAATCTTCGGGGAATATGCCGGTAATCTTACTACTGGAAAAATGATTCAAAAAGAAGTAGAGTATGGAGATCAAGACTTTTATGTGTTTGATATCTTCATTTTCTCTGGTGAAACTGGAATGTACCTCTCCCACGATTTCGTTATGGATGCAATCGATGGGATCTTCAAACATGCCCCTGTTATCTACCGTGGGGATTTCGATGGTGTAACAAAACTCCCGAACGACTTCCAATCAGTTGTTATCCCAAGCAACAAAGCAGGAAAATTCGATCTTGTTGAAGGAACTGATAACATTGCGGAGGGGTTTGTTGCGAAGACAGTAGACCCACATTATACCCGTCAAGGTCGGACTATTTTCAAATCTAAAAACTCCAAGTTTACAGAGAAAGGGAAATCTGACAAACCGGTAAAGGTAAAAGAGCCTCTGGGTGAATCAGATCTTGCTATGGTTCATGAGATTGCTGAATATATCAACGTGAATCGTCTTAAAAATGTCCTCAGTAAGATTGGGATCCCTACCACCAAAGAGTTTGGTAAGGTTTCTGGTAACCTCTCGAAAGACGCAATTGAAGATTTCACTAAGGATACCAGCAAAAATCTACGAGATGCAGAACGTCCTTCTGATGTAGGTAAAGCAGTGAACAACCTAGCAGGGGAACTTGTTCGGGAACACTGGATGAATATCCTTGATGGAAATTTCTAAAAATAAATGAAAAAAGGCTTGCCAATGGGTGAGCCTTTTTGATATCTTATCCATATCGAAACAAGAGACAAAAAGGAACGAACCATGAACAACGAAAAATTCAATGAAATTATGGAAAACGTAGTTGGTATGGTTGAAGCCGGTTTTGTTTCTAAGGCCGGTCAGAAACGCGCCCTGAACGAATGCGCAAAAATGATGGAACTGGTGCGGGCCGAATTCTCTTCTTTCTATCTGGACTCCATCAACATCGAACAGCGTAATATGAATCTTCCGGAACACGAAGCAGCGGTAGACCTTTATTATGCACAACCAAACACCGCGACTTTCGCCAAATATCTGGTAAAAGCAGAAAAAGCAATGCCTTGGATGGATAAAGCTCTGTGTGAAGAATTGGTTTCTATGGGTGAACAGGTTGTTGCTATGATTGCAACAGTTAAAAACGCTCCCATCAACCAACCAGAACCGAAAGTTAGCGAGAAGGAAGCCGTTATCAAGAAAAACATCATGGAGATCATGGAACTTCGGGGTGAACAGTTCAACCGGTGTCTTCGTTTGGATGAGATGTTTGGTCGGATGATGGTAACCGCTAACGTTCACCTTGTTCGTGGACACAAAGGTACTGTGTTTGTTCGCGCCTTCTACTACGTTTGTGGACACCTGACTCCCCTGAATGTCATCATTGCTGCTATGGAAGAAGCAGCAAAAAAAGAAACAAAATAACTTTAAATTGAGGAATGAAAAATGAAAAAGCGGTTTGTTAGTTTTGCTATCTTAGGTGCTATGTGTGCTATTAGTGTGGTACAGGTTAATGCGGCATCTTTTGACTGTGAGAAAGCATCGAGTAAAATAGAGCGAACTATTTGTGCAGACGAACGGCTGAGTGAATCAGATGAGAAACTGAATTCTGTTTATAAAGAAGTTCGAAAAATTAACCCAGCGATCATAGAAGGTCAGCGAGATTGGGTCAAACGTCGTAATAAAGCATCTTCAATCGAAGAACTTGACCAACTCCATGAAACACGGATCCAAGAACTTGAGGCCATGCTTAAACCAATCATCGAACAAGATGATGAAAGTGTATTCACCCGTGCGGAAAAACCAAAAATCAAGAAAGTGTCTGTTGTTGAAAATAAAAACGTAGTGAAAGACATTAAATATTATGTCGATGAAGTACAACGTACTGGTGGAATGACTGGTAAGGACGGATTCTTTTCTGCAAAAGAAGTTGGGAAGGGTTACCCTAGCTGGTTAAAAGGTTGTGGGATGATGGTAGGAGAAGTACACGGTACAAAATACTTCATCAACGACGCCAAGAAATATGGTCAATTTGATATCTATGTTAATAATGAGCATAGCTTTAAAATTGTTGCTGCAAACATGATGATCAAATATATGGTGGATTCCGTGAAGGGTGATTTGGGTCTTGTTAAAATCATGTGTGATTCCGGAGAATTATATTAATGAACCCAAAAGCTCGTGAATTGATGATAGAGCTATTCAATAGCGGGATCGAGTGTAGGTTGGTATCTTCATCCACAAGCTCTTATATCGACGTACAGGGGCATATGGTGAGGGTTTCAGACCACGGAGGTCATTCTAAGTTCAAAGGAACTCAGATCCGAAAAGATCATGGCTATAAAAAGACCAAATATGGCATGATCTTTGGGTATAACGAGATTGGGATGGCAGTAAAATATCTCAAATCCCTAAATACATTAACAAACTAAGAGGAATGCGAAATGGCATTGAATTATGTAGAAGAACCAGTAGAAAAAGAAACTAAACCAAAAAAGTCTACTGTGAAAAAACAAAAAGAACTTGACCTTGGGGTAATCAACGAAATTGTTGATGCTAATACCGCACCAGAAGCGAAAGCGAAAATTCAAGCATATGCTAAGGAATGTGGTTTTAAAATTAGCAAGTCTAATACTTCGGTTGACGATATGATCGTTAAACTCCTTGAAATGGCGGACGCCAAAGAGAATGAAAAACTGGACCTTGCACCGGAACCGAAAGAAAAAACCCCTTTTGTCGAACCAGTTGTAGTCGATGACGAATTCGACAATGTAGATGAGGTTATTGAACTTGGTGTGGTTGAATCAATCAAAATTGATGATGGGGTGGTTAATATCAATACTCCCAACGATGTTAAAATTGAATTCACTCCACCGAAACAACCAGAATATATTGATTCTTCTGGGTTTAAAACTCTTGACGAATTAATTGAAGATGAAAAGAAGTTCGTTAAAGAAAAAATGAATTTGGAAACTACTAAAGATACCCAAGAACCGGATTTGACTTATGGTTTCAAGCCGAAAGTAAATCTGATTGGGGCTGTTGGTAACCAATACCTCAATTGCCCGTATTGGATTCTTGATTGGATCCTTGAGAAAGGACCGTCTTGGAAGAGTATTATTGATACTCATGAACGCGAACCGGATAAAGCACTTCTGAAAACAGTTCTTTATTACATCCAGATTAATGGTAGTGTGACATTGCGCGAGAGTCGTAATTCTCGTTTCCATACCATTTACTAATATCTAGCCATCCTACTGGGTGGCTTTTTTGTATCCCTAAATACCAATTGACCATTTTGGTCAATATAAGAAGGGTGTTTAATGGAATACAATTTCATCGAAGTTAATGAAAATATTTTTGTTCTTACTGGATATTTCGGATCTTATAATTTGATTGAGAGATGGAAAAGACTTGAAGAAGATGACCATTTAATGATCGTGAAGATAAAGGAATATTTGGGGAAGGGGAATATTGTGGTTGTACATGATGTACAAGAAGATTTATTCGTTAAGCTAGATGGAGATAAATTTTACGTTTTTTGATTTCGTATTGTATCAGACATTACGAATGTTTTTAACTTTTATACTTAGGTGATCGAGAGATCACCTTTTTTGTATCTTTTATATACAAAAATAATTAGTTTCACTNATCTATAATTAGAAAGAGTNAGCGAACAGGCGGCTACGCCGTCTCACTACGTTCGAGATCTATTTATTTATAATGCTATTTAGGTGTGTTAAAATATCATCATGAAAAGGAAAATTGTAACTCTTATAGGAACCAGATATCCTAACGAAGAGTATAAACAGTTGATGATAAGAATTGGAAAAGCTTTTTCTGATCGTGGTTATGGTGCTAGATCTGGTGGTGCCATTGGTTCTGATACGCTTTTCCTAACCGAATATGACCCAGCATTAACCATTGTATATCGTCCTGATGATAGACCCGGTTGTGTTAATGTCAAAAATCATGAAAACTATTATGAATTTGAATTGCTTGCTTCTCGTGTTCATGGGTCTGGTATTGGATGGGAATTTATGCCAATTGGTCACCAAGAATTACATGCTAGGAACGTTCCTCAAGTTATGGGATTAAATCTCAAGTCTTATTCTGACTTAGTTGTATTTTGTGCGGAAGAATCGATACATGGTACTGTATCTGGTGGAACTGCTACTGCGGTTAAAATAGCAAGAAGCCTAAATATACCTACCCTAAACATTATGAACCCGGTTCAAAGATCAAAACTTTGTAAGTGGTTAGGTATTGATGATATACCAGTATTAGAAAAGGTTGACATTTTCAATCTCTAAATATTGTTGTGGAATAATAACAATAAACGAGGTTGAAAATGAAAAGCTCACCACGTAAGATCGCCAGAACTGCGCATGATGCGATTCGACGGTTTAATTTAATACTAGGCGACACCGATACATTGTGGAAAGAAGAACCAGAAAAAGTTAAACGGGTTTGGACTAAACATGTAACATATATAATCGATCACCCTGATTCTGACGCTCGAACTGTTCATGAGCTTTGGAGAAATTATAAAGAGGGAGAAGGTTGGATATTTGGTGAAGATAAATCTAGAGACGAGAAAACCCATCCATGTTTGACATCTTACGATGAACTACATGAAATAGAAAAGATGAAATATTATATTTTCATCGAAACTGTTCTTGAGCAATCAAAATAAAAAAGCCCCGACCTAAAAAGGTTGGGGCTTTCTTTTATCCAGAATAAAGCTTCTACGTCTTTTTATCTGGAAAATTAATTATGCGTAATCTTTCATTTCGACCATGCACATACGAGCCAATTGAGACTTGTTGGCGGCACCTACCCAATCTTCCCCATCATATACCTTAGCCGGGTTGGATTCAATTTTTCTGAAATCTGGGCTAGTAGATAGAGCGTATCTTGAGATAATACCAACTACAGGTTGTAGTGCGTCCGGATCGGCAGCAACCATAAAAGTCCCCGCTTCATCTTCTTCGATATAAGGACTGTAATAAACAGCACTTACTGTATCAACACCTTCATCAAATTTAGCCTTAACACCAACCAACATATAATGAACAGGAGTCTTTGAATCAACAACCAATTTCATTTTAGTACCGATAATTCGGTGTTGGTCGTCAACTAGTCCAGACGTTTGAATAAGTGCAGCTACATGAGCAGAAGCAAGAATATAAGTTGGTTTAAACGTGGTATCTAAAGTAATTTGAGCCGCCATACGACACGCCCGAGCAACAAGATCACGACCAGCAAAATATTCAGTGGTTGCTACATTGTACGGGGTTGCTTTAACTTCTTTAGATGCGACGGTTACCAGTTTCATGATAATATCGCTGTTAATTTCTTCTGCGATGGCAACAGACAATAGATCTTCTACTGCGGCATCACCATCCATATTCATACCACCCATATCTTGAAGAAGTTCTAGGGTGATGTTAGATTTTAGTTTGCGACTACGAACAACGGATTTCCATTTGTTCATTACATATCTGGTTTTTTGGATTTCTTTATCTTCTTGTGTGTTCGGTACAATTGCGTCAACAACAAGACGAAGGTTACCAGTAAAGACATTCTCAAAAAGAGAATTCAAATCACCGGAGTAATCACCATCATTGATAACTTGGAACACATAACCTTCACTGGCAAAATATGTTTTTGATACCATACTAGCACTACCGGCTGGTAATGCAGCAACGGCGGCCATATCAAATTCACCACCATAATTACGGTTGTCAAGGTTAATATCCCGATGACTTTGATTGTCTTCGCTAATATACTCGTAACGTACACCAAATACGTTTGCTACTGGGTCTGTAGTTGGTTGAACACCAGCAAGCTCATCATAAATTTTATTAAATGTTTTGCGAGTTAGTGAAACTAAAGAAGGGCGACCCGTTACGATATCACCACTACTAGATTCAACCAACCGCCCGGACATACCAGACTCTTTAATTAGGTCTTGTATTTTTTTGGAGACTACTTTAGCCATTTTTAAGATTCCTCTTTTTCTTTTATTTAGGGCTCATTCATTGGTTGACTGTATGAACTCTATCTAGTATTATTTAGACCAGTAAGAAAAACGAAAAGGGAACCCGAAGGTTCCCTTATTTTTGGATTTGCTATTAGGCACCCAGAACACGTACACGACGGTAGAAGGAGTTCTTACCGAAGATTGCAGCACCCGGCATTCCGGAAGTGATCTTGGAGAAGCCTTTGTTCTTGGAACCGTCAGCGAACGGGTGCAGTTTAACACCGTAACGGGTCTTGAAGCCAAGAATGGTAGCGAAGGACTTAGGATCCACACCACGCAGCGGGCTCAACGGGACGTATGGGCAGTAGTACAGACCTGCATCCAGTTCGGAGCTACCCTTGAAGCCTACAGTGAAGTAATCTTCAACAGCGTACTGGTCGATGAAGACACGATACTTACCAGCCAGAACACCAGCGAACTGAGATACGGAGGTATCAGTGTTCAGCTTGGTAGTACCAGCAGCAGCCGGAGAAACCAGTTGGTCGGTGGAACCGAGCATTACGGCAACGTTACGGGAACAGATTACGAAGTTACCGTTACCACGACCGGTTTGACGACCGATTTCAGCAGCTTCCTTATCGATTTGGGTAACCAGAGCCTTGGCGCTCTCACCTTGCCAACGAGCACCACGAATGTCGTTCGGGTCGGCAAAGTTGAAGACACCAGCTTGACCACCATGTTGGTTAGTCCAACCGGTCTTACCAATTTGAGCGGTAGCGTTGATCCACAGGATCATTTCACGGTTGATTTCCAGCATGATTTCGTTAGCCAGAATGCTGGACAGTTCGCTGTCTGCATCCAGACCGTGAACGTTACGCAGGTCCTGAGCCAGTTCGATGGAGTACTGAGCTTTCAGTTGACGAGCCTTAGCTTCAACTACTTGCTTATCAATACGGAAACTCATTTCGGGCCACGGGTTATTGCTGGAACCATTAAAGTTCTCTTGCAGTTCCGCCATGGAGGTAGCCATACCTTCACCGATTTCAACCGCGATCTTGTCGTGGATCAGTTTCAGGTAACCAGCGGTTTTAACGTCAGCAGCAGTACCAGCAGTATAAGCGGTAACGAACTGAACAACCTTAGTACCGGAGTTGGAATAAGCGTCTACTTCTTCATCCAGTTGGAAGCGAGCCAGATCACCGATTGCATAGGTTCCGTCTTTATCAAAAGCAGGAATCAGCGGGGCAGTGGCACCACGACCAGAGAAGCTGGAATCAGGTGCATATTGCGGGTGGAAAGCTTCGCGAGCTTGAGCATCCAGCGCATCAGTACCATAGATGGCACGAAGGGTGAATACCTGACCAGCGGAAGAGGTCATCGGCTGAACACCACAGATATCAAAGGCAATCAGGTTGCTGATAGCACGACGAGCCAGACCCATAACAGCCGGACCGACGTTGGTGATGTTACCGGAAGCTTCACCAGAGGCGATCTTAACAGCATCATAACCGTGGTCACCGACGATGTTAGCTTCGGTTAGCATGGTTTCCATCTCTTCACCGGTCAGTTCGCGACCTTCTGCCAGAGCAGCGGCTTGAGCTTCGTTCAGCATCTTTTTGGCTTCTGCCAGTTGAGCTTTACGACCTTGAACGTCAACCATGGAGTCGATTACGGTTTGGTCGGTATATGCAGCACCGTCGTTACTCTTGATGTCTTCATATTGGTTTTCCATCAGACGAGCGACGATATCCTTGCGCTTCATGGTAGCAATTTCCGGCATACCTTCTTTTTCAAGCAGCGGTTTCCACTTAGCGATAATAGCGGTCTTAGACATTTTTGTTTTCCTTTTTGGATTTGAAATTTAATTTTCTGGGAGAAGAACCATTTCTTCTTTCCCTTACAAATATATTTAGGGGAGTTATTTCTAGTTATTTTTATAACTCCCCGTTAAACAGAAAATTACCAGTGCATGAACTCTTGCACAGACTCATCGATTTTTGATTTGGGTTCTGGCTTTTTATCTTTCTTACCTTTTTCGCCTTTCTCACCCTTTTCATCTTTGTCGTCTTTCTGACCTTCGTCATCATTGAAGTTAAGATTTTCGTTTAGAGGTTTTTGGGCTGGGTCTACATCTTTCTTCTGAGAAACCATTTCAACCAGAGCACTTACACGAGTACCGAATTGTTCAGCAGAACCAAACGAAATTCCTTCACAAAGAGTTTTAACTTGTTCTTGTTGAACCATAGTCAGATCTTTAATAGACTCGGCGATAACAGCTTCACGTTCTTTAGCTTGAATACTTTCGGTCAGAGCAGAGTTTTTACTAACCAGATCGTTAATCATGCTTTGGGCTTCTTCCAGTTCAGCAGCTTGTTCAGCAACGATGTCGACTGCATCCTCTGGAACAACAACATGATGAGACACAAATAGTTCTTTCATACCAGCAAGCAGACTTTCAGCAAGTTGGGCTTGGATACCAGTTTCAATAGCTACTTTGTTATCTTCCATAAAGCTTTCTGCTAGATGTTCGAAATAACTATCCATGGTTTTAATCAGTTCTGCATTCTTTGCTTCGGCAGCTTCTTGAACCAGTTCATCGGATTTAGCGGCTAGGGCTTCGATGTGCGATTCTGCGAGCTGTACGGCTTCTTCACGCAGTTTGGTTTGAAATACTTGGGTCAGTGCGTCAACGACACCCTCGCTCAAATTGAGCCCTTGTAGAGCACCAGAAATGGCATCTACTTGTACAGTGATATTTTTAGATTCACTGAGCAGTTGGTCTTTAATAGACATTGGTTTTTCCTTATTTGAAAGTTAACTTTTCAATGCTTCGATTAATTTGAGAATCTTTGCATCGTCTGTATTATTTAGGGTAGGTTTTTGATCGGTTTTTGATTCGTTAACTCGGTATGCGTTTGTATACGCATTAGGTGCGCTTGGTCCCCAAACAACATCTACCCCAACAGTTAAACGATAACCTTCTTGAACTTCATTTAAACCGCGTGAATTACGCTTTAAAGAACCAAGACCACGAGAACTAACACCCGGAATCCAACCAGCTCTAATAAGAGCAGCGACCTTATCACCTTCCGCATGGTCTCCTTCTACAATACGAGCACGACCATAAACGTCGTTACCTTTCCACCAGAGCTTTTCAATGACCAAAGCTGATTTTGATGGGTCTGGATAAGAACGATCACCGGGGTGATTTAGCTCACCAAGAGATTGTTTAGACGCAACCTGATCTTTAATGTATCTTTCTACGGCTTTTTCCATTACCCGTTTTGGATAAATGCGACCATTACCATTAGGAACTTCCGCTTGGAGGAAAATACCCTCGATATAAAGATTACCAGTACCTTTGTCATCCACTGATTCAATAAGGTAACATTCTTTATTGGGAACCCCAGATTCATTTTTCTCGGTTAGATTAGTATCAGTCCTATATTCGGTGCTCCAATGCTCAATTAAAAGCATATTTTTTGAAGGTTCACCGTTGTCTCTACCTTCCCAGTTTTCTACTAGAATATTTTCATACATGATTAGAGCCCCATCGAATGGCGCTTACGCATAGCCTTTTTATATTTCTTATTAGCTCGAATCTGAATAGACGGGTTAGCTCTTTTGGTTTTAACCGCATGTCTAGCAATTTGACGACGCTGTGACTTACTTAATCCAGTGGTTTGTGTCGCTCTACGTTTACGGGTTTCACGGTCATGGATACGTGTAACAGTACCAGCAGCATTTACACGCTTCACAAGAACTTCATCAAGTTCCTCAGACTCTTCCAAAATACTTAGGATCGCCAATGCTTCAATCGCATTTTCAGAAATCATATTTTCTGCAATTGTCAAAGAGTCATCTTCACCAAATACAGATTTAAGGTGTTGTGCTTTTTCGGGAGCAGTTGATTCAACGCATTCAGCGATTAACGAAAGGAGTACGTCGTACTCCAAATCGGTTTCAAGAATGCGAGAACCTTTTACTCCCCATTTGGAAATTACTTCTTGTTTTTCCATTTTATTTTCCTTATGGGGTTGTTAAAAATTATTCTTGTTCGTCTTCGAAGGGGGCTAAGGATGCTCCCATCTGAACCCGCATATCATGAGTTTTAGCGGCAATACGTGAAAACATTTCAGTTTCGAATGCACCTTTAGCGGCAATAAGATCACCAGCTCGTGCTGCATTAATAAATTCTTCCATCACTCTATACCTTTATTTAGTGTTGTTAAAAATCAGCGAGACCATCTTCTGGATTTGGTGGATTGAGAATTTCGGATTTCATTTCTTCCTCAATTTTCTTCGCCTCTTCTTCAATTTGTTTATCTGTCATTTTCATTATGTCTTTCATAATTGTATTATGAGACATATATTTTCCGACAATGTTATTTTGAATGAGACTACTAACCACATCTACTCTACGTTGAAGAATCTCAATATCTTTAAGTTCTTCATAATAAGAATCTTTGGCATATACAATCTTGATGTTATTCTTTTCTTCATCCCATTCTTCCTGACTCATAATACCTTTTAGAATAAGGTTTGTAACAAGTGGGTCATAGAAAATTGGGTCAAATTGGCGCTGCATACCACGAACCAATTTAGAAAACAACAGCTCATCACGAGATATTTCCCCGCCATTTGAGAATGTAACACCACCAGATTCCATTGGGAGGCGACTAAGTGGTAATTTCATTGCTTCATACACTTTACGGTTGAACCAACGAACGTCGTCCATTTCACCAATAGACTGAGCACCCGGAAGAGTAGAAATCTCAGTAGAAGCCTTACCATCACGACGCATCAACCAGAAATCTTCTGTCATACTTAGGTTATTGGCTGCTGTTTTAACCTTACCAGTTGAACTGTCATAGATAACCCGGTTTTTAAAACCTTGCATGACTTTGTTTACGTGTTCGGTTGCTTTTTTCGGTTGCATATTACCAACGTCAATATAAAAAATACGACGTTCTGGTGCGCGTGATACGCGATATATAACCAATGCATCCTCTAACATCTTCAAAATGTTAGCTGGCTTTATTGCAGCATGTAAATGCCCTATAATGGATCTACCATCACAAGATACTTTGCCACTATGAGCATAAACCATCGCATCGCGGGGAATAACGATATGGTTTGTATTGGCTTGGTTTATATTATAAGTCGAACATTCAGTACCAGAATAAGTAAAATATTCACGATGACCTTTATAAATGCTATTACCACCTTCAACCTCTTTAAAGTTTTCTCTGTGATAATATACGGCTCGTGGGTCTAACAACCGAAGTTCTTTAATACCTTCTTTTTGGCGTTTCGGATCGATCATTTTATGGAAATAGATCCGACTATCAACATACCAACGGCGATATAATCTCTTACCTTCTTTTTCGAAGTTCAAAAGAGACAATATTTCTTCAAATTCTTCCTGAACCCGGTCTTTAATGGATTTATTCCATTTAGTTGCATCCAAATCCAATGAAACAGTATTCTTTTCGTCTTCTTGAACAATTGCATCGTTTACGATTTCATCAATCGCATTATCAACTTCGTGATAATTTGTTAGAGCGCGATATTGATCTATAAGTTGACGAGTTGAATTAATTTTTTGTTCAGTACCATATGCATAAGCTTGATATGCACGACTGGGTGCTGATGTATCGGTTCTATCAATAGAATTTGCACCATCGGGATTGTCTGGTGCGGAGAAACTATCAATACCCGATTTGAGTTCTATATCTAGTTCCTTATCGTCATCTTTCGCCCACGGACGAAGAAAACTTGGAACAGTAAAACGACCATTGAACATATGAGTAATCCTTTTATTTTATCTATATTTATTTAGGGCAATAAAATTAAAAGGATATGGGGTATTTCTACCCCAATCATTTTATTCCCACCAGTCCAAAGCCATAATAACTTCAAACATTTCAACCTCAGACCCAGTATCCCAGTCCAAAGCAAGTTCGGAAATTTGGGTAGGCCAAGTACCATAAACTGTATAAGAACGAGTGCGCTTACCAGTACGGTCGAGTTGATGTACGGTTGCTTCCTTCTTATACACGGTTGGAACTTCACCATTGATATTACGACCAAGGGATTGAGCTATATTTTGCCACTCAATAAATTGTTGACGTGTGTTGTGTTCGGTGTCATTATAGACTGTGAGTGTCCAGTCATCGAATGTACGGTCACCAGCCAGTTTGAGCTTTTTATTCTGATAACCCAGAATTACGGGTTCTACAGTTGCACCCGGCATAGAAGCAGCTTTACATTTAAATGAAAAGTCTTGCCCCATGAAAGGAATTTCAATCTCAAACAGGTTAGGGCGAGCCAGATCACCGTTAGAGAATGCTCTAGAAACATCAGTAAGATCCATTTTTAAACCTCTTATTTTTGTTCAATACCATTTAGAACGGTTTTCTTGCCATGGTATTAATTGTAAATTTTTTATGTCACCAATAACAGTAGGACATATATTATGGTCAAACCCATACTTTATGGAAATTATATGATCTAGCTGATAAGCACCATCCACTCCTGATTTTCCAATCTTATCGAAGTTTTCCCATTTACTATATAAGTGCTCATTTCTGGCAGTTAATGTTCTAACTAGATTTCGATATTTTTTGAAATCCTCTTTATTTGGGTTCCACCTACCGTTATCTGAACCAAATCTTATAAGCTGTTTTCTGGAAGATATTCTCTTTTCCATTTTTGCTTCTTCTGGTAGTGAATAATACCAATTTTTATAGCTTTCACCAGCCCGAAGTCTTGATTCTTTCCATCCACTATTATTTACCCTCGATAAAGTTGCCCTCTTTGTTGACTCAACCCCTTCTTTTGTTGATTTATATATCTTTTGTGCTTTACTTTTGAAGCATTTTACACACAAATTTAACCTATCTGGGTTTTTATATATAACACATGAAGTTGTTTCGTTAACATTTAAACATTTATCGCATTTGACGGATACCTTAACTTTGGATGTTTTGCATTCCAGTAGGATGCTAGATGACACAGAAATATAACCATAGTCGGGGGTATATCCAATAACGTCAGATATAACCCTAACAGTTCTCCCATATACCCTTATATTGTGGATGTTAGTTATAAGCAAAATAATAAATCCTTTGTAAAATGGGGGATATTATCCCCCACTCTATTAGTTTTGTGGACCAACCAACTCATCGAAGTTAGCGGAAGTTCCCACGGCGGAGAAGTTCAGGCTAACATAGTTGATAGACCGTGCTGGTTTGATTAGAATAGTTGCAACAAACTCGTTACGGTCAATAACCGCTGGGGTGTTGTTTGTCTCATCACACACGACACGGAAATCATAGATACCACCAAGAGACTTGATAGAATCTAGGTAGGAATTGACCTCACTGCGGAAAGAGTTACGAGTGAACGCATCGTTATTCTCAAACAGCTTATATTTCGCACTTTCAGAGATAGACTTCTTCAACAGGTTGAACAAACGACGGACGTTGATCCGATCGAATGGGGTTGGTTGAAGACTCATAGTCTTATCACCATACAGAATGAAACCTTGACCGGGGAATCCAACTACTGGGTTCATACTGTTTTGATATAGCTCATCACGATGTGCTTGACGAGTCTCGATAGCCAGCTTACGAACGTCTAGGATCTGACCACGGTTAAAACCAGCCGGAGACATCCATGGTTGGGCTACTGTGTCTGTACGAGCACACAAACCAGCCATATCAGCAGACAGCGGGATCCAACGGTTGGTGTCGTTGTATTTGTCATATTGCAGCTTGTAGTTTGCAGATGTAGAACTGTAGGTGGTTCCTATGTTCATGTTATCATCAACCACAACACCCGAATCGGTAACACCACGACGCCATTCAACCATCTTCTTAACCGAAGTTGCTACAGGTAGGTTTACCATGTATTCGCGGGGTGGGCTGATCCAGCCAAGACAATCCTGACGCTCATCACAGATGGCGGCAACGGATTTCTGTACAGTTGATGCAATTTCTACACCTTCACCAGCACAAGAACCGGCAATAAACAGGTTTACATCTACGTGCTCACGGTCGGAGAACATATCCCAACCTTCGATCCAATCACCGGCAGAAGCAGTCGAGTTACCACTATTACCGCCACCGAATGTAAGGATTCCGGAATATTCAGTAGGCCACGACTCAGCAACACCTTGAATAAAGGTGGAATATCCATTAATGAAGAATTCATCAACATAGATACTGGAACCGTATATATCGCGGTCATTCTCTTTTACTGACAGAACACGAGATTCAACAGCAGAACCACCAACAAAAACAATCATTGCGAACTGGTCTTTTGTTTGTGGACCATATTCCAAATAAGAGCTTGGGGTGATATTACCAAAACTCAAACCACTTGGGAAAGTTTTCAGGTTTACTGTATTAACAGAAGAAATCTTACCATCAACACCAAACTTGTAATAATCTTTGTACGCAATAAATGCGACTTGGATATTATCACCGGTCAGACCGGCATAACGAGAAGCAACAACCGGAATACCATAGGATTCACACATATCGATGTATGTTTCGGTCGTTTCGTCTCTACGAAGCAGGGATTCACGGGAATATTCATCATTACGGATATAAATCTTACTATCTTGACGAATACCATTCAGTACAGCCGTTGCAGATTGACCACTACCGGGACCACCAGAGGTAAATTGGATCTGCCATCCATTTTGAAGGGCTGGGTAATCGTTAAGTTCTTTTGCCTTTTTGACTACTTCGGCAGTAGAGAATCTAACGAAGGTAATACCACCAACGGAGTTAAGTGCGGACACTTTACCAGTGGTGATAGTTGCACCATTTTGGAGAATTTTAACATCGTCACCAATACGATAATCAACACCCGGAGATGTAATAGTATAATCAATTGTTTCAAAAAACGGACTAGAGTTACGTGCAGTATCTTCATCAAGAATACGGACGGTACGAAGATCGTTACCATATTTCAGGAAGTTGATCGCACTGAGAACGCTATCAGCAGTTTGATTATCAGGACGACCGAAACGGTCGATAAGGTCGGTCTCGGAAACTAGTTGAGAAATTTGATATGCAGGACCCCACTGGAATTTACCAGCTAGAGCCGCCCGTCCAGTAGATGAACGGGCAATAGTAGTTTGCATATTATTCTCTTTAGCTTCTACACCCGGAGAAAGTAATGCCATTTTATTTTCCTTTTAAGTTGCGAAAGTATAGTGATCTACGATACCAGTAGAACTATTTATCTCAATAGTATTTACCCCATCGTCATAAAACACAGTAAATTCAAAGTCATCATTCATACTATCCAATTCATCTTGGAATATATCATGAGCCAATGAATGGTCGTCAGTATCTATAAACTCGGCAAATCTATCCTGTGTTGTAAGATATGAGAATATAACAAGACCCATCACCAAATCGTCGTGTTTATCTTTTGCTGCCGCCCAACTTAATCCATCTTCAACAAATGTTCTAAGTTCTGAAATTGTATTTTTGTCTCTTACATGAAGTTTATTTTTCTCTATTAAGTCTTTTAGAGTAGAACAACCAAGAGCTTTTGATGCTTTTGTTTGTTTCATCCCAAGGTCACGAGATGAATCACAGATCATATTCTCGTATTCTAGATCCATATACAAATCTTTAGCTACCTGCATACCAACAGAGTTTAATTCAATATAGACATAAGCCTCATTGTATTCTGTTGCTAGGCGTTGTATAATACGAGGAAACAGGATAGGACTTATCTTATTTGAATGATAAACAGCTACCTGTTGATAAGGATATTTAGTGACGTCAATTATTTGAATAACCGAATAATCCTGTCCACGACCCTCGGCTGGGTCAACACATGCAAAATATCTATGCCCTTCTTTTGGATGGTGGTAACGATATAACCCTTCATTACAGATAACTTCTTCTGAAATGAGTTTGGTTAATTTATAACCGGATATCAACGTACCAGCAGAACCCATAAATTGACCACAATGTTCCTGCAAAAATGCCTCAAGTGATGAGGAACCTACTTGACTAATTGCCCAAGATTTACCATCATCAAATGTATCATCTTTTGCACGATACAAACGTTCTTTAACAGAACTCCAACCAGCTTCATAAGGAACAAATCCGCTTTTTCCATTCAGGGCGTTTTGCCATAGGTCATACCAATGGTTCATACCATTTGGTGTTGACGTCAATACTATTTTTGAATTACGACCAGACGAGATAACAGGTAATATTGCTTTCCATGTATCTTCCCATGCATCAATAAATCCACACTCATCCACATATATTAGGGCAAAAGAGTTACCCCGAACCGCATCAGGATCCGACGAGAACGCGCCTATAGCGCATCCATTTTCGAGTTCAATAGACCCCTTGTTCCATTCCACAATCCCCGGTTGTAAGAAGTCAGGTAACAGCTCTATAATCTGTTTGGTACGCTCCAACACTTCCCTAGACATAGACGCCTTATGAGCAAGCACCCCTACGTTTTTAGCCTCGTTAAAGCAAACGAAATGGGCTAGGTAAATTGATGTCGCGGTAGTCTTACCCAACTGTCTAGTTAGGTTATGCATACTCATACGGTCGTCAGACATTATTTTGAGCATATCTTGTTGATATGGTCTCAACGAGATCTGGATAATACCATGGTCAAGGTGAACGATGGCGCAATATTTGGCAAAATATAGAATATCATCCCGACACTTTTTCCATTCGTCGATCATCTCTTGTGTCCATTTTGTCTGGACGTTTGCTTTCTTTAAGTTAGGGAGCCCAAGATATCTTGTCTTTTTATCGAATCTGGCTTTATACGTTCTAAATTCGTTGGGGTTTGTCCCCTGTATTTTTATTTTCTTGAAACGGGATTGTTCATAGTAATATTCGTATTTCTCTGGATACCAAGTATCATCATGTTGTGACTTATAATAAGTACAACCAGAAATTAGTTTAATTACTCTTTCCCCCCGTTCATCTTTAATTTCCAATACACCTGCGGGTTGTTGTTCATAAACTGCTTTATCTTTACCAAACCAATGTTCGTATGGTAGATCAAACGTTATTTTTTTTGTTTTAAGATCTTCTAGATCCTTCATTTCCTCTGGATTACCAATCATCTGTTATCCCTCAAAAACATACCTATAGAATGAACCTCTGGGGATATCTAACACATTAGTAAATTTGATAACCGAGTTTCCGATGATATATTTGTCACCAGAAACATCATATCCTAATTTAGAAAATATATAGGTGTATAATTCTCTAACCAGTGGATAATTAACAACTTGAACTCTAACACCATTTCTGTGTGTTAGAATATCCCACGATGTACTAATTAGATAGTCATTAAATTCCGTTCTATCTAGGTCAATATAAGCCCTTAGATGTTCTTCTGTTTTTATATGTTCTCGCCAATTAATTTGCATTTTTAACCTCTTCTGATTCACCATCAATAACAAGAGATTGAGCCTGTGTTTGGGTTCCTTCTCTTAGCATTAGTTCAGCAGGGGTTCCCATAAAAACAGTAGCGTTTTCAATATTCATACTCGGGCTAGGAGTTTCTGGTTTATTTCCACCAGTTTTTGTTTTCTCGGCTGTAATTGCGTCCATTTCTTTATGGAGCTTAAGAATTTCCTTTGTATTAGCAGTCCACGTTCCCATTAACTGAGTGAACGCATTAACTTGGTTTGGACTCTCTGAATTCTTTGCATTCTCCAATGCAATTGCCGCCATAGCCATAATCATTTGTTGTTGTTGGTTTAATGCTTGTCTAGCCAAACTGTAATCGTCTGATAGGTCTTTTGCTCTATCTAACGGGTTGGATTCCACCGGAAGTAATACAGTTGGTTCATACACAACAACTTCGCCACCATCAAATCCGGGCAACCCAGACACATCAAGTAGACTTTTCATATCTAATTCACTCATTTTAATTCTCTCTTGGTTTTGATGGTTCTGGATCTACGGGGATTGGTACTCCAGCAGAGCAAGTTTCTATATAATCCCCATTCCATGTATTCGGTGTGGAATCGAAAGGAACCACTTGTGAGTCAACGGATTCATAAGCTTCAACCGGTAGTCTTTTCATATTCCCAAAGAAATCAAGATATGTTGTTTTAATCTCACCCTTAAGGTCTGCAAAGTTCGCATACATCCATCCATCTAGTTCAAAGAATAAGGTCCATTCTAGACGACGACGTTCTCCCCGGTCTCCTTCTAATTCTTCTGACATAGAAACAGATTGAATTGTTATCTGAATATCTCTATTGACGGGGGTTTTACCGTCATGAAGTTCAACAATTTTGCATGGGAAGTTAGGTTGGAAATATGGTAGAATTTGCTCTACGATGGTATGCATATCAGTTTCATATCTGGTATGAATAGAAACCTCAAAAGTAAATTTCCAAGGTACTGGGTTGAAAATATTATATGACTTATTGTTTTGGTCAGATGCTTGTCTTCCCTGCATACCTGTTTTATACTGGGAGTTATACATCATATCCACCATATGGATATTTATTCTAGGGAGAATGGTTTCACCACGAGCCATTTCACCATCATAATTGTTACTAAACGCATTGTTAAGCTTTATGATAAATCGCTCTTTTGATGCGTTTGTAATTGGTACTTTATTATAAAACTTTTGGTCTCCCCGTGTACGTTCTACTTGTACACCGCTAAGGAGGTCCATTAGCAAAACCGTATATCTACGCATTGAGCTATTATAGAAATATCCAAACATAATTTACACTCCATATGTATTTATTGTATTTAGGGAAGCGGGGTTTCCCCCGCCTTTATATTTTATCTAAAGTCAAGATCACTGAATGGGTCTTTATTAGTTTGACCATTAACAAATGGTTGATACGGAGCTTCTGCAACCGGGGCACCAGTACCAATTAACACATCAAATTCTTCTACAAAATCATCTGCTTCGTCAGAAACAAAATCATCTTCTTCATATTCAAGAATCGATGTATCAACTCTTTTATCGAGTTTACGAACTGGGTCGAGTGCCGGATTCATAATATAATCAGACGGACTAAACTCCGGTTGAATCTCTTCACCAGAATATATGAATTTTTGTGCTGTGATTTTATACAGGGTTTCTTGTCCATTTTGATAGAATGGGTTATTTGGTTCAACCCAAGTTACTTCGAAAAGGGCATTATTCATAGGGAAATATATTAAGTCTCCCTCCCTTGCCTTCTCTCCATCCCCTTGTCTATTAAACAGTTCTGGGGATACAGAGAATTCAGCCTCATCATTTACACTCATACCAAATTTTGAGAAAAATTCTTGACGTCCCTGATACCCTTCAAAGTTTTCCAAATACATAGCAACCCGGAAAGCGTTGTTGAATTTGGATTGCATATCTTCCCCGTACAAAAGGTCAAGTTTCACCAGTTCCCTTCGAATATAGAAAACCTCAATTCCTTTCATTTGGATTGCTTCCGACATTAAATGTCTAGCAAATGCTTGTGTATAGCCATGACCATAATTATTAACATGAGGATTCAATACTTCTTTCTTATTAGTTGAATCCTCATATCCGGAACCATCTTCTAGTCTGGCAAATAGATTAGAATCGTACATATATTACCCCATAATAATTGGATCTGGACCAGCCAACAGAAGCAATTCCTCTCGAAGAGTCTCAATTTCTTGTTTGGCTTCTTGGATTAGTCTAGTTCCGTCAACAGTTACTCCACCGGGGAGTTGCATCCCTTGGTGTTTAGCCATTATATTCCCCCAAACCTCTTTAACGAGCGCTGTGGACATATCTTTAACCCACCTGTTGTTATACACCTTCTGGTCTGGGAAATCGTTCCTTGCGCTTCCTATGATGCTTTGGGGGAGTTTCTTGTATGGGTTAGACCATTTATTTTCTAAATCTGATGCAGGTACACCGTGACCTATTGGTAAAGCACTACCTATATTGTTAAATGCATATTCGTCAAGGTCTACGAAGTTTTGAACATATGCTTCAATAACCATCACATCACCTTTTTTGAGGTTGTTGTGTGTGATCTGTAGAATCCCAGATTTGGTATCAAAATCATAATCCGGTAGTGGATTTAATTGGTCTTGTAGGAGTTTCTGATAGGAACTAAATGCAGCAAAATATCCAACGGAACCGATTGTCCCAAAAGGTCCATGGTAGCAAGAACCAACGCCACTCGTTGCTAACCCAGTAATGAAACTAGCAAACCAGTTTAGAGGAACACCACCACCCAACAGAGTCATATTACCGACCATACTACGCAGAATTCTAGTTACTGCGAAAACTGGGTATTCACTCAAATCGATATACCCGGTCATGGCTTGTTCTTCGGTTAGAATACAGGTTATAAAGGCCCGGTTTAGTGCATCGTGGTGGTAATCTTTATAAAGTTCAAGAGCCCGCCCGATACTGTCATAGATCTGAGTTTCTGTAACCTCAATATTTATAATTGGAGCACCTAACCGACGAAGAATATTATCTTTTAGTTCTTTAGGGTTATTACAGGTATTATACATTTTATCTTCCTTTAATAGTTTACAATGGTATTTAGAGAAAAGCCCCGAACGAATAAACGAACGGGGCTTTTAATTATTGTTCTTTATTTTTGTTAGCCTCTTTATCTTCTTCATTCTGCTTCTGTTTTTTGGTGATTGCTTCCGCCGCCACCTTAAGCAACTGAGTTAGAATTTCGAGACCTATTGTCCTAAAGAATAAAAGTACAGCGGTTTGCATTTTAATGCCCCTTAAGATATTTGGATCCTAGTTGAGCGAGTGGTTACTTGACCATAACTGTTCTTATAAATGGCGTAGTAGAAAATTGATGTGTCTAGAGTTGGGGTAACTTCTATCTCTAGATTTTTAGAATTACCTACTTCAACACCCCTTGAGGTTTTCCATTGAACTGTGGAAAATCTATCACAATCCGATTCTATCACGACCGTATCACCAACTTGCGCGTTATATATAACTTGCGGTTGTTTCGTTATTTTAGGCGCAACCGTACTCCACCAAATTGTATCACCGACGATATCAAGAACCAGTTTTCCATCAGTAGATACCAATTTTCCATTACCTTGATTTGAAATATTAAATAGATGACTGTTTCCATCCATGTAAATTTCAAATTGTTCAATGGTGATGTTATTACTATTTAACCCGAATACAGTATTAAGCCCTGTATCAAGACTAAGATATGGGTCTGTTATTCTTGCGTAGACTTCACCGTTTACATACAACCTTATGTTTTGGGCAAATCCGTTAGATACATCAAACCAAACAGATACACCAATACTGTTATTTCTTGGTAATGGTCTTTTCAACGGTTTGGTATGATATACACCATCGGGAGTTTTAACCCAGAATGTGTTAGTTTCTAGATTTATGCCCATACCAGTAGAAATACCACCAATGTTTTTTGAAGCTATCACTAGTTCTGTAGCGATATCACCAATAACAAGGCCACCAGAAACTTTATGTGTCTTGTTCGCAACCATCAAAGAACCAGTGGTAGAGAATCCAGCGTCTCTATTTAAAATAATTGCTTCGTTGGTTAAAACGTGGGGGGTTGGTTGATAATCGATCAGGATATTTGTATTTGTAACCATAGGTGAATCAAAAGAGAAATCACCATTTGTGTTATATCTAACTCCAACACCAAAGTTAAATTGTATTAGACAGTCTTTCTTTGCGGTGAAAGTAGAGTATATACGGGTTCTCTCATCACCAATTAATGGATTATTATCAAATTTAGTTTTAAATGTTAGATAATTATCAATGGGGTCACCATTGTCCATGTATATATCAGCAAGTACACCACTATGAACCAACGTAAGATCGTTGTTTTTAACCATAACGCTTGCGGTATAAGTTTTTCCAGCCTTTAACGAAATACGGGTTTGGAAGAACATTCGACTATCAATAGTTCTGAATGTATATCCTTTCGTATTTTCATTATCTTGGTTGAAGCTTATAGCAAAAGCGTTATTTCCCGTATTTGTCGAGTTATTATAAACGGTATAGCATGGTGGAACGTTTCCAATAACAACCCCGTCAGAATAACAAAAAATATCAGTACCATTCAACATTCGACTATTTGCTAATAGGTTTTCGTCGCCAAGGTCATAAGCTCTATGCCATGCCCCATTAGAAAAAACCCACGGTACGGACCTATGCCAGTTATTTTTATAAATGGATGGGATGGTGTCATGCACCACCCCATTTTTATACACTTTGTTAGCCATCGTAAACCCTTTTAGTTGATGAATTCGAAGAACACATCACCTTCTTTAGGACTGGTCGGTGCGTCTGTAGCAAAATCACCGTAGTAATACGCTCTTGTCCACTGACCATCTTGTCTTACGTACTTGTTTCCGTCTGCTGGTGCTTCGAAACTATCCTTTGTGAGGACTTTATCGTTATTGATTGTTACCTCAGATGCGGTAATACGAACCGGTAGATCGGTGTCACCAATTGCGATAAACTTTTCTGTAGAAGGTTGCGATATACTAATTATGTTCTTATCGACATTATTTACCTGTGTGGTAATACCGAAACTATTATTGGCACCTACTTCTGCAAGCTTGAGGTTAGTTACCTTACCGTCAAACTTCATGAACGTTCTACTATCACCAATAACCATTAGCTTATCGACACCAACTGTATCCACCTTGGCTACGTTATATCCACCAATGATGAAATCGCTGGTTTCACCAACAGAAACATCCTTGGTTGGGTCTATACCGTCATGGATTAGAGTCCATTGCCCACCCTTACGAGCGTAGAAATTCGCGTTGTTTGGTGCGTCATGTGCGTCGGTCCAAACTTTCTTAGCATCAGAACCAACACCAACAAACAGATTCCCAGTAGAATATACATTCACTGGTGTGGTTGTGTCGCCGATCACTATTTTGGTTTGGGTACTTTCTAAAAGAGAACCATAAGATGTAGAAATTTTACTTTCTAATTTGAAATCGGATACAGTACCACGAAGGTTTATTTTCCCTGTAGTTCCACCAATTCGAGTTGTTACGGTTGCAGAATCAACGGTAAATGCAGTAATCGTACCACTATTGGTTTTTGCCATTATAGATACGTTTTCTGCTAGGGTTATATTTCTTTCGCCTACGGCTTGCCAGAAACCAACACCATCGTCATTTACCCGAGCGTATGCCAATCCGGACTGTGGTGCATCACCAATAATACCAGTACCAGAACCACCCTGTTCAACGACCATCCATTGGTTGTTTTTACGAGCGTAAAAACTACCATCTGCGGGTGCATCCATACCTTGGTGCCAAACCTTAAACCGATCAACCCCAGTACCTTGAATATAAAGGTCCGTTGCAAATACGTTAGTAGTTTCAATATCACCGTATGTCAATATTCCACCAAAGTTATTGACCACGTTTAGATGTTTACCCATACCAACATTCATCTTAAACGCTTTGTCTTGGTCCATAATCAATTCGCCGACATTTCCCTTAAATGCGAGGTTTGTATTAGCAGAACCAATATTTATTGTAGTGTTATCTAATTTAATAACATCTGCGCCTGCATAACCAATTACCGCATTCTGGTTTAGGGTAAATCCATTCTCTGGGTTAACGTCGGTGATATATTTTTTGTAGTTCCCAATATGCAGAACATCAAATTCACCGGTTGGTGTGTTATACTTGAAAGAATCGATATCCTTACCAACCATAACTATATTCTTATCACTCTGACCAACTTTTATAGTTTGATCGGTAGAGCCAAGAATAGTTTTCCCATATTTTCTGATATCAGAGGTTGTATCAAGAGAAATATTTCCGATAATGTCGCCGACTATACGGAGTTTGGTTGTTCCGTTATGACCAAAGGTCGGGATATATTTCCCATCAGAACCAGTAGAATAAGAAACAAGTGTGGTTCCGTCGATGGCGGTAATCTTATTGTTATCACCAACCACAAAGTTAGTGGTAAACAAATCTCGCCATACCCAGTTAGCACCATCATATTCTCGCGACCATACAGCACCAAGCCGAGTTTCTGTTGGGTTAGGGATATATCCAGCACCATTCTTATAATCACGGTACATCTGTTCATACATATCTTTCGATGCTTGATATGAACCAATTCTACGGTAATCGTCGTCAGCGACGTTTTTTGTCCCTTCTACCTTGATAACCAAACCTGTGTTTGGATTACCTACGGTATTTTGTAGATCCTCAATAGAAGTTCTATATTCGACGTTAACAGTAGTTGATATACTCGAAACACGACCATCAAGATCTTCGAAATGTTCTTTCTCTCTCTGGTCTACTTCTTTAACTTTTCCCTGCAATCCATCTAGAGGACTAGATCCTAGAATACCTTCGTTATTCTCCATACGGACACGAAGATCATTAATTCTACCCCAAGCGGTGGTATCCAGTGTGGAATCACTAGCCGAACCAAGTGAACGAGCCAAGTCATCGGACAGACCTTCGGTTTGTTTGGCAATACCACTAATATAATCCACGTCTTTCTTGACATGTAGAGAGTAATCGTATAGATTATCTACTGTTTGATAAGAATCTGTTTGTACATCAAGGTATTGAAGAGGAAATTCACCATATCCAGTGTGTTCTACAAGCTCTTGAACCAAAGGTGAATTTGTTTCATCAGCCATTTCTAAATCGCCGATACGAGAATAAATGTTCCTAGTCGGATCCGGGTCTTGTCCGAGTTCGGTTCTAATCTGGTTAACTTCTTCCCTCAAAGATGCAGGTGTGGAGTCTTCCCACCATTTTTCGAGAGAAGTAACACGAACATCAAGATTAACACCTGTGTTATAGTTACGCTCGATTTGACCTTTTACCCCGGAAGAAAGTGAACCGGGTGATGGAACACCATCAATATCAAAATCTTTATAATTACCCAACATTTTTTTGATATGAAGGTCATCCGCTCGGAGAGTTCGGAATCTAAGAGATGGATCACCAACTCCGATATTATCGGAAATTGACTGGATTTTTGCGTCGAGGATTACGTCGGTTTCTTTGATATCTTCAAGGATCCCACTATGGACATCCATTTCGGTTTCCAAATCGCCAACTCGTTGATATAAATCTCGTCCGTCACCAGCATTAATTATATCATCATGAATATTCACCTTGTCGATAACTTCCGACATTTTAGAAAGGATTTTTTCTTGGTTTTTATCCAATGTCTCTACGTTGGCAGAAATTTGAGTAGAGGGGCGGTTTAAAACGCCCCCTTTATCACCAACAATATAAGGATCTGCACCTTGTGGTTGCTCACCATTTTTAATCCATTCAACCTGTTTTTGACCAGAACCAGCAACAGGCATATCAGAAGTATATTTCAGGTCATCCAATACAGGTTTAATAATTTCCATTAGTTTTTACCCCATTCGTTTTATATATTAGTATTTAGGTTGTTTGGTATATGTCATTAACACCCCAAACATGCCATATAATACAGTTGTCACCTGTGGTATGGAAATAAGTACCATTGGCGTTAAACCTACCAATCCACCAAGTAGAATCAGTGTCTGCAATCCACCAAGCGTTAGCGAAATTATCTTGAAGGATAGAGATCTGTGCCTTCGATATATAATTCGACTTCATGTGTCTACCATCATCCCCAGAGGATACAACTATTAACCCATCATAATTCCACCACGGCTGTGACATATTAAAGTCACCACTTTTATGCCCTCCGTATGGAGCAGCATTAAAAATCAATTGTTTGTCGGTTCTATTAAGAGTTACTGCGCTTCCACGGTTAACCTTGCCATTTATTTGATTTTGTTTATCATCAAATGCACTAACAGCCCAATCATATCTCACAACCGCATTTGGTGAACCATCTTGGGGATTTGTAAGATATATATTTGGAGTGATCAGCGCACCGGTCATTGTTCCCCCAGTTTTTGCAACAAGGGTTGTTGCTCCATGGGAACTCAACGCTTTATTCGTTGCCCCTTGTACAGCGACGTCTGTCAATGCAACAATACCCCACTGGGAAGACGATGCAATCGGAAGAGTTGCAGGGCTAATGGCTACGTCAGTTGCAGTACGGGCATTAGACTCGGCTTGAGTTGCCATTTTTACTGTACCAACTCTTGATTGAGTTGCGCGAGTCTCAATAAAACCTTTCGGGCTAACTGCTACACCGTTATGTAAAGCCGCATTAATTACTGGGGATGGGGAAATCTTAACTATCCCAGAGGTCAATTCAGTTGCACCGGAATTTGCAGTAACTGCGAACTTATCTATCATTGCCTTAACAACATCAGGACTTGTTGCAGTAGTTGAATCAGTCCCTTGTTGTCCAATGGTAATCGTCGATAATTTCAACGTACCGGCTTTTGTGGTAGAACCAATTGCTTTTGTTCTGATGATATCCCATATACCAGCCGTATTAATGCCTATAGATGCGCTTGCTGCTGTTTCTAGACGTTCCGCGCTGGTAGCGTACCTAACTAGACCCTTAACCGTTTCTGATGCATCTGGGCGCACCCATTTGGCTTGTAGGGTCTTGGGAGTAACGATTGCATCAGCCACGGTTCCTGCCAATACTTCCGCTTCCGTCGCAATCCTGAGAATACCCATTTTTGTTTCGGTCGCTTTCATATCCTCATACCTTCCAATTGCATGGGGTTGTATGAGTTCAGCCATTTTTTGTACATCATTAGTTGTTGCTGGGAAATTAGTGGTGCTAGGATCTAGCACCACATCAACAGCTTTAGAACTAATATGTTGTTCTGTATTATTAATCATTTTTAACCAATCCTTTTCCAGTAATAAAGTGTTGTTACCGTGGTATCAATTGCAACTTTATCTTCTTTGAAAAACATTTCCCAATATCCGTAACCATAAGATGCAGGAGATCCAACAACCCAATCGATGGTCATCCCATATTCTGACCATGGTTCTGGTGTGTGATCACGAAGGTCTCTATATGTGAAGTTTATAGAATCACTAGAAAGTTTAGTAACATCCCTCACATATAAACCATCCACTTCAAATTGTTTAAGTAAATCGAATACTTTATCTCTAACAAATGTCGGACTTACACCATCTGCAACTTCAATTCGAGTACCAAATACATCAAGAACAACAGGCATACCAGAAATTGGAGAGGAAATAGCACCAGAAAAGGTTAATGTATCGATTTGTGGTTTTCCGCCGGGGTCCGTATTATCTATATTTATAATAACAGAACCTTTATTAAGTCTTCCCACATATGCAGCATCGGAAATTGCGTTTTCAACTGTCTTGAACTTGTTATGACTTCTGGCATCTTGGATTGTTAGGTTACCGATACCACCAACAACAGATAACGTCTCTAATGTCGGGTCTCCATTAAATTCGTGATCTGATGCTTTTCTACTCTTGATCATAGAAGCCATTCGACTTCTAGTCATATCTGTGTTTGTTCTACCGTCAAACATAGTCACGGTTACAACAGACGAATCCAAAGAACTTAGTTCCGCGCCTGATGTGGAATTGACTTCTTTAACACGACATCTGAAATAACCATGATTATATGATGCGTTTGATGGAAGAACTCTTAGATTATCAGTTGCCGCACTAGCATCAACAACGGCAGTCCAAGCATTGCTATCTACGGAAGATTCCCAAGAATATCTAAGTTCTGCATCTACGTTGTTTGTACTTGCTAAAATAGAAAGCTGGTATGAACTACCAGCATAATATGTTAGGCTTCTTGGTTGTTGAAAAATACTTATCATTATTCTACCCTTAGCCATCTATGGGCGGTGGTTGTAGGTTGGATCACAGAGAACGGGTTTACTGTTTCGTTTGGTCTGGTATAGACATAATCCTCTCTGTATTTCTTATAACCCGGACCACTCTCGTCTGGGTCGTATTGACACCCACCAACAAGAACATCACCATTCGGATCTGCAATAAGCGCCTTTTCCGTACTTTTTGTTCCGGGGGTATTGTCAACCGCAAGGGTTACGTCGTTTTCACCAAAAATACTACCAGCACTGTGTCTTGGTTGTCCGTTAATATCCAAATCTTGGTTATTCAGACCGTATATCGGATCGTTTGGATTCTGACTATTCCACCCAGCAACAACCTTACCCTCTGCCCAACGAACCCAAGTACCAATCCCCATATAGGTTGCTGGGTTGTTCGGGTTATGTGCGTTTTCGTAGATAGTACCAACTGGATAAAACATATCAAACAGCATTGCAATAGAGTTTGCAGGAACGTTGATCAAATCGTTAGGATCTGGTTGTACTGTCTTTGGGGTTGGATTGAAAGGATCAGAATATCTAATTTTCCCGGTCAAAGTAACAGGAACAGTATTGATATACTTTTTGTCTGTCTCTTTGATAATATCGTCAAGTTCAAGCAACGAACCAATATCATTATTAAACCAACGAATCGTAATAACGTCTTCATGGTTGAACGGTTCGTTCACCACAATATCACGCATATAACCGTTCTCATCTTCGATAGGTCCAAAATCAACACCAGTAGGAACCCAAACACCACCATTAGCAATACAAGATTCTTGAGTTAAGCTATCCGCACCCTCACAAGTAAAAAACGGTATATCACCCTGTCCAGATTTAACCAATTGACGACCGTTGACAATCATCTCTAGAGTTTTTGGGTTAAAAGTCTCACTTGGTTGGAAGCCAAATTCGGAAAGGTTAAATCTAAATTTAGCAGACAGATCCCCAACAAACCGACGCCCTGTTTCAGAAACATAATCTACAGGAACATATTGGTCGGAATAAACCCGAATAGTCGCAGTTTCGTAAGAACTTCTATATGTAGCCAAACCGTCTAAGAAAGTTTCGATAACAACAACATCACCAGCTTCGCACGGCTTTTCTAGCTTAATGGTATATCCATCAAGGTCTGTTATTTTGCTAACACCAACATAATATGAAAATTTTGACGCTATTTTCATTTGAGCTAGAATGTCAGGGGTTTCATTCACAGAAACATATTCGCTGGTCAGCTTATCGAATTTCATTAGGTATGTTTTATCGTTATAAACACAAACCAAACGGTCTTCGTTAAGTGGTTTCTTATTAAGGTCAAATTTTATGTATGTCTTTTTATCCGACTCTTTGGAATAAAAGGATACTATAGTATTCCCTTCAACTGTTCCAAACCTAGTTCCCTTACCAACAATAGTACCCCATCTATCGCTATCGATTTGTACCGGGTTAATATCAATCTTGGCTGGGTCTGCAACAGTCTTTTGAACAATAGACCCATAGTTTGATTCGGGACCGTATTCCTGACCGTAATAAAGAATATTACCGCGCTTATATACGTTAATCGAGTTTCTGTTATAACCAGACGAGAATATATTTTGAAAATCGGTTTGACCTTCGGTGGCAATAAATTCTTTTTTGGCAACGGTTGCTATGTCGTTGGATCTAATTTCACCAACATATTTACTTGGTACATAATCCCAGTTGCCGGGAGAGCAATATACAAGCTCAACGTCCATGAAGTTGTTTTCTAATCGGTGTGTACCAGAAGACCCTTTGATGGTATTAAATCCACCGGGAACCAGAATTACAGGGTTTCCTCCCCAAGTTCCCATTACATCACGAACACGAATAACCTTACCATAGTCGGCTGGTGTTCCACTCGGAAGATTGACAGTAATACGACCGGTTGTTGTATTAATTACCCACGCCTGACCCATAATAGCCGATAGAGTTTTTGTGTGGTCGCTATATGGTTTCCATGCACCAGCAGCATGAGGAATGTTACCATCCCCCAAGTTGTAGTAAAGTTCATTAAAGTTGTCGTTTGTCTTCTGACCACCTTTTCTAAGGTAATCACCGGTTCCGTCATCAACACGATTACCAATAATAATTTGCTGTTTCATTTTTATGCCCCAATTGCATCGATAGATTTTATATATACGTCTATCGTTGACTGACTAATGTTTTTTATGGTCAGTAAAACAGAATTACCTGTGATGCTATAAGAAGCTTCAAATAAAAGGTTTTCTTCCGCTTTATCTGGTGTTTTGGTTCGCAGTCTAGCGTATTCAGTAGAATAAACTTTGGTATCTGCGGTACTGGTATTATTTACCATCAGTAAAGTTTCGCATGATTCTTGGAGGGCACCAACACCACGTTGAGTAACAAAGATCATGTGTTTAACCGCGTTGAATTGTGGCTTACTAAACAAAACCACGTTTCGGTCAGCACCAACTGCGATCCCAGTAATAGTGGCGCTATATGAAGTTGCAGAGTCGCCATAAATCGATTCAAGCTTATAATTCCATTTCGAACCTGCTGGACTTGCTTCTGCTACCCATATGGTTAATTTGAAATTGGAACGGTTTACAACCAATCTATTCCCACTAGCCCCGATGGTATCACCAGAACCACTAGTCCGAATAATCACTTCTTTACCCGCACCAAACCCCACAGAACCGTCTGTATTGACGAATTCTATACATTCCCCACCATGACCACTACCTTGAGGGAGAGTTATAGTAAGGTCTCCTGTACCGTCTCTGATAACAGATAGGTCGTGCATAGAACCAAATTCTACTGGGTTGCCAGACGGCTGTTCTGCCCCTGCATAGTATGCCCGAGTGTGTTTTTGATAATATCCAGTACCATGGAGGGTCTGAACGCGATTACCAAAACCAGAAGTCTTACCAATTCTGTAGTCCCCGAACACGTTCCAAATACTGTTTATATCTTGGTTTAATTTTAAGCCGCCGTCATGAAGGGTATCACCGGTTCCTTCTTGACCACGGACGCCAGTATCAACTAGCTCTTTAGGCTTTTGTACAGACATTATTTTATATCCTTTATTTTATAGGGTTCACCCTTGTATTTAGGAGAAAATAAAAAACCCGACCTTTTATGGTCGGGTTTTTTCAGAAACTAAACACCACGTTAAATTCTTCCGTTTGATCTCTAGAACGAATTACAGGTTGTCTATTATCCATATAGATAATATTCCCACTATGTCTTTCTAACTGAGATGGATCATAACTGAGTGCAGTTGCTTTTACATCCGGATCTGCTGGTGTATTTTTAACCAAAAGTGGATTATTTATAATCCCCATCTGCCGAAAACCAGTGTTACCGATTTTGCTTGATGCGGGGAAATTATAACTATCAAAATATGATCTAAACCTAAGTGTATTACATTTTATTCTACCAATTAGGTTATAATCATTTGGATACCAAGTTATAACGTGTTGGTATCCCCATACATCAGGAGATGTTTTTAGTTCATCTGGAGTTGGTACTACGATATATTCATTTGAACAATCGTTTATCGCAACGTCGGTTGGTATTGTGTATAGGTATTCCCATATATAACCATCTTGCATGTTTACACCATCAGAACGTCCTATCGGGAGTATGCTGAATATTGATGGAGTCCATTTACCACCAACTTTCAAACACTCATCCTTGTCTTTGATGGTTTGAATTGAACACATACCATCTGATGGTACATCAACGCAACGATATACCATCCATCCAGATCCAATTTCAGTTGTATTATACGGGGCTGAGTTGGTAACTACAATGTCACCGATATGGAAAGTGTATGGGTCTGCATATCTCTGGTCCCCCCAATCCTTACGGGGCACTACTGGACGAATAAGCTCTTTTTGGATCTTAACAGCTCCCAGCATTCTAGACCAAACATCAGAATACCCCTCTGACGTATCATCGGGATATGGTGGTGCAAATTTTGGGTCTGATTCATTATCAGCCCATGCTTCACTTCTCCCGAAATATGCATAGAGGGTATTTTGTGTATTACCATCTCCGATAAGAGAATAAAAGTTTAAAAGGTTAGCGACCCGAAAGTCGCTAGTAACCATTGCTCTATAAATCACTGACATTATTGTTCTACCTTAACTTGGGTAGGCGGTACTGGCACAAGGAGTTTACTTACATCACGAGGATTGCCTATATCATCCTTAAGCCGTTTTTCTGACAACCGTTTAAGGTCAGAATACCTACTACTGAAATCGCTAAACAGGGGACTACCATCAAGCCTACGTGCCGATGGGGTATAAACAACACCGTCAACAGTCCAGTTCTGTTCATCTTGGTCATAATTCCTGACCTCAAATACATTACCAGTACTTGTATCAATTGCGTTATTCCACTCAGACACATCAAATGGCGTTTGTGGTTGTTCCACTTCCATTAATTCCCCAGTTATCGGGTCGAATAGAGGTACTGGATCTGTAAACGAACCATTGGGGTCTGGTACTGTTCTATATTTAGGGGTTAGGCTAGGTAAACCAGAATCCCACCGATATGATTTATTTATATCGACGATAGTCTCTATGTGTTTCATAGAAATACCCCCGTTAACCATAACAGTTAGTAGAGTAATACCAACAAATCCAAATCCAACTGGATGAACAAACCGAATAACATCATCCTTATACCGAGATGTGTTCAATTCAGAACGAATTCTCATCATATAGTAAGATCTGTTTCTGTTTATATAATCTATGTCGGAATATGCTAGCTCTTTACCCTTAACTCCCCGAGTAACTTCACCAACAAAAGAACTAGATTCAGATTTTATTTCTTGCCCAACTTCCAACTTCCCAATAAGGTTATGAATCGTTATTTTCCATCTTAATTGACCATCAACAAACTGACGTTCAATATAGGTAACGTTGGCTCGACCAGTTTTGGTAAATATCGTTCTTCCAACAAGATCAGTACTGATATTAGACGACTTAACCAGTATATCATAATCTATCCCAACTTGAGATTCGATTTCAATATCTACATCGGCATCATATAGCAGTTTGAACAAGAACTTATAACTATCCAGAGTTCCCTTTGAGCTATAAAAGTTATTGGCGTTGGCTTCGAAGAATTTAACAACCTCATCTCTCTTGTTTTGGTCTAGATATATATTTCGTCGTCTCATCTCAGACCACAAAAATACAAAAGAATCTTTCTCTCTCGGGTATTTTAGTTTGATGAAATTGAGAAGTTTACCATACATCGAATCAGTACCTTCTGATAGGAATTGAAGATAATATTCAGCAAACTTAGAGTAATTTGAGTCGTTGAAATAATGTTCAGGACCCATAATTCTCAACATAGGTGCGATATTTGGATCAATTATACCTGTATCATCCTTCTTCTCTTCAACAACTTCTCTTTCTTGGTTTATCAAAGAAGCTTGCAACGCGATATATTCTGGTCTCCAAAATACAGATGCTTCATCTCTAACACGATAAGGGAACTCATAGTATCCAAATATCTCCCCACCAAGACCATTCTCTCTATTGTAGGCAGTGTGAATCAAAATACCGTTACAATACTTACTAAAGTTTTTGAAATTAATATTGTTCAGATAAAATTTTACAGAACCTTTATTCCAAACTTCTTTGTTATATTCCCGTGTAGGGTCTATGTTATATTGGTATTTGGTGGAAGGTGTTATAAGAACTATTCGGTTTTCATGGTTTTTCCAAACTCTCTCCCCAGTCATAGCCATATAATCAAACCCAGCCTCGTTATAATATCTAGCTGGTCTTAAGGAGAAAACATCACCATCTTCGGTTTCCCATTGATACATGAAAACTTTCTTTTCACTAAGATATCCAAAGTCCGAACTGTATTTTACCGCATAGGTCACATCATCCGGGTATTTATTAACGGTATCAAGATCTTCGATAGTATTGGTGTATTTGTAAGTTGCACCAGATACAAATAATTTAGTACCATCAACACTCATATCGGAATATTTGTGTTCGATATTATACCTTTCATCCTCAGTATTTCCAAACACTCTTTCCCATGACCCACCATCCGGAACAGAAGGCTTTACTATCTGCCCATCTTCTTGGTAAAGGTCAAAAATATTAGGATATGCAAAATCATCAACAAACCGACTATATTTCACCGGGTCTACTATCTTTTGTACTGGATCGGAATAGATATCAGCAATAAACTCAAACGAGTCATGGCTATCACTTGGTACAAAGTTGACTTTCATTTGCATTCCATGGGTTCTACCTTGGAATACTCTAGATTCCCATCTAGTAGAAACTTTACCAACGTGTGTACCGTCAGGAAGGAAAGTTACCATCTCACGACCAACGTCAATACCATTTACAAAATTAATATCTTCTGTTGGGTCGGAGAAATTCATATTTCCCAACATGAAATCTTCTTTCTTGTATTTTTCGTTGAGGCGATATACACCAGAATATACAGATTTCTTTACGTTTTTCGGATCTCTTTTATCTTTCCCTGCATCTACTTCACCGGATACCAGCGCATAACAAACCTCGTTAAGTACATCCATTTTCTTAACTACTACGTTTGGATTATCACAGATCGTAAAGACTTCCGGGTCCCATATGATATTACCTTCATTATCGGTTGGACCACCAGATACTCGTATACGTCTAGCAACACCATTTGCAGCGGCATATAGCCACATATTAGAGGACGTTTGAGCTTCTACTTTTCTTCTGATATCGTCTGGGTACTTGGCAAAAGTCCCAAAGAACATAGTAGGAAATGGGATAGACGAATCAGTATCCATCTTAACAAATGTAAGCTGATCATCCGACCAAAAATGAAGGTCTGANAAAAGCAAAATCATAACCAAGAAGGAAAGATGTATTCCTGTTTTGGCTCATTACGGTATTACCGGTTGGATATCCAACGCGATCAGAAATAGCTTGGTAGTAATACCAGTTCTGCCCACCGTCATTAGTTACCTTACAGTAGTTTTGATATTTTTCAAATGCGTATACAACACGACGGTTTGCGCCAAGGTAAACGCTATTAATATCCCGACAAATTTTTGATACAGAACCCAAAATCTCATGGTATTCATCGTCACTAGTAACAAAATTTTCTATATTCGTGACGTTTGAGATACTAGGATCGTATATAAAGTTTTCATTCATCAAACTAGCCTGAATCACATCACTATTGAGGTTGATATAATCCATCTTGTTTTTATGCAACTTCATATCAATAAACTTAAACGATGGAATGAATTTCTCCATGGTAGTTATTTGATATGCGTTTGTTGTGAATGATTCTATTACATCACTAACAACCCAATCAGACGGCTCCAAACCGGGATGAGTTGTAGATATTCTAAATTTATATTTTGTATCTGGAATGAGAGATGAACTGAAAAATTCGGGGGAATATTCCACCCCCAATTGTGTCCAACTATCTACCCCAGTACCTGAAACGATGGTGTATTCGACAATATAAAAATAGTTCGAACCTACATCATCCCATTTTAGGTGAACGAAGTTCGCGCCGAGCATGGCGACGCGAAGACTTGTTATTGTTGGAGCTTTTATCATTTTTAAATTACCACCGAGTTCATTTCAATTGTTGTGTATTGAGGACGTAGGTTATTCTCAAAAACGATCAATGTACCATCTGACGGGAATATATTAAGTGAAGTTGGTTCACTATGTAATTCAATATATGCCGCAATAAACTGATCTGGATCTTTATTGAGAACGCCAAGGTCGAATGTGATTTGGTCTATTTCATAATTTATAGATCCAACTACATAGTATTTACTGCGCCCATCAATTTCTTTCCTATCAAAGTCGCTTCCGGTATATTCTTGAACACCAGATATATGACCAGCAGCAAAGGGTCCAACCAACATCAACCCAGTATTTTCGCTGTGTACCCCAGACGGATCAGGAATATCGTTCTTCTTAGTACCAACATAATGAACATCATAACTTGTTGTTGTGTTATGGATATATTTTATTTCGGTGCTATAGATAGAGCCTTCAACTAGGTCGTTATTGTACTGAATACCATTCATCGGACTAACTAGATAGTTGTCTATTTCTCGAACAAGTCCAATTTTTGTTTCAGTACCAAGAATAGACACATCAGTATTATCAATACGACTGTTCATTTTGGATGTATAGAAACCAGCGTTGAAGATTTCAACCTCTTCCGTATAATAACGGTCTATGGAATTCAAGATCTGACCTTGTAACCATTCTTCTGTTTGTGGGAGTTGGTTTATTGCGTAGGTAACCTTGGCATTGGTTTTCACATACATATAATTTGGACTATGAACAACCGGAGTAATCGTACTAACGTTAAACGGTCTCAGATAGTTTTGGATGTCTTCTTTCTGCACAGTAGTCAGATATAAACCATCTTGAGGCTTTATCGCAATGAATGCATAACCCGGCTTTTCTGGGTTGGTATAACACTGGATAGCCTGAACGATATTTCCAAATCGACTAGATATGAAAGTTTCGTAGTCGGAAGCAGTAACACAACGACGCTGTGTCTCTCTCATTACCGGACCTAGTGAACGAATACGTTCTATATCCTCAACTTCACCACCACCAATAGATCCGACATAATTCACATCGTTGATTCCGTCAGGATGAGTTGGGTTTTCTCTAATCTCTTCAACAACCAAGTTAGGAATTGTATCCACATAATCAAAACCACGAGAACCATTAGCGGCGGTTCCTTTGGTGCTTATATATTCCAAAACGATGGTATCCCCTACAGAAGGCTTTAAACCACCAACGTAGTTACTGCGGAGCATACCGTTAGTATCAACGGTAGAGTCGCCTTCCCCGAAATATATTTCAGTGAAACTATCAATTGTTTCTCGTTGATAAAAAACAGTCGAAGTACCACCAACACGAACAATCGGTTTATTAGACCAGTCTTCCCATTTAGCCCCGTTCACATAAACGTTAACATATCTACGGTCAATATTTGGATCCTGAATTACAATAGTTCCATCCTGTCCAAACGTCATTTGGTTTCTGATAATTCTACCTTGAACCAAGTTAAGATCTGTAATATATCGTTTGTCTATACCACGGATTACCTCGACGTCTTCCCAAGTTACATAATCATAAAATTCAACTTCTTCAATAGAAGCAGTGAATTTAGTACCCTTCGGAATTGTAATAGAACGAGGACTACTATCAATCGGGCTATAATACGCTTGGATCTGTATCATATTAGTACTAGCACTCATACCCCAAGGCATATACCCGTTATCTTGTGCGTGTTGAACCACAGAAGAACGAAGACGGGCAGTTTGGTTGTACCCTTCAAATAAAGCCCCGTTTGCAAATTGCTGATGATATAGCATTGCATAAGCCATCGATTCTATCAGGACAGTCAATCTCGACCCTTCAAAATCATAATCTTTAAATTCATATTGGTTTTTAAAGAAATCCCGTAATCTGGTTTTGAAACCTTCAAAGGTACTCTCTTTGAATACGTTTGGGATTTCAACTGAGTTAATATTAGCCATTTGATAGTTCCATTTTTAGTTCAACAACAGTTGATAAATTTGTGATAAGAGAATAATAAATAGAAACTATATATTCGTTTCTGTCGTATAAAGGAACGACTTGTACCTGCCTCAATTTTACACGAGGTTCATAGTTTCTTATTGCATCATATATACTTCGTTCAACCGCACTAGTTGACGCATCATTCATTAATTCAAATAGTTCTGCACTAATATCACAGCCGAAATCAGGATCAAACGGTTTTTCACGCTTCCTAGTTGCTATAATACCAGCCATTGACAATTGCACAGCACCGATGTTCTGTGTCATAAGAACATCGTTTGTCTTTATATCACGACGAAAATTAGGGTCTATATCTGTATAATAGACAGTTTTCTCGTTGGTGATAATTTTTAATCTGTTTCCAAAAAATCCAGCCATAATAAACCTCAAACAACAAATACATTAGATGAACATTCCACAATAACTTCCCCTTCTGTACAAAGATCTGCTAATTGCGCAACCCGTTTCCCTTCGATGAATACTTTCGCGCTACTGGCGATAACAAGTCCAGACTTCGGACTTGGGTCATCACCGGGCTTTATGTGAGTAATCACCCTATCATCTTCTCTAACTAGAATTTGTTTTCCGTTAGCAAAAACCGTAGTTGTGGTTCCAATAACCTGACTTGGTAACCAAGGCCCCGGCCCAACAGTTTTTGCGCCATTTAATACTAAACCTGCCATTTTCATATCCCCAATTTTGGAAAAGGCCCAGACGAAGATACATACGCTCTAAATTTTACAACCCAACCATCAAAAGAACCTATGATAGTCATATTTATAGAATCCCTAACTGTTTTTCTAATTGGTAGTGTGGGGTCAGTAATATCGTCATAAACCAATGTCTGTGTATAAGTAACAACCTTTTTTAATTCGCTTGGTGGATTAAATGCTATGAGGTCACAAGTAGTTGGTTCTGGTAAAGAAGCGAACGAATTTGTTTGTGATATCTGTAGAGATGTCCTATCTCTATACTTTAGAACCAAATCTACTTTCCCATCAAAATAGTCATTGACTTTCCCATGCAATCTGTTACCATCAAGAAAAATTCCATCTGGTGATAGGTCTTCTGATGGAACCACCGTAAAACTCACCAGTTGTTCAGATGCGGTTAGTGTATAGCTAAACAAGCTATCCACAGAAGTTTCTCCATCAAAAATGGTTGACTTCCAGTTGGTAGGTGTGTTAATTTGTGCCATATAAAAATCCTCCATTATGGAGTATTTAGGGGTTGTTCATATAAAATATAGGGTATAATATGATGTATAATAAATTTAAATTCAAAAACGAAGAAGCAATGGAAAAATTTATCCAGTTTGGAGAAAAAGATGGCAACGAGGAAAATAATCGCATCATAGTGGAAACACTTGGTATGGATATCTTTTTTGTCGATGAAAAACAGGAAGATGAAATCTATAAAATAGAAGGATATGAAAATCTAAATGAATTCAACCCAATCTTTACTTCGAAAGAGATGAAAGAATACCTTATGATCGCGGAACCAGATGAAGTGGAATCGTACGAACCTCCGAAGGTAAACAAAACCAAAAATGATTTATTGGTTTTGCGCAAAGAATTGATGAAGCAAGTACATCGAATTGACGAGATGTTGGAATCTCTATAAGGAAAATAAATATGAAACTAATTTATGTAGGAACTAATTTTGCTGGTTTTAAAGAAAATCAGGTTCATAATTTTCGAGTTCGTCGAGAACTAAAAAACTTTATCGAAAAGAACTTTGATAAAGTTGAAGACGAAGAACTTCTGATGGAAGTAAAGATGAAAGAAACCATTTATTGGGATTTCTGTCCATTTGAAATTGATGTAGGTGGCGGCACTCTATCTTTTGTGTGGGGACTTGAAAAAGAAGCACTCCAAGAATATATCAAACGAAGTGCAGACGACATCTAAAACAAAAGGGATCCCGATTTGGGATCCCTTTTCGTTAGTTAATACTAACAGTAGAACCACTAATCTCGGTCGTACCTTGAGAGGTAATAAGAGATTGAGCAGCTTGCGATTTATAGTCACCAGATACAGTAACTGTATAATCACCAAAAACATTAAGGTTCATATCACCTTCTACGTTCTCGTTGCAATTACCTTGAACTGTTGCAGTTAAATTCCCTTCTATATCACTAACAACACTACCACCGACAGATAGGGTCACATCAGCGTCTATACGCGATTCTAAGCCACCGTTAACAGTTTGCTTAACGTTCCCCTTCACCGACTGTTCAACGTTACCATAAACCGATTCAGATACGTTTCCTTTGACAACCTGAGTCAAGTTTCCATCAACTTGCTGGGTACAGTTACCCATAACGTATACAGTCGCGTTACCTTCAACAACTACCTGATAATCACCCTTTACGTTGATCATCCGGTTTGCCATATCGATAACATAGTCATCACCCATAACTTTGTTTACTTGACGACCACCACCAGAAATCTCAATATACGTCCCTGATGTATGTTTCAGGTTATATCGTTCTTTCCCCGGAGTATCATCAAATTCCTGAATATGACCACTCTCCGATTCATATACATGGTTATATGGGTATTCAGCAGCATATGCGCTAGGTGGTTCTTCGAAAAGAAGACCATCAGTACGAGGTGGTGGTGGAACGGACGGATCATCTGGGTCTACTTCGTCAGCAAAAACAACCGGAGAGGACAATGCCATAATAGAACGCTTCATTCTCCCAGATATTGGGATAATAGGCGGTTCCTCTGGTTTTGGTTTTACTCCATAAGACTCTAGGTTTCCGGTTAAAATAATCTTGGCAACCCGATTCGCTCGACCCGGAGTTTGTCTAGCCCAAAGAGAGTCGAGCATACCATTATATGCATCTCGCCAACGTTCTTCATACATAGCGTTTAGTGTATTTTTGAATTTCGCTAATCCGCCAGCCCCCATCTGAAACGCCATATTTTCTAAAGCCATTTGACGACTTCTATTTTCTTTGACGTAGACACGACGTATATTTTCGAATCTCATCATATCAGCACGAGTCTTTTGGATATCCTCGTTAAACAGCTTTGTAACGTCTTCTGGGGAGATCACACCCCCTTGTACAGGATGACCCAACTGTTGGGTTAGAATCGCATCTATACGGGCTACGTTTCGTGTATTCTCATGTATGATTAGATGACCAATACCTATGGTTGGATATCCAAGAGAATCGAGATACCATTTGTTCCTAACCCCTTCGTCCCCCTTCAACATTTTTTCAATTGTGAAATCCGGATCGTCATCTGCGATTGCATCGTCAAATGATTTGTCATCAGGGGCTAATGCACCAGAAGTATTTTCATCCTGAGTATAAACCGATAACGGCTTTCCATCAATAGACACCGGGGCAGTTCCATGAATACCAGCCCCTTTTTGTCCACCACCGGCTAATATATTAACGTCGTTACCAATATAACGAGGGTATTGACCTGTTGGGTCACAGAATCCCCGTAGAGTATTTGGTTTTTGGACATAAGATCCGGGGATAGAAAAAAGTATTAAACCATCCTGTTTAAATTCATCCTTGAAAACCCCCATAACCCACACACCCTCTACTAGGTTTGTTGGACTATTTCCCACACCAGATATAGAGGCTGAATCCGTTGACGTGGCACAGCGCATCCAAAGAAGTTCATCAGTAGGTATACCAATCAAATCATCTTTTGATTTTTGGTCAGTGTGGTATCCCATCACACGAACTCTATATCTACCTTGATTAAGAGGATCAAACCGATCCTCTACAACGCCAAAAAAGAATTCAAATTTCATTGTATATCCTTCCCTCTAGTATCGGAATCAGATATCAATTCTAAGTTCATGATATAAGAGCCCTGTGTACAGACATGATTTATTGAGTTGATAAGCCAGCGCCCTGCATCTTTTGATGTCATTTCACCATTCATATCACCAGCAATAATATTTACCACCTGACCACAACTCAGGTCCGAATTACCGGCAACTTGAATAAGCATTCTTTTTGCGTTTAGTGATGTTCGGTTTGTTGCTCTTATACCAAGAGAGTTACCATTTGAACCCATATTGATATACTTATACATCTGGTCTTCTGTTGTGAAATAAACACATGCATTTCTTTCTGGTTTTATATCACCACCAAACCACGGTTCTGGGTTTAGTGTTGGATATACATCTTTTACAGACGTATAGTCCTGATAATTATTTGTATAAAGCTTTTTATCCAAAGACATCGAATGAACGTTAACGCCTAAACCACCATTCCTATATTGTTCTGGTATGTTGTATCCCTTAACACGCTGCATCTTGATTATCTTGTTATACATTGTAGTGTCGTGGGTTGCTTCAAATATCAGGTCAACAACCGGGTCTCCAACCATCATGGATGTACCAGTTCTGAATTTGGCTCCATCTACATCCTCATAAAAGTAGAAATTACTATCACCCTTTGAATTAACATCCGATGATTGTGCAGAAGAAGCTAAGAAATTAATAACTGATATCGGTGTTAAATTTGGGATTACAATATCCCGGTTATAAAGCGTTGGTTCGACAAATATGGTTTCGTCAGTGAACCCAATCACCCGGAGCATATCAGAAACGATTGCATGAATGGATGTCCCTTTATAACTTTTACTGATCCGACTATATTCATTCTTGTGATCTTGTTCGGATACAAGATGAAGTCTTACAAACTTTTGAGTTTGTGTATTTGGGTTTGTAATATCTTCGTAACGAGTAACTTTGAATATTTTAGAATACGTTTTTGCATCCACCCCGTTTAAATGTACGGATCTAAAACTTATTTGTACCTTCTCATCACCTCTTGGATTAATTGAGTTTATTAAATTCATGAAATCAACAAATTCAAGGGTGCCTTTCAGCAACCCTTGACTAATCCCTTCATATATGGAGAAGGATTTGAATATATCAGTTATATCAAACCCTTCACTATCAAGGCTTTGAAAGAAAACAATACGCTCAATGGTAAAGTTTTCATACGCCGCCGTACTGCGTCTACTTATTCCCACGGATACGCTCCATTAATCTTGTGTATTCATCCATAAACCTACCCAAATCTGACGGATTTAAAACGTTTATGGTTCTCTTGGATTCGTTGGTTGCTAATTCATGTTCTATGGCAGTAACAGGGACTAAAGTCCCGACATACTGTTTATATAGATGAGCGGTATCCCCTTCATCATACCAAACACCAGAACCAACCGGATATTCTTTCATACGAAAATACATCTCACCATTTTCATCAATATGATATAAAACAGTTCCCTCTTTTGCTGGTAGGTTTTTATATTTTTGCGCTGTATATTGATGAACTATTTCTTCTTCACATATCCAATCATAAAAAGGATCGTATACTTGGTTAAGAAATAGTAGGATCCAATAATATTTCGTATCCCCATATAAATCGTAGGAAACAACTTCTGGTCTAGGAGAACCAGAGACGATATATTTTCTTACAATGAATTTGCTTAAAATATCATCAAAATAGTTTCCATGTGGACGAAATATATCAGCAGTTTGAGCCCCATTATATTTTATAGGGGGGAAATAGTTAAATAGCATTATCTCTTACCTCCATACGAACCGAAGAAGAATTCACCAGAATCAGGATTACCCAAATCTGATGTAAGAGCTTCCCAGTAATCGCGATAAACCGGACGAAGTTCTGTAACAGTTATTTCTAGATCTATTGCGACGGAATCCGCAGCCGTTGACGCGAATGTATCATATATTTGGTCTGGGGTTTTGTTGATCCGGATATTACTAATACCGGCTGGACCCATTGCGAATTTAGGTGTAAATCTAATCTTCTGTTCTTGACTTTGACTTACCCTTTCTTCTATAAACCACAAAGGTGGTACTTCGAGATAAGTATACCCTTCACCCGCACCAAGTTCTGAATCAGTACCAATTCCAAGAGAAGCAAGATCTACAGCCCCTTTGTTTTCGGCAGCACTAAGAACCATAAAAGTTTTAATTATTTGTCCAACCTCTTTTAATTCTGCCATAGACCTCGGTCGGAATTGAAATATAAATGTTTGGGAACGTACACCAGTACCACGATACATTTGGGCGGCTCGATCACCAAGCAAATTACCAGTTACCTGAGAATTATATCGCTGTGCAATACCACCAGTGGAGACGATAACCTTTTGTGCCATTGCGTTTACAACGGCTTTACCACCGTTTGCAATGCTATCTAATGTTCCATCTCTTTCTGATGCGTTGGCTTGGTAGTTCATAACTATATCTTGAAGGAATCCACCATCGTTATCTTCATAATTATGGCTAATGTTTTCGTTCATGTTTGGCATATATAGCTGAATAACGGCTAGGGTTTCTTCGTTGAATTTACCCTTAACAGACCTCATAGAACGTTCGTGGATATCACTGTTTTTAAGCCCCCCATTTGTTGGTTTCACAGCATAGAAAACTAAATAGGAAGAGTGTTTGTTGTCACTACCCTTCATGGTTAATGGGTACTGTAAAGCCTTTATACCGGGTTTCTTAGAGTTTTTATTTTCTATAATAAGATCAGTTCCCTCTGACTTAGTGTCAGTGAGTGGGTTGAAACTACCACCAGTAGCTCTATTAACCCCATTGAGAATATTAACTTTCATTTTTAAACCTCATGTTGTTTACTTGTATTTAGGGGCAAACCCTAAATAAAACAAATAGGAGAATTTATTATGGCCGGAAATAATACATACAAAGGTCAATACTTTGTAAAGAATAGAGAAAAATATAAAGGAGACCCAAAAAAGGTTACCTACCGTAGTTCGTGGGAAAAGTATATAATGGAGATGTTGGATAATAATCCAGACGTTAGATATTGGAACAGCGAATGTATGGTCATTCCGTATTTTTCTAATGCAGATGGAAAGAAACGACGTTATTTTATGGATATGTGGATACAGTGGTCCGACGGTTCTATTTCTCTCTGGGAAGTTAAGCCTAAAAAAGAATGCTTTCCACCAGTACCACCAAAAAGAAATACATTAAAAGCAAAAAATGCTTATATTCAAGCTGTGTATACATGGCAAGTCAATAACGACAAATGGAAAACCACCGCTGAATTATGCAAGAAAAAAGGGTGGAGATTTAATATAATTAATGAGGACTCATTGAGAGCAATGGGTTTCAAAGGACTTACTAAATGATATTCGAAATAACTGAACGTGCAGAGTCCACAACAGAAAAACGCAATAGAAAACAATGGATTGATGTTGGTGTTGATTATATGAACGCCAAGAAAAAGAACCCAAGTCTTACTGCAAAGAAATATGCAGAGGAAAAAGGGTTGAATTATGAAACATTCAGTAGAGCTATGCGCAGACACAGAGAAGAAATAAAGACTTATTATTCTCTGGTAAACCCAAACAAGAATAAACAACAATGGATTGAGCTTGGTGTTGATTATTTGACACAAAAAGAAAAGAGTAGCATTACTCTAAAAAATTATATTGAAGGACGTGGACTTAATAAAGAAACCACGGAACGGGCATTCAGAAGATTCAAGCAAGATATTCTACTGGCTAAGAAATTAAAAGACGCACAAATAAGCGGAAGAAAACTATCTAAAGCCGAAAAATATCAGATGCTATTGGCTGACTTTAGAAATAAAGTAAGGCAACACGAAAAAGAGCCTGTGAAGTCTCAGAAGAAGTCAACGGAATGGTTTAACAATTTCATAAAGAAAAACGTTCGTGGTCACCAAGTAACAAGACCAATTGCTGGTCGATTGTATACTTTCGCATATGACGCAAAACATAAGGCAACACTACCATACTGGGATAAATTCCCCCTGATCGTATATCTTGGCCTAAGTGCAAAACACAAAGGTTTGATGTTGGGTCTCAACCTTCACTACATCCCGATCAAAGCCCGTAAAGAATTTATGGAAGAGTTGCTGAAACATGCAACCACAGAGAGGATTACCAACCGTACATCCCTAAATATCAACTGGGGTAAGGTTAAGGGAATGAGAGGTGCAGACCATATGATCAAAGCGTATTTGCCGGGTCATATTAAGGGTCCATTAATGGAGATTAAACCGCAGGATTGGAGTTCTGTTATTAATCTACCGACTCAACGGTTTGTATCTGGTGTTCCTCCGAAGACCTATAATACGAATTCCGTTTGGAGATCATACTAATGAACTTAATACCACCTATTCCAACCATAGATAGTATGATAGATAGTACTATCGGGTTTGGTGAAGATTTATTAAACGATGGTGGGGATGCAAGCGAGATCCCCGATCTAACTAGGTTTATGCGGAAAGTTGAGAATACCGATTTGGCTAGACCAAACATGTTTATTGTAAGGTTCGGAGATTTCCGAACCTCTATATTCAGTGATGGTGTTTTTGATAGGGATTTACCGATATTTCCGGACTCAAGCAGCGGGATGGACGTCAATGATAGTCTTTTCTCTGGTACAAGTTATGCTTGGCATAGAGTTCAGGACATTGCTTTGGGACAAGCACACAAAATCCTCACGCCTAGCATGAAGAAGATTTTTGGTGCTTGGGATCCGTCCTTGATCCGGATCATACCGGGAGCAGGAGAGATCCTTGATGGATTTCTGGGAACCGATTATGATGTAAACCGCGATCTTGCACTTATGGTAAAAAGCGTCGGACTCCCTAGTTCTACTTTGGAAACGACAATCAACCGTACAGACAAACTACCTCGACACGAAGTAAGAGGTAGAAACTACGGAACCATGAGTATGACGTTTTACTGTTCCCCTTCTTATGAGGAACGTTCTTTGATGTTAACATGGCAGAATACAATTGTCAACCCAAGAAATGGACAATTTGGATTTTATAATACGTATGCAAAGGATATTGACGTCATCACGTTAGACCGTCATGGAGTTAAGCAATCCACTGTACATAATACAGGGTGCTTTCCCATAGAGGTAGGTGAAGTTCAACTAGATTTTGAGAACAATTCTCAGGTAGCAACCTTTACCGTCACATTCGCTGTATCAACTACAGTGCATGTTCCTACTAAGGGTGAAGAGAACACCATCGACTCTATAGAGAGTATCATAAGACGTACTACAGGCGTTGTGAAAGCCATTCGTTAATACTAAGCCATCCTACGGGGTGGCTTTTTCATATCTACNTAGCCGCCTGTTCGCTTCGCTCACACTCTTTCTAATTATAGATTTTCTATATAAATACTTATAGAGACTTTATAGTTTGATTGCAAGTGAAACTATCTAAGATTAAGTCTTGAAGAACATCATGTTACAATGTACTAAATAAGTATAGATCTATAAGGGATTTTTAACTATGACAAACAAAACCACAATTGACAAGAGTGTACTTCTTGCTGCTATGCAGAAAAACGTACAGCAGACCAATGTAACTTTATCAGATGGTAGAAAGATCAAGGTTCGTGCTTTCTTGATGAAAGAAATGAAACTGTTGATGTTAGCTAACGAAGCCAATACTGGAATCGATGATGCAATCATCCAAATCGTAAAAAACTGTATCCTAACTGATAATGTTGATGTAGACCTTTTACCTGTGTTTGACTTGGAAGCAGTTTATCTAGCTTTGTATAAGTTATCAAAAGCAAGTCCTACTGTTCCGGTTATGTTTACTTGCGCCAACGAAATTCTTGATGAAGATGGTAATGTTCAATATGACCAATATGGTGAAATTATTCGTTGTGGCTCTGATATCAAAGTAAACGTAAACTTGAATAACGCTAAATTGTCGGATGCACCAGATAACAAAATTGTTCTGAATGAGAACATGACAGTTTATATGAGATATCCTAATATCAGCGAGGTTGAATATTTCAACGTAGAAGTTGAGTCCGACTTGTTTAACTTAATCAATCGCTGTATTGACGAAGTTCATATGGGAGATCAGGTTGTTAAGGTTGGTGTTGATATTCCGTATGAGGATATTTCTGAAATTATGGAATACGCCGATTCAGTTGCTTTGACCAAAATGGGTAAATTTGTAACATCCCTCCCCCAACATACTCTAAATATACCTGTAAAGTGTAAAAAATGTGGACACCAAGAAATTGTTACACTTAAAGGGGTAGAAAGTTTTTTCGCATAACGCTTGTTAACCATACCATATACGATCATTTTAATACGGTATATAAGCTTAGAAAAGATGGATGGAGCCATTCGGATCTTGAGGATATGACCCCCTTTGAATTTGGTGTTTATGTTCACCTCTACCTAAACGATCTCAAAGAACAGGCGAGAGAAAAGGACTAAGTGATGATTGACAAGCAGAAACAGAACGAACTTGATAAATCGGTTCGAGATGTCACGGATGCTATGGATATTGTTTCTGATTCGATGCTTAAGTTGGACGACAAGACAGAAAAGTTGTCCAACTCAACAAAAGACCTTACCGCGTCTTATGATATTACCTCTGATTCCAGTCTGGAAGTCGCACAAGAACAAGAAAAATTAGCGAACCAGATAAAAGGTGCCAGAAAGGATAATAAGCGTAGTAATAAGGTTGAAAACGAATTAGTTTCAGCTAGACGAAAGCAACTGGAAGACATTTTAAATAATAAACAACCCCTAGTGGATTATAGCCAAGGTGTAAAAAGTCAGAACCCGGAACAGGGGGAAACTGCCAAACCTATGCAGGAAGACACTAGGGAGACTTTGAAAGAATTTATACAACGCGAAGTTGGTGATCGTCGTGAATTTGTGGAAAATTTCAAAGAAGAAAATCAAAAAACTGGTAAATTTGTTCGAGAGATAGCAAAAAAAGCTAATATAGTTGATCGAATGAAGAAATCAGAAACATCAGCAACAGCGAAAATACTTGGTCATACTATGTCCGCTGGTATCGGTATGGTTACTGGAACCATAAACGATTTGTTATCAACTATTCCCGGTTATAATCAGGCCGCTAATGCAACGAAGTTTGTTGGTGGGTCTATTATTGATGCACATAACGCCCGTAAGGAAAAGAAATTAGATGCAAAAGCGAATGCGGCTTATGAAGAGAAGAAGGCTGATGCTACTTCTAGATTCCAACAGATCCCACAAAACAAACCAGAAGACAAAGTAAAAACAGATAGAAATAACCAAGAGCAAAAGAAAGAAAGACAAGAAAATGGAAGAGAACGAGAGAACAACGAAAAGCGTCATAAAAGCTTAATCGATGTTCTTAAAGGTATCCAGATGTCCATGTTGATCGGTAAACTGATTGGTGGTGTTGGATTTGTTCTTAGTGGTCTTGTTTCTGGTATCAGTGTTCTATCTGGTGCGGTTCTTGGTTTGGCTCCTATGATTGCGGGTGCCCTATCTGCTGCTGTTGGTGGTTTAATTGCTAAGTTTTCGGGGTTGTTTGATAAGATACCGGGATTGGGAAGTAAGACCCCTACACCATCGTCTGGCTCTGGTGGTGTTAATCCAAACGATGTGTCTAAGGATCCTAAGAAGTCTCCGAAAACTACACAACCGGATGGAAAGAAGCCACCTACACCAGAACCAAGACCGGGGCAACCAGCAAAAATTGAGACACCTAAAACAAAGACACCTACCCCTAAAGGGAAGGCTGGTATTTTGTCAAGGGCTGCTGATCTTGGTAAAAAGGGTTGGTCTGTTGCTACCGATGCTGCAAAATCAGCCTCAAAATTTATACCAAAAAGCGCATTAACTGGTGCTGGTATGGCGGTACGTGTCGCCGGTAGAGCAATTCCTTTTGTTGGTGCTGGCTTGATGGCTTATGAGTTGTATAACTTCGCCAAAGAGAATCCAGATCTGTTGGATAAGGGTGTTGATGCTGCGAAGGGTGCTTGGGAAAGTCTTACCGGGTCATTGTTTGGAAAAGCTAATGCTAGTGAAGCTCAACCGGAATCTAAATTAGGGAATGAAATTAAGGCGGGTGAAAATGAGCCTGTATTTAAAACCCTTGAGAAAAGAAACCAAGAGGTTGAAGAATTCCGAGCTAAACAACAACGTGAAAAGGAAGAACGAGATGCACGACGTCAAGAAGGTGCGTTAATGGCTGCTGTAAATAATACCACATATAATAGTATGAATTCCGTTCTACCGTCTGGTTTTGGTGAATTTAGACCAGACCAACCACAATATTCATATGGGGTTCAACCGTCAACATGATACATAATCAAGCACACATAACAAACATGCGTCTGGAAATCCCAGACGCAAACACAACCGCCAACTTTGTAACATCAGCTCAATCTGTTGTTCTTCCAACTATGGAAATGGATATAACAAGAGTTTCGATAAATCAGATGACGTCCGGACTTATGCCGGGTTCGAAGATCATTTACGAACCATTTAGGATTAGATTTTTGATTGATGAAAATTTCGAATCTTATAAAGAGTTGTATCAATGGATGATCTCTGTTACTGATAGTAGAACTTTCAATTCCACCGCCCATCTACCGGGTGCTAGACCTAGATCTATTTTGGTTCATATTCTGGATAACTCAAAAAAGAATATAGTATTGACTTTCAAGTTTCATGACCCATTCCCGAGTTCATTGGACGATATAGAATTGTCCTATGTTGATGACGGAAACCCAGCCCTTATAGGTAATGTAACATTTAGTTACTCATCTATGAGTGTTGTTGGTGTAAACGATTTGGAAATCCTACCAAAACAAAACCCGGTCGGTATCGGTGCAGGACACCCATTCCAAAGTAAAATCTAAAGGTTCTTCGTCTTGAGGTATAATAAACAAAAAGATGAGGTACTATATGATATACGCTATTTCTGGTTTGAAACGGACGGGTAAAGACACAGCCTCGAAGTTCATCCAAGAACTTACTGGGGCTGTTCCATATGCTTTAGCTCACCCAATTAAAAAATCCATCCATAATGGATTACAACGTATTCAGAAAACAAAAGATATCAGCTTTGCTGATGTTAATGGAGAAACTGAATATGACCGAGAGCAAGATTTGGGCTTGACTACTTTAGAATTAAAGAGTCTTCTGAATAATGCTATAATGTTCTGCCATAGACACAACAATTTCACATTCGGTGAAATGCACAAACTTTTCAATTCTGTCTCTGAATTTAGATCTAGTGACAAAATGACAATAAAAGATATGTTGTGTATTGGCTTTGCTGAATTCTTTGGTAATAAGAAAAAAGCAGCAGAAATTGAAAATAAATATAAATGGTCTATTCGTAGACTGATGCAAGTTCTTGGTACGGATCTAGTTGTCAATGTAAGACGTGATTATTGGTTAGAGTGTATCCCGGATGATGGGAAAGACATCATTATAACCGATGTCAGACAGGCTCACGAAATGCAATTTTGTCGTGATAATGGTGCTAAAGTAATCTTTATTTGTAAGACTGGAATCGTATCAACCGATTCACATATCACCGAGCGTGGTTTAGAACCATCAGCAAGTGATATTATAGTTTTTAATGATGGTACATTAGAAGCTCTTAAGAAAAATATCAAATCAATTGTTTAATAGGAAAAATAAAATGCAAGAACAAATTCAAAAACTGTCTAGTGACATCATCGTACTGAAAGCCCGTATTTTTGATATGAGTGAAGAATCAGTAGCAATTAGTCAACAAAATGCTAAAATCTTTAGTATGCTCGCAGAAGCACTCGAACTAGACAAAGAAGAATCTTCCGACATTCAGTTCTATCTGAATAAAATCAATCATCTGAAACAAAATCAGGTTGAAGTTGTAAAAGAATAATGTTATAAAGGGGTTGCTATTAAGCAACCCCTTTATTTTATGGAAGATATTCAAATGGATGACTACTTTGATTTTGATCTAGAACGGATGCGAATCGCAGTTGAAGGAGATACAATCTATAAACCAGAAGGTATGACCGTGCGGGAGTGGTTGGATTGGTTAAAAACAGTTGACAACGAAAACAAAGAGATGTAACCTATAGTTGTTGCCTAAATACTGTTTTATAAAGGAATGATTTTATGTCTAAGATGTTTAATGAGCTGTTTGAATCTATGACTCAAGCAGTCGCGATGAAGGCTCTTGGTTTGACTGGTAAGTTTACTGATGACCAACTAAAGGCTGCATATCGCAAGGCAGCAAAGGATAACCACCCAGACCGTGGTGGTTCCACCGAAAAAATGCAGGCAGTAAACCAAGCTTACGAAGAACTGAGAAAATCTGGTTCTCCTGCAACCCAAGAAGCTACATGGGCACAGCGAAAACAGAAACAGGAAGAAGAGAAACATGTTGTAACTAACTTCGTAACCCATATGTTTGACAAGTTTTTTGATACTCAGGCTTATCTCGACTACTTCCAAAAGATGAGCGGTAAAAAGTTCACATTTGAACGTAAAATTACCGTTGGTACTTGGGGAACTTCTTCTGTCGATTATAAATTTACGTCGGAAGACCGTACAGTTTTCTTTGATCTGAATGCAATGGCTCATGTGTTTATCACCAAAGCTCTGGGTGCAGGTATTGATAAACCTGAGTTGGATAAGATGGGTGTTTTCACTGAGGTTCTGATTGACCGTAAAAAAGTAAAAATGACCCAAAGCAATTACAACCAATCCGAAACTGAAAAGTTTATGAAGGATCCGAAAATCCTTTTCCCAGAAACCAAGCTAAAGAAAGCTTTTTCTGGTGATAAAAAGGTTAAACCGCTCAAGAAAGCCGATTATGTTCTTTTCGTCAAAAAAGAACTTGAAGGAAAACATTTGGGCGGTGATGATTTCGCAGTTGACATTGGTAACGGTTCCGTGATTTATTTTTCTCGTATGACATGGATGCGAAAGGGTGTATGGAATATCAGTGGTCGTACAGGAACAAAAGAACGTTGGTCTGTAACTACTCCGTTCTATGAAACTGAAACACCGGAAAACATGGATGTGATGAAAGAACTTGTACAGACTATGAAATCTCATAGTTCTTCTGGTGGTGCTCAGATGGAAGCTCTTGTCAAGAAATTTATGTTGAAAGCTAACAAAGTTTAAAATTAAAAACAGGAGATTATAGTGTTATAATCTCCTTATAAAATAACAAAAGGAAAGATAAATGATTTTTATTGCTGATATTGTAGATCCGTCTGAATTTGGTGGTGCGTCTCGTACCGTTATTGACACCAAACTGATCAAAGGTCTCTCTGAGAAGAACGGTGTTTCTTATATCACCTTTGATGTTCGTGGAACCGATAAGCAAAAAACGATTGCAGTCCATCAGGATTTCGAAGCAATTTTCTCATATATGCAGTTTGATGAACGGATCAAACTTAGCCAGTAAAACGTATTAACACCCCTAGCGATTTTCGTTAGGGGTTTATTTTTTTTGATAGGATGGTTTATGAAAGTAGTTCTTAAAAATGGTCAAGAAATCGAAGCGAAAGATGTAGTAAAATCAAAATACGATCACCTTGTTGTTACTGAACGTGCTGCATTTTGGATTGATAACAAAGAAATCAAAACCGTGGTTTGGTGGTGATATGGGTAGTTTTAATACTGTTTGTTCTGTTAGTCGTCAAATCGTTCAAGGTGGTGATAAAGTTCGCTTGATCCCAGTTGCTGGTAAACACTGTATTAGTGCTTTCCCACTTACTGCGGTGTATGACGATTATGGTGAGTTTGACATTGATGATAATCTTGCGTTAGAATGCTTAATGAAAAACGTATCCATGTTTAACGATGGTGTCTCTAAAGAGAACTTAGCCCATGGATTTTATCCATACGATGAAAATCGTTGGACAATCCCAGACCTATGGAGCAAAACAAAATACGAGACTTCTTTTATTGTAGTAAAGTCTGATGTATACGATCTCGTTTCGGAGTTTGGTATTACTTGTTGGTGGGAGAAACCTGTATACGACGTTTCTGATGCAGATGACTGGCTACCGGTAACACCGGAACGAGTCGCTAGACATCTTAAAACTCTCCAAGAAAGACTGAAAGAGTTGATCGAAGATAGTGAAGACCCAGAAGATGATATCCTTGTGAATCATGTTAAGATCATGATTGATAATGTTCATATTGGTAATGCAAAACATTATGAACTTAGCAGATTGATTAAAACTCAAGATCAGATTAATGATTATGCTCATCACGACGATACAACTTATGCAATCTTCAAAAATATTGAAGAATTTGCAAAATTAGAAAATTTTTATGCTGGTTGTAATAACTTGGATATTGTGCTAACATCACAGGAATATGGTCGTCAGACATGCAAGCAGTTTGAAAAGGTTCGTATGATGACAAAAATCCAGATTGCTGGGTTTAACCAAACAGAAAAAATTCAGTTGACTCCGGTTGAATGGGATGTTAAGATTCCTTACTCTATGGTTGTGGAATCAACTAAACCAAATTGGTCAAATGAAGTTGATTTGATTCGAGTTGGCGACTGTCTTGAAATTACGGACTCTAAATACAATGAGTTCAAAGAGTATAAGCATGATGATGTTTATCTGAGTGAGAAATGATATGATGTTTTTAGAAACAGAAAAAGTAAATTTGGTGGGAAGAATACACCCGCTAGATATAGCAAACCAAATATGTTCTGTTCAGCCTATAGACCCTGAGCCATTTCGAAAACTATATGAGCGGGCTAAAGAGAACGAACGTATTAAGATTCGGCTTTCTAAAGCTTTTATGGTCCCTGTATCGAGGATAGATGCATACTGTGTGGAAGCGTATCGACTTGGTATAAAAGAAAGTAAAAATAAAAGTTAAACATCCTTTCTAACTGTGATATGATGTTTATATAAATGAGCGTGAGTGGCGAAGTTGGTTGAAACGCATCGGACTTAAAATCCGATACTGCATAATGGCACATCGTGGGTTCGATTCCCACCTCACGCACCAAATACGAGATGATAAACCCAAATTCCTTTTTGTTGAATGAGCTTTTGAACGTAAAATGAGTTTATCATCTCCAAAATTCAATATGAGATGCTTAATATGAACGTATACATCAGAAATTACATGCGCGATGTCCTTTGGAGTAGTATCTTCAATGAAGATCACTGTAAAGGTAAATGCGTTAAGATTATGCGTGGTAAACATTTGAAGCCTTTCTATCAAAAATCGAGATATTAAAATGAAAGTGAAGCTTGGTGCCTATAACCTTAATGAAAAAGGTTTATTGGTCAATACTAATGGTCAAAAATTCATTTTGAGTGAACAAGTTGTAGATGAATTCTCTGAAAAGCTACCAGTTCTAATCAATTTTGGTCAAAAATGTTTTAACGTCGATAATGCTAAAGATACCCCCGATCCGGTTGGTATTCTGAATTCCGTAGAAACTTACAAGAAAGGTAATATCATTATTGTTACGGGTGACGTAGAAATAACCAATGACAAAGTGTATGATGTTCATGGGTGTCTTCCTTCTTTCTGTATCCGTGGTTTGGCTAATGGTGACTGTGCTAATTACAAAGTTACAGAAATCATTTCTTGGGATGTGGAAATATATGGTGGTTTAGCATGAAAGATCTTACTGAGATTCAATCAAGTTTGGTCTTCAAACAAACCAGCGAAGAATGGAAAAATATCCATGGTGTTGATGTAGACAAAATTTATTGCTATATTAACAATGATGGTAAGGATATCTATGCAATTGGTAGACTTAGATCCTGTTGTGGACCTTGGTTGAGTGTTAGTTGTCGGTCTCTCCGTAAAAAAGGTTATATAGCATTTGACTTTAACGATGAAATTGAGATACCATATGGTTCGGGGATGAAAACTGCTTATAGGGTATTGTTTTCTGACACCCCTAAATACGAGTATGATGAAGAAGCCAGACATCCAGTCGCTTACTTCGAAAAATACTTCAAATAAAAGTTAAACATCCTTTCTAACTATGATATGATGTTTATATAAATTGCGCTGTTAGCTCAGTTGGATAGAGCAACGTTCTTCTAAAGCGTGGGTCACTGGTTCGAATCCAGTACGGCGCACCACGGGATGTGGTGAAATTGGCAGACACACTAGATTTAGGTTCTAGCGCCATAGGCGTGACGGTTCGAGTCCGTCCATCCCGACCAAGCGGGTAAGGTGTTTATGGATACATGCAAGCCTTCCAAGTTTGAGTAGACCGGATCGTTACCGGCTACCCGCTCCAAGATTTAAAATTGATGTGTTACAGCTATCAGCTCACCGTTGAAAGAATACGGATAAGTCGGCTCGACTAAAGAACATATCATTTGGCCCCTTAGCTCAGTTGGTTAGAGCAACCGACTCATAATCGGTTGGTCACTGGTTCGAGTCCAGTAGGGGCCACCAAATTTTTGATGAGAGCTATATTATGTCTGGTATAAAATCCATAATTGAAAATTGGTCAGTTGGTGATGGTATAATCCATTGGAAGAATGGACGCCATAGTTTAGTAGTCTTTGGGTTTGCTCCAAATGGAGAACCTGCCTTTAAGTTTAAAGGTAAGAGTAAACTTACATCAGTAAGACAGATCGAAAAATCCATAGTTAATGCATATATTCTATAGTTGTAAGCTCTCACGAATTTAATGGTCGTTGACCTTACGATAATAATGAAGCGATACAGAGTCCCATCGCTTCTAAAAATATCAAAAGGGATGTTGATGCGCGTATGTAGCCGGGTTATAATGACCAAGATTCATGAAGGGTGAAAGACCACCCTAAATATCATAGCGGGGTGGAGAAGTCAGGAGTTCTCGCCAGACTCATTATCTGGAAATCGGTGGTTCAAATCCACCTCCCGCTTCCAATGGCGTGTAGTTCAGTAGGTAGAACAGCGGACTGTTAATCCGTATGTCGTGGGTTCGAATCCCACCTCGCCAGCCAAATTCTGGATGTTCGGCTACGATGGCGGTGTAGCGGCGGACTGTAAATCCGTTCCCTCTGGGTAAACAAGTTGGTTCGAATCCAACAGCATCCACCAAATAGAAGAAGTTAGAAGACGTTCTGATAAAATCCTCGGAGACGATGCCCCCTTGCGGTTTTAAACCGTTACGGATAAGCACGGGGTAATCCAAATCAACCATTATAGGGATGTGGTCATCTGGTATGTAAAATACAGTTGGTTTGGAACTTTTCGGTGATTAGCGCAGTTGGTAGCGCGTCTGGTTTGGGACCAGAGGGTCACAGGTTCGAGTCCTGTATCACCGACCACTTAGCACAAAGAACGGGTAACGACGTATGCCCCGGAATAAGCCAGCCATAGAGAATCTGGATATCCTGAAACGTGCCTTTAGGTTTCAGGCGGGATTGGTAGTATAAAGACGATATGGTAACTACTCCTTGACAAGCAGGGTTGAACTTGAGGTAACTGTCCTTTACCAAACAACGAACAGATGGACAAAATCAGTTGAACGTCCTTCCTCCTTGTGATAGCATGTCAACTACATTAGGATATAATCACAGTCTAACGATCCTGATTATAATCCGCTGCCGAATTAGCTCATCTGGTAGAGCACAGCCTTTGTAACGCTGGGGTGGTCCGTTCGAGTCGGACATTCGGCACCAAATTTTGGATTCTCGTCAATAGTCCGGTCTATGAGAATCGACGCTTTAAGTAGCCCACCGGTATTTGTAAAAAATCTAGTGAAAGCTAGAAAATAAAAACCGAACCCCGACCTCTCCCATTACTCAAATGGTGATGTAGGTTCCTTCCCTGTAATAAGGTTCTAGTCCGTGACGGGTAAAAGGTTACATAGGGAGTATTGCTTGTGAATGACCACTGATTCAAGCCATCACATAAGCTCGTCCGTTATGACGTTAAATATAAGGCTTAGATTCCCATAAGGGCCTAAGCGTAAAAGTAACGAGCAAGACCGTTTTGCAGGCGTAGTCCATTGGGGTGATGATGTTTGTATGTTGGGCTCGGATAGCCAATGCTATTAAGTCCGGTGATGGTGCGACCGGATCGATTTACGGAACCACATCAACAAGTATGTGCCTTGGTGGTTCGACCTGCTTTGCAGCCGCACATGAAGCTAAAACTTAAAAAGAGAGGTTGTATATGTCACCGCTAAACGCAAGCCGTTAGGACGTAAAGGTAAAAATAGTGTTTTTGTAAATGGTTATACCAATAGTGGTATTCCGGTTTTATGTAATATATTTTATCAGTTTGAAACAAATGGTATTCCGTTGGATATTCTGATAGAGAAATTTTATAATTCCGGTTATATTATTGATTGGGTTTCTTTCGTTAATGATGCTTTCGAGATCGGATGGAAGAAAGAAACTGTAATAAAAAAGATAAAGTATGCATTTGATGATATTGAGATAAATGATTCAGATGAAATACTAAACCGAGTGATTAAATACATAGAAAGCCTGTAAGGAATGATATATGGGTAAGACATTTCGTCGTAAAAATGAAAAACATCTGGACAGTTGGTATGGTGATGAACTTAAAGTGAATCGGGATCTGGGAGATAAATATCCTAGTTATCCAGAATCGGGTGTCAAAGATCGTTATAATACATTGAGTCGTCAGCGAGATCGTAAATTGAAACATGATATCATGCACGGTAATCACGATGTTTTTGTTGATGATGATTACGAAATGAAAAAGGCTAACGCCGGTTATCAATATAGTTAAGATTTTAAAGTGTACGCGCCCCAAGAGTGGCGCAGCGGCGTCAAACAATACGAGTCAAGGGTAAAGGTGATACCCTGTATTGTCACTAGACGAAAAGAGACCATATTGCCTCGATTATGGTCCCCGTTTTAAAGAGGGTGGTGTGACCTACCACTATCACAAGGTTGTTGTCTGACACCAAAGACAACGTTCGGCAACGGGGACTTTATCTTGCTTTGACTGGCTTGATATAGTCCCCGTTTTTCTTTTTATTAACGGAGAATTTGATATGTTGACTGGAATTTTTATTGTGTATTTGATTGGTGTTCTGGTATTCATTACCGCATTTGGGATTACCGATCATCAAGACCGAGAAGAGGATAGGACCCCTACTTTTAAAGAAGTTATGGATTATCTTTCTGTATCAGCAATTTGGCCCGTTTTGATTGCTATGTCGATTATTCGTAGTCTTTAATCCCTAAATATGTTCATATCAACTATAGGAGAGTTTTAAATGGCTAAGAATATTCATGAGAAAAGTCATGCCCGTGAGGGTCGTGGTGGTGCCAATGGTGGTAATGAAAAATGGTATAACTCCAAACTGTGGGAAAACGTAGAAGCCAAACAGGTTAGTCTGGATGCAAAGCCGGATGAACTGTTGAAAGAGAAAGAAGGTGAAGACCTTCGAGCAAAACAGCGTCGTATGTTCGCGATGGCTTATTAAAATAAACTAATAAGAAGGTAAAACAGATATGATGATATCGCCAAACAGTTTCTTTAGAGACGAATATGTTAGTATGGTAAACAAAAAATTAAAATTATTTAAAAGTTCCGAATATCTAGACAGGAGTCGATTGATGATATCTCCTGATGCATTCCAACAAGAGTTGGGGACTATATGCTTGGATATGGGAAGACAAACAGGAAAAACATCTGCTGCTATTATGTTGTTAGAAGAACATAAAGACGCTTTGTATGTTGTTCACAACCATCCTACTATCAGATCTATATTGTCGGTGGCACCACATTTAAAAGACCAAGTGTTGTCAATTAGCGACTTTGTTAATAGGTTTTATTCTCGTGGTACATACAATCATGTTATTCATGGAAGTAGGATTGAAAAATATAGTATGATCATTATTGATGAACCTTATTTCACATGTACCAATGGTCAGAGACAATTCACTAATCGTAGTAGTTGTTCATATCACTTGGATGGTGGTAAACAAATAAATACCACATACGGTCTAATTAGTTATGCCGCATTCAGGATGGAATCATTAATCGTTAAATTGGGAATGCAATGAAAATAGCTTATAAATATGATATGAAACGAATCTCAGATAGAGTATCTAGATTTGTGACTCTTGGATTAAAGACGGTTGCAAAGATCCACTATCTCCATCTTACAACCAACAATTATGCGCTCCATATGGCACTTGATGAGTTCTATAAGGAATTCCCAGATGACTACCTAGATTCGGTTGCAGAGAGCGCCTTGGCTAACGACATCGAGTTGGTATACAACCACTTTGAAGTTGCGTCAGACGACGCTCTGAGTGTGTTACAGGGACTTTACGACAACGGCTCTGAGTTGGCTGAGTTACTTGATGGAAAACCAGAGTTTAAAGGAACTTTAAACGCACTTGAGGATTCATTGGAGTTCATTAAGCTGGTGATCTACAAGGTAAAACGTTTCAAATAAAAACATCCCTCGTCTATTGACGGGGGATTTTCATTTGTGTATAGTGAAGAAACTATAAGAATAAAAAGGGATATAAAGATGTACGATGTAAAACGTGTTATTGAAATCTGCGAAGAAGCTTACGAAAAGGTAGAAGTTGTTGATATGGGTAACTATACCAAGATCAAAACTTTCTACACTAAAGTTTGCTTTTTTGATGAACCATGTGAAATGGTATGTGAATATATTGTTGGTGTTATGGAATCCGGTATTGTTGTTACTAGATTCAAAGACAAACGGATGATGGTATTCAAGACGATTGAAGAGTTTTCTTATTGGGTAGGTGCCTAAATACCAAGGTAATCAACCTATAGGAAAATTAAAATGAAAATGAAATTTAGTGAATTCGTTCAATTGGAAGAAAAATTGATGGTATTCGGAAAGAAGGCATATCCTAAGTTTAACAACGTCTTGATCTTGGCTGGTGGGGCCGGTTCAGGAAAGGGATTTGTTACTTCTAAACTAGTTGGTCTGGAAGGTATTACCCTAGACGTAGACCGTGTAAAAGAGCTTGCTATGGCTTCCACAAAGCTCGCTGGACGCATTAAAGCAGAAACCGGGCACGATATATCCAAGTTTGACTTGAAGAAGCCAGAAAACGTTTCTACTCTGCATAGCCTTCTATCTGATGTATACAAGACAACCAAGAACATGGATAAACGTGTTTTTAATGGTGTATTGGCTGCACCAGAGGATCGTAAACCTAATTTGATCTTTGACGTTACCCTTAAAGATATGGGTAAGATGGCTCAAATTGCAAAACAGGTTCGTGAACTAGGTTATAACAAGGAAAACGTTCATATCGTGTGGGTGATGAATGATATCAACGTTGCTATGAAACAAAACGCCGAACGTTCCCGTACTGTACCGGTTGAAATTCTTGTTGCAACCCATGAGGGTGCAAGTATGACCTTCAAAAACCTAATGGCTATGGGTGAAGGTGCCCGGAGTTATGCCGATGGTGATTGGTATATTGCATTCAATAAAATTGGTGTTGACTCTTCTATTGTTAAATCTGGTAAAGGTGGTTCTTATGTTAAAGAAGCAAACTACATAAGAGTTAAACAACAGGGTAAAGCTCCGATGAAAGCAACTGAACTTGATAAACAGATTGTGAATAAGATTTCTGATTATATTCCAAACCCAGAAACATGGGCTATGGTAATGAAGAAATAAAGGTACTAAATAAAAGGGGCATAATGCCCCTTTATCGTTTTGAGGTATTATAAATGAAATTTTATTCTAAAGGTTCGTCTGTCACCTTGAGTTCAGAAATTACCACAGAAGGTGCAACCTATGTGTGGAAAAAGGGATCTACCGTCATTTCCGGTAAAACAGAAAAAGACCTTATTCTTAGTTCTTTCGGTGCTTCTGATGTTGCCACTTATACAGTAACTGCAACGGTAGATACTACCGACACAGACACTGTTTTTGAGATCGGTATGGCTGAATTGGACCTTACACCACAACCACTACAGACCATTACCCTTGAGGAAGGTGATGGTTTTTCGTCTACTATGACAGCAGTCGTTAAATTTACCCCTGATACCGCTGGTGATAACAAGTCTGATTTTACGATCAAATATCAATGGAAGAAAGGACCCATTAACGTATCCGGTGCAACTTCTGCGGTATTAACAAAAAGCAACGTCGTTGTTGCGGACTCTGGTAATTATCTGGTCGAAACGACTCTTATGGATAAAACTACTTCTGGGCAAATGATTTCGACTAGAATGGTTGACCTAACCGTTATTACGAAGGTTCTTGAGTCTTTATGGAAAGTTATCCCTCTTGAGTATAGAGGAACTAGCTTTACTTGGATTGGGTACTGGGTTATTGACGAAATAAAGAAAAATCCATCTTGGTTTACAGACTATAGTTCTCTGAAATATAAAGACGAAATAGAAACCATAGTTAAAGCGTTTGATGAATATGGAGAAGTTGAACTTCAAGAATCCAGAAATGGTCGGATTCTAAAGGTAAGTGACTTAAAATAAAAAGAGCCTTCGGGCTCTTTTTTCATTTCCTAATCTCTAAATATGTTATATTAAGGAGAATTGAAATGAAATATGAAAACAGTAAAGGTATAGATAGACAAAATATGCCTCAAATTGCAGCCGAGAACGTCCCCGGATTTTTGGATTGGTGTACAACAAACGGGGTTGGGTTTATTAAGGAAAGGGTTAAAGTAAAGACTTTACTTCCGACTCAATCAGAGTATAATGAAGAAAAAGTGGAAAAGATGAGAAGTGCACCATATAGTGTGTTATCAAAACCTATTGTTGTTTCTGATGATAACTACATTCTAGACGGACACCATCGGTATAGTGCATTGTTAGCCAATGATGGTGATAACCTGATTGAAATATATCGGGTTCGTTGTGATATTGTGGATCTATTGATTGCTGCTCATAAGTTTCCATTAACATTTTATAAAGGGCTCAAAGAGAGTCGTAAAAAGTTTTCTGATTTTATCTGAGGTATGATATGTCTAGTTTGCATTTCCATCATTCCGCAATGAATGCGGGAAAGAGTTCTCATTTATTGCAAGTTGCTTATAATTATGAAGAAAGGGGGATGGGAGTTTTAGTTTTAAAACCTTGCATTGATACTCGTGATGGGGAAATGGTTTCTTCACGATTGGGGGTTTCTCGTCCATCAATTATGTTTTCTGATAAGGAGAATTTAACTGATCTTTATTTGAGTTATAAGATCGGAAAGAAAATAGATTGTATTCTTATCGATGAAGCCCAATTTATGACGGTCGAACAAGTAAAGCAACTGGCTTTTATTGTTGATAACTACGATGTTCCTGTTATGTGTTATGGTCTTATGTCTGACTCCAATGGAGAGATGTTTGATGCAAGTCGTCAACTTGTGGTTATGGCTGAACAAATTGTGGAACATAAAACAATTTGTTGGTGTGGTTCTAAAGCAACGATGAACCTTCGTGTTGATGAGAACGGCAAAAAAGTTATTGGTGATCAAGTTTGTATTGGTGGGAACGATAGATATATTTCTGTTTGTCGTAAACACTGGGTTGCTGGTATGAGTGGAAAATGAAAAAGGGATCCCTATTTGGGATCCCTTTTTGTTTTATGCGAATGGATAACCTTTGTAAGTACCAGTCTCAATAACGTCTGTAACTCTCTTAGCACGATTTGGTGTCTGTCTCGCCCAAGCACTAGCAAGACCGTGCTTCTTTGCTTCTACCCAGTTCTTGGAGCGCATAGCGCGAAGCATCGACGGGAAGCCATTTACACCTTTGGCCCCCATCTGAAAAACCATATTTTCCAATGCGGTTTTTCTGACTTCATCTAATCCAACATATGTAGACCATAAATCGACATACCCTTTCATAGAATTTCTAACTACTTCAAGATCTTTAGCAAAAAGTTGACTTTCTTCTGATTGAGTAATCTTACCGTCGGTAATAACCCTCCCAACATGGGAACTTAACTCACGGTTAATTTCCCCCATATCTTTCGTACGAAGTTTCTTTATTAAATGACCAATACCGATAGTCGGATATCCTTCGGTATCCCAATAAACAGTAAGCTTCGAACCCTCGTCGAATTTAAGCATTTTTTCTAACATATAATATTCTCTCTAAAATTATGGACTCCCGAAGGAGTCCAAATTATTAAGTTATCCGCTGTGCCAATGTTACGTTCCAAGAACCCCAACCGTCGCCGTTTTGGGAATTTGCTCTAGAAACACCCATCAGACGCCATGTACCATAGTTACAGGCAACCATATTAGTACCTTCCGCGTTCGAGAATGCAATCTGAGTACCTTGGAGAACAGTCCCCGGACCTTGTGGACCAAGGTTGGATTTGACTGTGACCATCGCATATGAACCAATATCCATATTGCCGCCGCCGTTGACGACTGATCTCAGTATTACACCATCTGGAATTGGGTTACTTGGTGAATAAACTCGTTGACCTACGTCGTGAACACCACCATTAGCGTTAACAGAACCTGCTATTCCGGTATTACCATTGTTATCAATAGACATTCTGAGTTTAGTTTCACCACCGGCACCATTACTTGATGTAAATCGAAGTTGACCGTCTGTGTTCATGTAAATCATTGTTGCCCAAAATCCGGGACGATGAAATTCTAGTCTGTTATTATTATTGCTAATGATAGAGGCATAACCACTATTAACACCTACAGATCCACCAACCTCAATGTTTCCATTAACACTTAGGGAACCAGACATTGTTCCGCTGGTTGTGTTGAAACCCGTACTCATAGTAACCACACCGTTCGAACCTATCATAAATGGTTGGAGATTCCATACACCATCTTGATAACGATGGATACCAAGGTTACCATTAGATAGATCCATACCCATCCCCCAAGTCACACCACTCCGGTTACTATTTGGGGAGAACTGTAATCCTGCGTTGTTAATAACTCGGAAAGTTGGAGCAGCGATTCGATCTTGGTTAGCAATAATCTCACCCTGATCAAATGTCAGAACACGTATGTTTCCAGTATCACCAGATCTTCGTACATACACGTATGGGTTTATTCCGTTGGATTCTTGAGCACCAATCCCAAACACCCGAGTTCCATCAGCTCCACTCACAAACATTGCAGTTCTTGCACTTAATTGTGTTTGTAATTCCATTACTGTGGGGCTAACGTATAGTAGCTGATTATCGGCATTGTCTCCATGTTTTAGTTTAAAGGTGTTACCTTCTGTCAGTATATGGAATCTAGCATTAGCTCCGTCTTGGAAACTAATCGATGCACCATTATTAATCATAACAGCATTCTTTATGGTTGCAGTAGTTACCGCTCCAGTTAGAGTGCCACCAGACAGATTTAATTTAGTATTAAGTAAATTATCTGTTTCAGTTTTTGTGTATGCATTAAAATCACCAGCAGAAGGTTTATTACCAGTGTGATATATGGTGTAATCGTTACTTCCAATCCTTACCATTGGGTTATTTTTGCTTTCAAGATATACAGTACCAGTCTTAGCAGCCAGATATATATTGTTGCTCGCGGCGTTGATATATTCATCTGTTGCATCCCAACGAATTGCGCCAGTCATGATACCACCAGACAGATTAAGCTTTTTGTTAAGCTCTGTGTTTATCTGTGTAGTTGTTAATGTACCAACGTCGGCGGCTGATGGTTTATTGCCGGTATGATATATGTCATAATCTGTGTTATTAACTTTAACCTTCGGATTGATAGTTCCAGAAGCTAATGTCAATCCAGATGGTGAGCGTTCGACGTAATAATCAGAACCACTACCAAGAGTCAATCTAGTGGTGTTGCCAGAGTTAAATCTAACATCCCCAGTTACAGTACCACCAGTTAAAGACAACGCCCCAACATCAGCGGAAGTAGGTTTAAACTCTTCGTTATAGTCACGATACCAAGGCTTCCACGCACCACTTGAATATTGTGCTCTAGACCAAACTTCGGACGAGTTATATACCCAATATTTTTGAATAACGCCAGCGGAAGTAGTAACAATAAGGTTACCAGCTTTCTCAACTGGATAGTTCAAACTAGTTAATGCTTTAGCGTTAGCAACTTGGCTATATATACCAGCGGTTTTAATATCGTTGAGGTTATCTGTATCTCTCAGTGTGATAATAGAACTAAAACCACCAAGAGCAACACCATCAACATATGCCTTGTTTGTTAAATGCATTGCCAACGTCGGAACTTGGTTATTTGATATAGTACCGTTTGCATTAAAGACAGTTTCCCCAGTTACAGTTCCCGAACCATTTGGACGAATCACAACACCAGATGAACCACCACCAATAATTGTTCTATTATCTAAATAGATTCCTTGGTTTGCATTACCGGAATATTGAAGTGCATAACCAGTTGTGGTTACAATAAATTTCTCTGCATTCACATTACCGGTTTCGATCTGTACTTTCTTACCTGCATGGGTAAATTCAGCACCAACATCTCTACTTATTCTTAGTGTACTAGTGTCAGCAGTCGAACCATCAGACCCTTTGCGATATCTAGAAGCTAAGAACAAAGTACCTTCATATTCACCGGTTGTGGTTGTGTTTGTTGCTTGACCTATAATTCTAGACAACTGATCGCCACTATGGGGATCATATCGGTTTGTAGCACCAACTCTAAAACTAACCTCACCTATTGTGTATGGAATACCAGCAGCAACACCATCACGATATTTTTCCTTGGTATAAGATACGTAAGGATAAACAGAATCGTCATTAGTAGAGTTATTGTGTCTTAGAATACCAGTTCTATATGTGTTTACCTGTTCCCACACACCAGTCGGTAACCATGGTTGCCAACCTTCAACTGCATTAATCCATACCCTTGTAAACTCTCTTGGTTCTACAAATCCACCGACTGTTACCCAGTTACTGAATTTCTGAACAGTCAAGTTATCGAAAGATCGTTGTTTAACCTCAACAATACCCGTATGAGTAGTTGCAGTTGCGGTATTGTCAGTTCCATTAGCCCAGTTACCATCAACTGTAAAAACACCGTTGGTCTTAATTAGGTTGAAGTCACGAACACCACCGGTTACTGTGATCGCGTTGGGGCTATCACCAACACCAAGACCCATACCACCCACCGGCTGTTTGTTCAGAGAGGTATACATTTCAGCCCATGGCTGCCAAACACCGATATATTGTCTGCGCACCCATACACGGTTTTCAGTATAAGAAAAGAATATTTGTGCGTTTGCCCCATTACCCCAACGAGTAACAAGGAGGGTTGAACCACTAGGTCCTATACCACCAGCAACGGGAGTATTTTTTGTGTTGGCGAAAACACCATAGTTACCGGGCATAATTGCTTTATCGCAATCATCTTCTGGTGGACGATCATATACCGCCATTGCCTTTACTTCTTCCGCACTAGGCAAATTACCTTTATGGAAAATATCATAGTTTGTATTTCCATAAGATACTTGAGGATTAACCCCGGCAGCCATATTAAATCTTACTTGAGTTAGTGGTGTACCATACCAACCACTAAAAGCAATTCGTTGATCCGTAACGTCTCTATCTACTTTACCACCTTGGAAATAAAGTAAGGAACCAGATGCAACTAGACGTTGTGCATATGTATTGGTAGCAGAATCATAAACTTCAACTTGACCGTTGGACTTGATTCTATTTGCTTCAACCTGACCATTAACCATTAGGTTTCCAGTCATGGTATCACCATCTCTATTAACAGCTCGAACAGGCAAACCGTCAAGTTTTGTTTTGTCTTCTTTACTCATTGCCCCATGGGCGGATTGCGTTGCGTTATTAATTGAAACTCGCGGACTTACACCAGTAGTAACGACGATTGGGAGAGTCCCGGTTACAGATTTCACCGATGTACTATCTAGGTTATCAACATAACCTTTAATGGCAACTTCATTAGAATTGACAGGAGTTTTATATGTCAATGTTCCGGTAAAGGTTTTATCCCCACCAATAGATTGATTACTAACACTATCAATAACCTCATTACCATTATAAAACAGCTTAACGTCTTGCGGGGAAAATGGTAGGTTAGTCTGTGTCCAAACTAATCCACCCCCAGCGGTAGACGAACTCTTAAGGTCTGCCATTTTTAAATTCCTCTATTTTGAAATTGTTTCTACTCTTTTATTTAGGTAACAAAAAAGTCCCTTATTTGGGGACTTTTTGACATTGTGGTTCTTTCAGATCCTTTCTATAAGAACATAACATTCTATTTTGTGAATCTATATAAACACCTATTTTTTCAAGCCAAGCCCTATACCTTAAACTGTCCTCATATGTCATCCCGACATAAGTTGTTTCACCTTCCTTAATAACAGTCCATTTAGGAATATAAGTTTTTACAGGGATTGGTCTATTTGGATGAAACACTAATACCGGGTCTGGTCTCGGTGGTGTTGAACATGCAGCAAGAACCACTATACACATCATAATTAGAATTTTTTTCATTTACATTCCCCCAGAGTAAGGCAATCCATTCTGCTTCCAAACTCTTCATAATCATTCTGGATTATCTTCTCTACTAGCTTAGGTTTCTTGTCTATTGCATCCTTACCGCGACTAGCATTAGATTCCAGCGTACCAATGCGCTTAGAAAGCTCTCTATTCGATTTCTCTTCCGTCTGACTATACTCGCTGGACTGTTGTTTGAAATCGCTTATACTCAATTCCATGGCGGATAATTTGGATGTCATTGTTTCTAGTTGTTGGGTCATCTCTCCGATTGTTATTGCCTGTGATTCGATCTTGTTGAACATATACCAAGTAGACCCACCAACCAAAATAAGAAGAATCCCAAATATAATTGCCTTGTATCTTACCATTATTAATATCTCCAAATAAAAAGGCTCCAACCTTATTTAGGTTAGAGCCTTTGGGAGATAATGATTACTTTTTATCCCATTCGACACAAATCAATTCTTCGAAATCGTCTTCGTCAAAACAATTTTCAATTACTTGTGAGATAACATCCCAATCTCCACCGGCAACACCAGCCCCAATCTTTGGGAATATAAGTCGATACCCTTCATATCCAAAATCTTCCGCTAAGTGGACGAAACCATTCTCTAATGCATCCAAACGAAGATCTCGACCGGGGAAATATTGTGTGTATAGGTTAATCAATCGAGAGTCATAATCTAAGGGAGTCCAGCTATATTGACCCAACATTCCAATATCCACTTGACCGTTTGTCTTAAACAGCCGTTGGAAATGTGCGTCTACAATAGGCGCATCTGGGAAGTTCATGGCAATACCAGCAGCAATACCAGAGCCCATTGCGGTATGACAATTACACCCATGAACGAACAAAGTTGGAATCTTCAATACTTCTGGGTCTTTCATCATGGCGATCATATCGCCTTTAACATAACGAATTTTCATTTTTCTATATCTCTTTGCTTTGGATATTGTTTTTGTTCCATCTGGTTAACTTTATCAAGTTTTTTAATATGAACTAACGGATAAACATAACTATGTTTTCCCGGTACTACTACTTCTTCTAGAAGACCATTATTTTTCATATATTGTAGTCTTTGTGCAAAAGGTTTCAACATACCTTTATATTTTGTTCTCAATGCCCTACTGTGATACAACTTACCATCTGGTGTTTTTAGTAGTTTATCTTTAGGCGTTTCACCCACATATATCCAGTTTGTTGCTTGATATATAATACCAACATGGTCATGAAACGGATCTGCATAACTAATTACAACTTTATGAGTTTTTAATTTTTTCAATATTCTCAGACAAGAACCAATGACCCACGATTCGGAATTATGAGGTAGCTCGTCCAACAGCACTAGTCTCCGTAATTCTAATACATCATCCTCTTTATCAGAAAACTTTTTCCATGCAGTTGTACTAAGTTGTCCAAATATAACAGACCCAACCAATTTTCCATTTTTATCATCAATCCGAAAACAATATGATGTTTTTAGACCATTGATATTATGAGAGTAATGATGAGCTTCTACGAATTCCTTTATTTCTTTTCTTTCACATAAAGATAATTCGTAATCCCTCCATTTTATGGTCATTCGATAACCTCCTTATGAAATTCACCAATAACTTTTTCTGGTGAATGACCCAAGACAACCATATTGACTGGGTGGGAAATGGTATGAACACCGCTAACAAAATAAAATTTAACTACGTTTGTTTCTGTAATCCCACGAGATTCGTCAAGGGTTACGAAATCATACATCCAATCGTTGAATCCGCGATATTTTGCATTGTTCAAAATAATTTCAGCAGCAAGCCCGAAAGACCGGGCTTTATCCTTCAATTCTTTAACTGTCATATTTAACACCGACACGGAATAAAAAGAAAACTCTCTTTTTGGTTAATAAAAACGGTTCCGTCATTGATATAGATTGGATTTTTCTTTTCCTTATCTTCAATATCACAAACCGCAATTACATTTTCATCGTCGTCGATATGAAACACGATGAATCCATTCTTAAGAATTTCATAATTATAAAAATTACGTTCGCAACTAGTACGATATTCTTGAGCCGCTTCGGTAGACCGAAAACGGTAAATGGTATCAAAGTTCATACGTGGATATTGATCATTTGGATACACTGAATGTCACCTTACCATTTTTAATGGAAATTTTGATTTCCATATCTTGAGAAAGTTTACCTTGTGTGTTAACTAGATTGAAAATTGCTTGATCTAGTGGTGCTAACTGACAATTTCCAATTTTTAGGTTACCTGTTATGTTAAGACCTTCGTCTTTTTTCTTCAAGGGTTTAGTTACATCCCCAAAAGATGCGGGTTTAATCTCACCAAATTTAGACCGGGTTGGAAGACTATTATCAAGAAGGATTTCCTTAGTCACCGCCCCCATTAGTTCTTCGTCACTAATCTGACGAGGCTTCGGAAGATCTTCAATTTCAATCTCTTTATCGAGTACGAAATATTTATAAAATTCGTCACTGTCAATAGTGTTGAATTCGTCCACCTTCAATACACCATTAACAATAAAACGGCTAATATAACCATCGCTGTTAAGTCTGTTCAAGCTATCTTGGTTAACTGTCAGACGATAATCAACCAGATAATTAGAAACAATCCAATCATTAATTTTGGCTAGACCGATAAATTCTTTCCGCTCTTTCAGATTTTTGAATTTATAAACAAATGCTTTCATTATTTTTCCTTTTATTAGTCCATGTAAGAGCTGCGGTATGCAACTTTTTCACCAACCACATTATTAATTTCGTCACAAATAATCTGCATGATTTCCTCTTTGTAGGTCAACGACTGATGACCACAATACGGAATTCTAAATTTTGGTTCCAAGAAAGATTCTTTACCTGATTTATACGCAATGTCAAACCCGAGACCCAAAACAAGGTCTTTTACTTTTTTCTTTCTTCCAAATTCAACATACACAGAGGAAAATCCACAACAGTCCCAATCGTTGGGATGACGCTCAAGGTAGTCCCGATGATAATCATTGATTTTCTCGATTACTTTTTCAACAAAAGAAACATCATATCCAGATTCTGGTTGTACTACTTCCGGTAATGGTTTCTTCTCTTCTTTGTCGATGCAGATCAGTTCATTCTCTTCATATGCGCTGATAGTACCATTGGGCCAAGTAACCTCAACCCAAACCTCTGGATTGTAGTATGAAACCACACCTACCATACCAAACAAATGACGTTGACTTTCGTCATTCATCACATTGCTATTGATCTGTACGTTGCTACCTTCTTTCATAGTCATTTCCTCGTTGTTGTTTACGAGATAGAGAATACCAGAGTGTGGTTGGCTATGTCAAACACTTTTTATTACATCAGTTTCAGTTTCAGTGATTTTAGTTGATCTCGGTCGTTCCGGTTGATGAAGTATGATTTACCATTGCAATCGGTTGCAATTGCGGAACCATCGTGACCGATAAACGATACAGAAATGTCTTTCGGGTTTTTGTTTCGGCGAAGACCAATAGTGAGCATATCACCAACTTCCAGTTCCCGAAATTCTGATACTTTCTCTTTTTTGATTGTAAACAGATTACCGTTCAGAGTCATTCCAAACTCAGATACATCAGTTTCATAAGTAACAGTACCCCCTGAATGATACTCAGTAACACGGACACCACCACTCAGATTAAAATGGTCTAAAATAATAGTTAATCCTGTAATACACGCAATAAGTTGTGATACAACACCATTATTTTTGTTAATAACGGAGACGACCAAACGCTTTGATTTATAGTTGAATCCGCTACCCTCTTCAATCACAATCCCTTCAACGTCTTTCGTGACTCGTTTTTCTACATAAAGTTTTTTCATTACATACCCCATTCTTTTTGAATTACGTCGTTGCAAAAATCAACTGAATTTTCAAAATCATACATTTTGTTCATCAAATCACCAAACTTGGATTTGATAAGTTGTTCCGCTGCTTCTCGTACCCGTTGGTCAAACGCCTCAACGTTGTATTGTTTTTTAACCCGATTTTCCATAACTTCATACTGGTATTTCATGAAGTTTTCGTAAGATTCAACATGTTCGATCTCGATGCCGTTGATCAAGACAGTCAGTTTGAAAGGTTCATCCTTGATATCACCCTTTCGAGTGTCCCGGATCTTTTCCAAAATTTCATCGGATTGGTCAAGCAACAGGTGATTCACAACAAGGTTAGCTTCATCAAGTCCAAATTTCATAATAATTTCCTCTTAATCACTAAGTTTACCGAATGGGATTTGTTCAACAAAAGCCCAAGCGGCATGATAAACGGTAGCACCGGGGGTTTCACTCATAAATACGGTGTCAACTGGGGCCACAACACGAAACAAAGTTGGCTCTCCGCCAATCGAGCGAGCCGCCCGTCGTGCATATACTTTAGCCAATCCACGGTCTTTAGTAAAGAACACACGGTCTAAGTTTTTCTTACGACCTTTCTCTGAAATTGTATCAGTCATCTCAGGAGGAAGCAACATATTACCTTTTAAACCAAGAGTACAGGAGCCATGGTAGAACTCAACATAATCTGGTTTGCAGTGAATAGTTGTCATATCTTCTCTCCATCAACGTTACGACCCTTATTCTACACTTTCGTCGTCTGGTGTCAATATGTTTTTAGAAATAAAATTTATTACCCCATCATCTGGACGTTCAAACAACCAAATGCAATTTAGATATCCCAGTGAACTGGGATCTTCATGGTCAACACGACCCACTGGGATCTCACTGTCGTAACAAAACCCTTTGTAATCATCACATACATAGAAACCACACTGTTTACTGTAAACAATACCAACACAAACGCAAGATTCGGGCCAAAGTTCAACCAGACCATCATTGTTTACAGTTACAGCAAATTTGTCATATTTGTGTTCGTTTACTGGGAGGTCGAGAACCAAATTATCAATTATAACAGGAATGTTAAAACTCTTAAAAGGTGGTGTATACATTTTAGTACCCTAAATATAAATGAGCAACTGATGATATATATTATCAGTTTAAATAAAACAAAAGGGATCCTCACAGGATCCCTTTTTTATTCGTCAACCATACAGTTAATCAAATGATCAATTCTACCAGCATCAAATTCTTTTATAATCTCTTTTTTCTGATATGGGGTTAGACTACTAACCATAACTCTGAAATTAAAAATCGTTAATGGTTTACCTCGCACGGTAGTAAACCCTAGTTCATTTAGAAAATCTACAAACCCAGATTGAGTATCTAGAATGTCATCACAGCCATATTTTGCCAAGATAGATGCGGTAGCTACAATATCTTTCATCAATTCAACTTTTGTAATTTTCATATTTTATAATCTTTGTCTCTTAGGATCACATCAGTTCGATTTCGAACATCACCAATAAATCTTGCAGTACTACCACATGGAAAAATAATAATACTTACTTCATACCCAAACGCATCTTTTTGGATAGACAGTTTGACCGTTTCCATTGAATGGTCTTTAAGGTTGATATGGGTAGGTTTTCCATCTTTTGTAAGACCAGACACTACCCCACCACCAAATAATGTCATATCAATCATAATCACCAACCCTCTGATTTCTTATGCTTTTTACCACGAATTTTCTTGGAATTCTCTTTCTTGTCCTTCATAACAGAAGGGCGATTGAAATTATGTTTAGCTACTGGATTCATTTTCTATCCCTTATGTTATGAAGGGGGCGAACCCCCTTTGATGTGGTTATAGTCTCATAACCAATACATGTTTGCAAGTGGTTTATACTGGAAGAATCCAGAAAAGACCACAGAAGAATCCAGAAACAGCAGAAATAAGAGCCAAAAGAACCCCAACAGTGATTACATTGATCCGTTTGTTAGCAGATTCACGCTCATTGTCGGTCATTGCTTCCCACTTCCGAATAGACTCTTCCAGATCTTTAACCCCATCAATACCACTCTCGATATAGATTAATGTCATTGGGTTAGCATATGCTTTACCAAGATAACCTACCCGTTCTTTAGCATAAGATATCATGGTAAGATATTGGAACATCACCATGACGATAGCGCCAACGATAATAGGACCATACATAGTGGATGCGGGGATTGATGCAAGGGCTGCTGCCATGAAGAACAGGCCCCAAGTAACAATTGCATTCGATTTAACCCGTTGGGTTTCTTCATGAATACGTTGTTTTACTTTTGTTACACGAGTTTCAATAGACATTTCATTTTCCTTTTTACAAAACTATATTTAGAGGAACAACCAAGATGATACCATTACAGGAACACCAAATAAACCAAGATAAAATACAAAATCACAAAAGTATATTACTATTCCTGCAATAGTAATTCGTAGATTAAAGTTTGGTGTATTTTTATAAATATGAATATATTTCCCAACGTTATTATCGCAAAATGAGTATAGCATACACATAGATAATGGATGTTTAAACTCTTTGCCATAATTGGGGCGCTTAATCCATACAACTACCATGAACACAATATCAAGGAGAACATAAAATATGGCACATAGCAGTATGTATAGATTGACATCCGACACAAACCCACAACCAACAAGTACACTTGCCACCAATGCCCCCATACAAGATGGGATAAACGCAGGTAACATCCCGTTTGTTTCTGTTTCTGCCTGTCTCATAATGTTTATTTCTATAGACATTTTATTTACTATCCTTCAATTTATTTTTCAAAGTAGTCAAATCTTTCAGATATTCTTTTTTGGAGTTTGTACTTTTCCAATAAGCTAGATCTTTTTCTGCTTGTTCATATTCTTTAACCAGCTTTTCTACTTCGTCTTCTGTCATGTTAAAGATTGGAAGACCAACCACCTTATCAGCATAAACCGAAAGCTCTGGGTCCAGAAGAGTTTTAACTTGTTGGATCATAGATTTCTTCGGTTGATTATAACCGATTTTCCCATCACGAGCCAGACGAATAAATTCTGCCTTCGCTTTCAATTCCGGGATAAGAATAGTCAGATTTTCAATCATATTTTCAATGCGACGGTCAACAACTGTCATGCGATAATCAACAAATTCACACACAAGTTGACTAGTATTGTCGTATTTTCTCAGGTCCATATCCCCCGTAACCATGTTGGAGTTTGGACCGATTACGTTGATATTCTGATAGATATTCTCAGATAGAGAGAACTGTTTCATGATATTTTCATGAGAAGTATCAAAATCACGTTTCAAAGTGACTCGGAATGTAAAATCACCATCACCTTCAATCTCATCATAACTAACAATCTGATCTTTTTCAATGAGATTATTCAAAATCGCCACATATTTTATTCGATTGAAACTAACTGGAATTTCTGTGATCAAAAGCTTGGTTTTACCTTGAAGTTCATAAACCCCTTCGTTTGTCCATTGTTCACCTGATGTATTAACGTTCCCAATAAAAGAAGGGAACTTGATTTCTGGATCTTTACATTTACCAGTCTTAACATAAGAAATACACTCATCAATAACGCTGTGAATGTCATGTGGTAGGATATGAGTCGCGTAACCAGTTGCAACACCATGAACCCCATTGATCAGAACAAACGGAATAACGGGAAGATAAAATTTTGGAATAGAATAAGAATCTATCTCACTTGGTAAAACTAGATCCAAATCTTTAAAAAGTAGGTCAAAATTATCATCCAACTTACCGAAGATATAACGTGGTTCTGCTGCGGCTGGGTTCTGTCGTGAACCAAAGTTACCGCGACCCTTGATAACTGGGAAGTTGTTTGCGTATTCAGTTGCCATGCCAGCAAGAACAGCATACCCGCTCGCTTCGCCATGGGGATATCCATAGTCGGAGATAACACCACAAAGAAATGCGGATTTCTTGAAGTCCTTACTTGCGTTTTTGATTGTGGAGTACAAAACAAAACGCTGAGATGGTTTGAACCCATCTACCATGGAAGGTAATGCCCGGTTGACGATGGTATAAAATGTATATTCTTTTGCTTCATTATGAATATAACTTGAAATAGTACGATCTACGAATTTCATATCATTCCTTATTTTAATTTATTTTATGTATCATACCACATATGAATATAAACTGTAAAGCCCATCAAAAGACGGGCTTTGTTCTAACTTACCATTCGACCATGGATGATAAATTTGTTTCGGATCTTGCCAGTCAACTCATGACCATTATTCATCTGTCCGTATTCTTCAATCCCAAGGAGGTGTCGGGCTTGGCTATATTTAAGGAAATATAGTTTTACGGTTTTTCCTGTCATCAGATAATCATGAACATCTTTAGCCTGTCCGGTACGTGGTTTTCGAAGTCGGATCATGGTTTCACCAAAACCACGTTTTCGCTGTTGATTTCCAACATGAGTCATATAAACAACAGAACTAGCGGGGGCAGAAATGAAGTAAAACCCCTCTTTCGTTACATCACCAGTTTCGTTAAGGTTGATACCATCAAAGTTACCAACAACAACCGCACCAGACTTGACAAGCTCCTTTGTAGTTAAATTCTTTTTCATTATTTCACCATATTAAAAATTAAAAACAAGACAATACCAAGACCCAATATTTTAATAAACCAACCGGTGGGAGTGGTCATCATTGATTCCGGGTGATACATTTCTTCTGGTATATCTCTTTTATTGCCATAACGGTCGTGAGTATCCATCAGCCTAGGGCCTTCATCCTCATCGTATGGTTGATATCTCATTCACCCACCCGAAAAAATTTTCCGTCTCGAACCAGTACATGATCCAAATTATAAATGATAAACCCTTTGGTTTCATATGGGGTAACAACACGATATTCGACGTCTTTGGTATCGTGATTCACATGAAAGGAATATACCCAGTCTTTAACCTTTAATTGAAGGCTTGTATAACCAGACACAAACGGTATTACTTCCTTATAGCCTTCACTTTTCTTAATGTTTACGAAACTCTCTATAGAAACCATGATTAAACCTCGTGTATGGTGTCTAGAATCAATTCCTATGGAGAATACATAACATTGTATGAGATAACGAGGAATTGATTCTAGAAAGATTGGTGAGCTTTAGCGAACCGGCTACGCCGTACTCGTTTCACTCGTTCTAATTATAGATCTTCTATATAAATACTTATAGGAGATCTATAATTTGATTTCATTTGATATTAAGTACTTTTTTAACAAGGTTACCATCAAACAAAAGACCTTTAGCCGCCGCAGCTTTCTTACATGCACCCATCACTTGACCAATGGTAGAACCATCCACTAGTTTATTGAGTACTTCTTTGATTTCATCTTCTCCGAATACTTGGGGAAGATACGAAGTATAAAGAGCCCTTTCTTTTAGGAGTAGTTCTGTTGGTCCAACCTCTTTGATAGTATCATCGATGTTCTTTACAAACTTACTTACAACGGCTTGTACTTGTTCATCGGTTACTGTGGCGTTTCCAGATGGACTTGCCTCACCGAGAAGAGTGGTGAGAGCCTTGATATGCATCTGTCCTACTTCGGTAGAACGAGAGAACGATTTACGCGCTTTAATTTGGTCTTTCTTAATTTGTTCAAGCAGCATTTAATACACCTTTCATATATTGGATAGTTGATTTGAGGATTTCCAGATCTTCTTTGCAAGAGTTGTTTTCAACCCAAGCAATAAACGCCATAACTTCCTGAGCTTCCATAACGTTTAGAGATTTCTTATGCATCATACGATTATAAACCGCATTGATAGAATATTGGGAAGGGGATTCATTACAAACCCACTCTTGATAACACGGGTAAAGTTCATAAAACTCATGCATATTCAGACTAATAATCATAATTTTTCCTCTTAGCGAATCGCGATGAAACCGTAGATACCGGAGCGAGAACCAACATGCATCGCGTCTTTCCAGTTGCTCACGTTACCACGAACATATTTGGATGCAGAAGCCCAACCGTTTGCCTTGTGGATATTACCGTTTTCCATGTTAACAAACCAGACAACGGAACCGGTAGTATCCTCACGTCCAAAGTCGTGACGGACGATTCGGGCAAACTTACGACCTTTCATGATGGAGTAAGAATTGCGATTCAGGTTTTGACTAACGAAAGACTCAACATGTTCCTCATCGAAACGTTCTTTCATATCAGGGATAACCTTGTTGAAGTATACTTCTTCTGAGAAGGCCATCATTTCAGCAACCATTACTTCGATTTGATTCATCATAGTCATTCTCCTAATTGGTGTCTAGTCTCAACAGGGATAGTATCTCATAACGTGATTATTCGATCAAGTACTTTTCTACAAAAGTTTTAGCCAATTTTAGTTCAGAAACGATTACATCAAAGTACGCTTGTCGTACATCCACATCTTGAACATTAAAAAATTCGTTTTCTGTTGCGATCTGGTACTTATTGAAAACTTCACTTGCCCGTACTAAAGCCTGAAAAGCAAATGTATGGTGTTCGAAATAAGGACCGCCATTCAAAGAGAAAATCGTCACACCAATACAATCATTAGTACCTTTGAACCGAGATTCGTTTTCGAAAATATCGATTGCACTATTGATATCATCAATGATTTTCTTTTTCATATCAGACCTCGTAATCCAGAACATCTTGAAAGTCAAAGGATTCAACACCACCACCAGTCACTTTGTCATAGTAGCAATGTACATCACCCTCAAAATCTTCATCGTAATAGCTTTCATACACCATTTCGACACCAGATTCAAGAACAACAACGATCTTGTCCTCAAATTGAGTCAGATCAATATGCTTGAAACCTTTAACATCATGCAGAGCAAGCAATACGTTATCCATCTTAATCTCCTTTGGGAACCATTTCCCGACACAGTTAGTATCTCATAGGCCGGAATACCGATCAACAACTTTTTAAATTATTTTCCGAGGTTGATGTAAGCAGCCCGAAGATTGGCAACAACCAGATCCATATAGATACTGAACTCTTCAGTAATCTCTCCGTCATGAGCCGCACATACATCGTGACAGTTCTTGAACTCGATTGTGGCCTTCCCTACGTAGTTGCGTGATTCACAAGGCCCCAAGTTGTTCATCAATTCTTTCATGTCGTTGGCGGTTTGGGAAAAAGTGAAGTTGGAGCTAATACCAGTAACAACCTTGGCATTTACCATTACCAGTTCGGACTGAATACCCATAATGAGTTCACGGAGTTGTTGCATAGTGATATGAGTCATAGTGTTATCCTCTTATTTAACGATGGTGAAACCAGATTGTACCAGACTTTCAACTTGACTAGAACCAACGCGACCAACGGTGTTCATTGAAAAGTCTGGACTGTGAGTGATCCCCTGAGATTCGAGATAATTTAACACGGTGATATATGCAAGTTTCAAGCTTACTGCTTCCACTAAGAAATCTTTCATATTGGTAGAACCCAGAACCTTGATAGACACAGCGTAATTGAACTTTTTCATTTCTCTCTCTCCTTAAGGGGGAACACTCCCCGTTTCGACAAGACCTATATTATCAGAATACGACTGGATGTCAACGCTCTAATTGCGATTGTTTGCAAATATTTTTATATCGTACTTCTAAGCAATCTAACCAGTGACGATGAACAGGGTCCGGATTCTTTTCCAGATGTTCTGTCAACATATCGATCATTAGCTGGAAATTATCAATCAGATATGCTTGATCGTCAAATTCCAGTGGGATGAATGTAACCCCTTGATTCCACGAATATTGTTTCATACAAATACATCTTCCATAGTGAAATTGATGGAACCTAATGCTTCTTTGAGGATATCAACTGTTTTGTATACTGTTGGGATGGTCTGACAATCCTCCAAACCCCGATGACGATACAGGTGATGGCGAATCATCATATCAATGACGCTACTGGTAATCGTCTTGATATCACTTGGGTATTTGCTACCGATATACCGTTTGTATTCCTTGATGAACCATTCCTGAGAACGGAATTTAGTTCGTTTCAGAAATTCGGTTGGAATAGTGATACTCATTTCTGAGGTAATCCACACCTTGGTATATTCGCGACCTACAATATATTCCTTTTCTTCGCGAACAAACGCTTTATAAACGGTATCTCCAATAGAAGAGTTAGGTTCAAATTCCCAACGAGAGATAACACCATCGTTGTTTATCTCGATTGTACCTGCTTTGTGATCGACAACACAATCATCCGGATTGTACCTAACTGCGTCTTTGAATTCACCACTTTCGCCTATCCAAACAGTCCATTGACTCATGAACGTGCTGTAGTGACAGTAACCAATCTTCATCATTAACCCTCGATTTTGAACTCGTTATAACCAACAAGAGAGATTTTACGTTCTTTCTTATGGTATACCAGTTGTCGGATAACATCAACCTCTTTAACGTGATTTCGAATATAGTTGTCGAGATCCATCATGGAATCGGCAGAAATTCGAACCCCATTTACAACTCGGTATAACGGCATCGATACGGTATCAAATACATTAACACACAAGGTACGAGCTTCCTGCCAAGATAGGTTAATCATAACCTTCTGTTGTTTAATAATCCCATCGTAGTAGTAACCAGTCCAACCCTTTCCGTTGTTTGGGCGATAACCAATCAACCACATAAGGTTATCCATGTGTTCCATTACTACTTTAGCATTGGGCCATTTATCGAAATTTTTCATTTTACTTGTACCCATTCGTTATTTTCATGATAGAAAGAGTTGGATTCGCGGAAGAATACCGGAAGGTCATCAAATTCTTGAACAAGGCTTTCCGCAACCATCTTCATGATACGAATACCTTCTTGGTTGTGACCAAGGGATATATAAACTTTATCACCATCATAAACCAAACCATCAATTTCCTCTTTTTGAGAAACTGTACACATAAACACACTTCGCTTTCCGCTTTCCGTGTTAAATACGATTACAAAGCTTTGGAAATCGTAAGAGTGAATTGTTGCAAATCCACCAACGTTACCAACTGTGTTCGCTATGTTGATTTTCTGAATGAGACGATGAACAACGTGGCCTATGTCGGTGATGTTCATGTTGTGATTGCTGATGTCAACAAAAATAGAAGTAGATACGCTCATAATAAAAATTCCTTAAGTGTGTTTTGTTTCAACAAAAAGAGGATACCTTTATTGATATCCTCTTGTCAACATGTTTAATCAACAAATTTCAGAGAAGGACATAATTTTTCTTTCTTCGCTTTCAGGAAAGATGTAATCAACGATTCTTTGTATTCCCCATTGGCTTTTTCTTCAAGTCTCTTAGCGTCTCGCTGCCATTTCTTTCGGCGCATAGAACTCTTCATATGGTCACAAAGGAAGAAAAACCCAACTATAATCACAATCGCAATCACAGCAAATACAAAACCAATCAAAGGAGAAGTTATCAAAACGAGACCACTGGTGATACCAAATGCTTTTAGAATCGACAGTCCAATCCCAGATAGGGCAAAAATAAACAGGGTTGACATACCGGATACCATAACCAAAGCCCAAACAGTTTTCCAGAAATATGGACACAAACTAGTTGGGATTTTGTCGAACAGTGAGTTGAGTAGACGATAGTGCCAGCTTGATTTATTAATATTCATTTTTATTCCTTTTCAATTTTCCAGTTGATGATGAGATTATCTAACGTACTCACCTTTTTGTCACCGCGATTATAACCTATATGATCATAGAAGTCCCACACACTATCAAAATAAATTTCTTGATTTTTGTAATAGTCTGTTTCCCCTATGGCTTTATTCATCCGTTCATTGCTACCGTGGTCGCTCGTATCATATCGACCAAACACACCCTTGTCAATGACTCCCATATGTTTATCATACCATCTGTTTAGGATCCGACCAACAAACCCCTCAATGGAGGTGAGTTGACGATACCAACCACCTTTTGGATGCCCATCATAAATCCGGATACGATATAGCTGTGTGATCGGGTGTTCATAAAATTTATAAGTATAAACCTTATCCATTACTGAGTTCCTTTAGGATCCTCTGACTTTCATTAATCATATTTTGTTTCTGATTAAAAAACCAAGAACTCCACAAAGTATAACATTGATTGGCTGCCTCAAACGCAACCTCTTCCGAATCAAACACATACAGAACTTTCTTGGAACTCACAAAAGAATCTTCCTCTAATTCAGTAGATTGTCGATTCAAACCTGCTGGTATTCGTCGAGAAATATAAACTCGATCCCCAGAAACTTTGGTTACAAGGCGAGGTTTTGACGCAACAACACCACCAACATTAATGGATTCGGTTAAAACCCATTTATCAACTAGATGTGCATGTTTTTCTACTTTTTCTTTCTTACTCATTTATCACCTCAAACTTGTCTGTGTTCATCTCTTCGAGATGACCCCATTCACTAGTACCCAACGAGATGATTTTCCCTTCTTCTGTGACAATCACGTAATCACGAGCACAAATATCCAAACAATCACCATCTACTGTTGGTGGATTATAAGCCTCTTGACCATCAAACGGGATCTGTTTCAGAACATAAACCCATTTGATGTTAGGAAACAACCCTTTCAGGTTAGCCAATGCATGTTCACACTTAACATACTTATATGAATCTACATGCCAACTTTCACCATAAAACTCGTTTACATTATCGAAATCAATCATAAATCACCTTAAAATTGAATACTAGGAGAAACCATATAACTTTCGACATCCATATGTGGGAAGTACGTGATTGTCAAGGTATCAACCCCTTTAACCATTCGATCCTCGACTGGGACAAGACGGTTAATCTCCTTCCGGATCTCCTTGAGGTCATCTTTAACACTATGAGTTTTCCCACGAACCTTTTTTCCAGAAAGGCTGATCGTGGTTTTCCCAAGTACATTACTATAATACGAAGTGATATAAACCATACTTTTCTCCATTCGGTGTATTGATATGGTCTCATCCAATACACCTTTTGTCAACTACTTATACTGTTTACAAACACCAAATATCTTGAGTCTCTGTGTCATCCCGAACTATATCTAGTTCACCCCAACAATCAGTTTTCTTCGCAATTTCGATTGCTTCCTCTTCTGAGTTTGCATATACATAAGCAGTCTTGTGTCCTCGAATGTATCCACTAATCTCTTTTCTTACCTCATACTCTTTCATCTGACTCATCTTTTTACCCCTGATAATTCTTTTCAAGTACATCAATGATATGAGAAACCATAGCTTTGTTCTTATCCTTTTCCCAACTAAAGTGTCTGATATCCATAGAGAAAAGACTTTTTGGGAGAGAAAATTTGCGCATTAAAAACCCATCACCTCGACTCGTGGGGTCATCAACAAAGAAATCATATTCATCTTCCCATACACGAATTTCTTTAAGATATTTCTTGACAAATTGAGAAACTGTAATATCAATTGTTTTTGTTGTTACTACTTGGTACGTATGTTTCATCAATAAAATTCCGCTGTTGCTATTTCGACCATGGGACTTACCCCATGCCATTCAGAAAGATAAATCGAAGTGTCTACACCACATCCCGGTTCAAGACGGATCCCTGTTTGCTCGGTAAACTTCAAATACTTATTTGACGGTTCTTTATCACAGAACGAACGTACTCCGCTATATTTAAATCCAGCACTCATCTGAGGGATAATAAAGACCCCGAATTCAGATACCTTACTAGCGGCCTCTATTACCTTATATTCGAATTCTGCGCCAGTATACCGACCTTTATAACCAGATGTATTGATGTTTCCAAAAGGTGGATTGCTAATACAAAAATCAAACCGGTCATTAGTGTTATCACAGTATTCCAGTGCATCACCACGGATCCAGTTTGCATGAGGTACGACTCGTTTACCAACCTCAAAATATTCGTGGTTCAACTCAACACAAGTGACATCGTTGTCATACAACCAGAAAGACAGACCACCAATACCAGCACATAGATCCAATACAGAACGGTCTTGGTTAACTTCGATCATAGCATCACGAGCTAACATAACTGGGGTGAAGAATGCACCAGCAAGGCCATTCATCTGGGTAGCACCTTCTTGGTAATTCTCAAGGATAAAACAACGTTCATCCCATGAGAGGACTTTATCCGAGTGAACAAGATCCATAGCCTTATTATGGAGTTTCAACGCCTGTTTGCTGATCTTAGCCATTGGTCATTTACTCCATCGCTTGTATTCGGTAGGGCAGATGTCTTGTACCGGACATTCATCACAGTATCCGGATGTGTACTTGACTTCTACACCGGGTTCGGTCACTTCTTCCCAGACCTCATTATCGATTGCTTCGTTATGGATACAGCCCCAGATTTCTGCTTCTTTCCGGTTCCAGTAAAACACAGGCATTGTGTTAGCAATCTTGGTGCAAAGTTGTTGAAGCTTCTCCTTATTGTCCATTACATTACGTTTTTGAAAGGCTTTCAGTTCTTTATACTCTTCTTCTGTCAAAATGTATTGCATTACACAAACTCCAATTTAAGGAAAGAACCTTTGAGATGACCGACGTTTCGGCCACCCATAGACGGAACACCCAGATATGCATCCCAATCAAGTCCGTACTGAGATTTCTGTGGGAAAAGAACAACAATAATAGAACGAATATCTGGCTTGTTAGTGGATCCGCTATTCCATAAGTAGGTTCCGGGGGTTTTTGGTGTATAAGGTGAAAAACTACTCAGATTAATCTCCATCACTTACCCTCTTTCAGCATATCGATAAACGCCCCACGAATCGATTCCTTGCATTCATCGGTGTTTTGGTTGCTACCACACCAGATAGACTCAGCAACGCCTTTAAGGCCCTGTTCCTGTACGTTAACGGCAGCATAACCAACAAGAGCGACTTGTGCTGCAATCATCAAGAGAACACCGATAAAGAACACGGTAAAGATCTTGTTGAAGTGGCGGAAAAACCAAGGCTGATTGCTGTTAAAATTGCGCATATTTTATTCCTCAATGTCAATAATAAAATTTGATGGGGTGATATTCGAGCCTACCGACTCAAGTTCTTTGTAAATATCACGTTCTCGAATCTTAAGCTGTTGTAGTTCTTTTGTCAACATACTTTCTTTACTTTTAATATGACTCTGAACGAATTTATCCTTGACATACTCAGATACTTCTGGGTCGTTCATAGCCCATTCCATCATCATAGTCTTTGTAAATTCCGGTTGTCCGCTCAAATTAATTTCTTCTGAATCAAGAAAAGATTCCATCTCAGTTTTGGTAAATGGCATTTTGTACCCCGGATGATAATTCACGGTTTTTCGATCTTCACTAATGACAACCGGTCGAAAGAGTTCATCCTCTTCAATAGTAAACCATTTGGGGTATTCACATACGGAAATGATACTATTGTACAAATTATCGTTATTGTTGATGACAAACAAATCCCAAGTGGCTTGACTTTTAAACTTATATTTCTTTTTCATCTTATTTCCCGTTCAAAAATTGTTTCAGTTGTTCTTTGTATTGGTCAAGTTCGATACGAGCTTGAGCCTTGGCAGCCTTATTAGCTTCTTCTCGGATAGTATTGCTATAGATCCAATGGTTGTCGGTGCCACCAGAAGTTGTTACAGAGATACCGTTTTTGATAATATCTTCCAAAACTTTGATCTGTTCAATGATTTTATGGGATTGTTCGTAAGTCATATTGTATCTCCTAATTATCCGAGGTCTTGAAGGATGAGCATGGTTCGGTTTGCTGGGTTTGCGTGAACATCATAGAACCCTTTATACTGGCCGTCTGTGATGACGAAGGAGTTACCCCAACCAATAGATACCTTTTGGTAATTGATATCGTGACGCTTAAAGAAACGTTCTGCCATTTCTTCACAGTGTCCAGACAACCAACGAAGTTCAACAGCATAAGCACCTGTTGGAAGAAGTTCAAACATCGTGTTGTATCTCCTTAATTAAACCAAGGGTCATCAATCATTTCTTGAAGTTGGAATTGTGTGTCGATAATCTCTTTATCGTACTGCTTGAGAAGTTCAGTGTATTCTTTGATTTCCCAAGGGTCAAGATCTTTTTCCAACTCATTTCGAACATATGCCGCCTTTTTACCTAAAGTCTCTAGCTTGTCCATGTTCAGTTTAACGTAATGGTTCATATAGTTTCCTCCGAATCAACAAAGCCCATTCTATATGAATGGGCTTATAAATGCAACTACTATTTTTTAGAAACTATCCGAATTCATATAAGCTTGATAAAGGTAAATTTTTGGGCCATAATGAGAATATTTCTCAATCCACAAAAATTCATGTTCCAGACCAAATTTATCTGATGCTTTCCAGATATATCCATCGTCTCTATTTGCGTTGACTTTGGTAAATTCCGGTTTCTTTGTGCATGTAAATGGGCCAAACCGACCGTCCCAAAAAACAGTACCTTTATCTATTTTTTCGATTGTATCTTTCATATTTGTACCTCGTGATATGACAATATAATATCGTTTACCGTATCAATAGAACATGACTTGATGACGTCTTTACTGGTGTAGTATGTCATTACTAACACGTCTTCGCCATGGATATTCATTTCAGACACAAAGAAATCATATACATCATCATATCCATACTCAATGATTTTCCCAGTTGACCCACTCTGTAACCGTTCTGTTATAACCAGATTCACATCATGACCGGGTAGTGTGTTAAGTCCATGTTCAATATGTACTATATCATCTCCATGTTTCTCTTGAAACTCGATACTGGACATATAAACAGGTTTGTTTCCTAGTGGATTTGTTGTGATTTGTCGAGTCTCGTGAACCCGAACTAAAAGTTGTACATCACCTTTCATAAAAACAGTGTAATAACCGAAAGTCAATTTCTTGACAAAATCATTTAGCTTTATATTCATCACAAGTCCTTACAGAGTAACAAAGTAATAGATGCCGTAATACCAAAGGATCTCGGTAATAGTACCAATTGGGTGTTGATTGATCGTCAGTTTTCCATCACCAAACAGCTTGTTGTTGATTATCGCAATACGAAGAATTGGGGAATTCCAATAGAAGTATGTACCAATAACCATAAGTGCCAGAGAAAAACATTCCCAACCAGACAAAGTAAACAACCAAGTATTGATAGATTCGAACATAATAATTTCCTCAGTTAAATTTGGCTACAACAGCCATAAAGTTTTCGACGTTTTCATTAAAGAACTTGATTACTGCATCACATGCTTCGAGTTGGGTTTTCTTCTTACGAAGTACCGGCTTACCAACACTACTCAAAAGGACTTTAAACTTTGTTTCATCTTCGTGCATGATGAATTGAATGATTCGCCCATTGAAGTATTCGACTCCAGTTTCAACCTCTTTACCAGTTGCAATGAATGCAACGGTAGTATCGGCTTGCCCAATACACCAGCTAGGATATGCCTGAATGTATGGGAGAAGAACAGGATCTACCTTAGAAAGGATATAATCCGCATTCTTTTGCATTTCTGCGATACGGGTGGCCTTGTTTACTTCATATTCATTAGCAGTCATGGTTTCTTCCTCTGGTTTCGATATGGATAATATAATCTATCTATTTTTAAAAAGCAATAGCCATTTCATCACAATGTCGATAAACATATGATTTTCTTCCGACGAATATGCGATAGCTTCCACCAATGGTTACTTTGACGTCAGTAATTACACCGACGTCAACGCCATATCGAAGAAGGTTTTTATCAACAAGTTCTTTTTTGATGATGTTAACGAAATCTACTGATACGATCTTCATAGCTACTTTTCCTTACGAACTTCAAGCCAGACCAACAGACCAAATATTACTACAACACCAATCACGGTTTCAAGAACAAAAACATTAAGAAATGTCATAAAATCTCACATATCCAAATAAATATTACTTGCTTTTTCTAGGTCTTCTTCACTGAAAAACCCATAAACAAGACCATCCAGCCCCATGGTGGATTCATCCCCCTCTCGTTCTTCCCATTCGTATTTTATTCCTGATAGTTCGAGATGAGTTTCAAACACAGAAGCTGAATTATTCCAGTAGTCAAACCACAATGTATAATGCACTTTACACCCCATATTCTCTTTTGTAAAGTTCAATATCGTCATCGGTAATGTATGATGAACTACATTTCGTCATATAGCAAGCACTTTCTTTGTTCATCTTAAAGATTCTAGCCGAACCAATTGATACATAAGGAATTTTATTCAGGTTGAGGAATGAGTCAACCCATTCCTCTTTACCTTCAACCTCAAGTTTAACAAGCCCGTCGTTCATCTCGGATCCTCTCAACCAGACCACCAACACCAACCTCAAGGTCGTTACAAAAATAAGAAGGTAGGTCGTCGTTGTAAAGTGTAATCAAATGACCATAACCGACCGTCAAGATCTCTTCATTACCTTCAATTTCAACGATAATAGAGTCGGACTTAAAGAAATCTTTTACCACAAAACACACATGTTTAAGACGGTCTGCGTCGTCATAATAAGAAGCTCGTACAACGTCACCAACCTTAAGTTCTTCACGTTCACCAAACGTATACAAACAGCCGTCAATAAAGGCGTAGTGCCACTGAGTTGTGTTACAGTGAGATGTTTGTGTTTTGTAATAGTAACTATGCACAGAATCAAATTTGACCTCTACACCGTTATCTAGTTTGATCTGACCATACATATGGTTTATATCAACGATTTTCGACTTGAGGTTACCATCATTAAATGAATCGCCAATAGCCAACTTACCCCAAGTATTCTTTTTCCAGAAAATCATACGTCTTCCCTCAATTTTTCGATGTCTTGTTCGATATCATCAATCTGTCCCCTGAGTTTTTCCCGCTTCCAATAATGGTCAACCCCTGTTAATGCTTCAATATTAAAACATTCTTCAATTTCGCCATCAAGTTCACGAACTTTATAATACAGACTCATAATCTCCAACTCGTTTTTATGACCAATCGGAAGAAAACGAGTTGGGGATAATTGAATTTTAACCCCAGATAGTTGAACAAGGTCACCAGCCATAAGACTTATGTATTTGTCAACAACATATGTTTTACCTACAACTAAAACACCTTCCATCTCAAGGTTATTAACACATACAATCTCTTGATTTTCTTTAAATTTCATGATTACACCTTTACTTTAGACATTGCAAACATAATGGCCGCACGACCAACAGGAGTTTTATCATTGATCTGCTTACCACACCACAAAACTTTGGCATCAAAGGATCCGCACAAAACTTTGGCATCAAAGGATCCGAAGGTCAGTTTCTGATCTTCGATATGAGTGTTGAAAAACTCAGCAACTGCTTTTTTGAATTCTGCGTTAATCATCTTTTCTCTCCTTTGTTGGTACAGGGGTATAATCTCATACCCCCTAATCTACGTCAACTACTTTTTATCTGTCATGTCGCGATTAAAACGAAAATCTTGATACAACCGGTCTTTCAGTTCCTCTTGAAGCTGATCGATCTGGTCTACAAGAGAGAATCGATGAGGTAGGTCACAATGACTGTTGATAAAAGAATCTACAACATTTTGTGAGTTTTCTGGGTCTTCATAATCGATTTCGCCATCAATGAATTCGTTTGTATCTTTTTTGAATAAATACACAAAACCATCATAAGTAAACCAACTCAGTTCACCACTACAAATATCTTTGATGTAGAACTCAAAGAATTTGATGTTTCGTACAGTTAATAGACTTGTTACAGTTGAAAACATTTTCATTTTATACTCTCTACAAAATTAGCTGGAATTTCTTTGATCTCAAATTCATCATGAATGAACCAAACATCAATACTTTCTACAACACGAATAAAATCACCGTCATAATAGGTTGCTTCATGAGTGATATTTTTCTTGATAGTTTCTAGGATAGTTACCCAATTAGGAACACCCTCTTCTTCATCAATCACATTGCAATCGATATCAAGAAAGCGCTTGAACTGGTTAGCCATATGCGGATTTTCTTCGAGTTTATCAAACAACTCAAAAACTAATGCATCTGTGTAAGGATCATTACCATAACCCGGCTCTTTCCAATCATTTGCGCTGTTAAAAAACGGAGCAATAACACGGAAGAAATCGACATCATCGCGAGTCAGACCAGTATGGTAAATGGTATGGTAATAATCACCGTCGTTTTCCCAACTAGTGATCCCTACAATGTAACCACGGGGGATAACAGTCCCGATTGGGAGTTCTAATTTTTTCATTTTAAAATTTCCGATTGTCAATTTTTGCTATTACCATACCGCACATATCTAGGTCTGCTAGGTCGTCGTTAAGGGTTGAACAATCACTATCAATCCAAGTGTCGATCTGTTCTTCTTTCACATCAACAACCACACAAACGGTATGGTGAGATTTTACCATCATGTCCATAACTTCAATACGAGTAGGGGTACATTCTGTAATTTCAACCACATTCATATCATCATCAAAACCAATAAATACGATCATAAAGTCCCTCAATCATTAATTTTTAGATACAAACCATCTTGAAGTAAATCAAGAACCGTGTCAACTACTTCGCGCTGTACATCCTCAACAGAACCCCTCAGAAATCCTTTCCAACCATCTTGACCAACCGTACCCATACTGATATCAATTGACCATGTGTCGTTGTTAAATCGCGTTATAGACACGTTGTGGTTATCCATATGAAAAGGACGATATACGTAGTTCACGTAATACGTTTCTTTTGATGCATCATTGTCTTTTAACCATTCTGGGTACTTGGAGAAGTGGATTGCAGCACGAACAGATTCCTTATGACACCCCTTCTCAAACTCTTCCTGATCACCCCAAGAATCCATAGCCGCTTCAATTTCTGATTCAATCATATCATCAACTCGACGCGCTAGGTCAGGGGAGATCTCATCAATTATCCTAACCAGTTCATCCACTTTTAGATTATGTTGAATATACATATCAAACCCTTATTTTGATGGAGTTCCGAAATCGAATTGCTCATCTTGTTGTTTCTTTTGTTCGTATTTTTTCCCAATACCAACACCAATGATAGTGATCACAACGATGATCAGGAACCATTCGATACCATAAGCAGGAACCCAATAATAAATATTGTTCAGAAAGGCGAACAGGAAAGAGGCGAACATATGACAATAACGAATAATGAAATCCATAATTATTCCTCGATTACAAAATATTTTACATCAGCCCAGTCCTTGAAATAAAGAGAATCGGTAATATCATGTTCCCATGTGTCATATTCATTTTCATATTCAAAAATACGACCGTTCCCGTCTGCATAAAAAGATTCACCAAACGGGAACGGAGTTTCTTGAAAATTACTTATACCAGTAACAACAAAGTAACCTTTTTTCGGAATACCATCAACTTGAACAAGTTTCATTTTTAACCTCAAAATAAGTGTGTAAGGGTTTGAGACTGTTTCGGTGTCTCGACATAATCAATATACTTTTTGTTTAGGTCTTTGTCAAACACCAAAATCTGCCCATTGATACTATCATGTTGGGAGATCATCGACCTCCCATACTTTAACAGAGCCTCGTTGTGATTATCTGTGATAATATCCTGATAGTCAATCCAAAATCCAGTATTTCTATCTTTGAACCTTGAATGTCGATAGTTTGACATTAAGAAAAATCTAAGTTCTTCTTTCGAACACATCAGATGTAATCCTTGACCAATCGACGCATCATACCCTTTGCCTCTTCGAGTTGAGAGTTAAGGAAAATTACTTTGTTTTCTGCAATCGCTTTCTCTTTGATGATATTATCGATTGTATCCTTGATGTATTCAAACTCGGATTTATTTTGTAGTGTGATGGTTTCGGTTGAAACATTAACGGGCTTCTTGGACTTCGGTTTTTTAACCTTATCCCCAATATCCTGATTCAAAATAATACTAATATGCGGTTGTTTACCAAATGTTTCATACATGTACCTAATATCAATCAGATCTAGGAATTTTAAAAATTCTTTACTGTGACCATAGATGGATAGAAACGGGCCATTTATCAAACATTTTGAAAAACTAAAAAGTTTTGTATCTATCCCTTTCTTTTTACAAAGATTTTCTATTTTTGTACCAATACCAGATGCAGGCTCGTAACGATAGAGTGAATATATACCACAATAATTGACAAACAAATCAAATCTTGATTTTGCAGATGAACAATTATATTCCCCATCATAACCACGGAGAAGGTATTTTTTGATGAGACGACTAGTATTCCGTTCCCATCGTGCTTGTTTAGCTGCGTTGCGTAATACTGCTTTTCCACTACTCATTTTTATACCTCATCAATAGATTCATAACTAAACAAACGACCACCCAGAACATCTGGTTTTGTTGAGCTAAATTTCAACAGATATCGTTCCCCATTATACCAAACTTTAATGTATGTGTAATACAAATCGCAGTCTGGTCGTGGATATCCATCGTTACTAATAGATCCTTTCTTGATAACAGTCTGTTCCCTACTTAGTTCCTCTACGATGCTATGCTTGATTGCGATCTCCAAAGATTCACCCTCTTGGAAAGGAAAAATATCAGTCACCCCAAACGCATCATTATATTCGTGGAAGTAAGCCCACTTGTCACCTTCCTCAAGTTGGTTCTCCATATCATCAATATAGAGATATGGAGAATGGGGATATCCTTCTTCGTTAAAGAATTGGTCATCGCAGTCGGCCCAATCGATTTCACCGTAAAAGTAATCATCGCGGTCTTCATCACCGGGCTTACAGGCTACACCAACAATACCCATTTTAAGATGGTCGTTCACAAAGCCAAACGAATAACCACGATCCAAATAACAGATCTCTAAACCGGGGATTGGTGGTTCGTCTACCCCGATTTCATAAATGTTAAGAGTTCGCATTATCATCATCCCAATCTTTAATTGCTACATCGAAAGCCAGTTTGTTATAACCTGTTTTGTTCCAGTTCTCCTTGACAAATTCTTTTGTCAGTTCTTCCCTAAGACGATTGACAGATGCGATAACAAACTCTTTTCGCGAATATGTCTCTGGACTTTCATAAAGAACACCATCGATAAGAGCAACAATATCATACGGTTCATCAGCCTTGAGATTAGTTGCCCAGATTCGGGGTTGGATGTTGACTTGTGGAGCAGAAACAAACCAATTTTTCCCATCTACATCAATAAACATAGTCCCTGATTGATCTTCAAAGAAATCAGCGGCACCATCGACACCACGATAAAAATTGTATTCAGTTTGGTTGCGAATTTGTTCCAGAAGATCAATATGGATGCTTGCATTTTCTTTTGATTTATATTCTTCGTAAACTTCTTTGATAGTCTTCATAATATTTCCTTTGTTAGGTTGCGGGAGTATTGTTACACACTCCCGGTAAGTCGTCAACTCAATCGTGCATTTTGGGGCGCTGGATTACAGTCTGGTTGACCCCTTTATATTCTTCGTGAGCCTTGATAGAGAATGACATAACAGCGGTAGAACCCTTGGTTGGGATGGACTTCAAAGACGAACCCATGTATTTGTAAGTCCGACCTTCCGCGTCAATCAACACAGCGAGGTAAACATCATAATCACCGTAATATTGAGCCTGTTTAACACACATCTCAAAAGTGGTGGTGAGTTCTACTTTCTTCACCCGATCACCAACAGCACCAAAGAATTCATTCAACTGATTTTTCTTGAACTCAAAGTCAGCAATACCGTTTTCAATTGCAGTCTTTTGGGCCTCGGACATAGAGCAGTAATGGATACAGGATTCGATGATCTCTTCAATCCATTCGTAACCAGTAGCCAACCCAGCATCGAACAGTTCTTTGTTGGTCTCACGATAAACTTTACGCTTTGCGTCCCATTCGTCCTGTACGGCCTTCTGAGCCATTTCTTTATCAGTTAGACCACCATTACGCGCTCGTTCCTCTTCGTTGCGTTTGCGAGTTTCTGCGGCCTTCTGTGCGTTGTTGAAAGCTTTACGCTCGGCCTTGACAGCATCAATCAGAGTTGTGTCGTTGGTGTAGTTCACACACTCACAACCAACCACGAATTTCTGGCCGTCTGCATCGTGGATCATGTAGTTGTAAATGATACCAGTACCACACACATGACAGGAGCCAGCACCATAACCTTGAGGGAGTGCCGCATAATCCTGCATAGTTGCAGTATCCTTGTTAGGCATCTTGAACATACCAACACAACGGAACGGAGCCTTACCAACACCTTGAGATTCCCATTTGTTCATAGTCATGATTTCTTCCTCAATAGTTATGTCCCAATCGACAAAAAGAGTATCCCATAAATGGGATACCCCGTCAACTAAATTTCGTCATTCATTTCCAAGTTTTTGAATGGATTTTGTTTATAAACATCTTTGTCCATATACAGTTCCATCAGGTCATACATGAACTTAGAAATGTTACGGTTTTGTTTACTTTCAAGTGTAGCGCGGTTACACAGATTACAACCAGATTGATTGCAATAGGAATTCCATTTAGCGAGATACAAATCCTTATAGAACAGATAGATAACTCCATCCACCTTATGAAGAACAATGTTTTTCTCTACCCAAATTTCTGCTTCGATGAAGTCCTCAAACACACAATCATTAATACCAAGCTTGGTTAAGACATTATGAAAGCCAGATTGGTCAACCAAAACCTCAGACTGTCCACTACTAACAATCTCAATCAGTTCAATTAGTTTCATCATTACCCCCTTAGTTGGCATAGTTGTTACGACGGTTCAGTTTCAGAGCGGTTTTCATTTCAGATTTATTGAAAGAGTAATGAACAGAACCATCCTCATAGGTAGTTTTCTTAACAGTGACTTCCAGCTTATCACCAGCTTTAGCATAGCAACCAAGGCAGTTTGTACCCTTCTGAGAAACAACGTGGTTGTTCATCTCGATACCTTCGGAAGTGGTAACGCTCACACGCTGGCTATCGGAATGCTTCTTAACGAACTTGGTAACAGTCACAGTATCAACGAAAGAAACTTCGCTAACTTCTTTTTTGCAACCAACCAGAACGAACAAAGCAACCAGAGCAATCAGTACGTGTTTCATAATCTCTTCCTCAGTTAGGTATCTCGTTTCGATGTAGATATAATACCATAACCAAAGACCGATGCAAGTACTAAATCACACAATTTCGATAATATGCATCAGAGTTCCATGGTAAAGGATTAATCTCTTTTGGATCAATACCACATTGAGTCATCATCACCTCGTGTGTTTTTCTCTTAAAGCATCGACTCTCATTAAGATAACAAGCGTAACCACCATCATAAATTTGAACAACGTGGCGAGTAAATCCATTATCATGGGAATAGATCAAATCCTTCCCATGATTCGTTTCGCGTACAATTACATTCATTATCAATCCTTAAAATACCAACATGGATGAGTGTTATCAAAATCGACCGGGGTTTTCCACTCACCATATACATCATGACAAATATTAGAATCACCCTTGAAGAAACTAATAGAGTCACTGGTTGGTGCACCAACATAACGAAGAACGTAAAACTTGGTATTGTTGGGTACGGCTTTGAATTCGCATTCGATTTTCATAACAGTCTCCTTTGTTTCGATGTAGATATAATACCATAACCAAAGACCGATGCAACTACTTTATTCCATTCTCAGTGAATCAAGCATCTCATTAATACGGTCTTTGAATACATATGAACAGCCTCTCCACGCAAAAAACATTTTACCAGTACAAGGCTCACGAAACAATGGAAAAGAAATCTTACCCAAGTCAGAGAGCATCTTGTCAGTTGCTTCAATCTGGTCACCGGCCTTGATACCCTTAGCAAGTTTAAGTAGCGCGTTTATCTCTTTCTGACTATATTTTTTCTTCATTTAAACTTTCTCATCTGCTTTCCGACCTCGTTTGGATCTACAACAAGTTCGGTTGTATTGTCGCTTTTCACCTGTTGGGTGATAGTAACATTCATCTTATCACCAATGATAGAATAACACCCCTTACATGCGTCCCAGATGTAAACGTTAGTCACTACCAATCCACTATCAGAAACAAAGCTAATATACCGATTGACAGGATCCCATTTGATAACGGTTACTGATTCCCTAACGCTAAAAGTGTTAACCACAGAAACAGGCACACACCCAACCAATAACAAAGTTAGACCAACAATTAGTGCTTTCACACAATTTCCCCTGATTGATATGCATCATAAGCTTTCCAGCGATCATCATTGTCATCATCCATATAATCAGCCGCAACAAGAACAACACCCTCAAGAGGCTTATAGTAATCAGAGCTGTTAATCAAATCCTCAACCTTATCCCAACTACCTGCATTGATAAAAGTAGCCAGTGCACAATGGTTAAGATAGTTAACATAATTGGGAGTAGTATGCGAACGTTCAACACAAGCACATGCATAAGCGTTAGGATACATTTTGATATAGTCAATAACTTTCATATTATTCTCCAATAGGTGCCCAAATCAAAATACGGTTATCGCCTTCATCCTCATTCCAAACAGCAGAGAAACCATTCTTAACAAACAACGGGATAATGTCATCACGGATAAGATCATAGAACATAACCCCATCAAGTTCAGTATTACAAATGCGCTCGATATTATAAATACTGAGGTCTGTTTCTAATTCATCTTGATCGAGCATGGATTCAACCGTCTCATCATAAATCCCTTGCACGATAGCCTTACGAAGTTCTACACGAGCTTGTTCTTTCTCACGAACGGCCTTTACCAATTCAGCAGCAGTCATAATCATTTCCTCAAAAATTCTTTAGTCTCATAACGGTTGATACTATAAGTAACATCACCATCATCCCAAGTTTTCTTGGTAACAGTCACAGAGAACTTATCACCCTTATAAGCATAACACCCACTACAGCGTTTAGCAACATATTGATTAATCAAAATACCATCAGATGTTCGTACCTTAATCCGCTGTCGCTTATGCCTCTTCACAAACTCAGTAACAACAACAGTATCTCGATAAGTTTCTTGATGAACTACTTTGGGAACACAACCAACCAAACCAATCACAGCCAATAAAGCAATGAGATTCTTCATCTAATCCTTCCAAAAATCTTTCTTACTCTCACGCTCTACACGCTCAACAACCATACCATTAACCAACGCATTCAGTTTCTTAATAGTATCTTCACGACTCAATTTCTTTCGACGGATATTGTACAGTTTCCAGTACACAACCCAAGAAAGACATTTATTACATTGAGATATACCACCAAGACGAACCATTTGACAACTATCAAGAAGAAAGTCATTGCGATGAATATGAACACCAAATCCATGATACTTCAACCAATCGCGAATAGAATACCGCTCGTTCTTAAACTTGTTTTCAGTGATATAAGCAAACATCAAGAAACACCACACCAGAGCAACAACAACACCAATAACCCATTCCATATCTTACTCCACATAGTCAATGCAGCACTTCAACACACGAACCAACTCAGCTTCACTAGTCGGGTCTTCAAAGTCAACATTATCATAGCAAAGTTCTTCTGCGATAACAATAGAATGAATACCACGAACTAACGCAAAGTCACGCGCTACCTTTTCCAACTCACGGCCTTTGATAACCATCATAGCATTGTTATCAAGATACATACCAAAAACAGAAGTGATACCATAACCACGGGAGTTCAGCAGGGTTTTCATTTCAGCAGCAATTTCACGAATGTTTTTCATATCTATCTCCAATCAGTCAGTAAGAACATGGTACTACATCACCTAATGTGTGTCCACACTTTTTTGTTCCAGAATCAAACTTTTTAATTTAAGAACCAAACATTATCAAAATATGAAAGAATGTTAACAGATATGAAAAGTTATGAAATAATGTGAAAGAATATTAACAGAATCCCTTATACCACAAGGGATAGAGAGAAAATGTTTTGATGGTTGTATAAAAAGAAAATGCACCAAAAAAGTGCATTTTACCCCTCTCATGATCGTTTGATGATTCAGCGGAACATTCGATTATATTCAGCGTGGTAAAGTTCCAAGCTACGTTCAAAAGCAGCTTTCTTTTCTTGTACATCGTCCCATAGAGCTTCAATGGTATCCATGGGATTGATACTGTCTTCAACAATATCAAAATACTTCATTTCGCGGGAACTGATGAAAGCATAAAACCCATTGATGATTATTTTTAATCCATCATTGGAGAGATACCAACCATGTTCATTCTGGATTACTTCATGTGGTTCATTACCAATCTTAAATTCTATATCTTTATTAAGATTGTCACACTGTCGGAAATTGAGTCGAGATTGTTCGTCTTTAAACTTAATCTTCATAATGCATCTCCAAATATTGAGTTTCATCTTCAAAGAAGCAAGCATTCCACCCATTATCCGGAACCGCTTTACCATACGTATTGAGAGTAATATTATTCCCTTTACTATCCACGAGTTCGATGCTTCCATCAAAGCACGTTTGAGCTTCATGGAAATCGTTACCCATGTATTCTGCGATAGACATATTAGCTCGTCCACCAGTGGTAAACGCATACTTGGATTCGATATTTTTAAATCGCACTTTCATCAAGCTTCTCCATTACTGCTTTGTTGTATTCAACCATAGCATCATCATACTCTGCTTTCTTCTGTTGTGCAATATCCCAGAGAGATTTAATGGAAGGTTTATTTTCTACTGGGAGAATATCCCATTCGAAAAATTGATATTCCAAAGGAAGGATAGTAGTGGCAACATCAATACCACCAATAACCACATCCTTATTGTTCTCATCCACCAGAGACCAACGACGACCATTGAATGATACACGATTCCAATCCATACCCATATGTTTGGCGATGTGGGTGTTTGCGTGTACACTGCGGGATACAAAATGTTCTTTGTCCTTTTCGCTGAGGAAACGGATACGCATAATATCTGTCATAATTTATTCTCCTTTATTATCTTGGGCTTTACCGTTGGGAATGAAATCTACTTCCCCATCAATGTACACGTTGAGAATACCTGAATCGTCCTCGTAAGTAAAGGCCAGATTTGAGTTGGTATTAGCAACTGACATTTTTACTTTGTGATTGGTAGAGGAAAGATTCTCAACAGGAACAAAGAGGTTATGAGTTGGATTGGTATAACCTTTATCAACGAATGAGTAATAGATGGTACGAATATCCATTTAAATTTCCTTTTGATAGTGGGACAAGTACCAATATACAGATAACCTAATAGATGGTCAACTGTTTTCTTTAACCGATTGGATGTAGTCGTTGAAAGCCTTGTCGTATTCAGCCTTCTTTTCTAACATGATATCAAAAAGGGTTTTGGGATCATCTTCAATCCAATCAAAGAAATCGTGTTCGGATTCAAGGATGAGAGTACAATCAAGAATGTCTGTTTCGATGTAGTAATGACCATGGATCTTAACTACTTCAACTGGGTGCATTCTCATAAAATCCGCGATTTCCAAATTTTCTACCGATGCAGCTTTAAAATCGCGTAGATGCTGTTCTGACTTGAAACGGATCTTCATATCTTATTCCCCTTCAATAACAAAGTAACGACGCTCACCCTTATGGATAACCGCATTCCATCCATCAAACCCAGAGATATATGGATCTGGAATAATGATACCACAATTATTATCGTCTATCAGCCCAATATCCCCGCTACAATGGTTATATGCTTCGTGGGTATCCATTCCCATATAGTATGCAATAGCAACGTTAGCACGACAATTAGAGAATTCCTGACGGGCTTGTTCATCTTTAAAACGAATTTTCATTTACTTAATCTCCACCAGACGCCACGGGATCATACCAATGGTATAGAAACACCAAGACATTGAGCTATCTTGGATATTGTAGATAGTACCATCATCCATCTCAATCACCGTAATCCCTTCGGTGTAGCCCGTCTTGAGGGTTTCTTTTACTGTGAAATAGTTACCAACTACCATCAGTGGAAACTCTGATTTCATGATAGGGCTTACTTCTTCGATGATTTTGAATTTCTTGTTCAGCATATCTTATTCCTCTAATAGTTGGCGAACAGTATTCACCCCTTGAATTCAATTCCGAAATCCCTCTTTAGTGCCACAATAGCCTTGCGCCTTACCTCACTAGTTGAACCACTTCGTGCTAATGATTCAAGGCCAATGATTCGTGAGTTTGCTGGATGACGGCCTTGGTCCCAGACGCTTTTTATGCTCGGAATGTGATTGGTCTTTGACACTAAATTATTCCTCAATGATAAAGAACTGTTGTTCACCTTGATGTACCTGTGCTTCCCACTGGTCGAATTCACCAACAGTGATTGGGTCGCCGTTAACGTCTACCAGAGCAATGATGGTTTGTCCACACTCTTCATACGAAATGGCGTCATGGGTATCCATTCCCATATACTCTGCAATAGCTGAATTTGCATCAGACATACACACGAATTCATATTGAGCGTCGGTATCTTTGAAACGAATCTTCATATCAGTTTTCCTTAGTGAACCAGAGTTTTTGCTTTCTTGGTGATGATGGTAACGGCCTTGCAACCGTTCTTGCGAACACCACGACCAACAGACAGGGTTTTGTTCCCGGTAGATTTCACATCAACAGTACGAGCCCAACGATTGGTGGCCTGAGTACCGTTGTCAGTCATTTTACCAAAACCAGCAACACGAGCAGCGGAACGAGTGGCGAAGAAGATTTGTGCAGTCATGACAATTTCCTTTTTAAGAGAGGGAACCATTTCCCGACAAAGCTAGTATCTCAAAACACGCTTTCAGAGTCAATCAATTTTTCAAAAGATTTTTGATTTCTTCCATCTCATCTTTCAGATCGCTAATCCAATATTGAGCAGGGAAGCAATTCAGGAACTCCATATAAGCCCGGATAACCTCGATACATTCTTCCACATCACCGAGATAAATCATTTCGCAAGCCCAGTCATAATCGACACCACACACGGTTTGAGCTGCATCATACACTTCATCAGTGATATTGTTCTCTGCAACGTTGATAACTTTCTTGGCAAGGGAAGCGACGTAGTTCATGGCAATTTCCTTTTCTTCCTCAGTGGGTATATGTGTATATTACCAGATCACCAAATGGAGTCAATCAATTCCGAAAAAGATTTTCCATTTCTTGTACTGTCATACCAGCTTTATTGGCAACTTCCTGTTTCTTGATTCGCTTATCGATTTGAGCTTGTACAGATTCATCCATCTTAACCTCATTGATAGACACATACAACTCACCATCAACGCGAATAAATGGAACTTCCACCATAGGGGTTTTATTGGTGATAGAATAGTGTTCTGCAACCTTCTCATCTGTGGTTGTAACAGCTCCATATTCATTAGCAATCAACCAAGCGTTTTCTTCCAGAACAACTTCAAAATAAGATGCACTTTCTATGATGGTCAGATAGTCCTTACCAAACGAGTAATCCCGTGTGTAATAACCATCATACTTAGTTTCCTTCTGCCAATTAGCACCATTCTCAATGGCATCAATGGCTTTCTTACCCCATTCAGTCAATCCAAAACGAGACATGAATTTGGAGCGGATAATAGGGGATTTGAATTTCAGTTTCATATTGATTCCTTACTTGGAAGCGTAATAAATTGCAGCCCGGAGATTTACCAGAGCCATATCAAGGTGAATACCAATCAGATCATCCTCATAAGAATCACCACGGTCAAAAACAGTTTTTGCATCATCGATATTACGAATGGCGGAATCAATATAACCCCGGATCTCATCCTCACCCATAGGAACAGCGATGTAGATGTTGGAGAGGGTATTCATGTTATCAACATAATCCCAGTCAGAAACATCAAATTTCTTGGACAAACATTTAACGGATTCGAAAGCTTCGCGCAGGGTGATGGTGATTTCCATAATATTCTCCTTAGACTTCAACACGAACAACAGTATAACCGTAACCAAGATATCCAAGCTCATATTGCATTGCATCAGCTCGGCGTTGAGCTTCATCACGCGCTTTTCCATCATATTCGTCGGTAGACTCTACGTGGACCGAAACAACATAGTCAGAACTATCCGGGCCGTTTTCCAGTACCGCATATGCGTTGCGATAAACCAGACCTTGACGCTTTTTGGATTTTGCTTCTTCCAGCTTGACAGCGATTGCATTCATCATTTCGTTTACCATAAGAACCTCCGTCGTTTCGATATACACATAGTAAAACAAATGACTCACCGAAGCAAGCCATTTATCATTTATTTATCGATTATCTGCCCATTGAATAGTGAACATATGAACGAGGTTATAACTCACGTCACCCATCAAATTTTCGTTTCGGATATCTACGTGATATCTTTCCATCCCATTAATATGATAGTTGATGAAATTTGTAGTATCACTAACAGACAGCGTGAACCAAGTTTTCTCGTTCTTGTGATTTGAGAATATTTCTTGTTTGAATTTGGATACGGGGGGTTGTTCTCCAAGCCAAGAACCATCAGAATAACCTACAGGTTTATAGTAAACTTTGTTTTCTTTTCCGTGGGTAAATTCAACCTCAAAAATATGAGTAGAATTTACCCAAAATTCAAACACGTTTTCAATAGAAGAACGGAATAAAGCACTATAATCTTTGTTAATGGTATACATACTCTTGTTGTGTTTGGTTAGGTGAATCAAATCCCTACCCTCATAATCAACCTCGTCAGCTTTAATATCACTAATGTCGATATTTGAAAGAATATTGAAAACCTCAACTACATCATCAGAGATATCCATTTTTCCATCATAGCGGTTGATACCTTTACCATTAGATGGTAGACGAACAATACTTCCAATGAGCACATTTAATTTGCATATATTTTCCTTATATTATAAAAAGACATTTCTAGTAAAACAAATGGCTCACGGAAGCAAGCCATTTTTCATTTTATTTTCAACCCATAATCTTACTGAAATCCATAATTTTCAGAAGTTCAACATACCCGTTGATAGACATTGCACACAGAGCGAAGTGCATCAGGTAAGAAAGGAATTTCTCTACCTTACCGTACTGACGAGATTCACAATAGGTTGCAACACCGTTGAATACGATACCACACAGGAACATGGTGGTGATGAGAACGAAACCAAATTGACTATTAATAAAATCCATCATAATAAACTCCTTACAGGTAGTGGTCTTTCATTTCAAACGGGATATTGTTTTCTTCCGCTAGATATTTCATGGTAGCAACATCACTCACCTCGCAGGTGGTAACGTAATCATTGAAGCTTGGTTCAGTCAGGATAACCCTGTGGCCGTCAATATCGAAAATGTAATTGGTCTGGGTAAAACCGATATCTGTATCATAATTGGTCTCGGTAGCGTAATAACCCACACCAATCATTTCCAGAAGCTCTAACAGGTCTTGAATATCAAAGCGAATATACATATCAAATTCTCCAATGAAAGTGGGAAACTCCCAACAAGGAAAGTATCCCACAAATCAATTACCGTTACAAGTAGTTTTTACATAACTTGCAAAAGAAAATTATATTCGTCGATACTAAGTTCGACCATGGGAACCAGATCACTATCCAAGGACATAATCCATCCAATAATTAAAGCCTTCTCGATTGGATAAGTATCAATCGTGTCCTGTGATACCCAATATAACTTAAGTTGGACATTCTTTGTATCAATCAAAGCCTTCATACTATCCCCTTAGAAAGTCATCATAATCGGTTGGGCTCCACAGATCGTCGTCCCAGCACTCCTGTTTCTTAGGAAGCGATTTAACGTGCTCAGACCAGCGTTTGGCAGCCTTGTAAGTGTAGAAGGTGCGATTAGTACCACCCGGATGACTACCACCAATACCAGCATCGGTAAGGCTGAAATCATCATTAAAGAAGTTACTCACTTCTCGAACCACACCGAATTTGTAACTATTGGTTTTGAACCACTTACGATAGTTCACCCACAGAGTACCATTGAGCACAGAATCTTTTTTCTTATACACAAATGGACGAGAGGTGATCAGAAGCTTGGTGATTGAGCCAGTAGGACCACATACACGATATACAGTCTGACCAGCGCGGAGAGATTTTGCAGTTACTTTACCTTTAGCCATGATAGCTCCTTAGAGTGCGGGTTTTGCTTTAGCGTGATAAACGCCAACATATTTTTCTTGAATCTTCTCAACTGCACATTTCGGGGTGTATGCCCAAACGTATTCGGTAAGGACTTTATCACCAAATGCATTTTGAATTTTGAAGGAAACAATAAAACTTCTCATAATATCCCCTTAATAATTCTTAACAACGATATGAGAGATGGAATCACCGTAAGTTTCCAGCGCCTGTTTGGTGTACATACGGCCTTTATTCTCTACACCATTTTCGGTGGTGATACTCACATCAACAACAAAGTCCATACCACCATTATCAAGCGCAGCCTTCATGGTAATGGTTCCGATAGTAGAAGTGCAAACCAGAGTTTGATTACCCAGCATGTTATTCAGGCGATTGCGGAGTTTGGTGTTCATAGTCATTTCCTTCTCAGTTGGTGTACAGACATATTACCAAAAACAAAAACAAGCGTAAAGCGTTATTTTATAAATTCTTTGTTCAGACGGTAAATATTTTCTTCGTAGTAGTTGTCACCATAAACACGGTCGCGACCATAGTTATATTTCTTCAAAGTTGGTTCTTTTACACTGAACTTGTGGTCGACAATCAGAACACCAGCCTTAATGAGAGCGCGAACAGTAGCACGATTAACAGCACCCAGACGGAAAGTCATATCTTCTTTGGCCTTACCCTTGGGAGTGTTTTCCCAACGAACCAAATCAACTTGGTACTGGTTCCAAAGACGCTCAACTTCCGCAACACACAGAGCAACTACTTCGTTTTGGGCTTTGCTGAGTTTCATAATTTCTTCCTTTCCGTCTCTCGTTTCGATATGGATATAATACCAGAGCTGGATTACGATGCAACAACTATTTCAAAATAAATTCCTTCACCAGTTTTATGGATAGTGAAATCGCCATCTACTGTATCCCACCAAGATTCGGTAATATCAACCTCAACCTCGAAAGGGTTCATACCATGACGACGAACCAGATCTTTATTATGGGAAGACCAACCAAGGTTGATATTCGCGAACTCATTCATATGTGCTTCGGATTTAAATTTGATTTTCATGATTAACCCCTTTGAACTTTAGCAACGTTTTTCTTGAACTCTTCGACTTTCTTTTCCATCAACTCAACAAAAGCAACCGGTGCCTTGCGAGCTTTAGCAGCATCAAGCTGGTCTTCCAGATCAAACAGCTCACGAGTGACATAGAGTTGAGCAATTGTCAGGGTGTATTTGTCGGCCTGTTCGTCAGTCATATCAGCAACAACACCATAGTTCCGACCATTGGCGATATCAACACCGTGCTCAGGACGGAAGTGATTACCGAGCATTGCACCAGTCTCTGGATGACACAGGGTCATTTGCTTCTTACCACAGGATTTCACAACAGCACGGGACCAAGAGAAGGTGCCTTTACCGTCTACGCTTGCAACCTGAATTACAACCTGACCTTTGGTGAATGCTTTCATGATTTCTTCCTTTCCGTCTCTCGTTTCGATATGAATATAATAGTCGAAAAGGGCCTACCGAAGCAAGCCCTTTTTATCATTTATTTCAAAATAAATTCCACGATATCGTATTGTTCTGGATCGATTTGGACAAACAGATTGTCGTTGACACCATCCAACGTATCTTGAATTTTCTGTGAGGTGGTTTCGGTGTAGACAAAAGCAACTGCATGATCTCCAATTGCTTCATCATCTACCAAATAAACAGCTTCACCACACACCTCTACCATAGCAACTTTACCAGTATATTTGTTTTTCAGTGCATAGAACATATTTTATCCTTGGTTGAAAGTAACAACAATTTCCATCTCATGTAACGCCTTACCATACAGCTCGATAGCGTTATAACCGGTTGGGTCAAAATGTACTAACCCTTCAACGTCAAAATGATTACCGAAGAAAACAAATTCTACTTTTGCATTTGGATCTCGTTCTTGGAGAATCTTAATCAAATCACAATTTTTCAAACTTAATTTCTCCCACCAGAGATTCAGAAACACGGTCGTAAATCATAATTGTTTTTGCGTTGTATGGGCTATCGAGAGAATCCACTAGTTTCAACCAGCAAGGGAAATCAGCTTCTTCATAATAGGTATAACTCTCTTCCCATGGACCGATAGTAGCAACAAAATCGCCACGGGTTTCGAACCAAACATATCCCAGAGCTTCCATAATCTTTTTCATATCTTATTCCTCAAACAGCCAGTTGCGAACGTGGTCACGCATAACCCCGTACATGTATTTTGTCATTTCATCAGCAGCGATATCATTATCACATGCATCATAATCGATGACCCGACCGAAGAAGTTGCGGAGAGCAATACACTGAGAATTGCACAACTCTTGTCCTTCCATCATATCGCGAAATGCGCGAGACTCAGGGGAAATTGTCAGAGCGATACGACTGTCGTGATAAGCCTTGATGCGGTTGATTAGTTCGGCTTGGTGGTCGGTAAAAAGAATTTTCATTTCAATTTCCTCATCAGTGGGTACATAGGTATATTACCAGAACTAGCTATAGAGTCAAAGACTTTTTGAAATTATTTTAGCCATCAGACAAGTAAGGATGTTCGTTTGACAAATCCAAAACAATACCACCGGGTTTGTTCCATATTTTAGGGTAATCGTGGTGGTACAGAATACCAGAACGATAGTAAAGATCATGAGAATACAAGATAGAATCACATCACGATTTATCTTTTCCCCTAGCTGAACAATGAAGTATATCGGAGCATAACAAGATAATGCTACCAAAGAAATCATATCAAACCCCCGGCTTATTTTTGCGATGGTTTTCCAGAGCTTCGATCAACTCCTTCTCTTTCTTCTCCCAATTTGCCAACAACAAAGCTTTCTTTTCTTCCATCTCCTTTTCTTTCTTCTTCAAATTGGCAACCATCAGCTCATTCTTTTCTTCGTCTGAGAGGTTTTCAACTGGGGTCAGATATTCTTGTGTCATATCTTCTGTGTAGAAGCACCAGCACCAAGGATATTGTTCGATATGATATTCGGTTCCACTATCCATGGTGATAGATATGATACCGGTTCCGTCTGTCCCTGTTACCGTGAAAGAAGAACCCAACACAAGTTCGGGAAATTCTTTGTGGAAATCTTCAAAATCTTTTTTTACAGTATAACGTTGGTTCAGCATAATAACTCCTTAACCGTTCAACATGGGGATGACAACAAAAAGAACAACACCAACAATACCAGCACAGATCAAAGTCTCTTTGTGCTTGGTGATTTGGAACTTAGCGCGTTTCATAGCAAATTCAAAGTTGGTCATGTCATTCCTTAGATAGATACTTTGGGGATAAAATCGTAATCCGCCCCACCACGGTATACATAGAGTATACCAGAACCATCCTCAAACTTGCAATAGGTTCCGTCAAGTTTAGTATGTGGTGTGTACACAACGTTCGGGATCTTACTAACTGGGTCAAACAGATTTGACTGTGGGTTTGCATAACCTTTGTCAACGAAAGCATAGTAAGTGGTTTCGATATCCATAAATTTATCCTCGGTTTGTTTTGGAAAGAAGGAAAGTACCAGTTTGTCCTTCTTTCATCTCTCGTTTCAACAAGGATAGAATAACAAAACGCTTACCCGAGAGCAAGCGTTTTTGAATTATTTTTCCAAAATTTCGAAAAAATGGGATTCGTCGGAAATGTTAATGGTGTAAAAATGCAGATCTTCCTCATTAAAGATATCCCACCATTCTTCATCTACAAATCCAATAGGGATGGGACTCATACCATATGCATTTGCTAGTTCTTCGTTGTTGCGATCTAACGTTTTAAACTCAGTCATAGCTTCTTCTGATTTAAACTGGACTTTCATAATTTTTCCTTAGCGTGGGTCTAGCATCTTTTTGATTTCCATCATCAACATCATCTCAAGATACGAGATCTGTTGGGCGGTAAGCTCTTTGTCTAGAGTAGTCAGAGTATATTCACCATCTTTCTGGACGCCTGCGGTGAAACCTAGATGGACACCCGAATCATACTTGGATTGAACTACTAGCTTTTCATTTTCATCAATAGAGGAAATAAACATAATTTTTCCTTATTTCACTTTGATACAATTTTATCAAAGGGCTTGAACGATTACAAGCCCTTTTTATAAATTACCCTTTAATTTTTACCAAGAAACGGTCTTCGTCAAAAGGAGATACAACAGCCCGCCAACCAAAACAATCTGGATAACGACTGTATAGAATTTCCTCTACTACATCATATGCAAGATTTAACAATTCCCAATTTTCATTCGATCTTTTATCTTTAAAAGCTTTATTTGCTTTTTCTGATTCTTTCAACAACACAAACAGCGGGTCATCACCAGTTACTTCAAAAATATTGATTCATTTTTAAACCTTCTTTTCTGATTTGCTCAAAGGCCACGTTAGTCCATTTTTTGTTTTCTTGATGGACATCTCTCTTATGACCCGGTTTTCTCTTTCGTTGCGTATGTTACATTGAGGACACCCATATTCGTAATACCTAACTCGGTGTTCTTCGCAATACTTGACTGGGGTCATTTTTAACCTTCGATTTTACAATATCCACTGTACCATGGTTTCCAACCGAAATCACTATCATTAAACCATACCTCAACGTTATTATCGCCTGTACCTTGTACTGAGTCTACGCCCCACCCAAGACCACATGAGTATTGTTTAAGAACCGGCTTTTTGGAATATGCATAGAACAATCCATCGGACTCCATAACAACATATTTGTATTTCTTTGGAAGATAACAACCTATCCAATCTCGTTCACATTCCATAATTTCATTTCGAGTGGAACACTTTTCATTAAACTTATTAAGGTAAAAGTCAATACCACAACGAGTTTCAACGATCTCTTTCTTTGCCATTTTAAGCCTTCTCTTTCCATTTTACAATTTTCTTTTCCATAGTAGAAAGGAAAAGATTTTCGATAGCTTGCTTGTTCATATCACCACAGGCAAGAGCGAACATATCCATAGCAGCAATAGCCAGATCTACAGCTTCACCGCGAATACCATCCTTACCCGGTTCCTTGTAAGACAAACCGTTTTCGATCTGCACCTCCAAAGACAGTTCCCCGAGTTCTTCCATACATTTGGAGAGAACGTAATCATAAGATCGCTTTTTTGAAGTATCAACCCGACCAAGTTCAACCGAGGTAGTGAAGATGGTTGACAAGCTTGGTTCTGGTTCATATTCTTCCAAAATAATTTCTGGATCTGATGGAGCAGCGAAACACCATGCACCATGTTCATAATAAGGATTTACCTGTTTACCATAACAATAAACGTCGCGAGTCCATAAGTAACCATTTTGATCGTCGATGAAATGACATTCAATTACATCACCGGTAGATACACCGAATTCATCTGATGCATCTGCATGAATGTACACAATTTTATATTTCTTACCAAGTTCATATTTCATTTTCTGATTCTCATTTATAAAGATGATCTAAGATTACCTTAGCCATTTGGTCTTTGTCAAGCTTAATCAACTTGTTGTAAAGTCGTTTGCCAACTTCTATTTCAGGAGTGTATCCTTTCTCTCTTATTGTGTCAATCAGTTCTGGGAGAATTTTAATAATATCAATCCAGTTTTGGAGTATTTCTGTTGTTCCATCAGCAAACTCGTCGGGTGTGATGATAGGATGCTCCATATCCTGTCTATATGGCTTTGTAAGACGTTCTAGCTCTTGGGGGATAGAACCATCCTCGAACTTGAATACAATTAGCTGATGGGGCTTGTACGACGTTTTACGAGCTTGTTGTTTGATACGTTGTTCTAGAAAGTTTGTGATACCGATTTTGAAAAACTCGTTTGTGTCTTTATTGTAGTTTATCCAGTTTGTTACGTAAAGGTGTCCGGGTTTTGATGGTTGATATCCAGAGGTTGCACAAGAAGGACAACGAGAACCACCATGAACGAATTTATCATATGACGATGTTTGTTTTCCGTGAATATTACAAATATATTCAAATTTAGAGTTTACGTTTTTATATCCATCCGGAAAACCAAGATATTCATACTCTTCTTTTTTACAGATTTCGTTAACAGTGTTTTCTGCGTTGGGATTTCTTAGTTTGTCCTTGATAGATTCAATTCCACATTGCGTACAAAAATTTCCCCCATTAATAAATCTACTAAAGTTGACTGATTGGTCTCCATGTTTGTTACAACTTATTATCACTTTAGTTTCTCTTGATGATACAAAATTACCACCCAAATACCCGACAAATTTTGAGTTGGTTTCTTTACATCTATTATGTATCAAATTTTCTGGGTCTTTTATTCTTTTTGATTCACTACTCCGTTCTACACCACATTCACTACACCCCGAATCATTATAAAGTATAGAACTAATAACTCCAGTCTTCAAACCATGAGTCTTACATATATAATGAAATTTGGATGACTTGTTTTTATAATTTATAATTTTAACAAACTCGATGTCATGTTCAACGCACTTTTCTTTTATTTCTTCTATTACCAAATCTTCTGGTTTTCTATTCCTTTCAGAAGTTAATCCCAAAGAACATTGGGGACAAGATTGCCCTTGTTTCATTTTACCAAGTGATTGGATTTGTTCTCCGTGGTCTTTACAAAAATAAATAATTTTAGAATTTGCTGAGATTTTATTGACAAACCTGATATATTCATAACCACGAGATTTACATAATTCTTTAGCATCATAAACTATCTGAGACTCTTTCTTCTTCATACGGTTAGAACATTCACATGGAGTTTTGTTTCCATTTCTAAAATCAGATAATGGTATTTCAAAATGTTTTGTATACCTTTCTTTTAAAGAACAAACAGAACACTCTACAAAATATCTCTTTTTGTTCTTTACTAAACCGTTATGACCAACAATGGTTAATATATTACCATATCTAGTTTTTGATTTATCACCAAGGTACACAGAAATTTCTCCATCATCGCGATACCGCGAAGAACAACCACAAGAGATGTGTCCATCCATTATGGAATTCTTTGATGCATAGAACGTTTTAGGTAATCTTGGATCCTTGGAACAAACCGAACATTTAAATTCATACCTCTTCTTATTACCCTTCAATCCATTATCACCAACTATAGTCAACACCCCACCTTTCGGAGTAGGAAAAGTTTGTCCAATGAAATCATCTACAGGGCACTGACCACACATAATCTATTCCTCAGAAACAACAAAAGCCTATATCAGATAAGATACAGGCTTTGGATTAGGAAGTCAACTATTTCAAATTGTTAAAGTATCGAAGATGTTTGGGATTATCCACATCCACAGGACGAACTCGTTTACTCTTCTTTTGATCTACGTCAGCTACGTAAGTATAACCGTCAATAACCATAATATTTTTCAGCCTGTCGTCATGGGTGCTATTTTCGAACTTAACGACGTTTGGAGATACGTAGATGAACTTATCCAACTCACAGAAGATTGGATATCCCCCAGCTTCTACAATCGATGTGATTGTACTATCAAACATATCTTTAACATAACCGTCGAACCGTCCATCAATAATATTTGTATTTTTGTAAACTGCGGTAAAGAATGAATTCACTACAATACGGGAAATGATTTCTACCCCATATACGCCCCGCATATGCTCGCGTACTTCATTAAGGGTATCAATGACATCCTTGATTTTCATACCGTACACAATTTCATCACCATAATGTTTACTGAGAATCTGATTGAACATGTGGCGATAACTAGATTCCCAGATCTTGTTTTCTTTACCACCTACAATCAATCGACCTTTACAACTGGTGATTTTAGAATATTGTTTACCAACTGGAAACATGAGAAGTTTTGCTGGGTATTCTTTTACCTGTTCGAGATACAAAGGAGAAGCCGGATTATTATAGAAGTTATTCATCACCAAACTATATTCGTCTTTTCCAATCTTGTTTACGAAACCACTTTCAGCCAGTTCATTAACAAATTTAACAATTTTATCAAACATCTTTCATTTCCTCACTTAGTTTAGGTAAAGCCCAGTCGGAACATCCTATGGGCTATTTTCTTTTTCACTTTACAATATATTTTACATTACATTCTTCAAACACACAACGATGATAATAATCACTGAGGTTTACTTCAATCCATTCGGAAAGTGACGTATCCATATCTGGAATATCCCATACATGAAGAACGTTGTCAATATATTTGAAACTATCACTGTGTAGTTCGTCATCCCATTCCAATACCATAACGAATGCACCATTTTGGGGCATAGTATCAACAATTTTCATTTGGTAGTTCCCACACAACGCAAACTCGACCCATCTCTATGAAATCATGAGAATCTGTATAAAACCCATTTACATCAAAATCATAATAAATACCAAGAAAGAAACACCCACGAGAATCCTTAAATAAATACTCTCGACCTTCCTCTAATTCATAATGGTTCGCCACTTTAAAAGACATGCGGATAATCCTTCTCAGAAACTAAGGATGGAACAAACCCATCTTCTGCCATTTTCTGAAAGACTCCACCCTGTGCGATGGTTTCTTTTAGACGTAGTTCAAAATACTCATCATCCATCTCCAACAACTCATAAAATGCCTTTTCCATAGCTTCATCTTTTGACATCATTGTGTGTCCTTGTTTTCGCTTGGTAAAGTGGACGGGTCGGTAATAATACCGAACTTGAGATACTTACGGGCTGCCAGATCTTTAGAATCACCAACCGGCGGTTTGCCATCAAGCAATTCATTGACCATACGATCATACAGCTCGTTGGTTACCACTCGATGGAAGCGCCAAGCGTAAAGAGTACCATCAGTTTTCTCAATCCATTGGTAAGGCCCTACAGTCATCCCATCTTCTGTATGGGCTTCTTTAACAATCAGTTTCATTTTCCTATTCCATATATTTTTTAACACGGTTGTCACTAATACATACCAGTGTTTTACTTGGATGGATATCTGTCTCTACTTTTGCGACATAAATATCATCTCGGTGTGGATATGTATCAGACCAATACCCGTTATTGAATAACGGGGGATGTATGTAAGCCACAACGGTTCCATCATAATTCATAGCCAGAAAACCATAAAGGTATTTCATGGGTAAAGTCAACTTAACCCCATGGAAATCAACCCCGAAAGTAGGGCATACTTTATTATGAGAAACTAGTTTCATAATAACAATCTCCATAAATCATATTACCTATAAATCGAACAACGACTATTAGAATACCAAGACACCATAAGATTGCAGCTATCCCAAGATTTTCCAAAAACTTTTTGGTCTCCAAAGTCTCTACGTTGATCAAGAACTGATGACCCTTCATATCAACTTTTTTACGAACCTCTTGTCTTGGATATTCCTTGGTAATGTACTTACCATACTCAGCAATAAGCTTATCAGACTCGTAATTACTGAATCCACTGATATCAAAGTCGCATACAAGCATACCCTTTTGTGTGTGCTCTGGTTCGTAATAACACTCTTCTAATGTAGCTGGAATATCAACATATTTTATTTCCGGACCTTCAACAATATACCCGAAAACTAAGAATGTGTAAATCCAGAACAGGATGGTGAATTTTTTCATTCGTGTCTAGTCCTATACAAATCGTGGTAGTTTGCAATAATCTTTTCAACAACCAATGGCGTTTTCACTATCATCAAATCGATGAAGTTGCACATTTCTTCATCGGCTTGGATGAAAGGATCTGCACCATCGATATCTACCATACTCTGATACAAAGATACTTTCTCAACGTGAAGAATACCAATTTTTCGTAATAGGTTTTTTGTTACCTCGGCACGGATATATTTCTCGGTATAGAATCCACCAGCAAAGCTGTTATCTTGAAAATATTGGCATGTATTGACACGACGCTTGAAAATCCATCCAACCACCATAGTTTCATTCATTCGGAGATTAACCCGGATATCAACTGCGTCATTAACCATAGACATGATTTTGGTATAGTTTTCTAGAGCCCTTTCTAACTGGGATTGGTTTATAGTTTTTAGACTCATGATATATCCCTTAGATGGTTACATCATATTTATTTTTTGCTTCGGTTCGGATCCTGTATGCTTCTTGTTGAAAACTGTGATACGTAGTCCGATTACGGCGAGACAGATCACTAACTTCCCTCAACCGGATATCCAGATTTTTTTGTTCTTCGTCAAGTTCACGAAGCTTACAACTGATTTCAAACAGTTTATCTTTTGCTTCTTGAATTGCCGGTTCATTTTTGGTGAACGATGCATTACCGGATGGCTTACCAACCTTCACAACAAAGGTAATTAAATCACCAACGTTGATGGTTGATACTTTAAATACCTGACCAAGAAGATCTGCAACATCTTTGGCGATATATTTGTTCTTGGTTGTGATCCGCACACCATATTTTTCTCGGATCAAAGTACAATTGACAAAACGAGAAAACACATATTGGTTTCGTTCTGCTTTGTTCGCGCTCGGGTAGTACAAAGGCCCCAGAATAGACTGGACGGATTTACCACCAACCAGAATATTTTTATTGATAACACCACTCAGGAAGTCAAACAGTTCCATGGTGTTGGTGACGTGGGTTTTGATGAGGCTAATACGTTTGGAGATAGCAACAGATTTATCGGTTTTGGTAGTTTTCTTAAACATGGGATTATCCTTGATTAAATTTTGTCTTAACAGTCTTCATTTTACCACATTCTTTACAACATACAATAACAATTTGTTCTTTTTGTGTCATTTTTAGAAGGGATTCTACATTTTTTGGTCGTTCCAAGAGTTCGGTCAATCTAGAAATTTGTTCTGCTGGACTTTCAGAAGTATATTCAAAGATAACCTTCATATCATGTTTACAAAATAGTGATTTGAACATTAATTGATCTCCTGACCAGTAACCGCATCAACAAAATAGAAGTGATTGATATTATCATCTTCGATGATATGTTTCATAATGTTAGAAAACAAATCAGATTCCATATCAAATACATCAGAAGAATAACCACCTTTGTAACTGGGTGCTCCCCACGAAAAAGACTCTTTAACAGGACGAACAATCATTCCGGTGGTTGTCACACAATAAATATACACATTATTGTGTGACTCCGATTCTTCCATCAACTTATCGATGTTATTAAAAACAAACTCTTCATCAACGACTACACCACGAGGAACAAAATGACACAGTTGACGATCCGACTTTAGGACAAAAATCCGATGGTCATTCGGGGAGAATGCGGTGCAAGTATAAAACAAAGGTGTTCCATCAATCTCAATCAAACGATGGTTTTGACCGAACATACCAACAGTAGAGAATCCAGAATTAGTGATTTTAATATTCATAATAAATTCCTCATTAGGATTGATTTCGTTGTATGGATACTATCTCATACCATCATTTTGATGTCAACTTGTTTATTACATACTTGCCTGAATTTTTTCGATCTTGAGTTCAAGATCAATGATCTCAGACCTCAACTCTTCACATTGAATGCGCTTCATCAGAGTTACGGGTGATGGTAGCGTAGACCAGTCTTCTACATCGTCAGTGTGTTCTGAAAACTTAGAGTTACAAACAGAATATTTGTCGTGGTCGATAAAGATTCCTATGTGATATCGGTGGAGTTCCATTTCCAATTCATAGTTAGCAATCCGTTCTGGATCGTAGTAATCCAACAGTTCTAGTGCTTGTTCGCGTGTAACCTTTTGGAGTGGTACTTTAACTTTGTGATACACATTGTCATATCCACAAACATCCCAGATAACATAGTTTTTGCCAAATGTGTATGTTTCCACACAAGCAACCTCACCACCACACATTTCATTTAGATCTTCATAACGCATATCAATACCTCGGATTAATTGTTAGATGGAAATCATCGCCACTACACATGTTACCATACGCTTTGACTCCATCGATGTAAACAGATAAACGACCTCCGTCATAACTAATCTCAATACGTTGGAGATTTTTCACTTTTATCTCTTCTACGGAACACCCACCGGATTGATAATCTTCAAAAATGATATCGCTCATTTCTTTACCCCTTTAATGCGGTTATATTCTGCCACGATTACCGGAGTTTGTGCTTTGGCAATATCCTTGGCTTCAATATCATCAACAATTTCGTTTACCATGTTGAAGATTGTACTATTGATTTCTTCTTTGGTCAACCCCCAATCGAAGTAGTCTTTCAGAATAGGGTCTTTCTTCATCATACCACTCAGACGTTCCATTGCATACTTTACATGTGCTTGGAGTTCTGCGGTTTTTTCAACGAAGACGATTGACTTAATATTTTTGTGGAACTGTTCCATTACAAGAACTTCGTTCATAACCGTACGAAGATCCCGAAGCACACCAACTTCCAGTGCATATAATTCTTCACAAATAGTCGCGATACGAACTTCGGCCTTTTTCTGTTGGCCTGTTGGATTTACTAACCCCGCGAAAATTTCTGATGGTGGATACATAGCGGTTTTCTTACAGAACACATCAAAAACAGAACCACGGAAATGCGGATAATTCTTCATTCTTATTCTCCAAACCTAATATTACGAGGGAAAGAAAAACCGGTTACTTCTTCGTAACGATTGCGGAAATCTTCGGCCCAATCTTCTGGTGCCTTACCACTGATATAGTCGTAGAATGACGACTCATCACCAAAAGAAATTTCGATGGTTTCCATACACCGACGTTCATGAGCAACCAACATATGCTTTTCAACTTCACTACCGGGAGTTCCAACTGGATAATCAAGAATATTTTTCATATTTGTCTCCTTTGTTTTGATGGGGCTAGTGTCTCATAGCCCCAATCGGATGTCAACCAAAAACATCGAAGAATTTTTCTAGTTCCCATTCATATACACACAGAGAGAAGGGATAAAGAAATGGTTCTTGTTTATTATCTTCATAGAAGATATATCCCTGTGGGTTTGTTTGATTGGGATCTTTTTCAACAAATATATTATTTTCATTATTGAAAAACCAACGAACAATACTAATATTCATGATCATTGTTTCAATGCAAGGGTATGCGGACATAATGAATTCGTGACCTAATGGGTCCTTAAGAGAAACACGTTTCATTTTACACCCGCACATATTCAATGATGACTTTTTCTACTGGTTTTACTTCGAATACTTCAACCATATCAGGTTCACTTTCGAATGGACGTTCATCCTGCATTTCTGTAAGACCAACACTATAATTAACAGCCCAATAACGGTCGTCACCAAGCATACGAAACACCATTGTATGGTATTCAGACCATCGTCCGGAACCAGTCACTTCATTATCCAGAACTTCCCACCCTTCCGGACAATCATCCCAACACATCTCTCGTAAAATACTTTTTTCTACTTTCATTTCATAGCACCTTCAATAGTTTCGGAAAGACATCCACCACCGTTATACCACAAGGAAATACAATCAATGGTTCCATCTACATTACACTCAACGTCAGTATAACCACATGGGTCTAGTTCTTTATAAGAAATAACGCGATACACTGTATCGTTTAAGATCATGAATTCTTTTTCTGTTACCAGCTCATAAAATGCATCCCGTGGGTCAACGCTTTCATCCCTCCAATTAGGAATGTTTGCTTCAAGAAACGACTCCACCCCCAACCCAGTTGTGATTATCTTACACTTCACAAATTCCATACTACTCATCATTATACCTCATAAAATATGCATACATGGAATGGTTAGTATCATTAGTAACCTCTTCCTTAAACCAATATGGAATTTTATCAAAAGCTAACGCTTCTTCCACACTTCCAAACTCAATTTCCGCATACACGCATGGGAAATCTTCCATCAGGTCAACCTCAATCGTTACATCTTCACATGGAATCTTGTATCTGGTCTTTCTGACTGGCTTACTATTCTGGTTGTTGATGATTTCCCAAAACTCATCATGTTCCATATCAGTTTCTATTTCTTCGCGTTCAAGCCCGAAACCGGTTTTGACTGTTTTGATGTACCAATGACTGCCATAATAATCCTCACAGTGGCGATAACGAATACCGTCAACATACCACTGTTCTTGATGCTCAAGTTCTTCCTCGAACATGTCAATCGCATACCATGGGATCATGGGTCTATCAACTACCCATTTTCTTTCAATTTCACGAGCCATCATTTCCCCTTAATAGACCTTTGAATATCTTTACCCCACCATGTTTTTGCACCGGATGCATCGATAATGGTATGATTCCAAAATTTACGATTTGATTTTACTTTTTCGAAATTCCCATTGTGTATTTGTTTATAATCGTCTAACCAACCACTACGAACAAATGATGGAACACGAATATCTTTAAATGCACTTTGGATCTTATTATCGTTTTTGGCAAACGTGATGATTGTGGAATTTATTGTTTCCCTAACGTCACAACCTTTTGTGAAGGTAACAGGAATCTCGGGGGTATCAATTAACACCAGACAATTCATGGAATCGTAATAAGAGATCTCTACAACCAGATCTAGTGTATCAGTTTTCTTGAACCAATTTAACATTTTTACTCCTTAAAATACGAACGTAGTGAGTACGCCTTCGGCGGTTCGCTTCGCTCNCTAATTATAGATCTTCTATATAAATACTTATAGAGATTTTATATTTTGATTTCAAGTGATACTACCTCATAGGAATCTCTGCAATCAATTCTATTCAAAACCGATACAAAGTTATAGGATTACTTTTAGAATTGATTGTAGAGCTTCCTAGGGGCATAATTAAACGAAATCTAGATAGTTATCTACTTCATCTTTGAACATAACTGTGAATGTAGAACCTTCGTCAAACGGTCGGAACCCATTTACCGCTTTGATTTCATTTTTATCGGTAAATTCTACCTCAAATACCTCGTCTGGTGCAATATTAGAAAAGATATCATGTACGTCCTTGCTTGCCCACGAGGTTTCTGATGTCACAATTTCATCACTAATTGTGGACATAAATTCATCATAGCATTGGTCACTTTTAAAACGTACTTTCATCTTTATTCCTCGATAGCAAAAATTTTATAATTGGAAGGGAAAATTAACTCAATCAACGGGAATTTTATTTCAGGCATACGTGCGATTGCAACCATATTACCCTCGGCAATAAAATCCTCAGAACGAATAACACCATTTTCTATCCACACAGCAGTAAACATACCGCTTTCAGGGATAAACCCTTGCTCTACTAGTTTAGGCTCTTTCATATTAACCTCTTGATGTGGGGGGTCTACCTCAACGATAACCTTTTCCACAATATCACTCATGCTAAACATTAACCAACCGGGGATCCCAATATCATTAACCGTGTCAATGGTTTGTTCCCAACGGTCACTCATGACACATTTCATCGGGGTATCAATATTGTAAATCTCATCAACTATTGGCTTGTACTGTTCCAGATCAAATCCAAGTTGTTTATAAAAATCCTTTTTCCAATCTTCTTTGGATTTATCGTCTTTCCATACAAAATATTTTACTTTCATTTGAAAAGTTTCTCCACTTCATCCTTCGATAATTCCACCAAAAAATTCTCGATGTCGTCGGTCGTGAAGATTGATACGCCATAATCGTAATCAATCCCATCGATTTTCATTACATGGTTTCGACCTTGGTAGGTATCACATCCACAAACAAGAACCTCAAGATTCATCACGTCGTTGGAGATTGCAACTAGCTTTTGATAACCACTAGCGGAAATAGACCATTTGTCTTTCGACGATTCATCCTTCCAACGATACACACGCAATACATGATTACTCATATCAACAGCCTTATTCAAACCGGATGGTGGAATTTTTAAAGAGCAAACCAGAACAGACAGCACCGTTTACAACCTGACCAGATGCTTGATTTACTGCGGTAAACTTGGTTGCAAAGGTGTCTTTTTCACTACAGCTAAACCAAGCATAACCACCCACATGAACGTTTGTATATCCGTTTTGGGTCAATACACGACGGGCTCCGTCTGCATCAGTACAGGCAGATAAGGACAGTACAGCAAGGATTGCGATAATCATCTTTTTCATTTCTATTTCTCCATTTGTTCAATTAAAATACTAAGTCCAGACACGGAATCTTCAAGAAGATCTACGTTTTCACTCTGGAATACATCTGAGTTTACTATAGCCAAGATACCAAGTAAAGTACCTATTACCAAATATTTCATTGTTCAACACCGGTAACCGATTCAAACTTCCCTTCTGTGATAAGGAATGTGATCTTATCGGAACAATGGTACACCATTTTTACTGGGACTTTCCCATTAATCTTGAATTCATATTCTACACGGACAACACCAGAATTAAAAGGGGTTTCCACAATATCGATTTTCCCCAGATGTTCTTTACGAAGGTCTTTCAAGGTACGGACAATATCAAACTTCAATTCGTCCGGAATGGCCGCAACTGCATCATAAAAGTCCTGTTCCTGAACTTTTCGTATCTGGCTTTTGATTACGTTGATGAACTTTTCGATTGATTTGTTGTTTACGTTATCGATACGAGATTGTTTCATTTTTAGCTCCTAGATTTAAATGTAAACATCACAGAAACATGTGGACTTCTATCGTGGGTTGGGATCATCGACCAACATAATACATCATAACCTTTTGCCGATGCAATAGGGTATAGATCATTCAGTAAAGATTCTACCGAACTCTCGAATGCTCGATATTCGTATTTTTTCAGAGACTCAAACTCTCTTGACAATTGAACAAATGATTTTACAACAAATTTACCAGTCCACATAATTAAACCCTCTCCAACATTGGAAGAATGAGAGTGTGTAACATATCCATATAAGTCTGATAGTAGATGTCTTTATGGATCTCTTTTAGATATTCCATGGTGTCCCGCCCGTTGAAAGACCAGCTAACAACCGCAGCATTATCAATCTCTCTCAACGGGTTTCCGTTGAAATTAACAACGATGAAATTCTCACTTCGTGGGATCTCGATGAGCCATTCGTTTTTCCCAGCCAACGATTTACCTTTTGAAACCACAACTTTTCGTACATCTTCATTGATAAATTGGATTTTCATAAAACACCTCTCGTTTGAGAATCCATAGTATCAGAAACAAAAATGGAGTCAAGCGATTTCTCGCAAGACTCCATAAAATTATTTCTTGGCTTTCATTACTGCATCAACAACATCTTTGTTTTGACCCATAGCAAACATAACAGCCGCTTTACCGATAGCGGTTTTCTTTGCAATTTGTTCTCCCGACCATTTAGCCTTAGCTTCGAAAGAACCAAACTTTAGTTCGTGATGTTCAATCCAAGTATTAAAAAACTTTGCAATGGAGTTTTTGAAGTCAGAACTGATCAGATCTTTGGATTCTGCAATCATAGACTCGTCGAGGCGGTTATCCAGTTCATTAAACTTTTTCATTTTGTTCCTTATTTCTTGAGCATACCGGTAAGTTTACCGTGTGCGATGTTAAAACTTTGTTGTGTGTCAGACTGAGACCGTTTCCAAGTAATCTTACCAAAATCCTCGATAGGACTGATATTGACCTTGGTAATATCTACGTTTTCTTTTACCCAACGCTTCCATTCACCCATTTGGACTTCATAGAAGCGTTTAGCCTCCCGCATACCGGCAGTATTCATTTTTGCTTGAACACTGTTCAGAATAGAAATGTATTGATTTACAATCCGGTTATAATCTTTTGATGTTTTCATTTGAAACGATTCGTCGATTCGTTCGAAAAATTCTTTATTCTTTAACATTTTAGTAATCCTTCCCATACCCATAGTTTCTAGCGGCAATTGTATCATATAGTTCCACATGATGGAACTCTTTTAGTTCATCCATGGAACCATATGCATATTTACCAGAATCTAGACGAAGGTCGATGGGAATATATTCACCACCAATTCCAATTTTAGCCATCTTTACGTCTCCAATCATCAACGGAAACCCCGGATCGTTGGAATCATCAAGAAAAATTGTCCCAAATTGGGCAACCGACCCAGTTGACCTATGAATCGGGTCCTGCCAAATATCACGACAGTATGGCTTGTGTTCATCTGGCATTTCGGAAACAGCCTTTTCTGTTACCTCGTCAAGGTCAAACACCTCAACCCCATCTATATCAGAACCAATGATATTCTTGGCTTCATTTAGCATAGACTCAAACTCGTCTTGTATCATAAGAGATTCAACGAGCGATTCCATCATTGCGCTTTTTTGCCCAGCAGCTTGTTGTTTATGAGAAATTTTACCACCAGTTCCTTTTGGGAACACAGTTACTATATTGATTTCTCGACCCTTTACAGAACCAACTACAGAGCGGTTTTCCGATTGGGAATGGAACATATAAGTACCGTTCTTAATCTTGTTTGCTTCTACGTGTTTTACCATCTTTCGGGCAAATTCTTTCCACTCTTCCGCCGTTTTAGCAGCGGCTCGCTGGTGTGCGCGAGCTTGAGCATGAACAGAACTTTGAACCTTAAACGCTCCCACCCGCATAGAAACAGGTAGCTTTGATTGTTTGCTAAGTTCGAATTCCTGATCTTTAGTAAGTTCGACCTTTTGATTTCGGCTTTGTGCCATTTGTTCATCAAACCGGGTCAGGGTTGCGAACAAGTCTTTAGTTTTCAACATGTTGTTTTCCTTTCGTAGATCTACATATCTATTTAGGAAGTAGGAAAACCTCAACAAGAACAGCAATAATACTCACACCAACCACAATAACCTTATGTTTCTTTTTCTTCGATACCATAAAAGCAGTACCTAAACCAAACCCGGTTGCAAACAGAGCAAAAGTCATAACATCCCCTTAAGACATGGCAAGAAGAGATATGGAAGAAAGACCGGCTACGATATAGCCAGTAGTGAAAGCGCGTTGATATGCTGCGCGAGTAGCCTGTACCGATTTCACGAAACAAACGCCAGCAACAAAACCAAGGGCGATTACCATCTCTTTCTTCCTTCTCGTTAGTTGATATGAGTAGTATACACGAGTTGGGCTTGAGATCAACTACTTTTAAAAAAGAATTTTCACGATAGTAAAAATTATTGCGTAATGAACAAGATGGTGTGCCATTTGGTCTAACCCGAGATGATACCAAAAGACCGGCTCTTGGGGCGTATGACCACGGCTTAACTCTACTTTAATCTTGTCAATAAAGAAGTGTGATATAAAATCAAAAAGGGTAAGACCTAGGACAACCCATATATTCAATCCCATAATGATCGCAACAAACATTGTCATTAATGCATGAACAGAACAATGTGCTGCTAGTGGTGTAACCCAACCAACCTCCTTAAATTTCCCAAGCATATACTTACCTTGTAGAAGGTAGTCGGCTGAGAAATGTTTTATTTGGTAAAACACCAATAGCCCTAGAATCGTGCTAATAGGTTCAATCATTTTAAAAAGTCCTTACAAACAATGTGCTCGTCAAATACTTCTGGATACCCGAGAAGGTTCGCCAGACGTTGACGACAGGCTACCACGTTAGATTCAACTATGTCAAACCCGAATATCTGGTTAGCGATAGTTTCCTTATCATGCCCCATATCTAACCGACGTTCTGCGATACGGTATAGGATATTCCCATCACCACACGCCGGATCACAGAATGACCCATCCCAGTTAACAACACGGTCAAGTAACATATCAGTAACCACGTCTGGGGTAAACACCTCGTGTGTGGATTTCTGGCGCTCTAAATCAAACTCAGAAGCAACTCGATTCTTATCCTCTGTGTGCGTCCCTGAATGGTATCTACCTCGCGTTTCTACGTCATAGTAGGGTAACACACCCATATAACCACAAATCCAATCACGAATCGTTGGGAGAGGTTTGGTGAGGTCTGGGTACGGTACTGATGCTAGGGTTCCAGAATCGAGGTGTTGATTATTCTTATACAATGCCAAGAACACCCTAGCATAATCAGATTTGATATAATCCAAGAACTTATTAGCTTCTTCTAAAGTATCAAATCCATAGTGATGCCATTTAAGATTTGGTTTCGTTTCAACAGAATATTCTTTTGGAACCATAGTAAAGAAATCTGCGTTAAACCTTTCACCTGCTATTGGTACATGTCCACGGATCAATCCAATATTAACGAAATAGTTTCCTTCTGGATTCTGGCTATTTAAAAGGTTCTTTTGAATTGGTAACGCTTCATATAGCTTTAGGATCTGGGTTCCGAAATAGTTTAGTTCATCAACCTTCATCCTATTTCTTCCATTAGTCATAGGTCCGTATACATCGATATACCCATCAAATGGGACACCCATTATTGTATGAGTTATGGATAATGGAACAAACAAACCAGCAGAAAAATAAAGGTTACCATCGATTAGTTCCATCGATGTTATGTTTTCCCCAACCACACTTTTAAATTCAACCACACGTTTCTGTTCTTTTACCGGGCGACGATTGAAAAATGGTGCAGATGGATGCACACAAATTATCTCTCTCCCGATACAACTCGCTTTGTTAAAGAAGTCTAAGTGGAGATTCCTGTTATATGGTGGATTCATTATCACGTAATCATATAACTTACTCATATCGTTCGCCTATATGTCCCCATATCATAACGCCATCACCGTTTCCGGTATAACAAACAAATTGCCCAGCGTAAAAATGTGTTTTGGTATTTGAGCTTTCTTTTTCTATAAAAGATAAAGATTCCTCATATGTATTACCGGGTAACATCATTATTGTGCAATGGATTTCTTTGGCTCCATGTTCATGAGCCCAACATGGATACCCATCTTTTTTAATATAAAATACAGGACCACCAATTCTATGTAGCATAAACACCTCTAAAAAGTTAAAGGGGACCTAACGTCCCCATAATATCATAGGCAAATAATATCTTGGTGGAAAATATCGTTTTCAACATCACGATAAGAACGGACGTCACCAACATAATCTCGATAAAATTTAATTAGGTCTTCCAACTTACGGAAAGAACTATAAACCTCTTTTGTGAAGAACAAATTTCGTAGTGCATCATAATACACAGTATGGCTTTCCATCGCATGATATCGGTCTTCCATACCGAAATAATCTGGTTCATATACAACGGAAATAAAAGAGATCTTACCGATTTGAATGTTTTCCAACAGTTTAAATTCGTCAAATTTAATATTCATATTGATTCTCCGTAAGGATTGTAATTACTCGATCTTGGTTTCTTACTACTCGTAAAGAATCTGGTGGATTCTTTACAAATTCTCGGATTCGGATTTGTGCATTTACATCTAGGATACCAACCCGTCCCATATACCAGACAGTATACATGTCTCTATCTGCTGGTGTAAATTCTGGATATTCTTTAATGATATCTGAGTCTTTAACTTTGATATTTTCCACTCGTTGGAAATACCTTACAATAAAATGGTCTGTTAGATTTAATACCCCGACAGTTCTCCATGTACTGTAATTATAATGATCTTCTATCCTACCACCTAGATAATCACCGGGCTGTAATGTGTATTCTACCTCTTCTAAAATACGATGACAGTTTGCTATCTGATCGTTCATTAGTTGGATTTGGCGATTAATCTTGGTCACTCTAGAGGGTTTAATTCCACGAATACGACGACCGTTCATAATTAAACCCCCGGATATTCAATACGATTCTCGTTTATCTCGTTCCAATAATCGTCGTTCTCGTTACTACATTCATCGTCGTCCCAGTCTCGACGGGTCCAACCAAGATTTTCCGAATTCCAGAATGCAATACACCAATCACCAATACCCTCATACCCATCATCGGCACCATACCCATATCGGATTTTTTGAACCCAATAATAACCGGATTTCCTATCCTTCACTCGAAGTTCATCCAATTCCTTATTCTTGGTTTCTGCCATTTCTTGTGCAAAATTAATGACTACCGGAATAAGTTCTGGTTGGATAATAGACCTACCCCACCCAGACCAGATAATAATCTTACCGTCTTTATTGGGCCATGAGAATTCTTTAATGAATTTGTAATCACTCATAACAACAGACAATTCCCAATTGTTACTCTTGCGATCACCCAATTCTTTCACAATCCATTTTGCATTCATAATATATCCTCTCAATTTTTAGATATTATTGCTTATTATTTCTCTTGTGTCAACTTGTTCATTTCGATGCAATATTCAACAAAAGATTTTATATCTGGGTTTTTATCCATTGGGTTTAGGTTGACTTCCTGTTGTTCTTCTACTTTAACTGAATGTGTCTTAAGTAAACCCCAAACAAGGTCAACGTACCTTGTACGGACACAAACACGTATACTATTGAATTTAATGATAATGAATGTTCTATCAGAAGAACCATCCCCCCGTGGGAGGTCGCAGTAAGATATGTCAGAACGAATATCATTCATCCCAATTGCTGCATAAGAAAGTCTACCATATTGATCATCAATAAGTGATACATCCCCATGTTTTTTAAGATTTTTGATAAAAGAACGTACTTGTCCTTTACTAGACAGATAAACCGAATTTCGGAGTATTGATAATGCGATATAAGATCTATGTGTATTAAGCCACAACTCCGGATCGTAATTATGAAACCACATTGTATCTGATAATGCTTTTGCAACATGAAGGTGGTCTTCACATGTTGCATTCTTTGCAATCATACGAGCATTCCTATTTACATATCGTGGTGGTTTATTAATAGTCTCCTTTGGTGTGATGTTCAAATCTTCTATATCGTGTTGGGAATACATCTTGACCATCTTAAATTTCCCCTCTTACATTAACGATACAATAGTTAATGAATGACGAGATTTCATCAGACATAATCGATTTTTTCTCTGACGTTGGTGTGGTATCTCCTTTATAATCATCATAACAGCGTTTGACGGTTTCAATATGTTTAGTTCGGATCCAAAAAATCAAATCATTATATTTTACTTTTACCATCATCTTACTGTCACCATAGTGTACGGAAGACAAGTCGTTATTTGTAAAGTCGTTAGTGGAATCATTCATCCCAAGTGCATCCCAAGACAACCTAACAATTCCCAAAAGCTTTAAATTTCCGGATTTTTGAAGGAGATTAACAAACTTTTTTACTTCTTCTTCATATTCAATATATGCTACCAACGGAGTACGTGTATTTTTATATTGGCGATATTCACTGTGATAATGGTGAGATGGGGTATGAGATTTTACCGTTTTTTCAAGGATTGTGGCGACTTCCGTCAACCCCTTTTTGTGGAGATATTCCGCATTCATATTTCTAAAAACTTTGTTGGTATCTTTTACTTCTTCTCCATTCATGCCGATATATGAATTGTTTTTTGGTTTTGTTCCTGTATGTACGACACCATTATACATTGATGAAAGCTCCTGTTCGATTTCGCTTAGACTAATATCATACATTTTCATGATGTTTCCTTAAACTTAAAAGGGGATTGTCTTTTGACAACCCCCTTATCTTACTATTACTTGCTCAGGGAGTCAATGTAATCTTGTACTTCAATATCACTTACTTGGGTAACCTTATCACCGGTAAAGGTGTTAACTCGGGTAAGAACTTCACTAACATCGATATCAACCAGTGCAGCGGCTTCTACCACGTCTTCTGCCGAAGCAACACCCAGCTCGTTAGCAGCCTTAGTTTCACGAATGAATTCCAGTTTTACTTGAAGGTCATTGAGTTGGTCATTAAGGCGAACGGTAGCAACCTCGATCTCAGACCGCATCCCAACAAACTCGTCTGCCTTCTTGGTAAGAGCTTCGGAAGTCCGACGATACAGAATACCCAGTTTACCGTGACTTTCTACATTCACCCCTTTCTTGAGAAGACCACGAATCTCGTTTTCTTTCTTAACTGCGAGATTGGTTTTCTCTTCTGCCAGACTACGGAGCCGTTTTTCTTCTTTGATAGACTTGACGTGTGCAGTACGGAGACGGGTGATCTCGTTGATAATCCGTTCTGCTGCCCCAGTATACTGATCTTCAACAGTAACGTTTTTGGTGGTGAAGGTCAGGATTTTAGCAGTGATAAATGCCCAGATTTGTTTCAGAGTTTTCATTTTCATTTCCTTTTTGTTTATTGAGATTAGATATTAAATTGTTTTGTTTTCTGTGTCAACTATATTTTTACCAGCCTTCCATCGGGAACTCAAGATAAACTTGGGCGTTTCGACGAATTTCATTACTGATCTTCTTTACCCTGTCTGTATTACGGGAGACCCGACCAAACCAGCGCCAACCGTTACCAACTGTTTTCGAACCGGTATGCCACGTTTGCCAATCAAACTGCAACAATGTCCGATCAGGTGCAGTATGCAACACCAGTTCCCCATTGTCAATCTTTTCCAAAACTTCTTTGTGCCATTGGCGGTAAATGAGTTCTCCATCTGGAACTTGGCTAAACTCGGCTTCTCCTACTGCAAAATGAGTAGGGCAGATATCACCGTTAACCAAACCAAGAATATGTTCAGACATATAACGAGGGTTGTCATAGTCTGGTTGACCTGCGGTGATGAAATGTTGACCTACAGGGATGTCCGGGCGCGGAACATCATCATGATGATAACCGGGGATTGCGGGATACCAGCCGGGCATAAGCATGTGTACACGAGAATCAAACACAACATCGCCATATTGCCATTCTTCCGGTAATTTGGCGATGAAACTCCTAGTTATAGGACCACCATGATTTATGGCAAAAGCCAAATCGCAGTTGAAGAACATAGGTTCGTTCTTGATTTCGTCATTTGATACATGTTGAGCGAACTGTCCGCGATTTTGAAACTTGGAATTAAAAATCTTTTTGCTATTCATAATTAATCCTTATTGAAATAATCATCGGCGCTATCGGAAGTTAGTGGTTCGTGTTCGCTTCTATCAAATAACTCAACACTTACTTTGGTAGAGATACTACTACAATTATCTCTCTGTTCTACACCAACCCACAAAGATATGTTCTCTTTGATGTAACGAATCAGGTACTCTTGGTTCTGCTCAACCCACTGTTCATAAGTCGTTTTAGTATCCATGGTTATCTCCGTTGTTTCGACAAGAAGAGTATCCCATCCCTGAGATACCAAGTCAACCACTTTTTAAAATTTATCCAATCCAATCTATGAGTATAAAAAGACTCTTAGTTGTGTACACATATTCACTAACGAAACAACCTTCTGCATACCAGATCTTTTCTCCGTTAGATATGACTATGCTTCGTTTTATCGGTTCCTCGTTGAAAGAGAACATATTAAACATATTCTCCCAATCTTGGCAATGAACGACCCAAGGTTTGATGTACCTGTATTGCCCCAGAATAAACCCTTCTCTGGTTTTTACTCCACCTCGCATTTCAAATAGGTCATCTGGTGATTCATCGGATTGAACCATGAATACACTAGGGCCAATTTTTACATCGAATTTCATTCCTTTTTACCCGCGAGCATCAGTAAAATTCCTGAAATGACTGGACTAAAAAAGATCGAACCAACCATCCAAAGAGCCCAATTCCGATTCCACATATGAGCCCCAATTGAAACAAGAGCACATAAAGCAACATATAACCCGTCGTTGATGATAAATTCCATTATACTTTTACCCCAGTTAGAACCACAATTTCATATTCATCCAGAGAGAAATCAACGTCCGGATCTGAATAAAATGTATTGATCCCTCTTTTAATTTCTCCCCTTTCGAGAATACGCTTGACATCCATATAAGCCAATAGACACCAGACGTTGTTAGAGAATTCCGGTTCTGTTAGACAATAGTCTGTTTCTCCATCTATATGGCTGGTGAACACTTCCCAGCCTACAAACTTCCCAGTTTCTTTATGTGCAAGTGCAAACATATTTTAACCCTCAAACGGTTTAATCAAATGTTGATTTTTCAAGAAAAGTTGAACGTAGTTTTTACTGGTCTTTGTTTGTTCATTATAAATGTCCATCACAAGTGTATAGTGTTCCCAAGAGAACTCACGGAACCACCCAGAAGTGATGGAAGTGCAAACCTTTTCCAATGCCATCATAAAAGCTTTGGCTGGATGAACCTTACCCGGAAATGGTACTATACACCGTTCTAGTGCCAGAACACAAGCTTCTTCGTATACACCAAGAAGTTTAAGCCGCATATCACACTGTTCAAATTTCGCTTTTGACGTCATCACTTCTTCACCATCAACCATGTATGACAAGTAAGCTGGTCGTTCACCAACAGCAATTGCTTGGTGAACTGTGTCATGATCCATAGTGTAAAAATCATCGGTGAAGAAATCTTTCTTCCCTACATTAAGCTTGGGGTGTCCGTAAGTCAAGGATTCTTTTTCACGTTTCTTGAAGATCTCGAATTCTTTTTCATTCATCACCACACCAAAGTCACGAAGTTCATGAATGGATTTCATGGTTTTGATAAAATTCCGTGTATTCTTTTTGAACCGATGAGCCATCTTGATCGCAAGAAGTAGACCGGGATTAGCTACCTTGATCTTACCATGTTCGTTATTCATATAGTCCGCAATCATCTCATCAGACGAACCCGGTTGAATGATATAAGCTTCATGATAGCAACTACGACAATCCCCACGTTCAACAACAAAGGCTCGTACATTTGGATTCTGTACGGCTACAGAGCGACCTTGCATACGAGCTTGGTATTCACTCCACTCTTTTTCTGTTGCGATGAAATCATAATCCATATCTTTAGTTGGGGCCATACAATCGGCGTAGAAGCATTCCAACATAGCACGAGAACCAATCAAAATCATAATATTACCCTCAAAATTTATGGGGTCAATCGACCCCATTTCAAATTAGCAACTACTTTCTTCCCAGTAGCTAGGTTCAGCATCAACGGACACGGTAAAACCTTCACCACCTTCACCGTAACAAGAACTACTCAACCAGTCGTTAAACACGATCTCGTCAGAGTCTGTGTCCAGTTCTACACCATAATCGTGCTGACCAGCAAGATCGCGTACTTCTTTCAGGAGTACAGCCAGTTGTTTTGCTTTTTCTACCAGTTCATTACTACGAGACATTTTATTTTTCCTTTTGTTTAAAAATTAACACTGATCCGAAGAACTCATCCAATAACCATGACCGTCACCGTGACCGTAATCTTCGGCTTGTTCGAGATCCCAATACTCATGACCGAACGGGTAGTAAGTCCGACCACTACCGTAATCACCCACTGAAAATGATACAACACCAGCATCAGCGAATTTAGTTGCAACATCTTCCATCATTTCTGACAGTTTAATAACTGTACTCACGGCTTGTTTTGCAGTCATCTCACCGCCTGCGTGGGCTGCTTCAATTTTGTCCATTTCTTCTTTGATTTTATCAAACATTTTTGTTTCCTTGATTAAAATTATTCATTAATGACAACAACAAGTCGTGTGTAACTACTATACATATCATTGGATTTAGACCAAGATACCCCATATCCATCTTTAACCAACCGTTCAATAAGCGCGGGGCGAATTTCAGTTGGGATGATGTCGTTAGGAATACTAACCGTCACGTTATAGTCATTTGTCTTTTTGAGAAGATATTCATAAACGAAATTCAGTGCGTTTTGAATCAAAGCTTCTCGCTTCTCGGTGATCTTTTTGTGGATTTCGGAGCTTTTCATTTCCATCGTTCCCTTTTGTTCAATCCATATGCGATTGTGTTTTCTATAATGTTATATTGACGAATTTCTGATTTACGTTTGATCTCTTCCAATCGGGATATCAATTCTTTTTTCTCGTCCCGGTTGAATTGGTCTTTATGTAAAATACCACGTTCATTCATCTCATGAATTAAAACGTTACCTTGATGATAAACCAATTTTATTTCATGAGGCTTGAATCGTCTTGGTAGGTTTGGTTCTTCGATTTCAAAAGTAAAGATTAAACCATCAACATCGTTTTTTCTTGACAAATTCCATGTATACGGGTCGTTGTCTATTACTTCGATAATCTTTTTCGCTAATGGTCTGATATTCGGTACATGTTTTTTGAACAACCAAAACATATCACATCACCTCTTCGAAAATTTTCAGGTCCGATACAAACTTGATGTGTTTGTTATCAAGGAGATACTGACCGACCCCTTTTTCGGCGGCATACTTGTCTACGGCACGATACTCACGGGTTTCGTCGTACACTTGATCATCTTGACCAACATAAACAACTTTAAACATATATTCTTTCATATCTATTCTCCCTTGTTTTGATGTAGATATATTCTCACAATTTAAATTTTAAGTCAACTGATGTATCCAAACTTTTTCAGTAATTTAAAAACCGGTTCATCACCTGCCTTCGGGTTCCGCCAGCATTCATCACCACGAACCCATACGCGGGGCAAATGAAGAACCGGGTCGATGATTTCACCATGATATAGAGTTACCAATACCAATGATGTGTCTACCTTAATCGAGTTATCCAAAGATAAGGCAGCGATTCCGATTTTTTCTTCGAAATCAAACACATCGCCCATATTTTCAGAAACTACATAGTATTTCCAACCAATGTTTTTCATATCATTCTCCGTATATACTATTGTCAATCGAATCTGGATTTGGGACACATGTCAAGTTTCCCAATGTCTCTTTCTTGCGTCGCCTTATGTACCTACCACCGATATCTTTGATATCTTCTTCTGATGTCCCAACAATTTCATCACCGAACATAATAAGCCATGGGCGACTCATATGGTCATGTTGAACCAGTCTGGTTGGGTTGGCACCCATTACAACGGCAGCGGCTTTCCAATACGCTCCATGAACATCTCTGTCGTCAATCCAATGAGCCAATTCATGATTAATAACGTCAGCGATACCGTCCCAAGTCATATAACGGAGGTAATACAATGACAAGTCTATTGTACGATCTTTTCCGTTGCATTGTCCAACATAGCTTTTGTGGTTTGTAAATCGCAAAGAGTATGAATTTACGACGTTGAACCTAAGTAGTTTATGGTCTTTGTAATATTCACGAGCAAACTTAACACGCTCATTATAATAAGAAATAATCTTCTTTTTCAACGTTTCTGAAATCATACTATCTTCCCACAAAACAAATCCTGTACCACATAGGGTACAGGATTTTCATTTATAGTCAATCAATTTTTGGGTATTTCGGCACTGTTTTATCCACCCATTCACATTGATAAACCCTTTCGGTCTTCACATCGTATTTTTCTGGGATAAGTTCTTTTCCGAACGACACCAATAACGTGATCCACAGAACATATCCAGCCGCTTGATACCAAGTCACATCTTTATTAAAGAAAATCTGTCTGAGTGCCAAAACTAACAATGGAAGAAGAAACCCAATACAAACAATACCAATTGCCCACCACATACGAACTTCTAAGATTGGATCCATCATGAAAGTGCTTCCTCTTTTGTAATAATAGTAAGTTCTCTGTCTCGGAAATCCCAGTTGTTTCCATTAACGCTACGGATCTCTGTATTTCTAGCTGCGTAAACAGGTCCTTCCCCATGCCCACCACCAAATGTGGTAACTTCGGTTGTTACTTTAAATTTCTGACCGTCATCGTTCTTCACGTAAAATTCGTCGGGTAGTTGGAATTGTTTTTCTCCGACCATTTTGACATAACTTGACGCCCAACCACCACCAGAAACATATACAACTTTAACACCAGAAAGATTTTTCTTCAAGATGTTACAAGTGTTTTCTAAAATGGTGATTAATTGTACTGTGTTTTCACAGAGTCCAACCATATCAGAAATCCTTGACTTCTGTTCTTCGAAAGTGATCATTTCATACCCTCAATACGAGATTTCAAAACCATCAACGCCTCTTCTTGGTTCTTTAGGTCAATCGGACGGTTGTGATTGTTGTACATATCCCATAAGATTTTACAGGACACATTATTGAATACATTATCAAAGATCCTAGTACTTTCACTATAGTCGATCAAAGATATAATTTTTTCTTCTTTGTCGAAATAGATCCTAGTATATTCGTCGATTTTCAAAACATTGTTCATCATCCAACTAATCTTACCATTGGCTTCTGCAAAGAACAACCATTTTACAATCTCATTTTCGATATTTTTCATTCAGGAACCACCCATTGAATTTCCAATTTAGAATAAAATTCATTATTGAGATCTACAACACACCATCCATCAAGGTCATCCCAATATTCGATATCATCTAGATTGATGCGCCACTTTTCTGACTCTATGTGACCTTCTCCATTAGACCACACTGCAATACAGTACCCCTCACCGGGCATGATGTTAGTTAGTTTCATAATAGTCTCCTAAGTAAAAAACCCTATACCGGAGATGATATAGGGTTTTGGTTATACTGTCAATGGATCATTTCCATTTAGTTGGGACAAATTCTTCCGGATATTTGATAATGACTGCCATAATTTCTGGCATCACTTCCAGATCGGGTGCTTGGAACATCTTCATCACGATGTTAAAGAACATACGGTCTTGTTTGAATGTGTTCTGCATAGAGATTGCGTATTCGCGTCGTTCCATTCCAGCACAAGCCTTATGGGCCTCTCGGATCTTGGTATAAGTTGAACCAGCAACACTAACCACATGATCTTCGAATTCTTGGATTTTTGTTAGAGATAACGAATCATCCAAAAACAGTTGACGTAGGTCATCTGACACACCTTGAGCAACTGCAATTACCAAATCCTTGTTGTTGGTAATAGAGTCTTTCAGCTTATGGCGAGCTACATATGATGTGGTCTTGATCTTAACGCGACTACCATCTCGCATAACCAGAATGTAACCTTCGATCCCGGTTTCGTTGTACATGTTTGAAATTGCGGTATTAACATCTGTACCTTCTTCAAACATGAACTGGTCTACCGCATACTTACGGAAAACAGGAGACCGAATCAACTTGTTGTTTGAGTAATATTCCCCAGTATCACGATGGCGGACGTTCAGGATCTTGAGGCTTTCTTCTGGATACATAATAACAATCTGGTTCTTTGGAGAACACCATTCCAGATTCACGGTATAACCAGCTTCTTCACAATCGATAATGAAGTCCAAAAGGTCTGTATGGTTCACCAACCAACGATTCGCGTCATTTGCCTGATCGCTATTAATTGAGGTCTTGCTTTTCAACATGTAATTAATACGGTTGTCGTCTTCTGGGTCGATGAAGTGATAAGAACTCACCAAACTACCATCTGCTTTATCTTCATATCGGTCGATATTAGAATAATCCAATTCCAGTTTATCGAGTCCAACGACCCCGGAATTTGTTAGGTTCCATGCTTGGCGTTCTGCCAAGTTGAAAAACTTCTCCATGGGTCGAGATGCGATCCGGTACGGTTCACCGTTAATCAGCTCGAACATGATACCACGACACTCTAGAGCGTCTGGGAGCATCCATTGGGTTAATCCTGCGATGTGATAGGAGAATACCCGAAAATGGTTCCCAATGGAAGACCAATGGTCACGAAAGAAGAAACAATCTCCATGTTCTTCTGTTAGCTTCAACAGGTTGTTATAAAGTTCTTTCATTCTGTAATCCCCAAATTGATAGTGTTAAGATCTTTCAGTTCAGTTTCGGACAATTCGAATGTGGCACACCCAACCTTTTTAGCTTGAGTCAAACGAGTCATGATATCGGCAGATCGTGCGATAATAAGAGTGATAGTTTCTAAGTGTTTTACGTCTAAATTTGTTAAGTCGACTTTCATAGAGCGTCCATAATAGTTTGGGCATCCATAGCCGCCAACAATTCGGATTCTCCGAAATGGGCTAGGATATCTTGGATAGTGAAGTAACTTAATACGTCCGAGTCACCAAAGTGGCTAATAAATTCGGATATGGTAATTGAATCCATTACTGGTTCTGGGTCTACCTGATCTAATGTCAAGAAAATATATGGGTTGTTTCCATATCCACCAGAAATTTCAACACCACGAGCTTCTAATTCTACATTAATTCTATTCATATCAAATCCATTCATGGATCAGGTTATATTCTTCTTTTGTGAGAATAACCTGATTTGTTTTCTTATTGAACCATGGGTAATAAATCCATGTATACAAAGCAAATTGTTCATATGTCATAATGTTTTCAAGATCGTCTGGATTTGTCAATTTTGCATTTTTAAGGTCAATTACAATTTGCATTTAGGATATACCTTTCAATAATTTGTAGTTCTACGATGTCAACCAATATAGTATCCACCAATGGAGACTTCAAAGCAGCAACCAACTTCAACAGGATATATTTTTCATCTGCGGTTGGGGTATCACTTTGAATAGTACGTTGGATCCACTCAAGTTCGGTGTTTTCCAAAACATATTCTAATTTAATTTCATACTTCATACTTACAGATCCAATGCATGAACCCAAGAACCAATCAGATACACAGTTCCGGTTTCTGTTTTTACATAACGAACTTCCCCATCAACTTCAATCTTTTCTGTGATTGGTGAAGTTACAATACTGTCTCCATTTTCAAACCGGGTTAGACAATCGTCATAGATAAGACCAGAAAGACGATTTCCGGGTACTGGACGGACTTTAGAAAGTGTTGCGTGGTGTTTCATCTCTTATTCCTCAAATGATTTTAGAAACTTGATAATGTCAGAACGGATCTCTTTTTGAAATGACGAAGTTGGGTTATACGGATCAAAATCACAAAGGTCGTAATTTGTATCTTTCCATGGGTATTCACAAGCCCACGAAAGCATACCTTTATTAATACCATTATTTACGTAAAAATGATATTTTCCTTCATAACAACGCACTTCCATTAGGTATTTGATGAATTCTTCTGGTGTGACTTTAAACCGATCCTTTATAATTCGTTCACGATGGAAAGTAATCATACCAAATTCTCCGTCTGTTTACGCATAAGTTCAATCCGACGTTTCTTGTCTTCTTCTGTAATTTCAGGAATCCCGATAATGAATTTAATATCACCACGTTCGCGAGCTTTCTTGAGAATCATACCCATGATATCAGACTTACCCATATGGCTACCAAGAGAAGGGATATAGTCGATAACTTTCCCTAACGGTAAACCCCCTTCCGGAAAATGGTTAGTAGGGTACATAAACTGGACGTCCATATCAACAAAAAAATCTTTTGTCATAACATATTCCTCATATACCAAATAGTTTGTCTAGTGATGGCTCAAATAACTTGTTAACTACGTAAGCCAGAATATCGGCGTGGCACAGTTTAGGTTTACAACAACACCCTAAACGCTTACCTTCAAGTTCTTTGAAATCTTCACGAGTAAGATTACCTGTTCGGATCTGTTCTGTCAACCAGTTTTTATATTTCTCTAAAATAATCTCTCGATCTTCTTCTCTGCGTAAGGGGAAAGGATTCCCCCACTTAGAAGGACGCATAACAACGACGTCACAAGGTTCTTTATTCAGGTTTACAGAACGACATCTATTCATCGCGGTCGTGTTCATGTATAGACATTGGTGCTTGTCCCCAACACCCAGCAAATAGAATAACCAGAAAAATGGTTACGACCAATATATATTTCATACGTCACTATTATCCTGCATATCGCCATACACCAGTTTATAAACTGTTCCTGACTTGGTTACAATATGGGTTGTTACATCGTTGTAATCCCGAATATATTCAATGATAAAAGAGGTAACTATTTGCTCACCATCATTAAAACGATTTTTGGTATCACAAAAAACATAACCAAGTGCTTTGTTTTCGTTGAACGGATATGGAGACGAGTTTTTTAAAATCGCATCGTGTTTCATTCTTCTACCTCGATCAAACAATCCTCTTCATCTGGATAGCAATTATCGATGTTATTGGGCCACTTAACCCAAGTCCAACCAACTGGGTCGGGCCAAAACCCAGATAATTGGTATTCCGGAACCGGAATAACAACACCGACCACCCCAACTGGATTTGACACTCCACCATTACCATCGTATGCCCAACGGCTTTTCGGATCCAGTTTTACTAAAGTACCAATTTTAATATTTTTGTTCATTTTAACTCTCCGAATATACTTCAACAGAAAACGGCTTGTCGTCAAGATGGATAACATGGTTTAGTTGACCAAAATAATCGCAAATGGCACAAATCTTTTCTTCGTTAACTCCATATAGAACGAGTTCCCAACGACTGTACCCGTACTCACTTTCGGGATAATAAGAATTGTACTTAACTTCTGTTTGTACTGTAGCCAGCATAGAGGCTACACTATGAAGTACATATTCTTGTTTATCCTTATCTTCTAATCCGGATTCGATGTATGCAAAGGTCTTACCACCGGCTTTGTCTTCGTAACCTTCGAAGTCATCCCAGATATTAATATCGATAATCTTCATATCAATCTCCGTTAAAATGTACGTTCCAAACAGGACGATATTCCCTGATTAGTCGTTGTTCGTCTATATCCAACATCATACTAGAAGAACGGAAAACATACAACCATAAATTCCCCTTGTTGATAGTTTCTACCATCTTTTTGTTCTTGTCGACATTAGATTGTCTGGCGTTTCTCCAATTTACACAATTCCTATACGTATCGAATCTCTTCCATAGATCATTTGCTTTACCAATGTAGAGAATTTTAGATCCTCTTACAAATGCGTATACCACATTTTGGTAATAAGTTGGGACTAGCATATCCCTTGATAACAAACCCTGATCGTCTAGATACAACTTCGATATCTTCTTAAACCCCGGAAGCATATCATTCACCCTTAAAACTTCTACACATCTTATATTTCACGATCTGATAATTGAGACATGAGGTATAGATTAAATGGATCTCATGGCGAATTGATTGGGTCAGAGGAATCTCGACATCTTGTAATTTACAAAATTCAGAATGATAAATTTCCTGAATGTAACCACTACGTGTTAAATCATAAAAAGCCGCCTGCAACGGTTCCTCTATTTCGTTCTTAGGTAGGTTGTCGAAAATAGACAAAGCAGAAACTATACGTTCCTCCATGATTTTAGCAATAATCATTCCATTTTCATTCATACAACATTTTTCAGTATCATGATAAATCATTTTTCTTTTTATTCCTAATATCAGAGCGACGAAACAACCGAGTGGAAATATTAAAATTTACCAATTCCAAAGTATATTGTTCATAAATCCAATAATACAAATCATCAACGTTAACATTCGGGTATAATTTTAATACTTCATCGCTAATTTCATCTATAACCTGATCGGTTGGTTTATAGATATAAAATAGTTTTGATAACTCGATGACAAATTTTTCATTGTCCTCAATGGCGTTCAATTCCGATTTGTGCTTTTCCATTCTGGTTCGAACGTGCTCATCAATAATAGGGAGTATATCCCTTGATTCCACACTATATTCACCAGACTCTCTTGAAAATTTCATTTTAGCATCCTTATAGCCTCTTTGGCTTTTTCAGAAGACAACCCCTCTCTATGGATCTTCACCAAATGACTATGATCATATCGAAGGTCATCAATAATAACGTATTTCTCAACACCCCTAACTTTAGCATACTCTTCTGCACAAGTAAACCGATATTCACCACCACCTGTATAATCAATCACCCCATCCAGTTTAAGACCAGTGATTTCAGTGAAAACGGTAGAACCAACACAACAGACATCACCACCCCGAAACCAAGAAGAGATCCCTATTAGTTTAACGTCGTCATAAGCTCTCAGAACGTCGTACAGGTTGTTTAACATCCATGGGCATATAAGGTATATGATTCCATCAACAACCTCCCATACCGCTTCTGACGAGACATATGACGACGTTTGGTTTGTGTGGGTAACCTCCGAAGTTTCGTAGTTATTCAAAGGCCCATCTACATCTAAGAAAACATATCTCATACAAGAACCTGCTCGGCAAGGATCGCTGAATGGCGCTTTAACTTGGTTTCCAAAGATTCGAATTTATACCAATCAGTCCATCGTGTCATTTCTTTACTCCCAACAGTACCAGTAAACCAATCTGTGATTAAAGGTGGATTATAAAATTCAGTGGAAATACTCATCCTAATGTTATGACAAAAGTAGAAATTCGCGTAAAAGGTATTTTCTGAACCCAATTTCAAAGACCAGACTTTGGTTGCTAAAAAGAACTCAGTCATCTCAAAATGTGCATCTGGTACGAAGGATTTAATAAAATATTTCTTATGGTCGAATTCCACATCAACCAATGTCTTGTAAAGGTCGGATGCTACTTCAACCAACTCGCTTAGGTTAACTTTCCAACAATGTCCGAGGTCAATTACCCCGATATATGCGGGTGTAATATTTTTGTTTAAAATATTGAGAATTCGCTTCCCAGAATCTGTTTGTGTGATGATAAAATCATAATCCCATAGACTGAAAATTGGAGCGCGGTTTACTGATTTTAGTTTTGATTCTATCGCTCGAACGTAAGACGATTCATGGTTCATCATACTTTTGATACCAGCCATAGCAAGAGATAGACAGATCGGATAACCAAAATAGTCCGCAGTATCTTTATGGAGTTGTGTGTACATTTTATTCCTCGTCGTAAACTGGTTCAACAATAATAGATTTACCGTACTTAGTAAATCCTTCTTTGGTGCTATACACCATATTTTTAAGATTACCCTTTATCCAACCGGTTTTTTGTTCTGGTGTACATCCATCCCACGAACTCATCAACCCATCAGGATAGCAATTCTGGAAATGATAAACCTCAACGGGTTTATCGTATTTGTTTTCCATGTATGAAATGGAAGAATAGATCGAAGACTTATCATAGTGGGTTGGGAAGATCCAGTTCTCAACATCACCATTCTTCTTATTGAGTGAAACTATTAGGGTGACCGTGTTTACATTAATTTTCATGATATGGCTCCTTGTTTTTCTATACACATAAGATACAGAAAAGCCGAAAGCGTGTCAACACTTTCGGCTAGATTTTTAAGCAGCAAACGGAATATCTAGTTTTCCGTTATGAAGATAACCATCAATTGTTACAATATCGTAAACTTTGTTCTTTTCATCAAGTACATAGTTCAGATCAACACATTTATCGTCAAACACCAACACAGGGTTGTTGAGTGGGTGTGGTTCTCGTTTCAAAAACTCTTCACATGCAGCAAATTGATTTTCGTAAATGTGAACGTTGTTCATAACATGGGTAACCTTCCCAACCTTATGACCAGTAATCTTAGCCATCAGTTCTAGGAAAAACCATGCTTGGAGCATATTGGCGGGGCCACCTAGAAGGATGTCAGTGCTACGTTGATACGACGTGAGATGAAGGGTATCACCGATAAGCTGGAACTGGTGCATCATCATACAAGGACGCAAACAACCTTCTTCGAACCGAGAAGGATCCCAAAAGGTAATGATCTCACCGCGATTATCAATACCAGCTTTTAGATCTTCATACACATCCCAGAGTAGGTCGTATTCCCCACCCATGTTACCAAAGTCACGGGCGATTGCACCATAGACATTACCCATATCATCCTCACCCAGTCGGTTTGGATTGGCTAACCATGCTTTGGTCTCATTTGCGTTGGCATCCCATGTACGAGTTCCGAGATCACGAAATTGCTTTGCGCTTGTATATCCTCTCAGATAACCAACAAACTCAGCGATAAACATCTTGAAGAAAACATGTTTATGAGAAATCATCGGACAACGGTCATAAACCATAACATGAGTTGGGATAGTTCGACAAACATATCCAGTACGGGAGTTAAAGATGTCGTGACCAGAGTTGTATACTCGTTTAACTAGGTCGAAATATTCACTTTCGTATTTCATAAAACCTCATTAATAATGAAAAAGAAGTTATTCTTTTATCCAGTCGTTTTTCTGGAAACTATAAACTTTCCTAACCATTTTTTCTTTAAATGGTATTGGGGTTTTTATTGATATTTCCATTGTGAAATTTTCAAACTGTTCTTTTCTTCCGTCTAGATGAAAATATAATGGTCTCCTAGCGACATTAGCATTGTCTACTATTTTTTGACCGTCATTAACAACGACACAGCTATTTTCTATATGTTTTCCATTATCATCTAGGTCCGTTTTAAAATACCTCCCTTCGGTGGTTTCGTATTTATAATGTGGGCCTAGTATTTTAACTATTTTTACTGGATAACCGCTAGGGTCTACCTTTATAGGATTCCATATACCTTGACTGAAAGATTCTATATCTGTTATCCACCCATCATGTTTTTTGTATTCATCACCACCTCGTCCATTAATTCTAATACCAACATTGACAGAACCGAACATACCATTAGATTTAACAATTACCTGATACCTAGAAAAATCATCGTCATCTAACGGTATTTTTGAGAGTTTAACGGATATAGTTTCGATTTTATTATCCAAATCGGCTTCTTCATTCTTTACTATTTCAGTTAAAGTATCCAAAGACGATTTACCAAAATTTATAATTGATCTTATAAGCTTTATAGTTTCTATATCTAACATAATTCAATTACCTGAATACAATCCCCGAATCGGAAGACTGATAACCACCACCAAGGTCAACAGACGCTTGCTTAACTACATCAAACTGACGACACAGATCTTGATAGGCAATTTGAATCTGGGTAATTGCATCCCTATATTCAGAATTGAATTCAACCAGACTTTGAATTGTGGCTTCGTGTGTCTTGATTGTTTCTCGCTGGTGTTCCAACTGTTTAACCATTGCGTCGATCATAAAATTCTGCACAAAAATGGATTCTTCAACAGTAGGATTTTCTTTTTCAATTAGTTCATTGATATTCATTTACTTTCCTTTTTGAATTTTTTGAAATGAGTATATACAACACTCAGCCCCTCTTTAGTGGTAAGTACCTGACTATCCATGATACACATAGTGCTTGAGATTTCCTTGACCAAACCCATATCGAGGTTTACGTCACAGAATTGTTTAGATGGCATTGTAGCGCAGGATATAACGGTTACATGGGCTTCATCAACCATTCCAGAAGACATGAAATGATAAAGCATACTCGGGCCACCAATCACACAAAAATCAGTTTCTGGGTTATCTTCAATCATCTGATTGATCAACCCCATATCATCGGAGATAACATCCGGACCCTCACCACTCTTAGTGACTGAATCAGGATTAGATGATAACACAATATGCATACGGTCTTTAAGTTTACTTGGAAGAGATTCAAACGTCCCACGACCCATAATCAGAACTTTTTTGGAAGTTACGTCTTTGAATTTCTGCATATCTTCTCGGATATGGGGCCAAGGCATAGTACCACAATGCCCGAATTGCCCTTGTTCACCAACCGCAAAAACTAAACTAATCATCTTTTACCTCTTAATAAGTACATTCATAACAAGAAAATTCGTACTTACTTTCTTGTTTTTCATTAGGATTTTTGATCTTAACCCGGATACCACAAAGACAATTATCCTCCCATGGTAAGCATCGATGTTTCTTATTATCGACACCCACACAACGAATCAAATTCTCTCGGATCTCTTGCTTTGTCATATTTCTCATGGTTGAAGACTCATATCCATTTTAGTTACGTCAAATAGATAAATACTTGGATTGTTCGAGCAGTAGTTATCACATTTAAACCCAAAATACATACTATCCCGATAAACGTCTTTATCAACGATTTCCATGGAGTAAACAATATCACCTTTCTTATACACCAACAAAGAATAACCATCGGATTGGAAGGCTCTCCATGGATATGATGTATAATCATAGTCGTATCGAACGTTAGTCAAGATAAGTTTATCTGCATAAATATAATTCAGTTCCATTTTAAACCCCCAGAAGGTTAAGAAGAGTGTATTCAGATTTCCCTTTTGCAAAATGACAGAAAGAATGGAAATCTTCCTTGGTATATCGACCTTTCCGAACATACATTTTAAAGGTACGATTCAAAATCTTTTCTCTATCTGATTGATGGCCTAACTTTTTCATTCTACTTCCTCCAAGCATTCTTCTACAAGTTTGAAATATTCATCTTTAGAATATCCACCCGGAACATCAAACAAAAGGAAACCGTCGTATATGTCTCCATCTTGGTCTTTACTTATACCAAATGCTTTTACACCAAGCCAACCAACGTGATACACTTCGATAACGTCACCAATACCAACGATATGTCTCTCACTAACCGGTGTTGTGATCCGATACTTTTTACCTACTTCAATCATAATTATACCCTCACCAAGAATTGTTTTTCATAGTCGGTGATGAAGAAATCTTGTCCACCTTTACTAACCCAAAATCCACCCAAATCTTTATATGCTGGTTCGTCATGAACACGGAAAGGGTCTAGACCAACAATACCAGCAAGCAGTAGGTTGTGTTGATCTGTACACGGCATTTCAGAAACAAATTGGTTCATAGCTTCTTCTGATTTGAACTTATACATCATGATCTTAATCCTCATAAGATTTGCGAATACCAACAGAAACTTTTTCTTTTACACCATAAGAACCGTCATTCATTTGAGTTTTTGATTAACATGACAGCCTCCTTCTTGTTTCTTCATGGGCTATATTACAAAAGTTGGGACGTGAAATCAACCAATTTTTGAAAATAAATCCAGTACAGCAGATGTTTTTGCTTTCGCTTCAACTTCTAGACAACCCAAACCAGACAGGATTTTAGCTTGTTGGATGACCATAGGATCATCAATATAATCGCTATGTGCGCGGGATACTTTGTCTACTTCACGGCTTTGTGAAACGTGGAAAAACGGTTTTTGGTTTCTCCAAGTGGAAAGGATTCGTTCAAACGTAGATGAATCAACATCCAAAAATTCACCGGTCATAACAAGATGGTGATGACAGTCATACAACATTTTTATACCATATTTTTCACAAATAAGCAACGTATTTTGAGTGTCCCCCGTGAAGATCTTACCGTTTTTATCGCTATTCTCAAATGAGAGCCAAGGAATAAGATCCGAATATTGACCATTATCAAGTTCTGGGAGATGATCTAAGTTGCCTTCAAGATGAATATTAATACAAGATTTATCTGATGTAGTCAACCGTTCCATAAAATATTTGTGATACATGAGGGTAGCAAAAGATTGATTTCTGGTATCTTCACCGACAGAATTGATGATAACAAACTGGTCCGGGTGAGTAGATATCACGATACCGTTTGAATCTATTACTTTTTTGCAACGATTTAGCAACATGTCCACAGCGGATAACATATCCACATCGTAAAGAGACCCTAACACTGGGTGGTCAAACAACGGAAGTAGATCTGAACTAATCCGCAGAGCATGACATTCAGTTGGCATACCAGACACAAAAACCAGTTGGTTGTACAAAGCATTTAGATTTTGTTTAACTTTAGGCATCAGCTTTGCCTTTAGTTTAATAGAATTTTTAGATACCACATCCAATGTAAGGAGTGACGGGTCGTCAATCCCACATATCTGCATCATACTTTTTCTGGTAACCGTACCCATTTTTGTATCTTTATGAGCGGTAAAAGTTGATTTAGACTTATCGAAAATACCAGTCATACATACAGTACCAAGCATTTAAAAATCCCCTACAACATTATGTGGGTGTATAATAACAAAAAGGGCTGACCCAAGTCAACCCTTTTTTCATTTAAAATTCCAGAGTATCGAAATCTTTATCCATCAGATGGAGAACAATCTTTTTGAACTTCGCTTTTGTCTTTGAGTTAATAGGCATAGAACCCAAGAATTCCCAGTAAGAACCAGTAAATTCAAAAATCTGCAAATCGTCCCCGTCTATCTCAGTCGCCAGATAACCGAGGTTTGGACCACCCAGACAATCAAACAACCCAGTACAAGTACTACCATCGCCCCAATTCAGGGTATCTTCAAACAGTGAATTAAATTTTGCAGTTTGTTCTTTATTCATCTTAGCCATTGTATTAACCTTTTTAGTTTAGTTGTGTTGGGGTTGCAATACGCAACCCCTTTCTATTTTTACAGACCAGCCAGCGCACGAGCTTGGATGTCTTTCCAGATTTGGAAGTTAACAATCTTACCGTCACGGAAAGCAAGTTTCAATTCGCCTTGGTTGAACTCATCAGCGGTTTGGTTCTCGAAAAGAACATAATCACCATCAACCTTCTCAACCCGCAGACGACCCCGAGCGGACTTCTTACTGTTCAACGCAGTTTTCGGGTTCTTCTGCATGGAGATATCAATTCCATCAACGATGGAGTGAGTACCCTTGATTGCAATAGAGAAGCTATCGCGAGAAGCATTCTTGAGGAAACCCCAACTACCAGTACCCATCAGTACGTTGGAAACACACCAGCCAGCAGCAGCCATACCAGCATAGATCTTTTCTTGCAGTTCACCGTCAATCGCTTCACCGTAGATGATACCAACTTTCGGATTCAGAACACGGAAACCCTTCTCGTTCACAGTACCACCAAAAATATCCCACAGGATTTGCAGAGACCCTTTACGTTCGTTCTCATCTTCTGCTTCCGGGTCACCCATGATCACCTCGTAAGGAGTCTTGGGGGAACTGTCTGGGCGAACTACAAACTTACACAGACCGTTTGAATCCGGTTGACGGGCTTCGATTTCGTCTTTCAGTGCCAGAAGGTCAACCGACAACAGACGATAATAATCTTCACTATCCGCAACGTAACTCAGGATCCCGGTCGGATAAGTTTCTGTGAACAGACGGCGGAGGCTTTCACGTTCTGCATGTTCAAAACCAAGACCACGGAAGTAAGCGATACGTTGGGTTGCGGTAGCATGTTCGAAGGCGTTAACAGAACAACCAATCAGTTCCTCGTCGCTATTAGCACCGTAATAGTCTTCGATGTAATCGATAGCCCAACCGGTGTCAGTACCAGCACTGAACAGAAGTTGACCCATACCAGAGATGGTAGCATCTTCGATACCACGATGACCCCGAGCGGCGAAACAGTGGTTAGCAATCAGAGTCCAAAAGTCGTCTGCACCAGTCATCGGAGCCCACTTATTGGAGGTCTTGCGGTATTGAGCAGATACCATAGCGGAGTTGCTCATAGGCCATACCATCGCACTCAGGAAGGTTTCGAGGTAGTTAACCAGCCAGAAGAACTCTTTCTTGGTGTTACTCACTACGAAAGCAGGGATACCCATGTTAATCCAGTTACCCTCTTCGATTGCTCGCACTTCAATTGGCAGATAACCAAGGTCATGAAGGTCACCAAGAGCTTTAATCATGGTATCGCCGTGGTCTTTACCGATGGAGTTCTTGACACGACGAGAGAACCGCTTAACTACTTTCTCTTTAGACTTGCTAAAGAAGTTCTGATCCCATTGCTCCACCATGTATTGCAGGGTGTATTGCAGACCGAAGAATACCATCTTACCGTTGCCGTGAATGGTGTTAGCCAGACGGTCAGAACGAGGGGTTAGGTTGGAGATTACAAGTTCAGTACCGTTGATGTATTGATCGATGTGACCCCATTTGTAGAAGTCTACGGACATATGCGGATATTTCATTTTCTCATTTTCCTTATTACATAATTTGGGTAAAGTATTTTTCTAACGTATCTTTTCTCATAGAATACGTTGTTTCTGTTTTAACATCAACAAAATTTACAGAGCCATCATCACAAATTTTACAAACCTGACCATCCATCACAAAATTATCAATTGCAGTAAGCCAACCAATATTTCGGTGGTCTCTCATAAATTCGACCCGATGTCTATCTGATTTGTAGTATATTGATACCACGTTAGGTTTAAAAGCAAATTTTTTGCGGTGTTCATTGATGATTTTTGGAATATCTTCAAATCCTACCATTCTGGTGAATTTACTAACATGTTCTTCTTCGAACTGTTGAATATACTCTACCACACTATCGAAGGAAAACAAAACGATTTTTTCTGACGAATAGCGATTTTTGATGAAAACAAAAACACCTTTGATATGGTCTACTACATAATTGCTAGACATAGTGAACCTGTGGCGGTGGTCGGTACAATCAGAAAAGTCACTTTTTTCCACTACATAAGGAATGTTGCCAATAAAATAAATTCTCATAACACCAACCTTGTTCGTTGAACAACCAGATCACCACCTTCCTTAAACTCTAAGTTTACAAGAATGCAATCACCTTCATCTTTGTAAGAATGTACCACCAAATCGGATATATTATATCCAATATTTTCGAGCGTAAGGTCGATTATTTTTGTCATAACCCGTCCGGGTGTTTGCCATTTATTCATCAAAAATTGTTCCCATTACAGTCAATGCGAAGAGATTCACTTTTCCCAAACTTTCGTTCACCACAAATAAACCCAGCCCGTTTTGCTCGACAACTACCAAGACGTTGTTTATGAATGATACGTCCAATAAATTCATCCATATGATCATGGTTTACCAGTTTAGAGAAAACTACTGTCAAAACTTTATCATCTTTAAGGTCATACTCGATGAATTTATAATCACCGATAGTATCACGACCAGTATCAATGATTTCGATATCATTTTCTTCCGAACGGAACCAGTCATGATATCGGTCAAACATCCGAATCCGGTGTACCTTTTTCACTTCGTCCATTGGAATTTCACCAATGATCTTGATAGTGATAGGTTGATATGATTCGTGACAGTCTTCTTTCTTCAATACATATGTAATTGAATTAATCATTTCTTTTCTCCAAAACAGAGAGTACCGATAGCCAGATTATGAACAAGATTCTTGATCCCTTCTTCGTTCATCCCATTCGCCTTTTCTCGCATCAACATTTCCTGAACAGATTGGTTAGCCAGAAGTTCATCGATACGGGAGTTAATGATTTGGGTCATAGTTTCGATACTCATCATGTTTAGTTCCTTATTTTGTCCAGTCGAAACGAGTATATACGTTGTCGATGTACTGTGCAAGGTTTTCTTTGGCGTTGTAAGAAAAAATTCCATGGGTAACAAACAGGTCCACTCGAACCGCACCAGACTCTTTCAATACTTTACCAAGATTTAGGAAAGAACGACCACCATCACAAATATCGTCTACGATCAACAACCGCTTACCTTTGACGTCAGCATTGAAACGAGGTTCGCTAACTTCACCAGTGTTGATGTCACGAGTCTTCATGGCTTCAATTACAGGTAGTCCCGCACTTTGAGCTTGAGGATAAATCTTTTTCAGAGCACCTGCATCTGGGGATACAATAGCATCATAATTACGACGGGAAATCCCTTGAGAACCCCAACAACACTGTTTGTTAACAAATACGTTATTGATCAATGCGGTTGCTACATCGGAATGTGGATCGGTGAGACAAACCAAATCATATTTCATTGAGTTAATAAAATCACAAAAGACACGCAAAGACAGGCTTTCACCTACTGCCATAACTCGGTCTTGTCGAGCATAAGGGAGATAGGATAGGTCCAAAACGTATCGCACACCAGTCCCGAAGAATCGGTGAAGTGCATCCGTAAGGATCGCCAGTTTCATGATATCGCCATCGTGGATACTTGCATCAACACGAACAGTATCTGCCTCATAAGCCCCATATTCAATAACATCTTTTGGAAGTTTGACGTTCCATTCCCCACCAGCAAACTGTTTAAAATCTACAATTGCATGATTGATATTGAAGTCTTTATAAGTAACAAATAATTTATACATTAGATAATCCTCATTGAAATTATGTCGGAGTTTAGGACGAGATATTCCCCTTCCCGTTTCAAGATCCTAAGTAGAATCTTTCTGTACGGTTCATAATCACAGAACTTGTGGATCATGAACCTGATGTTATCGATTGAAAGGATTGGAACTGCTTCTACTTCATATGTGTGTCCATCGTCTGTCTTCTGGAAGTATGACCCAACAGACCGAGCCGTTTTAGCACAAGAAGAAAAGCTATTCATCGTGTGATCATCGTGTGGATTCTTAGACGACCACCTATACAAAATACACGGTTTATTATTAAATTTTTCTTTCGCATAGTCAACAAGAATTTTAACTTCGTCGTCGGATACGGGGAGTCCGTCAAGGTAACGGAACAAAACAGAATGTGGGGTCAAAGTTGTTCTCTAATCTCGTTCAAAATGTCACAAAACTCTTTTTCCGTCAGAATTGTGATGTGTGGATCCTTACAACCCATAGTATGGGCCAATATATGCGGTTTTGAGTGTACCAGAGCCTCTAGGAATGATTTGTTCTGTTCGGCCATTGAAAGGTATGCGTTATACAAAAGATTGCTATACGCTTCACTGAGACGGTTTACAGGCTTTCCTTTATACCACATAGTAAGGTCTTTCTGCCACCCCCTATTAGAATGACAAACCTTATAAACTTCATGACCCCTCAAATTGTTTATGTCTGGGGGGTTTTCATATTTGAGGCTTTGTAGGAAAGCCTCAATCGTCCGATAATACACACCGTCGAATGTAAATGGGTGTTCTGTGAAGTTTGACAACTCACGTTCAATCCAATCCCGGCTCCCGGAATAGATGTCAATGATTGCCATACTTCTTTACCAGATCATCATAACCACCACTGTATCCATAATCTGTGGTCTTGTCAATCTTAACCTCAATTTCTGCACTTTCAAAGTGTTCGAAATATCCCGTTACGAAATCCATATCAATTTTGATCCTACCATCAGAGTGATGAATATTCATGGATGAGAAGAAATCGAAAGGATCTTCTACATCCTTGGCCCATGGACGACGAGAAGCCAGATCCTTAACCATTTCCTGTTTTGCTGGTGTCCAACGTTCGTTGTTGTATGCGTTATAGAACTCATTGAACTCGTAAATCTCAACAAGTGCCTTCATAGCATCATCGTTGTCAAACCAAACAGGTGCCAGAATTCGTTCATCGTCGTATGTATTAAAACTATCACCAGTTCTATATTTTACCCTAATAATGAATTTCATACAACACCTCACTTGTAGAAAACGAACGATACGGATTGAAGTTTTCCGCCGGTAACAACTGTTCCGATATCGAAATTTTCTTGTTTGGTCATACTTTCAATAGAGCGACCCATCCGACAGATTTGTTCAATCATTTTCTCGCCACTATCCGGTTTCTGATGAAATGTAATGACCCATCGAGCAGGAGAAAAGTCATTAGATTCCAGATCCTTGATATTGATTGATACATGTTTATCAAATCCCTTAAGACAGGTTGGTTCATAATACTCGTTCATCTGAACCATACGTTGGAGGGTATTGATGAACTTGTTCATCCCATACTGGTATCGGAGACCGCTATATTTTCCAAAACCAAGTTTGTTACCAAACACGTCGATCTCGTTTTTAAAAACTTTCTTTGCGTAAGTAGTAATCTTCATTATCATTCCCCAAAATTGGTGTACTTAGATTTGAATTCCATCAGTTTTTCTTTTAAGACTTTTTCTTTCGTAGTGAGGACGTCGATCTCTTTGGAGATACTTGACAATTCACCACTCAGACGATTGTATTCATCATTCAAAACTTTGAATGCATCTTCAATTGATGGTGTAGAAACAGATATATGTGGTTCTTTCATATCTTGAGATGGCTCTATTGCACCAAACAATTGATCGATGTCGAGGTGAATTTCAAAATCAACATAAGATTCCATATCTTTTCGAATCTGGTGGCGATGCCAATCCCCAGATGTATGAACTACCAGACTACCAACAACCAGACCATTTGTAACTTGCGCAACGGTAGTAAGTAGGTGATGGATATGACTAGCTACACCAGTCCTATCCTTTTTGGTATTACCTACTTTAATAACAACGGAATTTGATGAGTGGTCATAATTGCAAGAATAATTAATATGACCATAGACATCAAACGAAGTTCGTGGGCCATATTCCCTCATTAGATTATGGAGGAATTTTTTGTTTAGGATACGAGCTGTATATGTCGCAGCCTGACGTCCTTTAAGCGGTTTGCGGTTATCGTTATATGGGTTTTTATATACATCAACCTCACCACGAAGATACTGATGTACATATTTTACAAATGAGTTCATAATTTATTCCTTTTCGTATTTTACAAGTTCACAGTCTAAACGGTCTTCTTCAAAAAGAAAAGACATATTTTCCAATTTCCTTTCTTCGCAGATCTCTTTGGTGGTTGACAATTCAACTTGGAAAGTCTCACACACGGGGTTATTGTTCATATCAATTACACAAGATGTAAGAACCAAAGCAAACAAAGTTTCCATATCAATCACCTCAACTGTTTCAATATAGATATCTTCTCAGATCTAAATTCCACTGTCAATGACAAATTTATGTTTACACCGACGACACCGCATATCACAAATCTGATTGTACCAGTTAGTGTTCTGAATCTGTTCGGAACCACATTCTGAGCAGATTGGTTTCATCTTAGAAACGGCCTTGCGACGTTCAACCAAAATCTCCATACCATCAAAATCAAAATCAACTTCAAACATTTAGATTCTCCAAAAAATAAAACGGTATAAGGATTATCTCCCTATACCGTGAACATGTCAACCTATATCTTTCTTCAATTCAGATATGATCCACTCAGCGAGGTCATACCTATAATCCCCATAAACACCATCATACATACCAGCGTCTTTTCTCATCATCTTATAGAATACGTCAGGTTTAATCCCACACCCAGAAGGAATAGGATAACCCAGCATTCCAGAATAATGAGGCCAAGTAACAAAAGTCTCTTGAAGGATCGCGTATATCGTCCCAACAAAAGATTTTGTTTTATCTGGCATTATGTGATTTTGCTTTTTCTTGAGGTCGTAATAGATATTTGAACAAAGACCCGCAGTTTGTCTATAATTTGTAAAATCATTTTCAAGTGCGGTTTCAAGTGACTCAATAATAGACTGCTTTATTGTTTTCATTTTTACCCTCTTATCGAGAGAGGAACCATTTGGTTCTCACACAACAGTTAATACTGTCAGTAGTATTTAGGGTTTATCAATTAAATCAACAACATAACAGCGTCAACCATACCCCATACTACACCAAATGGGAACAAAACCGCAGCCACAAACCGAAGGTATACCTCATTCGGAGCCCCCGGAATATAGATCATGGTGTGTACGTTCAGAGCCCAAAACGCGAAGTACAGAAGGAAAGGAATCATATTGGTGAATACAAAACGAAACATCTTGTAAAACATATTAATCAACCACATAATTCATCTCCTTCTCAAGTTCAACTAGAGTATCCCATCTCCCAGAACTATAGTCAACTTATTTTTTGAAGATTTTGACAATCCAACCAAGAATAGTAGCGGGCCAAATAACAGAATCGATTAGTACTGTAACTGGGATAGCGCACCAACGAAAGGGTTTTGGGTTAAAACCAAGACCAACCTTCTTTTTCCGGATCGGTTCATACCGTTCGATAAGGTCAAAATCGAATCCAAATTTTGGCTCAAGTTTCCCGTCCAAGATCAGGACACTACGAACTGACGTAATTGTATTGATAAAAGCAAAAACATAAATCATTGTTACATAAGCACTAAGCATTACGAAACCCTCTTTAAAAATGGTTTGGTGTCTACAAGTTCTTCCGGTAGATATAGGTTTAACTTTGTTTCCATACCACTACCACCGCACATAGAACCAAGAACAATCATCAATAGTTCTTTCATGTCACCAATTGATTCAACTTTGTCCATATCAACTACAACATGAACTGGTCTCTTAAAAACCATATCGTTTACCCTAAAGCTACCACTTTTATCCACGTTCAATTACCTCGTTTACATAATATTCATAAATGAAATTGTTCCAATAATCGTGGTCTACTTCATCGGGCATACCGTTTTTGGATGCGATTACCGCCGCTGCCTCCGCTCGGTCCATAACATCCTCAAGGTACGGTTGAACTTCCTTTGAAAAATCCAACTTACCTTGTTTTACAAGCTTGATGTATTCCGCATTTTTCAAGGGGAATTGAAGATCACCAGTTGTGTAAATTTCAAGAAGTTGTTCTGCACCACGAATTGCGTGACTCATCGCCTTCCAATCGATACCAGACGAAGCCTTTTCAGCCCGAGCCCCATATTCAGATTTGATCTTCATAATCTGTTCTACAAACTCAGAGTAACGGATCCCAAACAGATATTTGCGACCAAGTACCTCGTAATAATAGACGGTCTGATGGCTGGGGTCTACAAACTTACCAATAATCAAGTTTTCACTCTGGGGCATACCAGATACAAGTCCACCCAATCGGTCATCCCCATACAAGCTTACAGGACGATTCTCGATGAAAGACAACACAGAATTAAGCTCTTGGAGACGAGACCCTTTAACCCCATACTTACTTGCCTGTTTACGAACATATCCAAGATAAGCTTTCATCTTGGTTGTGTAAAAATCAGACCGGTTGTTTCTCAAATGTTGGAAGATCTCGGAGTTTGTTATCACTTTATCGATAGGTGCGTGAAGCATATCAATAGCCGCAGTTTCCCCCTTGGAAGCCATTTGAATGAACTTTTTCAGAGAAAAATACTCTCTATCGATGTCGTCCGCCGTGTTCGCAGATCCTTTGGCTCCGGTATCCCTGTGATAAACCTCTTTTGTTCCCATGATGATCTGTCGTGGTTCTGGGAGGAATACACCCTTATAATCAGTATCACTTTCCGGGGTGTCTGTTCCATACAACTTAGATCCAAACACGCACTCAAAAATCAATTCACTCATCTAATTACCCCATAGTATTAATTGTATATGCACATTCCGAAAGGTAACTTTCAACATACTTATACGCATCGATAATACCACCAACTGTGTCAGAAGTTATCACAAATTCCAGAACATTATCATCATCCGGAACGATGGAGGTATTAAAATCATCAACATATTGATCACAAAAATCAACAAAACTTTCATAGAAATGGTCTTTCCAGATCTCTACATCAATACAGAAATCCTTTGGAGAAATCACAACTTCAAATTTCAATTCGTGGAAATGTTTTGTTTTTATATCTTTGAACATGATCATATTATGCCTTAATGATATAGATTGGTGGACAGTTAAACCCACGTTGTTGTTCTACCGAAACAGTATACCCCAAATTTCGGAGTTCAGAAATAAATTTATCTGACACACGAGAAAAGCTTTTCTGTTCTTGTGCGGCAAGAGACATAAGTTCATCACCCATATAACGATAAGCTAAACTTTTGGTTTTTGCCATAAATTCATAAACTTTTCGAATAACTGGGGTAACGTCAATACCACTAACGTCTTCCGTGTTCAAAATAGCTTCTTTAAGACTTTTTGCTGAATAATCCATAATTTATACCTTATTTTAGGAAGAACTTACCAAGACAACCCCACCCCAAAAATGGCTCCATTGAATATAAGAACCATGATGACGATTCTTTTTCTTTGCGTATTGAAGTTTGTGATATAGGTTTGGGGATACACTTTTTGATGTTTGAATAACCCGGTCTACAATTTCTTTATCATAAAATAGTGTCATACCATCATTGAATCGAACCAACACAGACCCTTCACTGTTGACGGTAATATCATAAAATGGTAATTTGATGGTTTTTGGTGTTTTTTGAATATCCGCAAAACTAGCAACCAAATTACACATTACTTTGAATGACACAAATTGTACCCGCCCGAATCCATCCAGAACAGAGAACCCACGAGCGCCAGTATCTGTACCGTTGGCTGGACGGAATCCAAGAATTGATGCTACGTCGTTAATTGCGTTAATTGTTCTTTTCATACTTTACCTACACATTTAATATTGTTCATTTTGAATTCTGCCATGAGAACATCATACAAGCGAGCTTTTTTACCATACTTAGCAATCAGCATTTCCAGTGATATTTTCATAACTATTCCTCGGTTTGTTTCGACAAAAAGAGTATCCCACATCAGGGGATACTCTGTCAACAACTTTAACAACCTTTGAGAATATCAAGTTGTGTGCGAAGGGTAAGAGCAATAGAAGTTGATTTTACCTTAGACGACTTCAACTTAGACACAACAGTCTCCAACTCACCAATGGTATGTTGATGTTCATTAGCCAAAAGTTGTTTCTGTGCTTCATAAGAAGCTTCAAGATCTTTCAGGTCTTTCATGTATGCATTAGTGAGGTCATCCATCTGTACCATCGTATACCCAATAGCATTGGTATCAGTTTCAGCTCGTTTTTCAGCTTGTTCTTTTAGATCTTCTAGCTGCTGGATCATCGCATCCGTGGTTGGGATAGATGGTGGAAGTGGGTCACTATAAAACATATCTTTAATTTTAGAAATCATCAAAATTCTCTCTTTGTCAATACAATTTTAAAGTTAAATTCGAAAGTTTTTTCTGTTGTGTTGTTGGTCACAGAAAGAATGCTATTTTCACTGTCTATATTCACGTAGAAACGAGAATCCTGCACACCACAAAGGATAGTTTGGTATAGTTCGTCCCCGAAAAATTCTGGTTTCAGCACACAGTCATAGAATCCAATCGAACTACCATCATCTTGCCATGAGTCCCAATGAGAGATAACAGAACGTTCCGACCCACCGTCGCCGCCCAAAATACTCCAAATAAAGAATGAGACACTGTTGAGGCATGTGTTTACTCGATGATGGGTTACATTTTCTCCAACTACACCAGACAGATCATCCACAAATGTCCAGAAATTATCCGAGATAAATTCAATAAATTCTGGGGAATCCTCTCGTTCTTGATACCGGGTCAAAAACATTTCTTTGATCTTAGAACGTTGGTTATCCTGATACCATTGGTTGTTTTCATAAACTGGCTTTTCTGGATATACAAGCTCAACGTCATACCCCATATCAACAACAAATTTCACAACTTCTGAATGTGTAGACACCATTATAAAATCAAAGGCCCCACTTTCTACATGAGACTGAATCTCTTTTAGATATTCTTTAGGCCAATTAGTTTTAAATTTAGAGTTGTCAAGATCCACAATTTTATATTGAGGAAACTTATTGTCTTTTACTGCCGTAGATTTCCCCACACCGGGAAATCCACAAATTACTTTAGTCTTCATGTTCTCGTCTCACAAACACTTGATAACTTTCAATATAACCCTTTATGTTATCTTTACCAATTGGGTTTTGTGTATGGTAATAGATATATTCAGGAAGTTCTTTGTTGTCGTATTGTGCAATATCAACAAGATATTTTGCACATGACAACCCTGTATATTCAATACCATCCTCGTCATAATCAGCTAGGTCGTGGTCAAAGCTAATATATTTCGGGATACCGTTAGTCCGGATCTCATCCTTAAAGTCTGAATAAGTCCGAACAATAGTCCACTGAATATCTGGGTCATAATGAACCCAACCTACATCAGACGGATTTCGAATATCATCAATAAAAATACCACGAAATTTCTTACCCATTGCATTATTCCAATGAACTAGACCGATCAGAATTACCAACAGTCCAATCATGGATAAAACGTAACCGGTCATAAATCACCTCTTATAGACTTGATGCACCACGAATCAACTGTTTTGTTACAACCAATTCACGTTCTCCGATGATATCAATTACCTGTGACGGAATATACCCACATACATCAATAAAAACATGGGTTGCATCAGGTACGGTCACCAACGCATTTTCTAATTGTTCTTTTAGACCACGAGGGCCATTGAAATTGGAACCGGATTGGACAGAAGAAACAACCAATTCAAACGTCTCTGTGTCTGGCGAAACAAAGTCATAAAGACGCTCAAACGCTTGTTGTTCATCAAGCTCATCAATCAATACAATTACAGGACTGATCGCAACTTGTTCCGCAGCTTTTGCCAGAAGACGGGAAGTTTTACCGGTTCCTACTTCACCAAAAATCACTTCAAAAATTTTACCCATTTTACATTCCCTTTTGTTCAGAAGACCAACCATTTTGGTTAGCCACGGCAGAAAGACGATAGAACCCCTCCTGATATTTGAAGGAACGTTTCATATCTTTTTCGGTTACTCCCTTGAGGCGACGTAGGTCACTATTATGACGGAAGTCACACATCTTTACAAGGCACGCCATCCGGTTTGATTCGATACCTTGAAGGTAAGATTCATAAACCACAGGGTCTTTATAATCGTTACCATGTTTTTTGGTCAGAAGAACCACCGATTTTACTACTTCTGGGTTAAAACCCATTTCAAGAAGGTCATCAGCAGTTGCATTCTGTACATCCTCAAGATAATCATGGAGAATCGCAACTTGTTTCAGCTTATCGTCTGCTTTAGGACCAAGCTTTCGACATACTTCCATACAATGTTCGAAGTAAGGACGTCCACCCCGGTCAAATACTGTTGCAAATGCATCAGAAACCAGACCATAAGCAATTGCAGTCATTTTTACATCATGTTTACTCATTTTTAAATTTCCCAAAAAGTCATACGAAAAACCAATTTCTTTGCTTCATCTTTTACGTGTTGAGGTATTTCTGACCCATCAGTGATATATTCACGAAGGGTTGGTCCATGACCCGCCTTACCATAAAATGGGCCTTTGACGAAGTTTGTTGCTGCTTCAACAACAAGATAACCACCATCAAAATCTTCACGGACGTATCGACCAGTTACCAATTCAGGGGAGTAGTTGCTAGCTTGATATCGAATCTGAATCATGTTTTATCTCTCTCGTAAGTTCAAAACAATTATATCAATCGGGAGTCTGATAATCAACTACTATTTTCATATTATATCCGGGTCGATTATGAGTTCGATCCAAATTACCTTCAACGTATTCAAACATATTCTCGTTGAATTTCTTATCAGTATACTCTGTATAAACAGAATTTACAAACACCATGATACCAAACACCAGAAAAATGATTTTATACTTCATCAATCAATTCCTTACGACGCTGTTTTATTGCTTTACCAAGTTCTTTTCCTTGGAGTTCTGGGAAGTCCTTAGCACTTACAGATCGCCACAAATCGATGTGTTCTTGACGAATCGGTTGGTGCATCAATGCATAGTGAAGCTTCGGTGTGTCGTGAGTTGCACCTGCATAATCGAGAACTTCGAACCGAGACCCAGAAAAGTAATACATCTCCGCTTCCATCCGTTGATATGAAGTAAGATGCAGTTTCTCATGTACCTTCAAATAACTATCAAAATCTTCGCAGTAATAGCAAAGGTCTGCAATAGTGCTGTCTGTATAGATCTTCCCATCTTTATTGAGGTTCTTAACAAATTCCCGATCGAACCCAAAGAATTCTACCACATCGAGTTCCCGAAGTATACCCATGAAAACATCAACATGGCTCATATCTTCCATACACTTCATAAACTCAACGAATACCCTCTCTTTAGATACCATATCCAAAGCACCACCAACAATCATATCGGTTACTGCTTTTTCCGTTTCTGGTTCCATCTTGAATCCGTAGCGTCCAGCAAAACGAATTGCACGGAAAACACGAAGAGGGTCATCACGAAACGCATATGGGTTTACCATACGAATCTGTTTCTTACCAATATCTTGGATGCCATGATAAGGATCGATATAAACAGAGTTTATGGGGTCATACGCGATAGCGTTCATTGTGAAATCTCGACGGTATAGGTCTTCTTCGATAGTTACATCTGGGTTGAAATCAACCTGAAAATCGTTGTACCCAATACCAGTCGATACCTCTGTACGAGCCAATGCAATCTCTTCACCATCATCGTCAAGGTATACTGGGAAATGGGAACCAACACACTTATAACCAAGACCTTCCATTTCTTCTTTTGTGGAACCTACAACAACCCAATCACGGTCTTTGACCGGTTTCCCCATAATCTGGTCTCGAACTGCACCGCCAACAAGATATTTTTCCATTTTTACCACTCCTTCAATGGTTTTGGTTTTAGTGTATTACAGGATTTATACAATATATCGATCTTGTTGAGATCAACATAAATCTTGTTTGTTGTGTACGTAAAGCAATTTTTCAACTTTGGATAAAGGTCGTCAGCAGTCATTAGAATAATTGGTTTCTGATCTGAATGTTTCCGGATCCCCCATTTGTTAAACTCAAAAATCCCGTTTTTGTAATCACAATACAAGACATACCCAGCTTCACTTAAAGCTTGCTTATAATGAGATGGGAGATTTTCAAGCTTTCTTCCACGGTATACTTCAAAACAACACACTATTAAAAATACAATAACAAAGAAAATCGAGCAAAATACCGCTGCGTTGATAATATCCATAAATTTATCCTTAGCGAACCATGGTTTTCATTTTCTTAACAACCACGGTGNTCTGGGTGGAAGGACCACGACGACCAGTACGGGTGAGGGTCATCGGAGTTTTCTTTTCTACATTAACAGTGACGGACCGACCCCAACGATTAGTGGAATCTTTACCGTTGTCGGTCATTTTACCGAAGGACACAGAACGAGCAGCAGAACGAGTACCAAATACGAATTGAACAGTCATAGTAGTCATAATAAATCTCCCAATGTTTCGAATGTCTTTTCTGTCTACGGGATTAGTATCTCAAAACCAAACACGGATTGCAACAGGTTTTTCAATTCTTTTTCTTGGGCCAGAAAGGGGCCAAGTAAGCGAAATCAACAAAGTCTATTTCTACATGTTTGATATCAAAAACAAACAAGGTATTGATGTCCAAGAAAAGTTGATTTGCAGTAGAAATACTCACAGGGAAACCAAGAAGTTTATCAAGTTCATCCCTTTCTTTACTATTCACATAATTCAGATGGGCTTTGATAAACTGTTCGCGGGTAACAACAACCTTCATAACGTTCTCCTAGGTAATAATTTTGATTACTTTGTAATTTGATGGATCCATCATTTTACTTCTAAAAGTATAAGATTCTTTTTCTGTCATTGGTTGTAGACCTAAGTCTATAACACCAACCGGTTCATTGTATCTGTTCCACAAAACTCTAACTACAGTAAACCTTTTATTTTCAGACATACAAAATAATCCCCTCAGTTGTCATGGCCTATTTTACTTGGATTTTTTATGATGTCAATAGCAAAAAGCCCCAATCAGGGGCTTTCTTTTAAAACTTGAATGTTGAAGCTTGGGTAGCTTCATCGCGAGTGCCGTGGGAAAGGGACTTGGAAGCAAACGCTTCTGCTTTCATAGCCCGACGAACACGAGCCCGGAGTGCATCACCGAACTGGTCAACACGACCGTTTGATTTGCGCTTATAACCCTGACGACCGGTCAGTTTCTTCTCTTCAACTTTTTGTACTGCTTTCTTTTGCTTTGCCATTTTGTATTTCCTTTTTTAAATTTTCGATGATTTCTTTATCAATTTCTTCTGTCAAGATCTTTTGGTATTCTTCTGGATTTTCTTTAATCCATTGAAAGATGCAAGAAGTTTCCATTATTCTTTATCTGTGTGAGTGTAAACACCACGCACAGCCAGATGATGACAGGTAACATAGATGATATCTTTTCCGCTATCTTCTTTCAATTCTTTTCGAATTACACGAGGATCCCAGAATTTAGCGAAATTACCGGTAGTTGGTAGGGCAACCTCGGCACCAATCATTTCATTGAAGTCTTTAGGGCAATTACCACCAACAGAGACGATGACACCATGGGTAGGAATACCACCTTGCTTGTTTTGGGTTGCCGTAGCAAGAACAATACCAGCAGACGATTTTTCTTCTTCCCCCGCCCGAGCGGCTTCACATCGCAGGATGAGATGATCACCCATAGCTTTAAATCCAAGTTTACTTTGGTCGATTTTTTGTTGCATTTCGTTTTCTCTTTTTATTGGTTTATATACAACGAGTATAGCATGTTATTGGTATCCATTTAATAATTTGTATGAGATTTCATTAAAATACCGTTTCATCAAAAATAGGTCTTGATCGATAACCATATAATCTTTTGTATATGAATGACCCGTCCTACAAATATTTCTGTGTTCTATTTCACTAATAACTAAGTTCATTTTATGAAGGGTGGGTACACTTAGCACCTCTCCTTCAAACATATCAACGAAATCATGATAACACAGTTCTCGACTTGGTTGAACTTCAATTTTAAACATCAATATCAACCACACCCAAACTCATAGCATCGACCATATGATGAATATCACCAACAGTGGTAAATCCAACTTGAATCAAATTGCTAAGTTTAAATGTCCGAAATGCACCCTTGTCCACATCAAAGAAGCGAACAACATCTGGATTTACTTTACGAGGTTTGGATTCGGAACTACCTTCGGTAGGTTGACCAATAGCTTCTACAATTACCTCAGTATCCAAAGTTGCGTTACCACTACGGATAGTACCATCAACCTTCTCAAAAACCAAATCAACGACCCCCGAATGAAGAACTTCCTCAACAACAGATTTGAAGAAAACTTTCTGTTCATCAGTTAGGTTTTCATAACTACGGGGTTCTTGTTCAACTAGAGCCTGTCGCATAATAGAATCACTCATTTTATCATCTCTCACTTTTTAATACGGTCTACGCGAACCGCATAATTGTTAAAATCAATTACATCTCCACAATGGACCACTTCTATACCCTGATCCTCAAGTACCTTTTCCCAACCATCGGGAGATTTACTATAACGGGTATGATAAATTACTTTCTTGATCCCAGCAGCCGCCATGTGTTTTGCACAATTTGAACAAGGGCTAAGGGATGTTACCAGAGTAGCACCATCAACCGACTGACCAGCTCTGGCTGCATATAGAAGGGCGTTCATCTCACTATGAACAACATGGATATTAGCCCAGTTACTATATTCCTCTTCGTGTTCTGGATAAAGGCGCACCATTCCACGTTGGAACCCAGCCCATTTCATATTAATAGCATGTTCATCAGGATTAATACCACCAGCACGAGTACCATTATACCCGGTAGAAATAACCCGACCATCTTTAACGATAACGGTTCCAACCTTATGGCTAGGGCATTTACTTTCATTACTCACAGCCAATGCCATGGTAACCAGAGTTTTAATCTTCATTAGTTGATATCCTTTTCTGGTGATTTATATTGTTGTCCATGACAATAATAAACCTTATCTTTATACTCATAAACGGTAAAGATTTGGATAGGCTGACCGAAAGGATCGACAACTGCAATCTCAAAAACCGTGTCTGATTTCTTCATAACCCCAACTCGAAAAGGGGGAGGAACTGAATTATCAAACCGTCGAATTAGTTCTTTAACATCGTTTTCAAAACTCATATCAAAATTCTCACTTCTTATATTTTAGATCTTTGACTTCAAGCACACGAATGGTACTTCCAATCTGATACATCTTTCGGATTTCTTCTTGAGATAATGGTTTATAAACATCACCAAGAATTGGGCGTTTCTTAACCAACACCCCTTTCTCGATGGAAGTTTCCAAATAAGGAACAAATATATCTCTCTCGTAATCCTCTGCTTCTTTTTTTGACTTAAAGAGCAGAGCCTGTTCATTTTGAAAAATTAAATGTGTTTTTCCTGATTCGTCAGAAAATGTCAATGCAAACATGATTAATCTCCTATTTCACTGGTGATCATATCACATCATTGACCACCATTTAATTATTTACACGTTTCTGGGATCCCATAGACATACTCCATAGTCTCAATGAGACCTTTCAGATCTAACGTTAATGACCTATGTTCTAGTGCAGGCGTAACATACCGTACAGAAATATAATCCGATTCCCATAGCATTCTATAAGATCCTGTACATCCATACAGTTCATCGTAAGAAAAAAGCTTCAACGCAATGGAAGAGTCCGAATTTCTTATTGTGGAAGCAACCCCTTTAAAACTTGAGTTCTGAGAACTATAAGTTGCTTCGTTATCGCCAATAGAAACGGTTATAGGAGCTTTCGGGTGTATGTCTGTCTTCATGGTTGTCAGATTAAGATAAAATGCCCTATGGGCCTGTATAGAGCCTATATGAAGCATATACGGAAGGTCGATATCATCTTCGTAATCTGGATGTTGGAATGAACCAACCAAATGACGTTCTTTCAACGAAGCAGCATCATTTATGATGTGTTCTCTCCATACCCTCTGAGTATCTAAAACCTCTGAATGTAAAGGAGTAGAGATTAAAAGACATAAAAGAAGATATTTTACCATATTACCTCTTATAGATCTTGTGGTTTTCGGGGAGGTTAATAATTCCCCAAACACAAATGTCATCCCAGCAGGGATGTCGTCTAAAATGAAATAGACGACCATTTACATACTTGTATAATGCACCAAAATCATCAGTGTGGGTAGCCTGAGCTTTCAGGCGTTCCCCTTTAGATTTTCTCTTTTTTGTAAACCAGTTCATACTAAAAGTCTCCGGGTTGAACCTGAAAACATTCGATACCAAGGTCGCGCCACATTTTAACAACTTGATCTCGGTCATCAACGCAATGGGTTACGTTATAGTATGGTGCGATATGCTCCCAGAAAAGTTCTTCTTTGATGACTTTATCCGAACGTTGATCCCCCGGTTTACGTTGGATATGAACGTCGATAGGCATACCATGCTTAACACACCAGTCATAAGTATCCTTCATACATACACCATCACGACCAGAAGCAACGATGATAACATAACCACGGTATTTCAGAAGTTGTGCATATTGGATAACAGTGTGGCGTGGAGTATCTTCCTTGACACGAGCCCAATCAAACGGATCTCGGTCATTCTTTTCTGCTATAGTACCATCAACATCAAAGATAACTGCCATCGGAAGAGATTCATCAGGAGTATATGTTACCTTTGGTTCATAATCAACAACAATTCCACCATAAACCTCATAACGATGGAATTGGTCATCAAACTGGGTAACCATACGATCCAGAACGGAATCATTTACAGACCAACCACCACGAGTGGAATTACGGCGTTTCAGTTCTTCCATCGGAACAGGAAACCAAACCAGCGTCACATTATACCCCAGTTCCTTAAGTTGACCGATCATAACCTTACGAAACTTTTCATTCAGGTTTGTATCAGAGATAACAACTTGTTTTCCGGCCTCGTGTGCAGCAAGAACCTTGCGCCAGTTAACATCAGTAACCAGAGCCTCACGGTCTTTCCCGAAGTTATAACCCTTCCAGCTCTTGATCTGGAACAGACTACGACGAGTATCGTCACGGTTGATATTAACCATCTTACCTTGTGACTTTTTGACCATCATTTCAGCCCAAGTACTTTTTCCACTCGAACTAGCACCGATAGTGATATATGCGTTCATATTTTTCCTTAATAGTGTTTAATGATGAAATTGATACGATCTTTCATGGCGATCATTTCCCATCGCATCATATTTTTACCATGTTCAGAAATGTAATTCTCAAACATAATATTAGCTTCGATTGTATCAGATTGATACACTTCTGCAACTTTCTGACAGAAGTTTTCGGTCTCTTGGTTTTTGAAAGGTTTCATGAAATCCCCCTTTGTTTCAACAAAAACATTATCTCACAAAGGCAAAACGAGATCAACAAATTTCATCAATTACACCAAGTTCAACAATTTCGTACTCTTGAAGGGCTTCATACCCTTTACCTGTTTTATAGTATTCTTCAAGTTCTGGATTTTGTGGTTCTGAGTTGTACCAAGGTACATCATGTTCACCAGAAAGAACACGTTCCAGATACCCTACACGGTTTGTAATAAACGGTATGTAACACTCCAGAGAGAAACATGCTTGAACACCATTTTGAAAATCACCCTGTGAACCTACGGTATGGATACCAACGAAAATTCCTTTAGTCCCTTTCTTACGAAGTGCGTAAAACATATCGTTTCTCCTATCTAAGTTGAGAATCTTTACTTCCACGACGATTATATAATGGTTTCATCTTTTTGTCTAGGTCACTTTGACATTTAACACAAAAATGAACAACCATTATTTTCCTTCTCCCTTCCGGGATCCTATCTCCACATTCTTCACAAAATTCGGACGACATCCCTTTGTGAAATTGAGAACGAGCAAAGTCAATTCCATTGTTGATTGTGGATTCAATAGTTTCCAAATGGTTATCGCAACCACCAAACCCAACAGCCATTACTTCACCTCTTCCAGAACGTTGGAGAGGAAACTTCCATAATCAGTTCCGAAGTTTTCGATACCCTCATCACTCATCGCAAGAATATAATTCCCACGGTCCCCGAAGTTTGTCCACATCAGTCCATCGAACCAAGCAACTCCAGAGTCTTCGTCGAAGTCTGTACAGACAATGACGTCGTTAAGACAATCCATGTGCTCAACAGCAACACCAAACATAGAAACGATTTTATAAGACTGACCAATTTTAAATATCATAATTATCTCCTTTTTGATTTAAATTTATTAAATCACATTACATTAATTTGGTCAACAACAAATTTTGGCACCATCACACGATAGATTTCAAAATCTTCAAGGGTAGCATCCCGGATTTCTTTTCCGAAAGTAGAGATTGGTTCTTCGGACAGAGAAGGATAACCCCGGAGAAGAGATCCTCGGAGAATACCTACTGTATTCTGATCTTCTTCGTAGATGTACCCAATGGCATACTCGTTAACAACTACATAGCGAACTTTACGGATCCCACTATCATCATACCACTTAGCCATGATTTACTCTCCTATAGTCTGATAACGAATATCTTCACATGTTTTCATCGGGACACCAATAGAATCCCAAAACATAGGATCTTTCTTAGCGATTAAGGCGAACAGATCTGAATCTTCCCAACATACCTTAGTACCACGCTGAAGTTCACTAACCACTTCGTCCATCTTGGATACAAAGTATTGAGTCCATGATACATCCAATCCATCCCAGTCCTTATGGCCGTATAACTCATAAAGGAATTTGTCGATATATGAAGACCCACTAACGGCGATACCCATCTGAATAGAACGAATCAAACGGCATACATATACATTCTGAATTTTCATTTCACGACGAACCATATCATTATTCCTTATCAAAATCACCAGACAGAACTTTTGCAGCCAGAACACAGGAACCATACCACACAAGACCACCAATAGTAAGTACTGATATAGTAATTAGTTCGCTCATGTTTTCTAGTCTCCAAAAAGAAAAAGGTCTCATCCCGAAGGACAAGACCTATTATACTCATATCACTGACGATAGCAACCACAAGATCGTAAAAACTTGATGTTTTTTGCGATCCGTTCGTAATACTCAATCCCATCAGCACTGTTTGGGTTGTATCCAGCGTTATAGCTTTTAACAACCATTTTCCAGTCGCCATTTCGGATTTTCTTCCAGTACTCAAGCTCCATAAGCGCATAGTTTGCGGAACTCTCCATACTGTTAATGAGTTCGTACCTTAGCTTTCGCTGTTGTCTCCAACCCATCTTAGCGCCAGTTAGCTGTTCAACTCGTTTAACTGTATATTTCAGGTTGTTCTGGAACACACCATAATCACCAGTACGATTGTTGATTAAAAATTTACCTGCACGACTCTCGGTAAGAGCGATTGCAGCCAGTGTAAGCCCATAACCGGAAGACTCTCCCAGCTCATAAGCTCGCTGAATTGTATAAATCTGATTATCCGTTAGTTCACGGTTTTCATACATAACAGCATTTGCCGATATCGACGTTAGAAGTAGGAGGATCCCTACTAATATACTACCACTTTTCATCTTCGATCCTTTTTAGTGGAAGGGGTGAATTGTGGACTTTCTAACACTCATCTAAAAACAAGCAAAGCCCAAAGTATTATTTAGCCACACATGAATTTAGAAGTCAAATCTTTNTGCAATCAAAGNTGAGCGAAGCGAACAGGCGGCTACGCCGTCTCACTACGTTCGAACATCTTTTCACATTCTTTATCAAACTCACTATTTTTATTCTTATTTGTAATAAAATTGTATAGATTTGATTGACCAATAATCCATTTTGTATAAGAACATAATTTGTAACTATACACATAAAATTTACAAGGGTCGCCATGCAAAGAGAAATTTTTAGTTTTAGTCATTCTGCGTCACCTGTCATCATAGCAACCTTTTCGATTACGCTTGCAGCCTTCTCAATGTTCAGACCTGAGATGATGCAGTTATTCTCACGGCCTGTTTCATATTTGACCTTCATTCCGGTGTAACGTGCTACCTGTTCACCGGTCATGTCTGGGTGATGGAAGCGAACGATAACGTCAGAATCCAGACTCTTACCAAGGACAATATAGAAATGGATTTCGTTGAGGATGACGTTCGGCATGGTTTTGTTTTTCCATACCTTCGCCTCCGAGAGAGAGTTTTGAAGAATGTCGATGGCCGCAGGAACAAGGTCATTTAGTTCTGCTTCTCGCTGTGCTTTTTTGGCCTGACGTTCGAATTTTTTCAGTCGGTTTTCTACGTCGATTTTGAGATCAAACAAATTACCAAGGATCGTACCTGTAGGTTTGTGAAGAAAATCACCAGAGAGTTTCATGGTAACTTCTTGTTCGTTCCAACCGTAGGCTTTGCAAAAATCAGAAGTGGTAAAGCTCATATTATTTCTCTCTTTTGTTTTGATAGGGGTATAATCTCATACCCCGAAATTGAAGTCAATTGTTCTTTTGGTTTTTTGTGAATTCTTTGATGGATTCGACACTCACACCAAAATTAAACAACTCCTTGTGGTTATCAAATTCACAATCAAAACCACGAAGGTTCGCTTGATTGATAATTTCAACCAATACAAGGTTTTTATCAAATTCAACTGTTTTTGGAATTCTGGCAGAAATAAAATCACACACCACCGAATATTTAATGGTTCCAATCAGAGAACGACGATTGAGCATATCCCGAATTACAGCATTCAGTATTTCCTCAACAATCTCATCTGTACTATGCTTGTTCCGAATGGTAATTTCTGTCAGTAAATCTTTTGCGTCATACATTTCCAACCTCCAATTCCAAAAAACCTTTCTCATCGAGGATCTTACATGCATCAATTACAACAACGTAGTCCATAGCACAACACACTGGTGTCCCATAAACTGAACTGTAATAAACTACATCTTTCAATAGCCCCGGAAGGTTGTTTCCGTAGATATCTTTCAGCGGAGAACTGATTTTTCCTTGGAGATGAGGCTTACATGCCAACATCAACCGATCCGCACAACGCCCTGCTTCGTTCCAACTTACATTTTTCATCAGATATTTCCTCTTATTTTCCAAACCACATTCTACACAGTTTATACTGGTTTTCAACTGTTTCGAGACGACCTTTACCATAATCACGATTGAAAGAGCCCCAACGATTAGAACCACTTTCCCAGATTTTGATGGCCTTCTTTGTAGGTGCTCGCATCATAATTCCAGATGGAGCCATTACCTTTGATTCTTTTTTCGCGATGATTGTCTCACCTTCCAGATAATGGCCGTATCCGTCAGGGATTGAGTCCATTACAGTTCCAGAAAGAAGATGTTCCTTCTTAATCTCAAAGGCCCCACCACCACAAGTAAACGGCTTGTCGTAATTTTTACCTTGAATGACCATATGGGTGCTATTTGTAACAGTTACTTTACCATACCCCGGAACCATGTAAACAACACGTCCACGACCGGCAACCGGGAGACTATGACGGGATACACCATCACAGCCAAGAGATTTAGCAATCCGTTCCCACACACGGTCATGGTTACTTTTACCGCGAGTAACATAATCAACAAGGTGTGCAATTTCGTGAGGGATCGTGTTGTTGAAAATATGATTCCATTCCTTCATCCCTTGTACCATCAAATTGATGTTAATCTTGATAGTATACTCTGTATCGCTCCATCCTTTATTGGTGTAACTAGCGATACCTGCACAACGCCCTGTACATTCTTTAAACGTATACTTAAAACCAGCCATCTCTGGATAGAGTGTCTTTGCAATTTCCACAACTTCCGCAATCCGTTTCTCAACAATCACTCGGGCTTGGCTCTTAATCAAAGACATCTATATTTCCTCTCGTTAGTTGATATGAGTATATTACATCAAAATTTATACTGGGTCAACAGTTTTATTTCCAAAAACGCTAGAGTGGTCAAAAATCTTTTTGCTGACCTCTTCTTTTAACTCATCATATCCAACCCCGGTAACCAATTGGCTCATGGAATCGGTTGCAAAGATGATAGAATCATCAATAAAATATTTGTAATGGGTGAAATCCATGTACATTTGTGATCTAGCAAGAGATATGATGAAATCAGCAAGAGTTTGTTTGTTCGCACAACCACTCATGACGAAAGCACTAACCACATTTCTATTTTGAGATTTGGATAGACGGTGGTTCATCGGATCACCTTAACAACACGAGGGTCATTGTAAATACTGTAATTACTACCTTCTTGGTCTTCTCTCCAAGTCTTCAAGCAATCTTCACACTCGATATCGTACCAATATAAATCAAATCCATCCCAGTTTCCGGTATTGGAACCTAGTTTCAGGATAACCGCGTTATGTTGGCATTTAGACCGAATTTCTTCTATTTGACTGCGAAGTTCTTCGATCTTCTTCAATTTTGCAATAATTTTTACTCGACTCATAGTAATTCCAGATCTGCATCAGAGTGAATTTCAAACTCTTTATCACAGAAGTCACAAGTTGTAGTTTGTCCTCGTGGGTCTACATACCAACCATCCAGTTCCTTATTGCAATGCGGGCATACCACATAAACACCACACAATTTAACACCAATTTCAGTTACTTTCATTATATTTTCCTTCATACATATTGTTTTAAAGTTTCAACCATAGCATAACCATGCCAAGAGATTTCTGCAACCTCTTTTTCGTATTTTTTCAGATTTTCTTGATTGAACCAATATTCATTCCGTTCGCACACAGGAACACAAACACCCATCTTTTCAAGTCGATTGAAATAGGTTTCGCAACAGAAAGGAACAAATCCACGTTTTAACCATACGATCCGACCATCAAGAATCGCAGACGTAACGACTTTTGTTATACCAAGTGCCTCGCATATGTCGATAGTACAACGGAACATATGTTTAACAAGTCCTCTCCCTTGGAATTCTTCCCCAAGGGAAAATGTGTCGTGCTCATAATGACCAGTACGTAGGTTAACAACTCGGATCATACTGAGTTTCTTTCCACAGGACAAAGAGAATTCGTATTGGTTCCCTTCATATTGAGTAACAAGAAGTTCCATATTTGAATCGTCGATTATTTTAGATGCAACAACCGCAAATTTTGTGAAATGTTTAACAACAATGTCAACGCCTTTGCAATGTTCAAAGCTGGTGTAATCGCATTCATATGAAACTTTCATTGTACTACCTCAGAACAGTTGATAACCATGATTATAATCTAACGGCTATGGGAGTCAACTATAATCGAACAAAAATTCTTTTACTTCGTCTGGCTTGAAAATCAAACCATCTTCTGTTTCAAAATACCAGTTGTTGCCGTGTCCCTGTTCCCAGTTTAAGGTAACAAGGAAGACATCTTTATAATGTGGTGGTTCTCCAAGATCTTTTGTGCGAATCACCAGTTGTGCATCATATTCCATATAGATGACATCACACATATACTCACGAAAAGGTTTCCAACCCAAAGAGTCGTAGTATTCGATCATATCCATAATTGTTATTCCTCTTCTGTTGTGCAGTATTCGCACACATCGTCGATACCACCATCAAGGGCACCGCCACATTCAGGGCAAAAACATACTGGTTGATAAATGATATCGATGATTTCCATAATTATTCCCTCAGTGATTTGATTAATTCAATAATCTCTCGTTCTCCGTCAGCTTGCTTGATAAGGTTCTCAGCCTGCCAACGGTAACTCTCTTCTGTATCAATACACCTAGAGTACACCTTAGAGATCCATTGGTCAATACCTTTTTTATAAGTTTTTTCATAATCATTGCACTGACCTAGTTCTATCTTCTCCCCGTTAATAACCGCCACCAGATAATAACGACTACACCGGATTACAGAAAATGGGCCTTTGGTTTCAATTAGCTTGCCGTTTTTGTATTCTTGAAAAATTTTCATTCTATTGCCTCACAACACACCCGACCATCGTCAATATCTTCCGGTATAAAGAGGTTTATACCATCGTTATATTTCCCATTAAATACGGTTTTTAACGTCCCGTCAGAATAAGAATAAGTTTCTAGTTTTTTATTTGATTCAAAATCATATTTCACCCCAACATCAATTTCTTCAAGATATGGTACAACTACTTTACAAGGTCCCAACTCATCTTCATTTATATACCTGATCATTTCAGCTTTTTGTTCTTCCGACGCAAACCACACTTTATATTTAAACATATACACCTCAAAATTCTAAAAATCGATCAACCAATTTACCATTTTCATCACGAATACCACCCAACCCTTTATTGATCAGATGGATATCACCAGTATACTTAACAACTCTGTCATAGTCTCGGTTATGACGGTTGTTCAACCACATTTCATAGTACCCCTGTTCATGCTTATGAACATAGTAGAACCAACATTTCTTCTCACCTAGCTTGAACACACGACCCAATAACAGGGTAGAACCGTTGTCCATACCGTGGACGATATAATCACCGACCACAAGCTCATTACCAAACATATCAACCATTTTATTTCCTCATAACGAAAAAGGGAACCCCGAAGGATTCCCTATAGTTTACTATTATTCACGAGCATTAGTCAACAGAAGTTTTGACTTAATCTTAGTGATTTGGTTCTTGCGACCACGCCAGTGTTTACCACAGTGGGTGCATTTATATTGTTTGAACTTACTAACTTCGGTATACGCGAACCCGGCATCTTCAAACTCATGATTTCCACATACGCAAGTGAATTTGTCTGAATCTGTATAAAGAGAGAAGTTCGGAAGACGATCCGACCATGGAGCCAATTTAACATATAGTTCTTGGAGAGATACGATATCATCAATATTATATTCTTCCATCTCTTTCCAAGCTTCGATATTACCAGCCAAGCATTCTTTCCACAATTCAAAACCGGGGAATTGAGTATGTTTAGATTTCTTGGTTTCTGTGCATAGCTTATCGGTCATATATTCCAGCTTGTTGGAAGTAAAACCAAACGTGCGTTTTGCGATCTCAAGAGTATCAATATGCTTCACGGTAGAGAACGGTTTCATACCATGAACGATCATACGACTGCGAATTTTTGGAATATCAAACCGACGACCATTCTGATGAAGAACGATATCAGCTTCGTCAAGAAGCTCCCATAGAACTTTCAGCATTTCTGAATCATCTTCGATATTTGGTGCATTTCGCTGGTCCATATAAATGATTTCATCACTGTCAAACCATTTAGCAGCAAAACTAAGCATATACCAATCGGACTCGATCATATTCAGACCAACGTTGGTCTTAAACAAGCGCCATACATGAGCCATAATCGGAGCGGTTTCAATATCCAGAACTAGAACACGGGGACCGGTTTTGATATCGTCCACAATATTGTTCTCTTCCATGAAACGCTCGTAATAATAGTTTACGGAAGATTTAGAAATACCAAGTTCTTTCGCAATTGCTCGCGAACCCATACCCTTGTTCTCTTTCATCTCGACAATCTGTGAGATGACAGTTTCGTAATTACTGATAGCCATTATTTAAAGTACCTTATGTGTTTTGTTATAAACATTATATATCACAATGTACTCATGTTTTGATTTTGATTTTCTCATATGTTAAAAGGGGATTTCTCCCCTTATTTAGAACTCGTGAGTTACGTCTGAGATTACTTCATAAGTCCAAGTACGAAGTTTCGCATTGTCGTAATCAGTTGGGATAGCAACGACGTGGGCTGGGTTGATCTTAACCATCACAACCCGGTCATTCTCACAAGATGAATAGTATGGGATGTAGTGACGAGCAGCAGCATGAAGACCCGCAGCACAAGTATTGTTTCGGTCGTCATCTACCTCAAATGGCTCGACTCGTGGCTTAGAACCAATACTATTATCAAACGTGTGGGTGCGGATATCCTTATAATCCTCGGTAACGCGCTTGTACGCTAGGAAATGACCATCGTTGGTGATTTTGATGTCACTATGAGTCAGGAAGTCAAAAAGCTCGTATACAGCCGCACGGCGCGGATTCTGTAACAGGTTTTTCAGGAAGGTAACCATATACTCAAACTCTTCCCCGGACGCCCACATATCAATGATTCTTCGGGTCATCGATGTATCAAGAACAATATCACGATAGTAGAGTGTGTCGCCTTCAATCCGAATATCACCAGAAGAATAGGTTTTGATTGCTTCTTTGATAGAAATCAGGTTTACCGCACCGACCACATCATTGTCGCGGATCAGGAGTTGAAACGCATCTTCAAACCGTGGGTGGGCTCGGTCTGCAACGTATGGGGTTCCATCAATGAAGCAGTTAATAAAGTCATAACTTGCATTCCAAGATACCACGGGGGTATGAACCGGTTCGATTATTTCCTTCAAATGGATTGTTTTATCCGACTTCTTCTGAATTCCCTTATAGCGACGAACTACATCACCTACTGTTGAACGAGGGATACCAGTTTGACGGGAAATTTCGTTTTGGCTGATTCCGAGATTATGAAGTCGGATAATTTTATCATCACGACTTTCTTCGACTTTATTTTCAGAATAATCATGTACATCAAATTGCAAATCGATTTTATTAGTCCCAACCATCAATTTAATCAATTCTTTAATTGTAAGGGCTTCCCATCCTTCAAGTACATCGAGATCGCCAAGATCTATATCAAGTTCTTCCTCGATATACATAACAAGTTCTACAACATCGAGATCGTCTAGGTTGTAATATGCAAAAGTTCTGTTGTTGTCAAGTTCTTTTATTTTATAACCGGTTACATCGTAAATACCGCTACGAATCAATGCTTCAAGTTTTTCAATATGGATAGTTTCCATTTTATTTCCTCATTAAAAAGGGGCTTACACCCCTTTGTAGTTTTCCATAATAAGTTTAGTTGCAAGTTCGAACTCTTCGTTTTTTACACAACTATAATTTTTCTTCAACCTAAGAATCGCACATTCCATGGGGAATTGCTTTTTCATTTCGTCATAAAAATTATGATATACATCATACATACTCTGACGATGGTTTTCAACAACATCGGTATAAACTTGATATTCATGTTCAGTCAAATATTCTTGAGCATGAACATAAATATTACCAAGATCATGATCCCAATCACCGGATTCCGAGATACCAAAATAGTCCTTCATTTCCCGAGTAATTTCCATATCGACCCTTGGCTTATCAGACCTATTGATATTCCAACCAATTTTATTACCCTTTAAATTGTTATTGAGATATTCAACAAGTTTACCTTTGATCATTTCCTTTGTAATGAGAGTCAAATTCTCATTCATGTTAGCCCGTCGTTCAAGGGTTTTCGGAAATGCATACAACGTTGTATCAAACATCTCAGATAACCAACTTTGAAGTCCATCTGTAACTTCATGACCATCAACAACAATATATTCGCCAGAACGAAGACCATACAGCCCACTAAGCTCGTGTACATCCTTGGCAAGGAAATTGCCAGTACTGCGATACCCTTTATTATAATAATGCGAGTTGTCTGGTTTGTAACGTGGAGTTTTAGCCCTATTCCGCTGTGCTTCTAAACGACGTTGGCGCTTCTCTTCTGCTTCTTTCTCTTCAATTTCTTGAACGTGCTTATCATACAACTTCTCTACATGAAAAACATCGATATCGTCTTTGTGGTAACGCTTTGCAATCTGGATAAAGAGATTTCGAGTTACATTCTTGAAAGGTTTGCGAGAATAAGGGTAATCGCTCATAACAACAACCCGTTCATTAGGAATGATACCATACTTCATAAGAAGCTTGATCCGTACCTTCCACTTACCATCCATATTAGACAGAAGGATTGGGAATGGATATCGCTTATTCTTTACTGACGGCATGAAATAGTCATTAAACTCGATTTTACGAGACGACCCGTAATATCTTGCACGTTCAAGATTCCAAACATTTCGCACCGCATTACTAAATGTATCGATATAAACGAAATTTTTGTTTTTATAACTGTGATCCACACAGAAATCTTTAAACAAAGACCATTCTTTCGAAGATGTAATACTTTCGTAGAAGAAGCGCCAATCTTGAAGAGACTTGCCGTTATGGTCAATAATCTTTGATACTTTGTTAAAGATATGCTCACCAAAATCCATAGACAAAATAGCATGAATTTTACTTCGTGCATCCTTTCCATGTTCAGAAACCTTTTTATTGACTTCATCAATAACTTGGTCCGATTGGGATTTAAAATAAGAATTCAGTGTATTCAGTGTGTGTTTATCAAGACTCAATTCTTCCCGGTTCGGGAGAGGATTGAGAGACCCAACAGGAAAATCGATAAAGTTATATGAATTATTAAAGAATACCGAACAAACCTCATTTTCGTAAAGCTTTGCTGGGATCTTGTAAGAAACACCACCCATAACAGCATATACGCCATTATCCATGATGGAACCATAGTAACCAGATGACTTGTAGTTAGTCAACTCGAAATTCTGATTGATGATGTTTGGATAAAATCCATCTTTATCAAATGTGTGGTACACCACCCGAGCTTCATTCCGAACTTCGGTAATATCATCTTGATCGATAGGGATTACGATTTCGATACCTGTGGGCTCGTCTGACGGTTCTTCGAAGATGGGGACACACTTTGGTATACCGTTGTTCATGAAGATGCTATAGACGGTTTTGAGACCCTTACACCACGATGTTACAGTGAATGTTGTTGTGTAGCAGAACGGACTTTTAGAACCAAGACCAAATGCACCGATAAAATCGTCAGAATCTTCCTTGGTTGATGCAAAATATGTGGTGAACAAGTTGAAAATACCATCCTTGTCCATACCAATACCATAATCGCGGAGTCTCCATTGCAAATTAATATCAGACGGAAGCTCTACATCAAAATATTTCGGTGGGGTTCCACCAATCTTTTCCAATGCAATGTGACCATCGATTGCGTTACAGCTCAATTCACGAATGAAAGCTCGGATCTTGAATTTATAAAGCCCAGAACTAAGAATGGTATAAGCTTTTTCATCAAACTTCATACCAAAATCGCGGGACTCTTCCATAACAGTCCCAAATACAGGTTGTTTATTTGTAACAATTTTCATAATGTATTTCTCATTTAACCTTTTAAACTACTTCGAGATAATGATGTACGTCTTCTGGGTAGAAGTGGAACAGAAGCGGTTTACCGATATGGATGACTTCTGCGATTCCAAAATTCCCGTCGTCGTCTTCGATTAGGATACAATACTGATGGTCTTCTGTTTCGTCAACATAAAATTCGTCAATACCTTCCATATCCAAGAATTTACAGATGGATTCGTTGTAGTTGAATTCCATCTCATCTTCAAAATCCCACGAAGAATTCAGAAATTCCTGTTTATGGTTCTCACTTTTAAACCGGTATTTGTTCATTATTCAATCTCCACAAGATAGTTTTCGATGTCAGCTTGGCTGAAATGATAGATCAAGTCTTTCAGTTCATCGGGAGTTTCTTCTAAATCGATAACGTATTTTTCATCAGGTACAAACGGCACAAGTTCAAATTCGTCACGACCAGTCTTTTTAAGAAAATCAACGATTAACTTGTTTGAGTTAATACCATCCTCTTCAAATTCGTGAAAAACCTCACCAACAGAAATGAACTCTTCTTTTTCATAGTCACTTCGGAATTTGTACATACTCATTTTTTAACCTCATAGTCAAGATATAGATCTAACCAGTCGAGTGCAAGCTTATCAATGTCAACATCATAACCCATAACCAGTTTCCAATCAACAGTTTTCTTTGTGATTGTAGAACATGTTTTTATTGCGTTGAGAAGCTTCATATTTTCTTTTAGAACCTCTTCGATAGGTTCTATACCATCTTCTTTACACCATTCAAGCCAGTATTCTACACTTTCTTCAAACCACCCTACAAGCTTTTCACGGATAAACCACACGGTGGATTTGTCTCCAATTGAGATTGTAGGTCTTACTGAGTGAGCGATATCATTTAGGTTAGCCATAATTATTCCTCTATTTTCCACTATTATACACAATAAAAAAGAAAAGGGAACCCCATCGGTTCCCTTTTTGTTAATCATCCATCCACACCTTACGAAGGTCCGATTCGGTTCCAAAGAACATTTCTAACGCATCTGCTGCTTGTTCATCAACCCGAACAACCTCCATATAAGGATCTCGAATACATTTCTTGTAGTCAGCTCGGTCTAACTGACCCAGACCCTTAACGTGTTCATGCTTCCACCCAGAACCCTTGAACGTCTTGGAGTGAAATTCTACCGTATCATAACTCCAAACGGTTTCTTTCCCGTTTCGACTAATGAATTCCGGGGTACGGCATACCAACAAACGACCTTGATCAATAAAGTGTTTCCAGTACTTATGGAACAACGAGATTATCAGGTTACTGATATGTCCTCGTCCATCTGGATCCGCATCTACCAAGATAGCAACATAATCATAATTTGCCTTGGTGTTACGTCGAACCCCTTTTTGACCACGATATTTTAACATATCAGGCTGTAGAGTTTGTTCCCAATCCTTACCGGTTACAATACCACGAGTTTCAACCCATTTACCATTTACCAACATTTCATCATTTTCTGCAACAATGAAACCATCTTTATTTACAAAGAAATCTCCTGATGGTAGCTCTTTTGTATCATCTAGAGTCATACCAAGAATTGAAATAATATTGGCAATCTCTTTGTTGGCAATTACCTTTACCTTTTCGCATTTATGAACAGATAGAAGTTTACCCTTCAACGGGAATCCACCCTGAGTGTCGTGGTCGCGAGTTATACCCAGTGGGCCACTTGCAGAATCACCCTCGGTCAAGAACAGAGTGGTTTCAAACCCTTTCTTTCCATATTTGTTCGCTTGGATATGTTTTGGTACGTTGGCAGTTAGAGCCTTCTTTTGTGCTTTTGTCGCTAGTGCCTTTTCCACCGCATCCCGTTTTGCAATTGCACTCTCTACAATTGGCATGATAACAGAATCGTTGGATATCATCTTTTTGGCTATGGACTTGATATCGATTCCGCAGTGATCCTTGATCTGACCGTTGGAATTACTCAACCGTTCTTTAGTTTGTCCGTCAAATTTGGCACCCTCAAAGCCACGAAGAGAAAGGAACAGCAAAGTGTTTTCCTTGATACGGGCTTTGTTAATCTCGACCTTAAACTTACGCTTGATCATGGGGGTCAATTCATCACATAGACTGTTTATCAGATATTCAACGTGGTTACCACCCTGTTTAGTGTGAACCCCGTTAACATAACTCAGTTGACGGAATTCATCTGATGTACCGATAAAGAACGAACAATTCTCATTTTCAAAGATAACAGGATTCCCAAAGTCACTAGCAAATTTCTTGAACTTGGAATCTACTTTTTTCTTATTGAATGTGAATTTTACTTGTGGGAACAAAATAGAAAGTATTTCTACCCGAGAACGGATAACATCAACTACGTCAGGAGGCATACCACCAAAGATGTTAAATTTGTCAAGTAGATCTGGGATAAATTCAACAGTTGTACCCTGAGTACCACCTTTTTTCTTGGTGTAGGATTGGTGTTCTGCATTTTGTGTACAATAGATTGTGACCGTATTTTTCCCATCACAAGTTGTCGCACGGAACATTGTAGAGTATAGGTTGGTCAATACCGAACCAACACCATTTTTACCGATACCCTTACGATCAGCAGAGAAGTTACCACCGGAACGGGCTCGGGTGTAACAAGCTTGTGGATATGGGATGGTTTCGCCTTCCGGGGTCTTTACGTCATATTGCGGGATACCACGACCATTATCAGAAATGGATACCTGATTGGTTTGGTCATCAACAACAATATCAATTTTATTAGCAAATTTGAAATCGGTACGAATAGCTTCATCAACTGAGTTATCGATAATTTCATCGATAATTTTAACCAAACCCGGAATGTATTGCTTTTCTACAAAATTCCCATCAACCAACACTAAATGGGTTTCTTCCGAAAGCGACCCAACATACATATCACTATTGAGGAAAATATGTTCGTAATCACTTAGGATTTTACCTTCTTGTTCTTTCATTTATACCTCAATGATAAAAGGGGATTCATCCCCTTACAAACCTTTTTCTATAGAATACAACGTATCTTTACTGGTTGTGAATTTTATTTTCGTAGCCATGTAATGAATACGATTTGAACCGATCTTAAGGTAGTGTCTATGGCGCTCCATTGACGGATGAAAAAGGTCCGGAACTACAGAAACCATATCGTCCACAGAAGTTAGATCTATGAATCGCTCAAACGTAATATATTCTTCTTGAGAAGGGTTTAAGAAACCACCCGGTTTAATTCTTGTTTGATAATCAACATTGACATCAACCCATGGGTAGTTAAATGGGTTTAGATCACTCGCTCCCATCATCCACCTCGACAAATCGAACGGTCACGTTATCGGTGCAATCCATCTGCGCAACCAGCTCACCATCCAGATAATACGCTTGGGTATACCCTTCCGGGTCGTAAGACGAGCGCATTACAACACCCTCTTGGTTAACGATGGATTCAAATTCTTCGATAGACAGATATTTAATAGCCATTTCAATTACCTCATTGAGTTAGGGTCTACGTCAGTCGGAATATCTTCCAGACCATACGCATATCGTTTTGAATAGATTAACATAAGAATGTCACGAGCGCAATCATGAAGTGAGTTATGTTTTACGAAACCCGGAAGACTCCCGTTAGGAAGGGGGCAATACGTAACATCGCGATCCATGTTTGCTTCAATTGCGGTTCTCACTTCACGGAAGTTGTTGAACATCACAGGCATAGCAGCAGAAATATCGTCGTCTGCTAGATCCATAGCATCACAATACCAGCTACGGAACCAAATGATATCCATTTCCCCACGAGTCCAGATATGGGACTTCTTAAACTCGACCCCGGTTTCCACAAACCAATCTTTGATGTCCATATATCCATCATATAGGGTCTTATCATCACTGGATGGCTTCAAGAGAGATTTTGCTGCTTCTCCCTGAGATTTCCACCACTCCACGGTGGACGCACTCACGCGACGTCCTAGAGCCTTTTGATGTTTCAGATCGAATTTAATTTTCTTTCCGGATTCAACCAGACTTTGAAATGTAGGTGGATTTTCAATATCCATTTTGAATGGTATCACAGAAAATTCAACTAAGGTAGCTTTTTCTACCGTATTCAAAGTCTCAAAGTCAGTAATATAATCGGTAACCATTATTTTGTCCCAGAAGAACCAATCCCAGCAGAACCACGAACAGTTTGTGTATCGAAATCATCAACTTGGTTAAACTTGATCTGGTTGAATACAGGGATAAACACCATCTGACAGAAACGCTCACCCTTCGGAATATGCAAAACCTTGTTGAAGCTCATCGGGTCGTCTTCGTTAACAATATGTTCATTCCGGACCTTCACCATGATCTCACCCTGATAGTTTCCATCGATAAGACCAACAGTGTTAGCCAACCGGGTATAGAATTTGAACCCGAGACCCGAACGGGGGAGAACCATTGCAGCAATACCAACACCCGGAATACCAGTATCGATCTGACTCATATCAAACCGCATACCAGTGTTAACGATGATATCTTCACCCGGTTTCAACATAATAGCTTCCGGGGTACGAAGGTCAATAGCTGCGTCCCCTTCTCGTTGAAAATCAGGACAAACCCCATATTCAAAACCACTAATAAAATTCATTTCCATTTTTGTTCTCTCTTATTTCAATTTTTTAGATAAAAATTCTGCAAGCTGTTTCCGACTCTCACCATAAGCAAGATCATAGTGACTATCTGCTTCATTGTACATCCCATAGGCGTTATCACCATAAGGGGATTTTACAGGATAGCTACTATCACCGGAAAAATGATCCCACTCTACCCAAAACAACGAGAAAACATCACACATACCATCTTCTGTGGCATATTCATTTGTGATTTTCTCAAAGTCAATACAGTAATGCCACGATTGGTTACAGAGACCAATTTCAAAACACCACCACTCAGGAAAAATTCCAACAGAAACGTTGTAAAGAACCTCAGAAATGGTCATTTTATAATCTTGTTCATTTTCAGTATACATCACGAAATCCTCTTATGTCCAAATTTGCGCCACTTGCTAAGTGCAAGTTCAGCTCTCAAACCACTATATGTGTGGTCTTTCAGGTATTGTACCACTTCATCAATGGTAGCACCATCATTTTTTATGAAATCGTTGATATCCTTGGAAGACCACGGACATTCATCCCAGATGACAACCTTTTCACCGGCTTTGATCAGATTTTCGATCCGTTTTAGTGTGTCGAAGGACCGACCCTCTTTATCAAGTACCCATACCCGTTTATCTGGGAACGGTGCATCTTCGAGAGCCATAACACCACCGACGATAGCACATGCGTTGGGGATGAACACGCTGTCGATTGGTCCTTCCAACATCCAAACTGTTTTTGATGGATCAACACGTTCCATACCATATACTTTCGACGCTTTGTCATCAGCCTTGATAGTCAAATATCGTCTACTTTTATCAACGTTTGGATCTAATGCTCGACCCTGCAAAGATGAGTATGTTCCATCTTTGTTATAGATCGGGATAACCAATCGATATTCTTTCTTATCGTCATACAGATAGGTTTCTGGCTTAACACTATTAGCAACCTTCTTCCAATCCGCAGTAAAGAAGAACAGTTTGTATTGATGTTTTGGGATTTTACGAGCAGCAACCCATTTCACGGCTGGGTGATTTTCTGGGAGATCCGCTATACAAGTTGAATATGGTATCACACTTTTTGTGATTAGTTCAACTGGTTTCTCAACTGTTTTTTTAGTTTCGAACCATTCGCTGTCGTCTTTGTTTGCAAATTTTTCCTTTGCAAATTCTCTGTACATTTCTGGTTCATTATCATACAGATAGTTGGTTAGCTTCATATTAACGTTACAGTTAAAGCAACCGTACCGAACATGACCCTCTGATTCGTATATCCACCCACGGGTTTTGCTGTAGTCAGTTTTACTATCACCACATATAGGACAACGGAAATTATACTTTACCTCAACACCACGGGAATGATCTGTGCACAATTCCATCCGGTAACTAAGTCTAGTTGCAAACTGTCGTTCGATATAAATTATGTTCATATAAAAATCCTCTTTCAACCTATGATATCACACTCACCAGAAACAATAAAGCCCCAATTACGGGGCTTTTACTTCAATTTTACGACGCTCTTTTTTCTTCCCCATGACAGACGGACCTTTATCTGTAACAGAACCAGATTTTACCCCAGTTGCGATGTTTATCACATTACCCCCGGAATCACCAGCGATCATCTCTTCATACAACATTTCAATCGTGTATTCTGATTGACCATATGATTCTGTTAAAGTGTCATATCCAGCCTTCACCGCCAACGATTTAGATACCGACTCGCCTCCATACTTTTGAAGGTTTATTTTCAGTGATCTAATTGCTGCGTGAAATGATGTATACGCCGCTTTTTCTCTCACGGTTTCCGGCTTCTTAATAAACTCACCGGCTTCGTCGATAATACCGCGCTTGTATGCTTCCCAATTACGAAATGGTTTTCTTAATAGGTCTAGCATACGGACGGAATAAATCCCGTCCATAATAGTTTTAATACTCACGTTAAATCCTCAACAATAGAAAGTATATCATTAAGATTATCTTTGGTTACAGTTTCTGTGTTTCCAGAGAACAACCAATCACATACACCATTGTATTTAGCTTTTATTTTGGACTCTATTATGAGTGGGAGATTTCCATCTTCAAATTGTTTCACCAATACACAATTAGAAACAACGTTATGAATACCCTTAATATGTTCTTTCGAACGAATATCGGGATCTCTATTTGTTATCCCGTATTTGTATACGGTATCATTATCTTTTGTATATTCAAAGATATAAAACCACCCAGACTTTGATTTATCGTATCCATAACCGGAACAAGACGGACATCCAACACCATGTTTGAAATGAGAAAATGAAGTCTTTTGTATGCCATGTATATGACATTCATATAAAACGTATGTATTTTGGTTTAAATATGTTCCGCCTTCAAAACCGACGAATTTATATTCCCTTTCCGAACATATCTCATCTACAACCTGTTCTGGGTTACTTTCTCTTCGTTTGATACCTAGGTTTACATGACCACAATCGTTACAACGACGGGAGTTGTTAACAAAATTGTTATAACTAGTGGTTTGTATACCGTGTTCCAAGCACTCATATCTAAATTTCGAACTTGCGTTTTTATATTCCCCAACATATTCAACAAATTTATATTTTTCTTCTTTTTCGAAGATTCTATAAACTAGGAGCTTCGCTTGTTCTGGTGTTTTTCTAGAAGTTGGTGAGCATCCACATGGTATTTGACCAGAATTTAGGTTTCCTTTTGTACTTCTAAAGCCCAATGGGTACATTTCTATATCGGGAGAACATAATGAGCAATTGACGGAGTATATTTTATTTCTACTTTTTGATACGTCAACCACTTCACCAACAGTTAGTACCCCACCTTTTGGAGTCTTAAAAGTAGAACCAATAAATTCGTCTTTCATAATACAACCTCAACAAGTGGGTAACTAGTACCCACATAGTTTAATCCCAAGGGATATCTTCGTCAACCGATTGTTCTGCAAGGAGGTCATTAAAATCAACTTCGGTTTTGCTCATCCTTCGCTTGAACATAGAACTACCCATGGGGGTTGTGTCGATGACCTCTTCCATTTCTTGAGTTATCTCAACGGGGATCGATGTGATTTGGTCTCCTTGACGAACAATAACAGCATCCTCCTGAATATCCGTTTTCTCTTCCAAATCTTTGCGCTCAAACACAACGGTATATGGTGTTGTGTCGTCGAGATCTGACCACCTCATATAATTTTTCTGAACAGCCAGACAGAATTTATTATGGGTGTTAATATCGCCATAACGAGATTTAAGTTGCTTAAACAACTGCTGTCCCATCTGTACCAGATCTTCATCTTCTGAAATTGCCAATACGAAGTCGCAACCATGAAGAAGTGCATAAGAATCCGCAATATCAGCTTTGTCAATCTCAAGGGAACCAGAAGACCCACGGTTGGTTTGTGCACCAGACCAAGCAACAATTTTCTTCTCGATAGCAAGTCCACGAACTTCTTCTGAAATTGCCTTAATGAAAGAGTAAGAGTTATCAGAGAACTTCATACGGGACGAAGCCATGATACCTAGGTAGTCTACCATGATAACATCTGGCTTGAAACCCTTTTTCATTTCAAGCTCATCCATCAGGTTTCTGATGTGGTTTACGTTTGCCCCTGATGTTGGGAACTGCTTAACATAAAGCTTACCAAGCTTTTTACCTGCAACCTTTTTGTTGAACCGGTTCATGAACTCAGATTTTTGGATAAGTCCACTATCTAGCTCGTCCAGAGTCAGGTCCATTAGGTTTGCGTCAATACGCTTACCTACAGTTTCTTCCGACATCTCAAACGAGACGTACAACACGTTTAACCCGAGTTGCATATACTCGGTTGCAAGGTGACACAGACCGATAGACTTACCAACACCAGTACCGGCTAGAATAACGTTAAGCGTACCACGTTCAACCCCACCCTTGGTGATCCGGTTCAGCATATGATTCAGGAACGGGATCTTATTTGTCTTTTGGTTATATGCTTCCCAACGTTCTTCTGCGCTGTTCATATAATCATGACCAACGTCAAAAGTAAAGCCAACAGACATAGCCTTTTTCATGATCTCTTGCATTGCCCCGATATCTTTTATTTTCGGGTCTTGCTCATCCAGTGGTTTGGCGAAGTTTTCACGGATCTGGATACACTCAGATAATGCAATATCGATAGCACGTTCTTTACAGAAAGATTCTGTCTCTTCAATCAACCAGTTTTTATCTTCTGGGATTTGTTCAATTCGAGATACCAAAACTTTAGTCTGGTCATACTCTACTTGACTCATATTCTGTTTGCGTTCCAGCATAACATCCAGAGCCGCAACCGATGGAGCTTTGTTATGCTTTTTTGCATATGTATCAATCAAGTCAAATGCAATACGATAAGGTCCCTTAGAGAAATATTCGGATTTAAGAAAAGGGTACACCTTACCAAAATACTCGCCGTTGAAAACGAGGTTATTGATAATAATTTGTGAAATACTCATTAAAAACACCTGTAAAAAGAAAAGTCGCTTACGTTAAAGATTATCCCATAACGTAAGCGACTTTTTAATTATTTATACAACCTTTTTCTGTGAGGAAAAATGAAGAATACCGGTATCATTCAGCACGAACGGTACATCGTCCTCAGTGATGATATGCATCCAGAACCTAGCCTTATATTTGTATTGACGAACCCTTTTTACCCGGTTCACAACACCACCATCAGGAGTACAATATTGAGCTGCATATAGCGCCTGATAGGGGCTCTTGCGGTCATATAGACTCAGAACTTGATGGTTCTCTGCACACAACCAAGATTTCCCGTTAGACATATGGATTTCCCATACGTTGGGGTTGACCGGTTCTGTGAACTCCGTATCGACCATACGTAAGATCGTTGCGTATTTACCGGTTTCCGGTCCCTTTAGAAGGATCCGGTTACCCTGTTGAATCTCTAGGAGTTGATATAGAGTCCATGTTTGTTCCCTCATGTCCCCGTAAATGTCGGGGGCACAAAAGGTAACAAGGGTATCCTCTGGAAATCCAGTTACATCATAACAATCATTACGGTCGCAGGTTTGTTCTGTCATTTTATTTCCTTTTGAAAAGATCAAGAAAACGCCCAAAGAAAGATTTTTCAATCTCAACATTGGTTTGGTTATACATGGCTTGTACTGCATTTTTAACATGTGGATATAGTTCTTCCTTCATGTCTTCATGTGGAGTACTCCAATCTAATACAACCTTTCCATCATGATACTGTATATCGTTGATAAACACAAGAAAATTCTCACTATCAATCCGGATAACCAATTCGGTTTGTACATTCTTTAATGCGTCATTGATTACATCTTTATAGGTATCTTCGTTTATTTCTTCCATATATTACCTGTAAGAAATAGACCTAGTTTCCTAGGTCATTGTTATTTAGGGATGATACTAACCTTGGCATTACAAGAGGCTGCAACAGGATAAACTATTTCATCAAAATACTTTTTATTTTGGAAACCATCTAATACCAAAAGATGACTATAGGAGAACCCTTTTAGTCCTAATGGATCTCTTACTAAGACGAAATACGATTCGTTTTCAAGTTTTATGTATTTTGAATTTGAGGCCAAAACGAATTCATCACCAAAAATATTACCCAATTCTTTTAATTGATATTTTATCTCATTGAATATAGTTCCATTCATTGGTTCCATAACAATGGTTTTTCTCCCTTGGGAATGAAAATAACAATCATGAACAGCAGCCGAAACTGGGGTATCCTGAACTCCGATGTGAGTCAAATAAAAACCATAGTCGTTACGAAGATTAATAAACAATTCTACTATTTCTTTTGTTAAATTCATTCATTAATTCTCATATGAACTAATTGTATAATTTCCCTCGAAATTTTCAATAACAGTATATCCTAAAGATCGCAATCGATTATTAGATATCTCGACTATTTTTGAATATACATATGATACAGTGTGATTACATAGGTAAGGATTAAAATTCGTTTCGTGGTTGTGGATGATATTTACGTAATCATCCATGTTTAGTGTTATTCCACCACCACAAACAACAAGCTCATTGATTATAGACCGCAAAACATGACTAGACTCAACGTCGAAATCGTGGTTTGTATATTTTATTTCTTTTCTAACTTCGTCGGCGGTAGTTTTTTCTGTTACAATTAACATTTATATATCCTTTTTAAAGTGGGGCTTTCGCCCCAATAATATTAACCGAACAACTGGTCAACTTCATCAAACACTTCCTGAGATACTTCAACTGCTTTCAGTTTGTATGCATCAGACACAGCATCCATAAAAGGCTTGTGAGAAAACATAGGTTTCCAGAATTCCAGAGAGTTGGAATCCTCTTCTGTCCATTTCTTTTCATCGTCAGTGATCAGATACATCTCACCAGTTTCGAGGTCGAGATAATTGCGCTGATAACGTGCGTTTTGTGGTTTGGTAACAAAACCAAGTTCTTGTGCAATCTTTAGCAAACCTGAGTATGTATTAATACCACCTTGGAAGGAAACTTGCAAGTCCAATTTGGATTTTTCTTTGATAGTGCGACTCTTTTCCGCATTCATCACAAAGTTATAACCCAACAGCTCTTTGCCATCTTTGTCCTGTTGCTTACCAAGAATGATAACGGTGTCAGCGGAATACATCGGTCCGGTGCCGCCACTCATAACAGTTTTGCTGTACATCTCTTGGGTTTCGTATGTGTGGTTTACAGCAATACACGGAATGTCATTAACAGTCAGGTAAGGGGTAACCATACGGAACAGACTCTTGATCTGCTTTGCTCGGGTCATATCCTGTGCAGACTTTTCATTCTTCGCATCTTCAAGTTCTTTCTTAGAAGCAACGTTACCGATAGAGTCAATATAGATAATAACCTTATCACCACGTTTGACAGCTTCCAGTTTCTTAACGATATCGAATTTAAGTTCTTCTACGTCAATAAACGGACAATGTACAACCCGGTCAATATCTACACCTTGAGAAGTAAAATAATCAGGAGTAGAACCGAATTCATTATCAAAGAACAGACAAACTGCATCCGGATACTTACGAAGATAAGCAGAAACCAGAACCAAACTCAGGTTAGATTTAAAGTGTTTAGACGGTCCGGCAATACAAGTTAGACCCGGCTTCAAACCACCATCAAGATGACCACTCAACATCAGGTTAATGATCGGGACCCGAGTCCGAATTACATCCTTGTCGTTAAAGAAAACGCTATCGGATAGCATAGAACTCATTTTATTTGAGGAAGTACCAGACAGACGTTCCAGAAGGGCACCAGTATTAACCGTTTTTGCTTTTTTAGCCATTTTAAATATTCCTATAATTTTTGATATATGTTTTATTGCGTTTTGATAAGGCTATTATACCACATGATATAATAGCCTTTAATTTTCCAAATCAACCAAACAAGTCATCCAGAGAAAAATTCGCGGGGCTTTCTTGTTTCCACCCAATAGCATCGCAGATATTACCAAGCGGCTTTTGGAAGTGTTTACAATACATACCAACGAAATCAATATCTTTTTCCGGATTAATTCCGAATTCGTCTGGGATCTTATCACCGGAAGGCCAAGCAATAGTTTCGATATGATATTTATTCGGGACCTTCAACATCGCATACTGAATTTTTTCACCGGAACGGATTGGGTCAACGTAGGATACTGATTTCAACTGATCACAAATCTTGTTGTAGTTAATAGCTGCTTTAACGTGACCGGGACAACCAGATTTATGATTGAAAAATTCGTCTGAGTTCTTTTCAATATTATTTGCGCTACTTACTTGTGCAATCTTACGATAATCCTGTTTTGGATATTCACCCTTTACCTTGTCAACGTGAGCATGGAGATTTGTTTCATTCTCAGTCAAAATGATGTCAATCGCTTTTTCAAGGCATTCTGACGCAAAAGGTGGTGTACTGCTACGGCGTGTCTCGATACCCATAATCTTGAGCTTTGGAACTACATTACCATGAGAGTCTAGCTTTCTCTTACCTTCGTTATCCCACACAGATAGAGCATATCGTTTCTTAGCGGTCCAAAACCCACGAGTTGCGATTACTTCACGGTCCATGAACAATTTATGGTCGAAATAGTTCATGTAATCTTTCAGTTCGCGATAACATTCATCGATATATGGCTCGACCATATTCTTTGCGAACTTATCAAGCATATCAACCCATTTAATAGGTTCAACATCCTCAATCTTAACGCCTTTCTTGTCTGCCATCATTTTAACGAAGTTTTCAACACAAACATATTGAGAGTCGGTATCACAATAGATAACGTAATCTACGTCTTCTGTGTTACACAGCTTATTGAAATACTCGTTCGTTTTTCTGGCAATCCATTTAATGGATAACTGACCACCCATCGTAATTGATTCTGCCATTCGTAGATCATAATAACGACCCACAGGATGACCCAAAGACCCATAAAGAGAGTTGATCAATACCTTTTTTGCTTGTTGGGTTACGTTACATACTTTCTCATATTTCCGACAGTCAGAGATGAGCTTTTTCAGCTCATCGTCTGTCATATTTTCCAATTGTTCATCGGTATAATCTAGATTCATTTATCATTCCTCTTTGCCAAGATTGCAGCAGCTCTAGTTGCAAGGGCATCAGCTTTAAACTCTTCGGTCTTGGCTTGTTTCCGTTGGACAAACACCTTCTCAACTTCAATAGGAAGGAAACCGCGTTTGTCATTTCTATAACGAACACCATTTGGGGCGACGGAATATTTACCTTCATGAGGAACATCAAACGTCTTGTTAACCAAACCCATACCCTCGATATCAGGAACCATACGGTCTTTAACCAAGATACGAGGGAAATCAACCTGATCAACCAAAGTCTCGGGAGAGATATTCTTACCCATGATTTCGTGTGGATAAAGGGAAGTCAAGTCAAACGAAATAAGCCACTCATACAACCCCGGAATCGGGTCCTTAACATATGCGCCAGCGAACTTAGACCGTTGGGCATGTTTGTTTTCAGGGATAATTACGTTATTGGCAAGGAGGCTGTTATAAATGATAGCATCCCAAGTTTTCAACGGACTGAATACGTCTGGTGCGTTGATACTCGCATAATAGGATACAGACGCAATCAGGAATATCAAACTCAATGTTTCTTCCAGTCGTTTGATAATTTCAACGTCTCGAATAGAGTAATCGATATAAGTCTGTGGATCCTTTTCAGCAAACATCAAGTAGGTTTTATAAGTCATTTCGACTTTATTTGTTTTAAGTTCTGCTTCCGCAATCGTATCTAGTTTATAGTTTGGTCGTGTGGTAAAAGTAAACTTCTTATATGCTGCCATGAAGTCAACACAGTTTACACCTTGGATAGTGTAGGTGGTGTAATCTTCGTCGTTGTCATCCTTTTGGGTGATCTCTGTAGTCTCACCAAATGGACTCAGTTTATGGATAAATTTTTCACCAAGGACTTTTTTAATACGACCCATGATATAGGGAATATCAAAAAACTCACTATTCCACCCACTAAGATAATGGGGTGTATTCGTACAGAAAAAGTGCATGAACTTAATCAGGATTTCTTTTTCAGTCCCACATAAAACATATTCTACATCATCAAGAACTTTTTTATCTAGAATAGATTTACATGCATCCCATTCTCGAATAGTCCAGATATAATATTTTTTTGATTTGGTGCTATAGATCTGAATAGTATCTATTTCATACTTCGTTTCTTCTGCTTGGGGAAAAGGTCCATCGGTTGGGACTTCAATATCCAAAAACATAATATCAAGATATGTATAATCATAATACACATTAGAACCATAAGTATCAGAAATATATTGGAATGTGTAATTATCCATACCCAATACGTCTTTTCCCATAGACTGCATATCTTTAAACCATTTCCTAGCTTCGCTAACAGAATCTAGTTTCTTAGGCAAACAACGCTTACCGAAAATATCCCGATATGGAGTATCAATATGGTCACCAACATGACGATACATAGTTGGTTCATATCTAACCTTTCGGATCTTATCATTACCGTTATCATCGAAATATCGGTCGTAAATGGTATTTCCATCTAGCCAAACACTTGTATAAAAATTCATCACATAATCCTCTTATAGATACGGGGATCTTATCAGATCCCCATAGATGGTTTAACTTTTCTTGAAAATATACTTACTTTTTAAGGTCCAATCTGGTTTATCTTTATGTTGGATAATGTGAAATTCATAAACTTTTGGTGGATTGATTAGGTCTATGATAGAGCACAAACCCCAATCTTCTAAAAGAGATGTAATGTCGTCACGACGGTCAATGTCCTCTTGTGAGATCACAACATCAAGCCCATCCCGACGCAATAGCTCTTTGAAGTGAGCAATATAATAGAAACCATGTTTTCTAACAATGTGACAACTTTGCCACAACTTTTTTTGTTCTCGGTTTGCAATACCGATACGGGTTAGGGTTTCTTGAATTGAAAGGAAGTCTGTTGCTTCCTGAATACCGATACGAATCATATTTTTACCATTTCTTGACCACGCCATATAGGCGGGTTCTTTCTGTTTTATTTGGTGCAAACTTCAAAAAATCACAATCGGGTGAAGTAACAATACCCTTGTAAAGCTTCTTAATCGCTCTCAGTTGCGTTTCATCATGAAGTTCGATGAAGTCCTTAGCCTTGGAATCGGATACGCTGTAGTGTCTAGCTAGGAGCTTTACGATAAGGATATAATCCCAGTCATTACTAGCTTTAGCAGCCTTCATAAAAGGTAACTGACATTTAACTACGGTGTGATACAGATAATCATAATGCATTTGATCCGTGATACAACCAGCCCACTGGTTAAGCTCGGAAGCATAACCAACCATATGTGCGTGTTGGGATATCATCATGTTTATCATGTACTGGTCGTAATCTGCAAATTCCCTGACATTTTTGTAACCCGTTTTCTGGGTTACATTTTTAATTATCTCGAATAAGCTTTTGTCTTTATCAACCTTAAACTCGTTACAGAGTTCCTTGACTTTATCCCAATCCTTATTATCCCATGCTAAACGGTGTTCATTCGGGGTTTCTAGCCCAAGGAAGTCTAAACTCATTTCCAGTTAACCTCACATGCCATATCAGACAACATATCCATAAGATGAATTTCCATATTTGGTACAGTGCTTGCGAATTTCTGGAATTCAGCAAGAATCTTAATCATCATACGATAAGATTGTCCGGTAACTTGGGTAGTTGCCCGCTCATAAAATGCGTTTACAAAGTTCACATAGTCACTAGAGAAGTTAGGAACCAGTTGACGGATTTCTTGAACTTTCTTGGCTTTAATAAGCTCGAAAAGTTTTTCCATTTCCTTTGTAGAACGATTTACGGAAGTCAGTACACCTTCGTCAATATAACCACATGCAGCATATTTGTTCATCTCTGTAATAGTGGTTCGGAAGTTTGGGAAATTCTTTTTAACCAAAGCAGCAATAGAATTTTTATCCCGAATTTCGATTCCTTCTTCTTTACAGATTGCAAAGCAGCGAACAATCATTTCTTTCATCATACGAAGTTCGTCGGCTTTAACCAGTTCTTCTGATTCTTCAACCACTTTACCAAATTCAAAAATACGGAACCGACTACGAAGAGGATCAATAATCTTTTCGATATTGTTACAAGTCATAATAATGGTACAGTTACCACCATATGCTTCCATCCAACTACGAAGCTCTTTTTGTACTGCTGACATATCATCGTTATCACCTTCATCGATGATGATAATTTTTCCGCCTTTCTTACGTGTGCTGGTGCTGGCGAAGTCAGTTAGAGTAGTCCGAAGGTCATTAATCCGAAGATTACCACCCGAAATAAACATAACATCAGCATCTACATCATTAGCTAGTGCGAGTGCGGTGGTTGTTTTGCCAGTACCGGGGGACTTAGAACAAAGGAGAAGATGGGGGATCCGACCAAGCTTAATCAGACCATTAAAACGCTCAATATCGTGACGGGGAAGAATACATTCTGCAATGGACTGGGGACGAAATTTCATTTCCATCATGTGATGGGAATTATCAACTGACAACATATCAAAAACCTCTTTTATATCATTATCTAAAAATTCATAAAGCCCCGCCCTATAGACGGGGGAAAACCTATCAAGACAAAGTAGATGCTTTGTTCATGGAAATTACATAAGTTACTTGCGGACACTTAAATTGTGCTGCACCACGGATACATTTTACTGAGGTATCACCGGTAAGATAAGAAAGGTGTTTCATATCGAAACGAAGATCGAAATCACCAGCGTATTCAGTTTCACCGATAACCACATCAAACTGGTTGCTTTCCTGCTCGGATACACCACCGGATTTATCGACATAAAACAAGCGAGCTACGATTTTACCATCTTCTTTGATGAATTTCAACATATTCAGTTTAAGAGTATTACCCATTGCTTGAAGACGGGAAATATCATCAGCTTTCAGATCAAACTCAATTTGAGCCGCTGGGAATACAATAGGCTTTTTCGGGTAAACAATCAGACTTTCTTGACTCATAATCAGAGTTGCTTTAGCCCCGGATTCATGTTTGAGATTCAATTTCAGATCATCATCTTTGTTATCGACGGTCATTTCCATTTCACCCTTGAAGTTATTAATAACACCAAGGAGTTGATCCATCGCATAGAGACAGATTTTGTGTTCAAATGTATCTTCTACGGTTGCTTCTGCGTAGATATTACCATCGGCGGTGCGGGTGTTGATATAATTACCCGGTTGGATCAGGATTGATGGATTGATAGAAGAAAACAATTTCAGGATTTCGATAGTAGACTTATTAATTTTCATTGAGACATTACCTTTTAATCAGATTAGTATTTTTTGAAGGCATCCCAAAATTTATGGGAGCCGTTTATAATTTTAGTTAGTTCTTCTGGTGAGAACCGTTCTTCTAGATCCTGCATTGTAACAACAAGCTCTATAGGGTCATCCGTGACCTTATTAGTAAGAACCCAGAAGTCCTTATATTCTGGGTACATTTCGTGAAGATTGTAAAACATTATTCTCTTTCCATTACAGTGAAACGACCTTTCTTTGTCATTTTCATATGTGAGGTAAAGCTATCATCACGGTTTTCTACTCGGTGGGAAATAATAAAGGTATTTCCTCCAATCTCATTAAGAAGACGGTTAACCGCATATACACCTTCGGAGTCCATACCACCATCGAAGATTTCATCAAGAATCAACATGGAGATATTTGTTCCAGAAACTAACGACGCGATATATCTCCAAGTAAACAGAAGCGCGATATTGATACGTGCTTTTTCACCTTGTGAGAATGACATATAAGTAAACTCATCACGACCACGAGATTTGATAGTTTCCTCGAAAGATTCATTCAGAGAGAAAACATAATCAGCACCAGTAATACCAAGGTATTCGTTAATCTTTGAGTTAAACAGAGGGATATATTTCTTAACGATGTCGCCCTTGATGGCATCATCTTTAAGCATGTCCTTAAGTATACCACAACTAAACTTCTGATTGAAAAGTTCTTCGTTCTCTTTTGCCTTTTCAGATAGGATAGACTGGACTTCCGCCATTCTCGGAGATTCGAAAACCTTAGATTTGAGATTGTCAATATTATCCTTGATGAATTTAGCCATCTCGGTATTTTCAGCAATAGATTTTTCTGTTGCGGCGATGGTAGATTCAATTACAGCACGTTGACGAGCAATATCCTCAACTTTCCGGTTATGTTCAGCCGTCAAATCAGTAATCTTACGGTCTTTATCGATGTCAATCCGATCAAGTTGGGATTGTGTAGCACTCAGTTTGGTTTTGAGTTCTATCATCTCATTTGATTTTTGAGTTTCCAAAGAAGAGATCTTTCGTTTTGTCTCACCGGAAATAGTCTCAAGACGAGTTTTTAGAACACCAATCTTCTCTCGAACACCGCTATTATGTTCTGATACCTTACGTTGTTCCTTCAAAACCTCATCAGAAATCGACTGGTTGAATTCCTTCTCTTGGTTAGACCACTCGGTTAGAGAAACCGCATACTCTTCTTCTGATGCACGTACAGCAGCTTTATCCGCATCAATCAATGCAGTAATCTCAGAGATTTCAGATTCTACCTTTTCTTTTTCAGACTTAGCAGATTCCAGCTCATCGCGGATCGCGTCGACGTGACTGTGACCATCAGAAACATCAGTACCACAAGTCGGACAAACTCCGTCAGCGAAGTTCTCAAGCGCCTTTGTTTTCTCTTTGATAATAAAATCAAGTTCGAACAAACGACTGGACTTAACGGTTTTACGGTCACCCAGACTAACATCAATCTTGATTCGGTTATCTTCCGGTTTTGGAACCTCAAACGATTGAGATTTCAAACCAGAGATTCGGTCGTCAAGGATCTTATCATCAATCAGAGTGGATTCCAACTCTTTGATTTCATTCAAGAAAGATGATTCATCAACAACTTCATTTTTTGCCTTCTCAATCAGTTCATCATATTTTGACTCAACACAGGAGATCTGATGTTTTGTGTTATCGATAGACAGACGGAGAACGTGACCGGAGTCAAGGTATTCCTGTTCGATACGTTTAACAATTTCATCAATATCAGACGAATCCGGTTCAACAAGATCAACAAGAGAACCTTTCAGTTTCTCGATTTCACCTTTTGCTGAATGAATACGAGAAACCAGAGTTTTAACCTGTTCTGTTTGTTGACTAATCGCAGCTTCGTTAGACACTTTTTGTTCTTCGATAGACTTTTCTATAGAACGATATTCATTCTCAAGACCAGTCATTTCAACCGAAACCAAATCATAAGCTGTATTAACTTGCTTTAGCTCTACGTTGTTAAGCTTGTTCATTTGACCAAGAACAGACAATTTGAGAAGGTCTTCGACCATTGTCCGGCGTTGTTCTGGTTTCAGTTCCATAAAGGGAGTATAACCCGCAGTACCCAGAACAATCAACTGTTTAAAGCTCTCATGGGAAACTTTTAGAATATCTTCTTCTAGGATCCGTTGATATTCTATTGCGCTTGCTGCTTCTGGGATAGGTTCACCATCAACAGTAACCTTAAAAATTGTCGGTTTGATACCGCGCTCGATATGAACAACTTTACCACCGATTGTAAGCTCACCCTCGGTATAAAGGTTTTTCTTATTGATCTGGTTGATCAACTGGTCTTTCTTCAACTTACGATATGGTTTACCGTACATAAGGAAAGACAGAGCTTCAATCATCGTTGATTTACCAGCACCATTAGACCCTGTAACCAAGGTCTTGGCGCTTTCGTCGAGTTGCACACGAATTGGAGCCGCACCAACCGACATAATATTTTTGTAACTAATCCAATTAAACGTAATATCCATTAACTCATAGCCTCAATAAGTTCATTACAAATTTGTTGGATGTTATACCGAATCATATGATCCTCTACCATATCTTTCTCGTCATATCGTCTCACGATTTGATATAGTTCTCCATCATCACCATAATATTGAATCTGGATAATAATAACACCATCAACTACCATTACGCTGGGTGATGTATCATACCACCCAAGCCCATCATCATCTTCGTTTGCTTCTCGGAGAAAAGTACATATTCGATATACATCTATCATGAGTTGTTCGCTTCTATAAAAAGACGACTGGCGTATTTCATTGCATGATCACGCTCTTTCTCATCAAGATCCATAGAGTTAATATATTCCTTGATAAGGACATCAATTGTTTTTACTTCTAGGTCTTTTTCGTCTGCATCATCGATAGCACCTGAAAAATCTTCCAAGTTCTTTTGATTCAGTTTTTCTACCACAGCTTCAAGTGCGGTAAGAGTAGCATCGAGTTCTTTATCAGATTTATGGATTACCAGCATAACACATTTATCTGTGTACATGCTAACATCTTTTTTGTCCACATCTTCATAATTTACCTTGATATGCCACATGTTTTCGTTTGGGACGAATTCAAGTTCCTCGGTATCTGTATCGAACACATAGAAGCCTCGAACATCATTACAATCGTTCATGGTAATCGTGTATGGGGTTCCAAGGTAATGGACGTTACCCTTCTTACTGGCTGTGTGATAATGACCGGAGAATGCAGTTTTATACTTACTCAGAAACTCTTTATCTTCACCATGAATCGCGGGGATACCAGAATAGAAGTCAAAACCCATCAGCTCCCAGTGACCCATAGAATATTGAGATGCACTATTCTTGATGAACTCTCGAATCTGCTCTTTGTTTTCTTTGCATTCCCAAGGGATCATATCAAACATCAGAGAACCAAGCAAAATAGTGGTTGGTTCATTATAAATCTTGAATAACGGGTCGTGACCAAAATTTTCATGAACGGAGTTAGGCATGACCGTATTTTTGTAATGGCAATCATGGTTACCCGGTATAACATGGATTACATCAAATGCGTCTGCGAGCATAGGTCGAATTTCTTCACGCATAAAGCGCAAGGTTTCCTGAGTTACACCACTCCGCACATCAAACCAGTCCCCGGCTTGAAGAAGTACACGGATCCCATTTTCTTTTGCATAATCACACATCTGTTTAAAAAACAGCTTCTGTGCTTTCTGGATATATGGACTGTCCTTGGCTTCTCCCAAATGGGTATCACCACACTTTATAGTCTTCATTTTTAACCTCATAATCAAAAAGACCCACCCGGTTTAGGATGGGTCTGGTGGTTCATTAAGCTGCACATACTGGGGTTGTTTTACCCTCAGACTGTGGCACTAGATATGTTTCTTGTTCAGCTTGTTTGAAAGCATCGAACAGAATTTTATCTGTTTGTTGTTTCGAAGTCAAGTACAGAGTTTCTAGAGTCTCTCGGTCCAGCTTTGGTTGCTGTGAGATAAAACGAAGTTTCTCAATGGAATAGATATAACCTTCTTTATTCGCAGTGATCAGACAGTCGCGAGCGTGGGAGCTAAGACGTTTGATTTCTTTTTCATGCTTCTTATAGTGTTTTTTAGCCAACTTCTCTACCATCTTTTGTTGATATTCAGTCAGTTTCACACCAGAGTTATTTTCTTCAATAACTTCATCTACTACAGTAGACAATTCTTGTTGTTCATTCATCGAATTTATATTCCAGTTTTATATTATCGGTTGATTCTGTTTTAATTGTACCACGAACAAGAGATGGTTTTGGATTATGTGGGTTTGTATAATCGAAGTCGATTGGAAACCCAGAACTCTTCAATTCCACCATCAGGATATATTGCATTGCTTTTATATCATATTCACTATATTCAAGTAAATCAAGAAGATCAATTGTCAGGTAACGTTTCATTGTCGTCATCCTCTTGATTTTCTTCGTAATCATATAGCCAATCAAGTTCCCCGACTTGTTCTTCTTTTTCTTTATCCGCTTTCTTTATAGATTCTTCATATTCGTTGACTTTACCAACCAAGTCAAGATAAAAATCAGGGTCTACCATTTCAGCCATATCGTCGTCGTCTGAATCGTAAACACATTCAACGAAATATCGGTTTTTGGTAGCTTCCTTTTTCTTCTCTCTCTTTAGTTCGTCAAAGAATGCCCGCATTGCAATCATTGTAACATAAGCGTGTGCATTACCAAAGGACTTTTCGTCAAATTTATGGATTTTTCTGATAAGGATCTCTTGTGCTTCGAGGACAAGGTTTTCTTTCCATATCGGGGTCATTCGTCTAAATCTATAATACTCTGTACATCCTTGTACAATATTCATTATTGCTTCGCCGAGAGAATCAGACATTTTTTTCGTTGGGTCTTCTCGGTCTTTTTTCCACTGAACTATATCAGCAATCAGTTTTTGATTATCTACGTATACAGCCATTATTACACCTCATCGTTTTATGATTTATTATAACACACAGTATGCATGTTTTTTATTTTGATTTACGACGGGTAGAAATCCAATCAGAAACCAAAGCAATATCGGTTGGTTCCAAGACAGATAATTTACGTCCGATCTGCTTTTGATAATATGACAATGCGGATTGCTCTTTATTATCAAGACCGAATATAGATTTAAAACTCTCTTTCCTAGCTCTTGGGGTAGTTTCTTTCTTTCTTGGCTTTCTTTCCTTTTCTGCGAAAATCATCAATGAACAATCGATATTTGCGTCTGGAAGATACTTATTCTTGAGATATTCAGCAACCCTCATATCAGGAACAATAAGCCTAACCGGAGACATACTTTTATTATTTCGAATGTCAGTTCTCAAACAAAGTTGGAAAGCTGGCTCTAGATATTTCGAAACCAAGAATGCGTTTGTCAGATGGTCTACATCCAGACCCTGATTATAACTAAGAGACTTCAACAACTCCAACTGCCATGGGCTTGGGTTATAAGAGAATAACGCAACCGCAGTTGAAAAGTTCATATAATTGTTCATCCCATGTGGGTTATATGGGATCTTAGTCCCACCATTCAACGGACCTCTATATGAGTTTGTTGTGTATATGTAATTAACTGGACCAACAACATTATAAACAATATCTTTTACTTTGTTGTATACGGTTTCACCACCAATTTCTATATCAGATGCATATCGAGACCAATTCCCGTCATACATAGGTATGATCTCAATTCGTTGAGTGTTCTTGTAGTTTCTGAAATCCAAATCGGAAACCAAAGGACTTTCTACAAATTCCCAACCAGCATATTCTTTAAGAACAACACCCGTAAATGTTTCTCGAAAATTTGCACAAGCAATTGTGATTTTTGTAAACAATTCCCATGATTGGGTACTCATATCTTCAACAAAATAAGCACAGCTATCCTTAATAATTACTGGGATGTCAGTTAATAGTGCTTTAACCAAAGGGAATACACTATTAGACACGACGTCTAGGTTATGCATACCATCCATAGCAATTTCTTCAAGAGTCTTTCTATGCTTTTCTACGACGGTCATACGACCATTACTAGCAATATCACAATATCTTGAAACAACGTCGATGTTTGTCTTGAATTGAACCTGACGAAGATCGACCATATCAGGAACTTCATCTATATAAAGCTCATGACCTTCAAATAAATCAAAATGTGGGAAGTTCATTAAAGCAGAATGGGTAATAAAAATAACCCGATACTTCCCAATAGATTCCTTTATAGAATCATATACCGATGCCCGTTTTTTAATATTGTCAGTATCTAAGATGATTGCGTTATCATAACCAAGGGTCATTGTAAAGAAATCATAAGATTGCTTAGACAACTGACAGGAAATTGATGCAATAATGGTCGGTTTTCGACTCCGACCAACATGTTTTAGAATTGCTTTTGTTTTTCCACTACCGGGTACCGATGTCAAAATCTCAACGTTTAGCGATCCCATTATCAACTCCGAAAGACTCCGCGCCATATACCTCAAGAATGTATCCAACCGCAATTTCGCGTAACTTGTTCTTGTGGATATTTCCAATATGTGCAGTTTCTTTTGCCATGAAGTTAACAATAACGTCTAGGAATTTTTCAGTAACAATATTTTTATTTTCGATCCGAACTTCTACACTCTCAACGATGTGTCGTTTGCACAAGTTCTGGATACTAATATAATTTTCACGAGTCAATTTCATTTTGCTTTCCATCATGCTTATTTTTTATGTTCTTTTCAACAAGATTCCAATAACGATACCCAAGTTTCCTGAGAGACTTGTCATAGTCTTCTTGTGAAGATTTGTTACCATGAAGACGCTTGGCGTCTTTAATTACTCTAAATTGATATTTTTGATTGTGTCTATTGACAGTTTCTATATACATCAATCCGGCAAATGTAGGTATTTCTTCTGGGGTTATCAATCCATGTGGAACAATATACCAGAAATAGTTGAGAAGTCTACCTTTTTCTAGTGCTTCATATTTGGTCATCTCTTCAAGGTCGGCTTTGTATCTTCTACCGTTATCTCTCTCAGGCCAAATTTTAACCATTTTCTTGACGTCGTTCTTGAAATCGGCTCTACTGATCTTGATCTCAAACTCATCCCGAAACCCGCTTTTCCTAAAGGCCAACAAATCAGCTTCTAGATCATGGGTGTAAAAGCAGTTTGGTACTATTAGGTCATATTTCTTCTGCATTGGGAAATATGTACCAAAATACCCCTGTATATCACTCTCAGACAGTTTCTCTTTTACTTCTCGGTCCTGTTCTTTTCTAATGATCGCCATATAAGTCCCTTAGTTGTTTCAGAGACCCAATATATCGACCATCAACAAATATTCTAGGAAATGATGTAGGACGATATGGAAGATTTGCTCTGGTTTTTATTTCATCAAATTTTTCGATTATATAATCAAATCCCAAACTATTATTAGATTTAGAAAGAACGGGTATGAGTTCATATTCATACCCGTTTTCAATACAAAATCTAATAGAGTCGATACAACCGGCGCATTTTGCAATATCTTCCGGAACTCCATAGATTTCAACAAACATTACAGCTCACCCCTCATAGCAAACCCGTTTCGCAATGCAGAATGCCATGAGACGAGCCTAGGAATATCCTCATTAGATGGATAGTTTTCATTCATATGACGGATGATCAATTCTAACGTATTCAGATCAATGAGTCTGAATTTGCGACCATAAAAGAAAGAAAACACACTGTCATATGTCAGTTTAGAGTAATTCAGGTTTGGTAGAATGATATCAGAATTCATAATTTCTCAACTCATCAAAGCCACCAATAAGAACATCACCAACGAAAATTTGTGGCATGGTGAAACCTGTAATTTCAAGACCAAGTGCTTTACGACGTTCCCCGAGTTCCTTCTTATTGGAACGAGATTCTTCTGATGTACCGGTTTTTAGAATTGGTTTGAAAACGTAATCAAGCTTTTTCGTATCTGCAAATTTTTTCGCTTTGATGCACGGGACACATTTGTAATTATCAGGGTCGAAACCAAAAATGGTAATCATTTTATTTTTCCTTATTGAGTAGATGTATAATTTGATTAGACGAACCTCGCCATTTAAGGTCTGGGTCTTTCTTATCTTCTTCAAATTTCCCATCGATTAGTACGTCTATGAACCTGATTATACCACACATGGATACATCTTTTGAGATTTCATCTTTTGTATACCCTGTCCACATCCAGATCGTTTTTTCGGGGTATTTATCTTTGAACCAAGCAACGAATCTAAGAACCCCACCACGATTCTTGTGAAATAAAGGATCCCCACCCAGCAAGGAAATACCATCCCTCTTTATAATTGGGTCGTTCATGTCATTGTCAACTAGTTTATAAATGTCAATGTCAGACCCATTATCATAATTCCAAGTGTTTTTTGAGAAGCAACCTTTACACATATGGTCGCAACCAGAGAACCAAATTGAAGAACGGGTTCCAAACCCGTTCACCACATCAACTGACTTATAGTCAATAATTTTCATAGATGTTTTACCCTTCTGATGGATTCTTTATGTTTACCTTCGTTCAACGGACGTTTTTCTACATCACCAAGATATCCACAAACTCTACGCTTAACATCCAATTTACTACCATCGTGGTTTCCACATGATGGACATTCATAACCCTTGGAGGTAGGAACCATTTCCCCATGATAACCACATTCAAAACACTGGTCGATTGGGGTATTTGTCCCATAATACGGGGTATTTTTATAAGCAAAATCCCAGACATCCTCTAGAGCCTTTAAGTTATTTTTCATATTTGGGAATTCACCATATGAAATAAAGCCACCTTTAGAATATGTAATGAACTCTCGTTCAAACAGGATCTTGTGGTATGGGTCTGTTTTATACTCAACGTCAAGATGGAAACTATTCGTGTAATATCCTTTTTCATGAACCATATGAGGATATTTCGTTTCGTCGATATCAACGAAACGCTTACAAAGAGATTCGGAAGGTGTTCCATATAATGAAAATGCAAAGCCTGTTTCATCTGTCCACCGGTCTGTTATATATTTCATTTTTCGAAGAATAGAAATACAAAATTCTTTCTTTTCTTCGTTTCCGAAAATATGAGAATCATCATTGAATTTCACAATCTCACTTACTTCATGCAAACCAATATACCCACAGGAAACGGAAGAACGCCCGTTTTGGAAAAGAGGATATATCTCATCATTTGCGTTTAAACGAGCTACAGCACCATTCATATACAATATGGGGGCACACGATGCTTTAACACCTTTAAATCTCTCTATACGCGATACAAGAGCTTTCTTCACCAATTCCATTCGTTCCTCAAGAAGGGCAAAGAACAATTTCTTATCTCCACCAACTTCTAGGGCGATCCTAGGGAGGTTCAGCGTTACAACTCCAAGATTTTGACGACCATTATATTCATATTCACCATGCTCGTTTTTCCATGGGTTTAGGTAGCTTCTACATCCCATAGGGGAGACCAGTCCACCAGTAACCTTTACAACTTGGTCATAACTGATGATATCCGGATACATCCTTTTTGAGGAACATAGTAAGGCTTTCAGCTTGACGTCATAGAAAGGATCCGATGGTTTAAGATTATGACCATCTTTAAGGATGAATACCAGCTTTGGAAATACAGGAGTTTCATTATCGGAACCAAGACCATCGATTCTAACTTGTAAAATTGTTTCTTGGATCAATTTTGCTTCTGGGGTATCCCCCAATCCGAAAGACAATGTGGTAAACGGAGTTTGTCCCTGTGAAGTACTTAATGAATTAATCTGATATTCCAGTGTTTGGATCGCATCATATACAATCTTTCTGATTTTATTTTCTACGTAGGAATGTTTGTCTGGGATTTTATAATAATCAGCTTCGTTACAAAGTTTGTCATAATCCATTTTCACATATTCAGCTAAGAGAATATCAATATCCGCGACAGTATTACCACCGTATATGTGATTAGCAACAGAGCATATGATCTGAGAAATGAGGGTAGTTGCTGTTTTAATGTTCTTAGGTTTACTGATCTTAGCACTAGACATAGTGAACCCTTTATCGAACATATCCTTTACGTTGATCAACATACAATTGAAGAACGGTAGGAGAGGACTATATCCGAGATCATGATAGTGGATGATACCTTCATTGTGTGCTTCCAGAACATCAACCGGAATAAATTCTTTTGCAAATTCTTTACTAACAGCAGAAGCAAGCGCATCTCTCTTCGTCACGAATATTTTTAGGTCCTTATTTGCGTTTTCTTTAGCCAAACCAGACGAAGAATCGTGAACAATTTCCATTACTTCTTTATAAAGATTCATTTTACATACCTTTTCTTTTAAAAACAAGAAAGGGAACCAAATCGGTTCCCTTTCATCTATTTATACATCAAGAGAAGCCAGTTTCTCTTTGCTCAAGTCAGCAACAACCGCAGACAGATATTCAGACACTTCCACCTCTTGGGGGGCAACCTGAACAGATTCAGAGTTCAGCCACTTAGTTACCCATGGCAGAGGGTTCTTTCTCTTCGCATACGAACTAGGGAGACCCGCCGCCCGCATTCGGTTATCAGAAAGATACTCGATATAATCGCACAGATTTTTAGCAGTAAGACCATTCAGAGCCTTATCACCAAAAAGGTAATTAGCCCATTCTTTTTCTTGATCTACCACATCTTCAAAAATCTTAACAGCAATAGGTTCAAGCCGTTTCGCGATTTCTACCATCTCTGGGTCGTCTTTACCGCTTTGCCAGCGATGTAGGATAGTCTGGGTTGCCTTAAGGTGTACTGCTTCGTCACGGGCGATTAGACGCATGATCTTGGCACTACCTTCCATCATCCCAGTGAATTCCGGGAAAGAGAAGTTACAGACAAAACTGACATAGAACCGAATGGCTTCAAGTGCGTTAATTGTATGGACACACAAATAAAGGGCTTCTTTAAGCTTAGTCAGTTGTAGCTTTTGCAGACCCTCATCCATATTCATGATACGCATTGCAGTAAGCATATCGGATTCTTTTATAACATCGTCGTAATACTTGGTAATAGACTCAGCACGTTTCATGATCTGAGGGGTCAACATAACACCATCAAAAACAACGGTTGGGTCTGTATAAACGGCACGAACGATATGGGTATATGAATCGCTATGAAGGTTACCTTCTGTCATTGTCCAAGCGGTAATGAAGTTCTCTAGAGTAACATCACTAACGTGAGGAAGCAATACCAAATTAGGCCCACGACCTTGGATTGAGTCTAGTAGGGATTGAACAAACAGGTTCTGAGTGAAAACATGTTTGGCATGGTCAGATAATTGCTGAAACTCAATAGTATCTTTACTAAGATCTACCTCAGTCGGTCGCCAGAACAGGCTTAATTGACGATCCATCAACTCATAGAAAGTTCGGGTGTTCATGGTATCAAATCGTTGTACGTTTGGAGACTCACCGAAGAACATATATTGTTTTGTGTGGTCGATAATTTCTTTATTGAAAACAGTTGAACTCATTTTTAAATCCTTGGAGAAAAGGGGCTTTCGCCCCTACGAAAATTAAATACTGCAACCAGCACAATCAGCTTCTTTGGTTACTTCAATCCCTTCTTCACTACCATCACGAGTATTATGATAGTAAAGGGATTTCATTCCATACTTATTAGCAAAGACAACATCACGAAGAATAACGTGAATAGGGAGTTTGTTGTCTTCATAATTTGATGGGATATAACTAGTGTTCGCACTAATACCTTGGTCGAAGAATTTTTGGATGACAGCACATATAGACAGATAACCAGTCATCCCACCGCGATTAACCATTTTCCACAGAGGTTCATATTCATCAGCAAGGAATTCTACATCTGGAACAACCTGATTAAACGAACCGTCTTTAGAAGCTTTTACGCTCACCAGAGAGCGCACCGGTTCGATACCATTAGTTGCATTTAGGAGCTGTGAACTACTCTCAGCAGGCATTTGTGCAGTTACGGTATCATTACGAAGACCATACATTCGGATTTGACCACGCAACCATTCCCAATCTTGTTTTAGATCATTTGGGGTTAGGTCATCCACATTCTTGTTATACCAATCGATGGGAAGCAAACCATCAGCCCACTTGGTCCGATCATGCCATTCACTACGACCTCGCTCTTTAGCAAGTTCCATAGACGCTTGAAGCAAGGAGAACTGCATAGCCTCAATATGCTCGTGTACCAACGAAAGCGCGGCTTTGTCGTTATATCCAACATAATTCTTTGCCAAGAAGTATGCCAAGTTTACCACACCAACACCAAGAGCACGACGTTTTTTTGCAGCAAGAGCTTGTTTTACTGGATAATCTTGATAGTCCAACAGATTATCGAGAGAACGAACGACTATTCTTGCCAATTCGAGATAATCATCTGTCGATTCAATCATACCCAAGTTAATAGCAGAGAGGGTACATAGTGCGATTTCTTCCTGATTTGATCCCATAGCATAAGTTGGTAAGAAAATCTCTTGACAAAGATTTGACATTTTGATCTTTTCTTTGTACGGGGTCTGTTTATTCATGTTATCAACAAACAAGCAATAGATCCGACCAGTACCAGCCCGTTCTGTCGCAAATGCAGTAAACAATTCAGATGCTTTAATACGCTTCTTGCGTATAACGTGGTTCATCTCAAGTGATGCATAACGTTTCCTAAATTTGGTATCATCTGCATCATAGAAGTCTTCATACAACCGACCGCAATCAACGTCAGGGCTGAATAGGGTGATATACCCATCATCACGCAATCTCTCTAGAAACAGCTTGTTGATATGCACACTGTAATCAAGACCCCGGATCCGGGTTTCATCAGTACCCTTGTTATTCTTCAATACAAGCAGTTTCTCAACCTCCAAATGCCACATAGGGTAATTCAGAGTAGCAGAGCCACCACGTAGAGCACCTTGTGAACAGCTCTTAACCGCAGTATGGAAGTGCTTGTAGAATGGGATTACGCCGGTATGGGTTGCTTCACCGTTACGAATGGGTGAACCCTCGGCACGAATAGCACCAGCATTAATACCAATACCAGCACGTTGACTGATATAGCTAATAATAGATGCGGACGTATCGTTAATAGATTTCAGAGAATCACCAGATTCAATTTTCACACAAGAACTAAATTGGCGAGTTGGGGTGCGGGCACCACCCAAAATAGGGGTTGGGATTGAAATCTTAAATAGAGAAGCCGCATTATAATAGTTGATTACGTGTTGAAGTCGGTTTTCTTTTTCACTCTGATGCAGTGCCATAGCAATTCCCATATAAAGGAATTGGGGAGTTTCGTACATCTCCTTGGTTACTCGATTTCGAACCAAGTATTTTTCTTTTAACTGCATTGCACCGGCATATGTGAAATTCATATCTCGGGAATGGTCAATATGAAGATTGAGATATTCGATATCTGCTGGGGAATATTGTTTCAGAAGGTCTTTATCATAAAATCCAAGATCAACCAGTTTAGAAATATGGTCATACAATGAAATTGGGTCGAATTGTCCATATACATCCTTACGAAGGGTGTACATAGTTAAACGACCTGCCACATATTGATAATCCGGTTCTTCAACGGAAATCATATTTGTTGCAGCTTTAATAACTTGCTTTTGGATATCCTTCGTGTTCATACCATCTGTAATGGATGACATTGCAGCATCAAGAATAGCTTGTGGGTCTGCCTCTGTATTCTCACATGCAAATTCTATGACTTTTAGAATCTTATCCTTGCTAAATTCTTCGGTAATACCGCTCGATTTTACAACTTTACTGATCATCAATTTATCTCTTCCTTTGTTTTTCCATTATTATACCATTTCCCTAAATACTTTTAGATATTAGAGGAAATTGAAATGGAAAAAATTAACTATGGTCACTGGGTAACTGACGAGCAGTTTGACCCAAAAACGGTTCTTGGTTTTGTGTATATGATTACTTTCTCCAATGGTAAAAAATACATTGGAGCGAAACGGGTTTGGAAAAACCTAAAACGCCCGCCATCCACATACAAGAGGCAGGGTAAAACAGAATTTATTGAATCTGATTGGCGCTCGTATAGGTCCAGTTCAAACGAAGTGGTTGAACTGGAAACCAGAGGTATAGAGATCTCAGAGATGAGGATCCTTGCCACCTATGATTCTTGGGGTAAAGTACTTCTTTTAGAATGTATGCTCCAATTCTCGCTCAATGCGTTAACCTCCGATATATACCTAAACAAGCAAATTGAAGGTATGTTTACGGGGGCATGTTTTGATAAAAAGGTATACGATGACGTTGCTCGTCTCGTTGCAATTGAGCAATATGATGAGTCTATCCCACAGGTAATTGTTTACCGTGGTGGAGACAGGAGCGTTATATGTGACAAACAATCAGCAAAAGAATATATCAAAGCTGGTTGGTCTGTTGCGTCTTTACCAGAAAAATATCATCGTAAAAGTATCCCAATGGTTCCCTATACAATCAAATGTAAGGAAACTGGAACTGAATATACCATCAGTGATTTCAAAACTCAATACGAAGTTTCAAAAAAACTTGAATGTGTTGCGGGGGATCTTAGTCGGCTTCGTTCTGGTGAAATTCTGAACATAGGTTCGTACACCATGAAGATTCAACGGGAACCCCAACGTTGGGTAAAAGACGGAATTTCATACTACAGCACAGCGGAGTTGAAATCCGCAAAGGTTGACAAATCCGAGTGTGAACACTTCCCAGCAGAAGACCGGGAAGCTTACCGGATTAGATTGTCTAAGGCTTAATAAAGCGATGCCAAGACAGCGAAAGCCCATTCTACATAGAGATATGATAGAGATGGGTTTTTGTTAAAGGGGAATGGGATCAGTGGGATTGTCACTGAAAAAGTTTTACTATTCATCAAAAATTATCCTTATGGTTAGTTGATTACTAGATAGTACTACATCCAAAACAGAATGTAAACTNAATACTTATAGAGATTTTATACTTTGATTGCACTTGAAACTAATCCATAGACACGAAAAGCCTACCCAAAACAGGGTAGGCTTTTCATTTTATACCTTTTTCCAATTAACTGTCTGTAGTTTTACACCTACCAGACCAATTGGTCTTATGTCAATAACTTTATATTGACTAGATGGCTCTAACCAGTTATCTACATCAATATCTTTCGATATAACATAGTTATCAGTTCCTATATATGCATATTTAGTTTGCAATATACCACCAATTTTTAAGGTTACTTCTAGCTGAGAATACGGTGTAACTTTTCCTTCAAACTCAATGACCATACTATGAGTTGAACCACCACTAACAATTTTAGATATCCTATTATTGTATATATAGATATCATCCTTCAACCTACCGTTCCCTGCTACATCACCCAGCACAGAATCCCATCCAACAACCCCACCACCAGTTTTAAGAAGAACAGAGCGTAGCTTCTTTCTGAATGTCAGAGTATTTTGAATAACATCGTTTTCTGGGATTATATATCCATTGTCAACTAAGTTATAAACTCGTGAGCTAGATACGGTATTTGTTGATTCTATCATATCAATTTGTTTGATGATACAGGATGAATTCCTCATACACATATCAGAAGATATCCCATCAACATGATTATATGTTGAATTGCTAATAACAGAGTTTGTTCTGATATATAGGTCTGGAAAATTGTATTGAATGTCAATATCAAATTCCTTACCAACAGTCATACCATGGTTAATGGTAATATTGCTTATATTAGAACCACGGTTTTTGACAACAAACTGTAAAGTGGTTGACGATAAAGTGATGAATATACCATGGGTTTTATCCGTATTATCTAGATAATAACCACTAGAGAAATTATCACCAACGAATCTCAGTCTCCATGAATCTTTTTGTGGTAACCACGCCGGTAATATATTTAGGTAGTTGTTATTTGATAGGTTTGGAACCCAAGAACTCATTGTATTCCCGATCATTTGAGGTTCTTCAAATGTATTAAAGAAATACGAAGCCCCAGCTACGTTATAGCCGATAGCATCCGTTTTTGTGGAATATGCTACTAGGCTTCTGACAGTTACCACATCCCCATTTCTTGCATTTGGTACACAGATATACAGACCCGAATCATGAGACGATTCTGTGTGGTTATGATAAATAACACCTTTAAATCTACCGTATGGTAAAGATTTTAGAATCTGACCGACACCAACTGTTGTCCCATATACATCTTTAAGAAATAATGGTCTTGGACAATCGATATCATATTCTATTCTGTATCTTCCCTTTGCTGGCAAGTTAAGATGATATGTCATCCCACCTTCTGATACATCTTTCACAAATTTAAATCGGTTGTTGCTAACCACACTAATCGGTGAGTTTAGTTCATCCGACATTTTCCATTTAGACAGATCAACGGTATCATATACCAATACACCAGCATTATTCTGATCTTCTATACCCGTGGAGTAGTAGTTAAATCTAGATTCCTGCGTGTTTATATATGCTCTGGAATCATTATCCCCGACAATATTAATGTCCCATATTTGACCATTCAAACATTCAGTTTTTGAATATCTACCACCAATATTTCTGATTACCGAACCTTTTTTCAGTTCAACAACAATACTATGTGGAATGTTTGGTGTAATTACCTCTCCATTATATGGTTTCCCATCTAATTGGACAATGGACATATATGTAGAAGAAAATGTGAGTGTTTTCTGTTTAGATATATACAACCAACCACCCTGTAACTCTTGGGTATTAGAACTTCTTCCATCCAGTAAGTACATATTGAAATCTGTGTATCCAAAAATGAAATTGAATGTGGCATAACCAGATTTATTGATCAAATATACTGGTGGAATATCAACCATCGTACCTCCATTGAAATTGAAGGTGTATTTGTTGTTTTTAACCCACGATATAGTAGGTTTTTCACTAATTATGTCAGGGTCCGTATAACAATCGACATCAAATTTAAGGTTTGACATATTACCGGCAGATATCCAATTCACCCCATCTTTTCTAAAGAAGAACATGTGTCTAGGTTGCAGTCCTTGCGCTGGTTGTCTTTCTGCAATAACCTCATATCTTTTGTTCATTTCAATACCGGTATTCAACGTAGCCCCGTTATTTTCAACTATGGTAACATAAGCCTTAGAACCGGTTTTCATTCCTGCTGGGATTAGTTGACTTCCGATACCGCAATATAGCCAACCACCCCCCGCATCCGGTGTGATATTGGAACCGGAATAATAGACACCACTAGCAGGAGAAGACCCTTTAATAAAAGGTAGTTTTTCTGATTGTGGATATTCATAATATCTTGAATTATTTGGTAGCTCATAATCTTCATACTCCGAAGATATGATATACCCACTCATTTCAGAACCAACTCGAATTTCTTCAAACTCTCGTCTTGCTAAGTCTTCTATTGTTGTACTTCCAACTAAAACCCCGTTGACATAAAACTTCATACTTGGGCTATCAATTTCCAACTTATACAAATATTCTTTATTACAAGAAATTATTTCATTCGTGGTTATCGTTTTTCCAGCATAAGTAACAATATGCCCCATACCAGTAGGATGAGTCTTTGTTGTCATACCAATGAAAATAGTATCATCGGATCCAGATCCAACCCGGTTTACAGGTACGTTGGTATCTGTATAAACCATTGATATAAAATAAGAAAATTTCTTACCAACTACCAATTTAGGGTCTTTTATATATTTTCCGTCATTATATGTGAAGTGTGGAAAACTGACATTTTCTAAATTACCATATTCAAATGCGGTAATATTTTTCTCTTTAATTCTACCTGCGATGTCCCCACTGGTTTCTATCGCGTCTTCTGTAATAAAACCCCATTGACCAAAAGAAGCAGTTCCGGATTTAACAACTACCGGTTTTTTCCTGAATACGGATACCGTGCGAACCCCAGTAGTACCAATATATTGGGATTTAACGGGCCATGACGTAGCATATACGGTTAATCTATCTATTGTGGTTGGAACAACAAAATCGTTATAAACAAAATCCCACTGCCCAGACGTATCAAGAGAACTGACATATCCGGAAGTAACGGAAGTATTTCCGTTATATCCAATATAATATAGTCTTATTGATTCACCAGCCGCCGCCGCTAGGTCGTCCCTATACGTCTCAAGGCTGAATCTAAGGGTTTCGCCCCAGTTAACCACCATATCAGATATAAGGGTTTTATTCATGAATGTTTTGAATTCCGCTGTTTTTGATTTTTCGTTTATATATTCCTGTTGGTCTGAGATGATATTGTTTCCATATCCTACAACACCAATATCATTGAACGTATCAAAAACAACTTCTAGAGAAACATTTATAAGCGAACTAACCCCAAATTGTTCTACCATAACCTTTTTCAGACCACAGTCATATATTGCAGCGTATCGGGTGTTCTGTGTGTTTGTTGATGGATTCCAATGATTTGACCAACCAATACATCCAATTTTTTTGAAATAGTTGTTGATTGATGTAGTTGTTATGTTTTCACCATGAGAGATCATTAGAATAATCCCACTACCAATGGAATTGATCCAACCTTCAAACCGATTTACGTCAGTTGAATTCTTAAAATTAAAAACGTCTCTGATTCCAACACTGAGATCGTTGTTTATACTGATACACTCAAGACCGTCTATTTCTACTGGGTTAATTGAGTATCCGTTGATAGACGCAATTTTATTTTGAGTGTCTGTTTTTGGGGATATCTTGATCTGATTTAATCCAGAAAAGTTCTCTGATAATTTATTAGACTTGATACCACCGTTTGAAATACTTGATATAACAAGTTCGGCCATTATATTGCCCCTATGAAAAAGCCACCCCGTAGGATGGCTTTGTTTTATTAACTGATCCAAACAAAGTCAACAGACTTGGTAGTTGGGTTTGCTCTTATTTCTAAGAATTCTCCGTTACCAACTGCTATCCTAAGTTTATTTACGGTTGTTGTTCCATTCAGGTTAGAATCACCATTTACGGTTAGTGCTTTCACCGAATTGATGATAAGCTCACCCGTCATGGTATCGCCACCCTTAAACACACGAGAACCAGATGTAGTATTCATATCGTCTATCACGGAATCCAGATAGTCTTTACGAATTGCATCATCAGGATCAATCGGTAATGCACTTCCTATCTTAACTTGAGCATTTACCTTTAGATCGCCATTTGATTCAAATGATGATGTATTTGATGGCGAAGATAGACCGTTCGGACGAATTTGTAATCCACCAAGAGAACCAATATTCAAACTCTCGTTTGCGTTTATGGTTATCCCACTCTTAGAAGTATTACCCATCCATATATTTTGGACACCGCTGTTCTTAAAATATGTAGTATTAACAAAAGTCTTGTTACCGGTAATAGTTTCTGCGAAGTTACCCGGTCCACGAACATATCTTTCTTCTGCATAAGCAAAACGAACAAGGTGGTTCCCAGACGTTGGGTTCTGTCCGCCGTTTTGAACTTGGTTGGTGAATATTGCATTACCATCCCGTTCAACAGTAAAGATCCTATAGTATCTACTGTTTTCGTCCATTGCGTTAAGGATTAATGGGCCATCAATCGTGTTTACACCAAGATCTAAAAACGCATTGCTACCCTGACGTTTCCACTGGATCATGGAAACATGAGATGTAGTCGATGTTTCGTTGAGATAGAAATAAGGTCTAATCTTCTCAATAGACGGATTTGCAGTAAACGTCATTTCTCCGGTTATTGTTTGTGCAATAGTACGACGAACCCAATCAGTTGAAGGTATACGGTTTCCACCAACCTCCATTGCACTGGCACTTACAGCCACAGCTTTAAGTGGTAGGAAATTAGCTAATGCTGTATTCAAACCTCTCGGGGAAACCAATACATCTCCATGTGCGTAGCCTGTTAATGCTCTTGTAGAACCAAGAATATCATTGCCTTCAAACACGGAGTTAGCAGAGTTGTTGTTTGACAATATTGCAGTAATACCAACACCATATCTAGTATCAGTCATTCTATAACCCGCACTATTTCTAGAGCTGGTTAGAGCGGTTAACGGGGTTAGGTATTTTGTGTTGTTAGTACCGGTATCAACCTCAGATTGAGTTGCAATTTGAGACAAACCCGTTTGGGTCGTAGTCGCTAGTCTTGCACTCAGTTTCTTTGGAGTTACGATAATTTCGTCATTTGCGGTTCCGGTCATATCGTTTACTTCATTCTGAGTTGCAATTCTAGCAGTGCCTCGTTGTGACTCAGTAGGAATAACGATATTAAAAGATTGACCTTCCCAAATATTACCAACGGTTCTAAGTCCCGATGTATCGAACACAGTCAGTCTTTCTCTAGCTAACCAGTTACCAAATGTTTTTGGAGTAACAAACCATTTGTCATGTAATGTTCCCGCATCTACTTCCGCTTGTGTTGCGGTTTCGGACAAACCCCAACGGGTTTCGGTTGCGGTTCTACTTACAAGTCCTTTTGCGCTAACGTGTACGTTGTCACCAGCCGGTGGTGTGTTGCTTAGTACTTCTGTTGATGTTGCCGCCCTTGACAACCCGGTTAGTGATGCTGTAGCCTGACGTCCTTCTAGGGTAGTTGCGGTTACTACTAGCGCACCGGTTGCGGTGTCAGCAGTACCTGTGTTAACCTCCCCTTGGTTGGCAATGTACACCATACCTTGTGAAAACTCAGTTGCGTTTTTCTCAAATAGAGTTTTCGGAGTGATTACCTTGCTATGATCGTTATAATCATAAACACCTGTACCCGGAGTTGTTCTTGTGGTAGGCTTAGTTCCATTAGCTGAGACAAGAGCCGATAAACCAGTCATAGACTCGGTGGCGACTCTACCGTTAAGGGTAGATGGTGTGACTGCAACTTGAGCCCAGTTTTCACCGGAACCGGATTGTGCGTTTGCTTGACTCTGTGTCGCTACCTTCAACAACCCACGCATTGTTGTTGTAGATAGACGGTCGTTCAACAGGAACGGACTTATTGCCACCCCGGACCATGCTTCATCGGATAGGTTTCCACTAACTGCCTTGGATTCACCGTTAGATGCATATCGGGTGATACCACGCCGGACGGTACTTGCTGTTTTGTTAGCCAATGTTTCAGCGGTAACAAAATCCTCACAATCTGGGTTTTGACCGGTTGTGATCTCTTCTTTGTTCTTGTTTACAGATGATTGAGACGCAATGGCAGCCATACCATAAAATTCTGGTACATTTCGGTCTACTCGATACGGAATCTCAGACATAGTAACAACAGACCATACGTCTTTACCAGAACCAAGAGCATTTGTGAAGTACACAAATTCCCACTGTTCCCCACGGTTTTGGATATCAAATGACTGAGTTTTTACGGTATTTGATTCCATATTAGCAAGAAAATCGCGGTATGCGCTGATCCGGGGGTTCATTAGAGTGTTACCATCTGGTACAAAGAAATCATTTGTACTGGATGCATCAATATTTAAAGTTAAAGTGGAACCCCTTTTCATGTATCGTGTGTCTATAAAGAAGCTATCACCTCTTGCCGCATCACGAGGGAATGTAATGTTGACAGTCGACGGAGTTTCAGTATAAACTACTAGTCGGTCGTTTGGTTGACCTAAGTATGTGGATGTTTTGACACTTTTCCAACGACTAAGGTTGTCGGCGTCGAAAACTCTCCAAGCGTTTAGACTTGAATCAAAAACAAACATACCCCAATCAGTAGAATCAAAAACGACAGTTTTCATTGGGGTCGATCCGTATTCAACTATAATGTTGTGGCTACTACCCGGATGAACGTTTACGGTTGTCTTTGTTACGGGGTTATTACCATCAAGATCATATGTGGTAATAGTATCACCGTTTCTGGCGTATTTTGGTAGTTGGATCTTAATTCCACCAGTATATCTGGTTTCTCTCATCAACTGGTCACCAACAATGGATTTATAATATCCACCGGCTGGATACGACTTGTTGCTGATAAATGATTTGTTTACATCACCAGCGTATTCAGTTTGAACAAACCATTCGCTACCATTCAAAATGAAGTAGTTGGATGAATTTTTGGCTGTGATCTTATAAGAAGCCAAACCGGAAATAGTTCTTCCATTACCAGAAACATCTATGGTATAATCGTGAAGATTAGAACCATTATCTCTGATAACAATAACGTCCCCATTAAGAGCATTAGTTGGTAAGGTAAATGTTACGTCGCTACTTATGGTCTGTGCCAATATGTGATCGCCAGCAGAAAGATTCGTCAACGCTGGTGCATTAGTCGTAACCAGCTTCCAACTTGGGTCTGTACGTACTGGTTTCCATTTTACCGGGTTGAATGCCTCTGGTGAGGTTATATCAACTTGACTTAGGTATATGCGGTTATCATAGATAACAGCAAAGTTTTTGTCGTATGTTCTAGTTGCGTCATATAGTTGGATTGTGTTTTCTTGTACAAAGAAATCGACACTCACACCATCCATCTTTGAGTTAATATCGGGATATCCGACGTTAACTATTTTTTGACCTGCGGCATCTAAGCCGTCGGTAACGCGAAACGGAATTGAAGACATTTACAAGATCCTCTTGTGTTAGAATTAGTTATCATATATTATTTAGGGAGATTAACAGATGTCATTATTTGACAATCCAGATCTTGGGCTAACTGGCGAACCCAATATTCAACTAATAGATTATAGCCAAATAGTAATTTCAAATTTGATGTTTTACTTCAAACCGGAAGATATCATCACTCCAAAAATCATTCGTAATATCATCATCGATGCATTGCGTTCTCATGTATTGAAAAACAAAAATGATTATCCAAATATCATTATTGCAATAGATTCCGTTGATGGATATTGGCGACGGGACGTAGCTCCGTATTATAAAAAGAGCCGGATCGCCAAAAAAGAAGAAAGTGGCTACGATTGGAAAGCTATTGGTGAAGCAATGACCGAAGTTCGGAAAGAAATTGCGCAATACCTTCCATATAAGACTATTTATGTTCCGGGTGCAGAAGCAGATGACATTTTTGGTGTTTTGATAAAATACTTCAAAGAAAAAGACCCAGATGTTAAGATACACATAACATCAGCAGATGGAGACTTTACCCAGCTTCAAAAATGGAAAGGTGTTCGTCAATGGAATCCAATGCATAAGAAATGGGTTAAACCTGAACATGGTAGCGCCCAACGGGATCTCCTTTATAAAATTGTAAAGGGTGATACCAAGGACTCTATCGCAAATATCTACTCCCCGTCAGATCTTATTTATAAGAATAGTCTTCTGGAAAAAGAAGACCGAGTGAGACAGAAGTCAATTCGAAAAGAATTGTTGGCAAGTGTATTTACTGCCAAGGAACCAAAATCACTTTTTGAAGGTGATGTATTGGCAAGATTTGAAGAAAATGAAAAATTAATTGATTTTAACTTCATACCAGATGATATTTCTGCTAAAATACTAACAGAATATCATTCTTTCAAAGTCCCAGCTCGTGGTAAAATCACAAATTACTTTATCTCTTCTGGTATGTCAGAAATGATCGGAAAAGAATCTGAATTTTAATTGAGGAAATATAATATGGCTCGTGAAGCAAAAGAAAAACCTATTTTTAATATCCATTCTTCTAAGCAAGAACTTATTCAACTAGTAAAAACTTGCTATGAACATCACACCAAGATCTCTATCGAGAAGGAAGGTATCAAAGCCGCTAAAGATGCAGCAAAGGCTATGGGTGTGGACGGTAAGCGTTTCAATAAGGTTCTGAAAATGTATCTTGACCAGAACCGCGACGAAGTAGAACAAGAAAACGAAGAAGCAATCGACCTCTTTGATACTCTGTTTGTTAATGGTATGAAACAACAAACTCACGACTTCGATGATGAAGTTGGAGAAGATGAATAATGGCTACAGAAAACGATAAGATTGAATTCTCTAAGAGAGTTGAAGAACTAGCAGAGGCTCAAGGTTTGAGCCTACTAACAGCCTGTTTTGAAGTGGCTGACGAACAATCGGTGGAAGAGGATCAGATTCATTCTCATATCCACCCAGTTTTAAAAGAGAAAATTCGAATGGAAGCTATCAGCAACCGAGTACTTCGAGTTGAACAAGAAAATAACTTGGACTTTCTATTTAACCAATGATTAAACTAATTCTCCCTCCAAAACCAATGATTACGATTGATGGGAGAAGCTGTTATCGCCTTTATAGGTCTTTAAAGACTCAATTTTCTAACCCTAAATATCAGGTGGTTAAAGGTGGTGATTGGAAACTCCTAAATACATCGGAAGCAACCTATAATAAAATGGCACGAAAGCACATTTATGAAAGGTTGGCGAAGAAATATAATCTGGGTACTCTCTGTGGTATAATGATCACAAATCTGTGTTCTAATCCGGATATGTGGGGTGGTGAATTCGGTGGTGAAGACGCCCACGATCATTACTTAAAAACTACAGGTAAATATGAGAGAATGAGTATAGTCTTTAAGAAAGAAATTCAAGACTTACTCAGGAAATCAAAATCAAAAGGTATATCGTTCCGTGATATGATACTACCGACTGATGGTCAGCCTTGGTTGTTTAAATACGTCCAGCAAGACGTTATTAGTTATGAAACGATGTTGCTTTTGGATTCATTATTCAATTTCATTGATTCATATGATAAATTAAACGACCATGTTTGGCAGAACGGTTATTCTAGCCGTATCAAAGCTTATCGTAGCTTAGTTAAAATAGATAAAGAAAAAGTAAGAAAGCATTTCAAAAAAATAATCGAAGATTACAAAGAACTAAACAATATCTAAAATAATCCAAAGGAAAATAAAATATGTCTACTGCATTTGTTCGTCGTAAAAAAGACCCGTCCGCCCTGCAAGCTCAACTGGAAGCTGTATCTAACAAAGGTGGTTTCCAACAAGATCTGACTGAATGGAAACTGACTGTTGATAAGAAGACCAAAGAAGGCTCCGCTATCATTCGTTTCCTGCAACCTAGTGATCTGGAAGGTATGGAAGATTGGCCCACCATCGTGACCATCTCTAACCACTTTGTAGAGCGCGGTGGTAAGTACTACGTAGAAAACTGTACCGGTGGTACTCACAAGAATTACGATGGCTGCCCTGTGTGTCAATGGCGCAATGCTCAAGGTTGGGACTGGTCTAGCGAAGCTGATAAGAAAGCTGCTCGTGAAACTGGAACCAGTATCAATACCAACTACTGGGCTAACATCATGGTCATCAAAGACCCGGCTAACCCGGATAATGAAGGTAAAGTATTCAAATACCGTTTTGGTGTTACCATCCTGAAAATGATTCAAGCCGCTGCCGCTGGTGATGAGGAAATGGGTGAAGCCAAGGTTACAGTTACTGACCTTGATGAAGGTGCCAACTTCCTGCTCCGTTCTACCAAGAAAAACGAGAAGAATGCCACTCTGGAAACTTCCAAGTTCCAACCAGTAAGCCCGCTTCCGGGTATCGAAAAGCCGGAAGTTCAGAAGGCAATTTTGGAAGGTATGCAAGATCTGCGTAAGATTGTAGCACCTGACCAATTCAAGCCTTATGATGAACTCAAGAAGAAGTTTGATACTATTATGGGTGTTCGTGGTTCTACTGCTTCTGCAAAGAAAGCTGATCAAGAACTCGATTCATTCGAAGCGGATATGAAAAACTTCGAAGCAAGCACCACTTCCAAACCGGAAGTAAAGAAAGATGATACCGACGAACTGGCTAAAGCTGTGTCAGAAAGTGTAGGTTCCTCTGATGGTGATGACGACCTCGACGCTCTGTTGGCTGGTCTGTAAGAATTCAAAAAGAGACCTTCGGGTCTCTTTTTTAGTTTACAACGTATGAAATTTTGTGATAGAATGAGTCAAAACATAATGAGGTTTAAAATGAAAAGTGTATTCTTAACAGACATTGATGGTGTATGTGTTTCTTGGCAAAGTAATCTACCGTTCTTTGCGGCTGAACATAACTTACCAACCAATGTCATCATTGAGATGATTCAAGATGAAAAATTCCGCCCAATGAGCGAGATATTCGACTGTTCTCCTGCATTTGGTGATCAGCTTCTTAGGAAATATAATGAAAGTAAATGGATCCGTGGGCTCAAACCTTATAACGACGCGCTAAAATTTATCAACGAAAATAAAGACGAATTCGATTTCGTTGGTATTACTGCTTTGGGAACTAAGTTTGAAGTTGCTGCAAACCGGATGTCAAACCTGAATGTATTGTTTCCCGGTGCGTTTCGTGAAGTTCTGATTTGCGATCACAATGAAAGTAAAGAGAAACTGTTTGAAGAGGCGTTTCAACACTATGGAAACAGGATAGTAACTTATGTGGATGATCTACCCCATCACTGTGATATGGCTCGTAAGGTGCTAAATGACCGTTGTGGACTCAATATTCCAGTTTATGAAATGAACCGCCGTAATAGCGACAAATCCGAATTCGTAGTTAACGATTTCAGTCAACTAGTAGGTAAAATTTAATGCAATATGAAGTAATTTGTGATGAAACAAATAATCCGATGTTAAATATTCAATCCCCGGTTCCAACCTATTCTGTACCTCGTCGTGGGTACGTTTTTGTGCATCGTGGGATCTCTGGTATCTATGCTGGTATTCAGCTTGCACATGCACTCGCACGACTTGTACATGATCAATACGCAAATACTGATATGATTGAGTGGATCCAAAACCACGAAACTCTGGTTGCTCTGGATGGCGGTAATTCCGATAACATGAACCAGATTATGGGAATTTTGTATGGTGCTGATAATGTGTTTGCATCATTTAATGAACCAGATATGAACAATATGGTTACCGCAATTGCATATGTTCCCTCCGAGGATGAAATGTTGGATATCGAATTCTATAAAAATAACAAGGAATTGATCCCAACAAACCCAGTAATCGATCTCCTTATTAAAACTCGTACTCATAAAGGTTGATATATGATTCTTGATATTCTGAACGAAATTAATACCGCCCGTGGTAGCGCAAAGCTGGAAGTTTTGAAGTCACACGTAGATAACGAACTTCTCGCTCGCGTGTGTCTGATGACATACAGTAAACAGATTACATTTGGTATCAGCAAAAAGACATTCCCGGTAGTGTCATCCCATACAGGGGAATGCAGTCTTGAAAAAGCTCTAACTTTCATGATGGAAAAATTCGCAACTCGGGTCTTCACTGGTGGAGATGCTATCAGTAGACTTTCTGAAATTCTCAGTCAATTGTCTGAATCTGATTCGGAAGTGGTTAAAAGGATCATGTTTGGTGATCTGGATGTCGGTATTAACGTATCCACTATCAACAAGGTATGGAAAGGTCTGGTTAAAGAACAACCTCAGATGTTGAGTAGTCCAGAAGATCAAAAACTGATTGATAAAATTCTCAAACTGGGTAATGCATATGCAGAACTTAAGGCGGACGGGGCTCGTGGATTTGGTGATGTGACTGGATTGTCAACTGATGATGGTGTACATTTCTTTACCCGTAGTTCAAACGAATATTTTGGTCTTAATCGCATTTTGAGAGCGATTGATAAGATGCGGTGCATTGGGTGGGTGTTGGACGGGGAATTCGTTGTGCGCGCATCTGATGAGCCAGAAATCGATGTTATGGCAGCCCTTATGGGTGATGTTGAAGAAGTTGAACTCTCGAAAAGTAAAAAGTACGATAAAACTGTGTTTGACCGTGAATCTGGTAATGGGATCATGAATACATCCCTTAAAAACAGTATCACTCCGGAAGACTCAGAGCGTGTTGTTTATCAGGTATGGGATATTGTACCCCGTGATGTGTATTATGGTTTGGTTCCTTGTCCCCCAGAATTGACCCAACAGAAACGACGTAAAATTTTGATTGACTTCTTGTCTAAGTTGGATGATGATTGTATCCAGATCATTGAGTCTACCCCGGTAAAAACCCTTGCTGATGTACGCCGCGTGTATCAGGGTTATGTACAGGATGGATACGAAGGTATCATTCTTAAACACGGTGATTCTTTGTGGGAAAACAAGCGTAGTAAACTGTTTGTTAAGTTCAAGGAAAAATACCCGTTTGACCTTCGGATCGTTGAGGTTTATCCCCACGACAAAGACCCTAACAAGGTTGGTGGGTTTGTCATGGTTTCTGAATGTGGTACTATCAAGACAAACGGCGGTAGTGGTCTTACCGATACAACCCATAAAAAATCATATAGTTCGGTTGACATTCTTAACCATCCAGAACTAGAACGGTTTGAAGATAAGGGTGGACAATTTATCGAAATCTATATCCCGTTGGAAGAACGTGGTGAACTAGACAGAGAAAAATTGATGCAGATGTATCGCGACGGGGAACTTGATGATATGATTGTTGAATGTGAAGTTAACGCACCAACCACATCAAAAACCCGGAAAGCTGGTGATCCAGAGTATAGTTTCTTCTTGCCTATCATCAAGAAACTGAGATGGGATAAGAACACTGCAAACCGTTATGAAGATGTTTTTGTTGTTAGTTGACAAAACTGTGCAGGGGGAGTAAAATCCCCCATACAATCAAAAGAGGAATACATTATGAAAGGTTATATCTCATATATGGGTAAAGTTGTTGATGTAGAGCTTGATGAAAATGGTAACATCGATTTTGAATCGATGGGGATCCCAATCGTAGGAGTTTTACCGACTGCGTTTAACAAAAACACGTTTGTTGATGCATATGGTAATGTCCTTCATTTCAACGTTCATCGGTAAGGGATTTTATGACTCGTAAATTTAAATTCAAAGACGAAGAATCATTTAACAATTTCATCAGTAAACATCCTTATCTCAAAGGGATTTTGTTCTGGTTTCGAGAATTTGAAGTAGATTATGACGAGGACTTTGGTAGGATCTATAATATCCAAGACGTTTTTGGAGATTGGCATACCACCCAGTTCGGTTCACCTTTTTTCTCTTATGGTGATATTAAATCGTCCCTTATCGAAATTTATGATTGTGAATATCGTAATAAGTATGGTATGACCAGAGAAGAATACTGGGATGAGGTAATGCGCCGTCGTCAACCGGAATATTGTGAGCTTGACCGCCTTAATATGATTGGGTCTTATTTCTTCCATGAAGAAGAATACAAAGACTCGCATTATGATGGTAAACTGTCTGTATTCCTTAGTGAGGCAAAACGACCTTATGGGAACAAAAATATTCAACAATCTATCGCATATACTTTGGGATGGGATTGGGGTCGAGAACTTTGTTACGATATGAAGGGGTTGCCAGATAATGTCAAAGAAGCAGCTACACAATTACATGAAAAATTGATAGCACAAGTTAGAGAGAAGGAAAATAATGAGGAACGAGAACGAAATAACACTAACAAATAGTCAACAAATGGCGGTAGATGCGGTTCGATCTGGGACTGGTCATATTACGATATCCGGTCCTCCCGGTAGTGGTAAAACATTCTTGGTAAAATATATTATCAAAATGCTTGGTGACGAATTGGGTACGGTTCTTGCTGCCCCCACACATCAAGCTAAAATCGTTCTAACTGAGATGTCAGGTATTGAGGCTTGTACAATCCATAGCCTAATGAAAATACACCCAGAAACACTTGAAGATATTCAGATCTTCGACCAAAGTAAAATGCCAGACCTTAGTACGGTTCGATATCTCATTATCGAAGAAGCGTCTATGCATTCAAAAACCCTGTTTAATATTACGATGAAATCTATTCCTCCGACTTGTCGTATTATTGCCATAGGTGATAAAGACCAGATCCAACCAGTAGATCACGCACCGGGCGAATTGAGTCCGTATTTTACAGATAGTCGATTTACTCAAATCCGAATGACTGATATTATGCGTCAATCTCTGGATAACCCGATTATTCAGGTAGCAACAACTATCAGGGAAGGTGGATGGATTTATCAGAACTGGAACAAAGAGAAAAAGTCTGGCGTGTATAAAGTCAAAAGTATCACAGACCTGATCAACTCATATCTCCGAGTTGTGAAAACTCCGGACGACCTAACCAAATACAGGTTCTTGGCATTTACAAACAAGGTCGTTGATAAAGTCAACTCGATTGTCCGAAAACACGTATACAAAACAGATCTACCATTCATCGAAGGTGAGAAGCTTGTTTTACAAGAGCCGGTTATGGTTGAATACGACGATGATACGATAGAAACAATCTTCACTAATGGTGAGGTAGTAACTGTTGATGAAATCGAAGTGTCTGATATGAACATTCGTATTGATGGATCCCCTGCATTTTCTATTTCAGTTGCCAAGCTTAAGGTAACATCAGATTTTTCTGGTGTGACCCATGACATTATGTCTGTATATGGCGAAGACTCAAAAGCCGAGTTTAATTACCAACTCAGTGAGGCAGCGGCTGTTATAAAACAAATGCAACGTGGACAAACTAAGGCGGCGTGGGCTTCGTTCTGGGATGCTAAAAAGACATTTACAGAAACGAAATCTCTTGGTGCATGTACCATTCATAAGAGCCAAGGATCTACTGTGAAGGGTGTCTGGCTTGGGTTGCATGATATCAGTTATGCCGATACCGACCTACAGCAACAGCTTGTTTATGTTGGCGTGACCCGCCCAACAGATTTCTGTTTGTACTTCGATGGCTCTAAATAAAGGAAAGGGGGAATTCCCCCTTACTTGAAAGGAATATGAAAATGAAATGTATCATTTGTAAACAAAAAATTGAATCGCATCAAACCACTGTAGACACTCCCCATGGTACTCTCCATTATCAAGGGTGTTATGCATACTACAAAGATCAATTTGAAAACTCTAAACTAAACGAATCGGATTTGAGTTCTAAAATTGAAGAGGTGCAAATGCTGTAATGGATTACTCATTGGAAAGCTTACAAGCAGAATTGGAAAAAGACCTTATTATCGACCGTGGTAATATTCAAAATTCCGCTATGGACAATCCAGTAATCTATGGGAAATGGATCCGGTACAAAGCAGACTTAAGCCGCCAGCGTATTGGTATTCATTCTTCGCATGTTGTTATCCTGAAAGATAGTCTAATGCACAATACTGGGCGTGGTGATGATATATGCGAGTTCGATTTCAGTGCAACTGAATTAAAAACCATCATCCCGGCGGACGATAAAGTTCTTTTGTCATCAAAAAAACTGGATTATCTGGATCTGATGATTAAGTTTTGTGATGGTGCAATCGAATCTATCCGACAACGTGGATTTAGTATTAGAGCGATTGTTGACCACCAAGCCCTTATGGTTGGTGTAAAGTAAAGTAAAATCCCAAGTGAATCAATCACTTGGGATTTTTTGCATTTATTTTTCAAAAATCGCTTGCACCAAAATCCAGTTCTGGTAATATTACTCATGTCGGGACGGGTTGTCCCTCTTCTGAAAAAGGAAATGAACCATGACTATGACCGCTCAAGTTTTCTTCGCTACTCGTTCTGCCGCCCGTGTCGCTTCCTTCGGTAAAATGACCGACAACGGCAAAGATTCCGCTAATCGCTGGGCTCGTTCTGTTGAGGTTACCCCTTCCCAGAAAAAAGAGACCATGACCCTCACCCGTACTGGTCGTCGTGGTCCTTCCACCCAGA